TTTCAGAATTTCAAGCAAAGTAGACATTTGAATTTTCCTTTCAGGCAGGTTCGTAAAAAATTACAGTACGGGGCTCAGGTTTCACAATAGTGATAGTGCGCTCATAGCCATTATCGGCCCATGAGCTGTAGTTTCCTTCAATCTTGAAGAAGAACTCTTCAGTAGAGGAATCTTCATTGATTTTCTTGCATTCAAAAACAATCTCAAGGGAAGCACCATCGCCTTCACCGCCAGATGCATGAACTTTTTCACCAGTGAAAATCAGGCGATTTGTGACTGGATCATACACATCAAGGTTTTGACGCTCAGCTGAGTAGTTGAGCCAGGCCGCATTACAAAAACTATCAAAATTTTTGTTGTTCAGCGCATTGATTAGGATGCCGACAGCTTCTTTGCTGATAGATTGTGGATTAGAGATTTCGATCATGATGTGGTTTCCAAAAGGTGCAAAACAGAATTGATTTTATCCAAACAACGTTTCTTAGTTTGATTTCCAAGAAGATTTTCAATATTTTCAACCAAAAATTGAGCAAACCAACCTTTAGTCATTGATGTTACAAGAAGTTTATGCGCTTTATGAAGTGAAGATACTTTTACAAGATTAGGACTCTTGATACTCAAGTGACTGCGCTCAATTGCTATTACCATCATCTCTTCAAGAGCTGTTTCAATTTGCTTTTCAAAAGGCAAATCAAAAAACATTCCTTTATCTACCCAAACAGATTGTAGATCTGGTCTGATCAAAGTATGCATTGGTTTTTGGTTGAATGCTACCAGCTCATGCAAAATTTCATGATCGTATTCACGCTTCACGTGCTCTGTGAAAAATTCATCTACCTTTTTGTTAAGATTGACTTTCTTAGGTCCATGAATAACAGACCACATTTTCACAAGACCATCATGAAGATCTTGGTTGATTGTAACACCAAATCGGTTGAAGGTGACAATGTCAAAGGTAGTTTTTTGCCAGTGAATATCCCAATATGCATGCGACACTTTTAGTGTATACAGCAAATCAAGATCACAAAAGACTTTGTCCCTTGATGTCTCAATAATTTCCTCAGCAAGATCATGCCACTGAGTTTCAATGTTACAAATATGACGCGAACTACTGCTGATTGAGGCTGGAGTCAAAATATCGATGTCACGTGGTGCACGATATTCAACTTTACCACTAAGCCAATGGTAAGCGGCCACTGACCCAATCAACAGTTGCTTTTGCATTTTCAGCCAAAAATGAATTTCTCAAAATCTTCTTTTTGACCACTGTCCACATAGAAGGTCTTCATTTCTGACCTCATCACAGGACCAGTAGGTCGATGTTCAAGAGGAATTTTATCACATTCTTCTGGAGTCAAGTGGCGTTCTACCTGAACTTTTTTCACAAAAGTGCCATCTTTGAAAAATTCTGGATACTTGTCAAAATCTACATGAACTTCGTCTTTCAAAAGAAAGATCATCTCATCGCGTTTCATACCATGCAAGAATTTTGCAGAATAGTAAGTGTGAGCAGCCATACTCACAGCGTTTTTCCTACAATCCCACTGCCTCCACTTAAAGATATTGAGCGCCTCATCTTTAGAAGGTACATTGAAGGACCTACAGTCAAAAGTAGCAAGTTGATCTTCTTTGATCTTGAGAATGTTTGACCGGCGGTTGAACCAAGCACCAGCAAAACTCGCAAGTACAGAATCGAGTTTTTGGAAACGGCCAGCAAATGGATATTCTTGTAAGGCGTCTTCTGCTACATACCACATCAGAGAAATTTCATCAGATTGGACATATCCAACATTTGCATGGAATTCCTCAACTAGTGCAGATGCTAAACCTATCATAAGCGACGACAGGTTGATGTCATATGGTCGGTGAAAACCTTTGGTGTAGGTGTGAAAGCTACGACCATCAAGTCGTGCAATGAGCGGGTGTCCCTTAACTGCATATCGATCGGTTGATGCAGCTTCATAAGCTTTCATCCGATCGCCGAGGGAATCGTGTGAACTTTTTTCCATAGAACCATCCTTTTGACATAGATGGTTCTATTCTAACTAAAAGTTAATGCTTTTTCAACCCACTAATTTGATTGAAACATAGATCCACGATTTTTCACCAATATGAAAATCGTATTCTATGACTGGATGATGCTTTTTTGCTGTTTCAAGATAAGCTTTCAACTTAGCAATTGTAGATTCTTTTGGCACCATCCAATCATAATCACCATCATCTTCTTCGCCTTCCGACATTTCCCATTGCCCGAAATCGCGAATACCGAATTCCATAGTGTTATTACCAATAAAAGTTGGTTCATCAACTTGATTGCCAATGCCTTCTCTAGAGTTCTTAACTAAAGTGAATGCATAGCTTGCAGCTGTCAACAATCTATCGTCAAGTGCTTCAGTCAAAGCATTAGTCAAATGAATTGTTTTGAATCCACCATGATCAGTGAGCACTGACTTGCTGTGAACAATTGATGTCTTCTTAGCAAAATAAGATGGCTTGAAAACGATTGCGTCCTTAACCTGCTTCTTTGGATCAATCAGCTTTTTATTTGATGGAGAAGATCGTTGTGATGTCAAAAATCGAATGACATCTACCTTGTGATCATTCACAATATCAATAGCATGTTGTTCTGAGGTTGCCATGACACGGATTTTTGCTACGTCATAGTGGTAATCACGCCCATTGAAAACAAATGCTGGGATGTGAACTGAAAAGATAGATTCCTTTTCAAGTTTACCTTCTAAAAGTTCTTTGAGTAATTTCATTTTCAGACTCGTGCTGTTCCAAGCAATTGATTTGCAGTGCGTATGATCATAAGTGACATGTCAACTTTTTTGTTATCAAAACCTATTAATGAAGCATTGTGTAATTTGAGAAAATGAACTATCGAATTCAAATGAATAGCAAATTCATTAATAATGTCTACATCAAATTCCATCAAAGGTATACTAGAAGTCCCAGATTTCCATGAAATTAATTCCATTGCAATTAATCCAGGTAGTATACTTAAAGCTTCAATTGATATGATCAAATCTTCAAATAAGATTGAATTTATATCATCGCTTGATGTGTCAATAAAGGAATCATACACATCCATCAGGTTATTAAGCTGGTGATCTAATGTGATAGCTGCATTACTAGCTTCATTTAAGATAAGTTCTCTTTGCTGATCAGTCATTATGCTTAATGCCTTTTCACATGCTAATTTTGATTATTTAGCGAGTAGAGGTCATGAGCATTGTTTTCTGATCAATTAGGTGAGTCCCGGTGATCATGAAATCTCTGTGGAATAGTTGCACATCCACAAATGGAAAGGGACCCTAAGGGTCCCTTTCGTTAGTTGTGGGTGTTGATCAAGAGTTGATCATCGAGTACAGTCCAAGGCGTTTCCAGCTATCAGGCTTTGCAGCACGTGCTTTGACCACGTTGACCAAAGAACGAAGGTTCAGTTCAGTAATGAGCGGATTATGTGCATTTTCTGCAACAAATTCCAGAGCCTCAAGCTTATGCTCCACTTCAAACCCAGGCATGAATTCTTCAGAGACTGCAATCACTCGCATACGCTCAACAACTTCACTGCGAGTCATGCTGACGTCTGCACACATTGCCCGGCTACGAATTGCTTGGGGAATCTTGTGCTTTGGCAAGTTGGAGATGAAGATCACACCACCGGTGAATTCGAAAGACTTTGGCAGATCATCATCACCTCCAAAAGAGCTTTCAGAATTCCACGTCACAATACGAGTATCGTAGGAATCGAGTGCAGCCTTAAGCAAATTGACTGCATCAGCTTGCTTCAGGATAGAATCCAGATCGTCAAAGACTACGATCTTGTTGCGGTTCTCATACAGTGTACGAAACAGGCCCTTAGCAGTAGAGAACCCTTTGACCACCACATAACCGCGGCCAGCAAGGAATCGTTCGCCAGGCTCCATCGAACCAACATCACGAAGACCATTGGCCGACAGTGTCTTCATGACGGTGTAGCTTTTACCAAGACCACCTTCGCCAGTGACCACCGTAGAAGCCAATTGGAATTGACTCACCATGTCAATGTAGTCTTCCATGATGGCAAAACGCTCGTTGATGGGGAACACTTCATGTTCACGAGCAATTTGAGCGTCGCCATCAGAATCATCAAACTCTGCTTCAACAGGAGCATTGACAATTTCGATCTTCGTCACATTGAATTTCTTTGCACGAAGATTGAAACCGCCTTCAATTGCGTTCCGCAGATAATCGATACCACCTTTGAAGTCCCGACGAGAAGCCAGAACTTCACCATTGAAAAGCGCTTCCCAGCGGCCCAGTGCATCGTTCCAGGTGACTTTTGCTGTGTTGCTCATTTGAAAACTCCGTTTTAACAGGTTGAGTTGTTGATGAATGAATTATATAACACTCAACCTAAGTTTTTGGGTTGGAGAATGTAACAGTTTGCGCAAAAAGTGTAACATTCTATGTGCTAAATAACAAGATGCATGCACCACCCTGTTTAGACCAAATTTCTAGAGACTGGAAAAGATTCTTATCTTCTTTCCCAGTACAGTCGTCTTTTCAGGGTGATAAGCATGTGCCAGGGATGTTTTCTGTTTATGTGCTAAAAATAGATCTTCATCCAAAAAGCACATGGTACTATATTGGCCAAAGTCACCAGAAGAAAATAGAACAAAGACTACATCAACACAAAAGCGAATTCCTAAACTGCAAAACAACTACAAGAACTGGAAAGTCGGCTTTGTATGACCCGAAACTTTATGACGGAGTTACAGCAATTATTCTTGACTTTGAAGTGATAAATGGAGGGCTCACTAAACAGCAAGCCCTCCATCTAGAATGTGAAGAATGTAGCAACTACAAGATTTTACATGGTGAAAATTTTGTGTTGACTAATTCAAGTTTGAATCTCAATCTTCTTCACAATAAGGTTCAAACCAACCAACCAACAAGTTTGGCACCCCAAAAGACAGAAGAACAGTTTTCTCTGCCTCTGTGATATCGGCAGGATCAACGGGTTGAAACTTTTGCAAGAATGCTTCAACCCAGCATTTACCAGAAAAACCAGGACCAGAAAAGTTCACATCACCACGATTGTACTTTGTCACCACCATGTATTCGTTGTACGATGGGTGCAAGTAAATTTGACCAATAGTGATGAGAGGAAGCTGGCTCATAAAAACTCCAAAGTGGTTGGTGTAGTGTTATTCTACACCAACATGTTGAACTTCTAGAGACAGTTACAAAATTTTACTTTTGGGATCCGTTGGATCCCAAAATGATTAAGTGACCGGTATTGATGCAGTCCATAGAGTAGAACCAAGCTTATGCGATACTTCGAAAGCTGCTGGTTCAGGATAAATTCTGGTAGAAACCGTGTCCATGTATTCTTCAGTATCATTCACCCAGTTCCACGAGATATCGAAGGTTCCGGTAGTAGATGATGCCGTATTCACGTACACATAAAAGTCTATAGAATTGGCATTTGCAAAGCCGCGTTGCGCTCTAACACTAATAGTTGAACTCCCAACAGAATATGTTGCAAATGTTTGCACCACGCTAGCATTTATAGTTCCATTGATTAGACTAAATCCACCATCTACTGGCGGCGCACTTAATGACGGAGTCGCAGATGAAGTCATTGTATAGAACTTGTCCATAGTGAACCGAGCTCTACCACTATTATCAGTAATACTCTTCAATTCAATGTCAGAAGCTGTGGGTGTAACACCAGGATTATGGGTAAACACGATCTCAATAGCCTGACCTGAAGTAAAGAAGCGGTGCATTTCATTTGCTGCGAATTGGAATCGCAATCCAGTAAAAGGATTAGCAGTAAGGGGAGCTCCAGTCACGTTAGCAGAATAACTAACGTGACCTGTTACTTCAACATTATCACCAAAATCAGTGTTAACCCCCGATTGTCCTAAAAGACCTTTCAAAACATAACGCTTTGACACTGCAGCTTCTAAAATGTTTAGGCATTCTTGGTACATACGTGCTAGACTAATTTGCCCAACAGTGCTTAGCGCAATATTTCTACCATGAGGAATTCCATAGTTTGCTGCTGTCGCACTGTCCATCGGCAATCCATCTTGAACAAACGGAACATCTGGCACATTAGAAGCAAATCCGTTTGGCAGCTCATAGCGATCTATTGCCCATTTTGCAATAGCTAATAATTTGTCCCAATCTTGGGAAGTTGGCTGAACACGGAGTAGTTCTAACCCTGCAGGGGTATTAGTTGCAACATTGGTATCTACAGGTGTTCTTGATTTCCATGCGGCGCTCAAACTTGCATCTAATGTATTGAATGGAGTTAAACGATTTTTAAGGAATAGATCATATGCGCCAGATCCACCATTAATAAATGTATCCCCAATTAACTTTAGAAGTTTCTGCAAAGCTAAATCATATTCATATCTTCCAGCAACTACTAAGGTATTTGGGGAATATTGTTGCCATCCGCCAATCGAGCCGTTAATTAATGTTGCTGGCACATGTTCAACATCAGCCAAATACTTTGCCTCATTCCACAAAGTTAAAGATGTAATACCTGTAGATGTGGTAGCATCAATATCAGCCACTACTAAAGTACCTATGATGATTTGCTCATTATCTGCTACAGTACTTGGTGTAAATGCAGTCCAGTTGGTTGAACTTCCAAAACGATCATAAAACCACTGTCCAGATGCGTCCTTGAATGCCGTAAAATAAGATGTGCCAGCAAGTAATGACTGCGATCTATCATACATGATAAATGCAAATTGGTCTACTGGTGTTGGGAATGTTGTGTTCAATACACCTTTGAGTAATGTGATAGAGGTGCCGTTAAAAGTAACACTACCATCAACATCTGCGCCGACACCTGATACGTATCCATGGATATATGCTTCTCCAGGATTTGTACCTGGAGCATTATTAAAAGCAGAAGAATTGATTTTTGCACCAAGTGTTGTGGTGTTAGTCGTTGGATAATAACCAGTTGAGGTCCAATTGGTCTGTGGGAATCTGCCAAGCCCGGTGTAGTGATAACCAAATCCTGATGATGATCCAGTTTTAGAGAACCACGAATCACCTAAAGCCGCAGGTGATGGAGGGGCTTCTCCTATTTCACCAATTTGTGTTGTTTTAATGGTTCTCCAGCTAACAGGAGATGGTGCTGTAGCTACACAAACTTTTAAGGTTGATATAGATGTATCAAACCAAAGTTGACCCACAGTCGGATTTTCTGGAGACGTGCCTGATGCAAAATTCTCAAGTAGGCGCATCAAGTTTTCTTGTTGTACTTTACCGTAGTTAGCAGCACCCTTACCAGTAAATCTAAGTGATGCTGCAGTAGATACAGTTGAACCTGCAGGTACATCAATAGCTACCTGTTTCTGCGTGAATGGTAAACTAGTATCTCTCCAAAATAAGCTATAAGACATGATTGATAATTCCTATGTTTCCGCTGACTGAAAAAGCTAAATAGATATAGATCATGGTCAGCTTTCATGTTGATCTATATGCTACTTCTATTTAGATGGTGGCTTACTTTCTGAGGATCATCATGCGCAAAATTGAAGATGAACTAGAAGATGTTCAGGAACTTCTTGAACAAATTGAGGAAGAGCGTCCACATGATCTTCACGATTTGTCATCTCCACCAGAATTTGTACCAGATGAAGAAGACATTGAAGATCTAATAATGGAATGCTACGAAACTTTTCAACTGCTCTTAGAAGTAGATCTTCCAGTTGAAATTTTCAATTTGGTCCAGCATGTACATAATAAATTAGAAGCTATTCAAGGATGGGAGATTTACCATTGAACTACGTTGATGAACCTGTAGTTACTATAGCGCCAAAAGACACTTGGGTCAATTTATCATTTGACGAATTAATTAAAACTAAAAATGTTCTATACGATCGAATGTTAATGGCGCGAAGAAACCCCGCTTACGTAAAACCGTTAGAGCAAGGTATTGCTGAGTTAGATCAATTAATTTCATTGAAAATTAGCGGAAAAGCTTAAATAGTCTAAAACTAGCAAACATCTTATGAAATTACATCAACTTGTTTCTTCATTAACTGAAAATGAAAAATGCTATGGGGCTCCAGGTCATGCTCCACAGCTAGTGGACTTAACCCTTAAAGAAGTCGTTAAATCCGGCCAAATTACTAATGCATATCAAACTTTAGTTATTGCTAGAGTTGCAGAGTTTTTCAAAAATGGTTTGAAGAGCGCTGATCTTCAATTTGAAAATCCTGTATTACCCGGTTCCGAAGCTACTTCATCTGCAACTCGTTCCTACATCGAGATGTTAGACCCAATTGATCAAGTAGAATTAGCAGAATATCTACTTTGGTGTCTTGAGGCAGGTGAATGTTTACTTCATAATCAGCAGATGAATGTTGCTGATTGGATTCGTTATGTTGTCAAAAAGCAAGACTAATATTGTCTAGGCTTTATGATTTTCATAAGCCCGCTTACACACTTTTCCTACACTATGGCACGGTATTTCATTCGCGTGCAGCATTATTCATCAGTGGTGTTAAGCGGGCTTTTTCGTATGTTCTCCTCGAGAGAACCTCTGTACTTACTCAGAGTACATTCTTAACAATTTGACCAATCCTGTAGGAGGATTTTAATGGGTCGCAAATTACTAAATCGTGAAAACAAGTATCCACAACCAATAAAAGAAGAAGGAAACAAAGTTATCAAACTTCGCTTTGTGCCACAGCCTAAATCTTTTGCTCAAGAAATGTATCTTGAGTCGTTGAGAAATTCGCCACTTACAATCGGAAGTGGCCCAGCAGGTTCTGGTAAATCATTTTTAGCTATGGCCGTAGCAATGGAGCGATTGCTGGCTGGAGATGTCCAAAAAGTGGTATTGACTAGACCAGCAGTTGAAGCAGGTCAATCTCTCGGGTTTTTACCGGGAGATTTAGATTCAAAGATCGCTCCATATCTAAAGCCTCTTTTAGATGCTACTGAAGAATTAGTTGGTCCAACTATGGCCAAAAAACTTCTTGATGCAGGCAAAATTGAATTTGCTCCGTTGTCCTTCATGCGTGGAAGAACCTTTCGGAACTCATATGTTATACTCGATGAGAGCCAGAACGCCACGCCGCAAGAAATGAAATTATTTGTCACTCGTGCCGGTGATTATTCGACGTTTGTGGTAAATGGTGACCCATCTCAATGTGACTTGAACTTCAACAAGCTTGGGATTGAAGAACATGGTCTTGATTGGATTATTCGTAAAGTTCGTGGCAAATCGCGTCTTATTAACATTGTTGAATTTGGCAATTCTGATGTTCAACGCTCAGAACTTGTTAGGGAACTTCTTATCCATTTAGATAGTCCAGATCCAAAGACGAAGAAATGAAAAAGGGGGAATAATCCCCCTTTTTCAATGTCGATTATTTTTCAACAATTTTTCTGTTGATGCCAAAGTGTAAGCTGATAGCAGAAACATTCCATGAATTCCAAGTTGCGCAAGGATAGTGTTCATTGGCACATTATCAGCATTGATGAATGTCTTTAGCAAATGAACTGAGCTGATCGTAATTAGACTTGCAGCCAATTTGATCTTCAAGACACCAGCGTCAACATGGCTTAGCCACTCGGGCCGATCTGGATGTTCTTCAAGATAAAGTCGTGAGACAAAAGTTTCATAACCACCCACGATCACCATGAGCAGCAAGTTTGCCACCATCACGACATCTACCAATCCTAGAACAATCAGCAGAACTTCGGTTTCTTTCAAGGTAGAAGCCGTGCTGACCAAATGAATTAGTTCAACAATGAACTTGTAGACATAGACAATTTGGGCCACGATAAGGCCAACGTACATTGGCGCTTGCAGCCATCGACTAAAGAAAATGATTTTCTCAAACCGAGTCAAAAGTGGGTGCTGCAGATTATTTGGGTTTCGCATTTTCATTCTTCATTTACGGTTGTTGGGATGACTTCAAGAGTCCAATCATTGATGTAATTCTTCAAATAATATTCATAGAAGTTATTTTCCTTGCCGTTGAATTGATTCATAATAAGCCCAAAGTGTTTATGCACTTTATATTTCAGCGCCATATCCTTTGCAGTGAAGTTCAGCTGTTTGCCTTCATTTACTGCGATCATTACCGCACTTTCAATTTCAGAAACAACTGTTTTGATGACACCTTCAATGTTGAGAATCGGTGTCACATCGCGCTTCAGCAAGTTGAATGCTGCCTTCAAGTCATCAGCGGTGTCAGTCAAAATAGCTCGAGCAACGTCACGATATCGCACAAAAGTGATTGCATGATGCAGGTTGATGTACCATGCAGTCTTCATTTTGACCATATCACCATTTTTAAACTGAAGCACCCAGCCCTCAATTCCTTCCATAGTTTCTGCAGCTTTTTTCAGCTTTTCCCAAGACACAATATTGGCAGGAATTCCATCATTATAGAAATCAGCAATCTTGTTTTCAACCAACTTAAATGGTGAGTTCATCTTCAGAATTTCTTCTTCAGAAAAATAGCGCCCACTCACATTTTCGCGAACATGAAGCAAAGTCAGTTCATCAGTCCGATAGTGGACAACAATCGGGAATCGCGGAGAAGTAACTTCAAAGGTAGGTGTCAGTCCTTTAGAAACGCAATCCCAAATAAACTTTGATGCAGCTCCATTAGTATCAACATCAATTTTTGCAGTGATGGAATCTGCAAGTGCCGCTTCAGGAGTGTCAAAAGACTTCTTCGTCTTGAATTTGAATTGTTCATTAGAGATAGCAACTGGCGTCACCATGGATCCATCAACTTTCATCATGATCCGAACAACATCTTGCCATTTGATATTTTCAGGCATTGTCTCAGGTTTTTCACCAATGTTGAAAAACTTTTGCATAGTGCGGGCGGCCAGCTGGCCGCCAGGACCAAACACAATGCCACGACATTCTTTTTCGAATTCTTGATTGGATCCTGCAAAGGTATCTTCATCCTGAACCATGTAGCAGATGACAGTGAATCCAGCAGCAATTCCAGATTCAACGGTTTTAACTCGAATCTGCTTGTTACCGTCAATCTTGGGTTGAAAGTCTTGGATGGTTTCGATCTTCGGGAACATGATGGTTTCTAGGTTGAAGTTTGAATGGAGTGATTGTACACTAATTTTTCTGTTGCAGAAAAAACTTGCGCAAAAATTATGGAAGTCACTAAAAAGGCCTCAGGAGTGTTTCTTGACTCGGATAAGGTACCATATGTCTTTATGATGTTGGTGTCCCTGAGCGCCTCTGGTGAATCCGGAGCTGCTGATTTTAGAGAAATTGAAAGTGATTTTCTTATTTGCTACTACGTACTGTTCTTATTTGCCACTGCTCTGTGCAAAAGCTTATTTGCCCCATAATGCCTATAAATCGCACCGCGGCTGACGGCTGAGCCTTCTTTTTCTCTTTAAGATCTTCTCTCAAGTTGAACTTTGAACTTTGAACTTTGAACTTTGAACTTTCATTCAAGCAAAACAAAAGGACTACACTTTGACATGTAGTCCTTTTCATTAGGGCAGAAATGAATTAGTCTTCGTCTTTCACCGGCTCAAACTTAATGGAATATTCATCCAGTTCGTCATCATCATATTCGTCAGCAAAATATGATGCCTGTTGACTCTCTTTGATGCTTCGAACATGCGCTTTATGAGCAGCATTATTCTTACGAGTCAGATTGTCTTTTTCCATATAAGCAGGTTTTGAAGTACGAGTTTCCATTTCAAGTTTTAGAAGTTCAATCAATTAACATTACAGCCGGCATCCCCTTTGCGTATAGGGATTTAAAGTCAAGTGCTCTACGCAGCTGTATCCATTCATCGTATTTAGCGCGTTCTTCAGCATTGTGTTCACGAATTTTCTTAATTTGATTGACACATTCCATCAAGTACTTCTTGAGTTCAACGCTTGTCTTATCTGCCTCATTTGGAATAAATGATTTTTCTAACTTGAAAATCTCATCCAACAAAATCATTATATCTCGATTCTCTGCAATTGGTCCGCATGCAGAAAAATATTTTTCGCCTCGCAAATTTATGGCTCTGGCCCTGGCTTCTAGCCGGTTTTTTGCAGTGAGTTTGGAAAAGCGATCATCAAGATGGCACCTAGTGAACACAAACTGAAGATAATCATCACGTTGAATAAAACCTAAAGCTACTCCGCCATTTGGATTTACACGTAGTTCCCCGCGTATTGGATCAAACTTATGATATCGTATATACCGATAAAATGAAATTTGTGAAGTCATTTCACACTGCCATTTCAGCAACTATAGCAGGATGATATTGATAATCAGTAATAGAAAAATGTTCCATCTTCAGATCATCAAGACTTTTTATGCTATCAGAAATAGAAAGCTTCGACAATTCAAATGGCGTACGAGCAATTTGTTGTTTGACTTGGTCAATGTGATTCTTGTAGATGTGAGTATCGCCAAGACACATAATAAGCTCACCAGCTTCTAGATCACAGATCTTTGCAATGATATGCGTGAGCAGTGCATAAGATGAGATGTTATATGGGAGACCTAAGAAACTATCAACTGAGCGCTGATACATTTGACATGACAGTTTTTTCTGTGACACAAAAAACTGCGCAAACATATGGCACGGCGGAAGTGCCATCATGTCAAGCTCACCTACGTTCCATGCAGATAAAATCATGCGGCGATTTGTTGGGTCTGTCTTGAGGGTATTAATGATATTTTGGAGTTGATCAACATAAACATCATCATGACCATGCCATGTACGCCATTGCACACCATACACGCGACCTAAATCACCTTCAAAATTTGCTTTAGACTTCCAGTATGGAGCTTCGGCATTTGCAGTCCAGATAGTTTTCTTGGACACATCACGTGTCCCATGTAGAATTTCTGCAAGGCGGCGCTCATCGCAGCTACCTTCAATGAACCAAAGAAGTTCTGCCAGAATGGACTTAAATCCCATCTTCTTAGTAGTGACTAACGGAAATCCATCTTGAAGATTGATTCGAAGTTGTCGACCAAAAACTGAAAGAGTGCCTACGCCCGTGCGATCAATTCGCTCATCGCCATTCTGAAGAATGTCATGATACAGGTTGAGGAGATTATATTCGAAAGTTTGTGAAGTCATAATTGCTTAAGTGTGGTGAAAACTTCTGTCAACAATTTTTTTGCGCAAGAAAAAACTGCATTATTTTTGTAGCGCTCTCGATTCCCGGCGACGTTCAAAATTGAAATTTCTTTAGCAGTGATGAATTCGCAAATTTCAATCACATGAGCTGTAGTGAAGGTCAAATTTTGTAATTCGATTTCTAAGCATGGTTTATTTATTCGAGCGCAAAAGCGCCTTGTGGCGCTAGAACCTGCAGAGGTCAAATCTTCCGCAATAATGATAGTACCATCGGAATTTTTGACATTAGCCCCAGTGCGCTCATAGTAATTTCCATCGGCAGTCAATCCAAATAATTCTAACATTGGGAAATTGCCTGCACTGGTTAAATAGTTTTCAGGAGCTTGCCCACCGGTTTCCAATCCGCAAGAAATAGCGGCAAAAAGACCAGCTTGGTCTACACCAGTCTGACCTCCAGAAATAACTTTCACCAATTTCTTTTGCGAAAAAGAAATACCTGAAATGTCATTAGGCATTTGCACCGCAGACTTCGTCATAAAGCTTCTTCAGTTTATCTTTATTGATTTCATGCTTTGCTTTGAAGACCGGGCGCACATGAAGAAACATATGGCCGCGATCTGTATATCCTTGACCCTTCCAGTTGTAGTAACCTTTATTAGCTACTTTCAGCATCTGCCCACCATTGAACCCGCTTGGTACTCGCACTTGAAGCTTTTCTCCAAGGAAATCCTGAACTTCAATCCAGCTTCCAGACAGAATATCAAGTGCATCAACATCAATGACGGTTTCAAGATCGCCGCTAAAATTGATACCATCAAAAGATCCAATTTGCCTGAATGCAAACTTTTGGTCGACAATATCAATTCGAACATTGATTTGCTTTTTACCATCACCAACAGGCACTTCATCCATGAAGCCTACACCGGATGGTAGACCTGGCCGAATCTGATAATTGATGCTATTTCCATCAATATTCAACATAATCTTTTTACCTTCGAATGCCTCTTTAAGAGACAGCCGAATGTTGATCATTGGGACTGATCGGCGCTGGTGAAAATTACCTTCATGCGCTTCACGAAATGCACGAATAATATCATCCATTTCGGTAAAGCCATTGGGGTTTCCATGCCCCCACATATTCTTTTGCTGCTTTGGGTTTGTGACCTCTTCATATGCAGCTTGAATCTCTTTGAATTTCTTTTCTGCTTCTATTTTCTCAGGACCATCTTGATATTTGTCGGGATGGTATTTTTGAGCAAGTTTGCGATATGCCTTTTTGACATCATCAGCAGAAGTCCCAGGTTTGACACCTAGCGTTTCATAAGCATTCATAAGATTTTTTGCTATTTTATTTGTCTCCAGTTTTTTCTGGCGCAGAAAAAACTGGAGAATTTCAATTAGAGTGAATTACTTCAAAATCCAATTTCAGTGCAGATAGAATGCTAATCAGAAATTGCAATTTGTCCATTTCTGCAGAAATAGATTTTACCATGCCATCTTTAGAAATGCTAAAGCTTTTTGGGTCATTCACTTCATCTATACAAATAGTGATCATGCTATTTTCAACTCTTTGAGATCTCGTTTAAACATTGAAGTTGCATTGTCATTTTCAAGATCATTCAAAATGACTTTCAGTTTTTCAACTTCATTCTTGAGTTCTTCAATCTTTTGCTTAGTGAGTGATCGCATTGGCATGCTTAGAAGATCTTCAATGCGGGTAAAACCTTCAGTTTGAAGCCTCTCAACAATTACTTTAGTTTCATTATCACGGAAGAAGTTGACATTCTTCAGATAGAAAATAATGAACTTGTATTTTTCACTTGCCCAAAGAATGTCTTCTTTGGTCTTTTTCATTAGAGCTTGGCGACGATCCTCAAATCGCGCAACACGCCATTCAACCCATTCTTCAAGAAGTGACTCGACATTTTCATACCGTTTAAGGACACCATCACCATCCCAAACAGTCAAGTTCTCTGTTTCTTTTGATGCCAGTTTGAAGAGCTTTTTAATTTCTTCATCAGTTTTTTCTGCAGTGGATTTTGGAATCCGAATAACGAATTCAAAACCGCGCTTGTCAGAAAGATTATCGTAACTGAGAATAATTCCACGATCTTCAAGCTTGTCCAAATGAGCTTTGTATTGATCACTTTGGATGCCGATAGGAAGCTCAGTAACAGTCAAAATTGGTGTACGCCCATCCTTAATGTTGTAACAACCTGTAATTTCAAGTTGACTAGTTTCTGGATTACGGCTAACAGAACCATTAAACCCCTTCCACCATGGAAGCATTGTGTTGGGTTTAAGTTTCTTGCCATCAAGCAGCTTAATGATGTTGGTTTTAATCTCTTCTGGATTATAGGCCATAATATAGGTGCTATGACCTGTACCCATACCTTCAGCTCCGTTTACCAGAACAAGTGGCAAAAGAGGAGTAAAGTATTTTGGCTCAACTTCCATTCCATTTGAAGTCATGAACTCGAAAATGAGATCATCTTCTTTGCGGAAAAGCTGACGAAAGTAAGGTGCAAGCTTTGCTTTAATGTAGCGAGAGGCTGCAGGCTTTTTGTTGAGACGATCACCAAATTGACCAAACTTTTCAAACAATGGAATATTGTTGCTGCCAGCATAATCCTGCGCCAGTCCAACCATTGTGCCTTCAAGTGAGCCTACGCCATGCGCGTAGTTTGTGTCACTGGCGGACCTTGCGGAAATTCTTTCAATAGTATCTTTGTCGGCATTTTCACCACGTTTAAGCATACCCCAAACAGCCTTTCGGTGAGCTTGTTTGAAGCCGTCTCCAATAAATGGTATACCTCGAATGTTGGAGTGAGCAGAGTAAAGACGAAGCTTTTCGTCAATAAATTCTGTTGCAGTTGATTCTGTTTTTAGCATAATTTTCAATCTTCAATTTCAAAGTATCGAATATCCTCAAGCCACTCTTTGCGAGCATCTTGCTCTTTGTTAGAGAAAGCTAGCTCAATTTTTGCAAGGTCTTGGGCTTCAAGCTCTGTAATTTTAACAAGATACTTATCAAGATTCTCAATAAATCGCTCAAAAGTTTCCGTATCAAAACCGCCAAGACCTTTGTAATAGTCAGCTTTATGTTTGATACCCTTTGCTGCCCAGCGCTCATAATCTTCTTCAGTGAAGAATTCTAAAAGTTCGCCCTTATTGGTTTTGACAATATAAAGCGGAGTGTTCATCCGATATACCATGCCGAGTTTGAACAACTCTGGCCAGTACTTCGCCCAAAAGGAAAGCAGCAGTGAAGAAACATGAAATCCAAATAACTCTTTAAATGTGTATGTAATATGGATAGCCGAAGCTATCCATCAAGGTCTTGGTCTGATAGCACAATCAGTTTACCAAAACGCAAATTCGTATTTCGAGTCGTCAAACGTCCTTGTTGCTGAACATAAGTTCGCAGTTGATCGGGAGTTGGCTTAACATTTTTTGCTTTAACTTTAATCTTTTGTACCATGATTATATTTTTCCTTTAAAAAATCAACAATAGAATTAAATCCAGATTCCTGATCTTTATACCAGACATAAATTATTTTATACCCTCTAGCAGCAGCTGCTATATTTTTTTGCTTATCATATTCTTCAATACTAAAAGCATCCATTTTAGAAAACGCGTGTTTCCATTTTAATTTTTCTTCTAAAGATAAACCAGGATCAACATGAACATGTTCGCCGTTGAATTCTACTATCAATCTTAGGGGGTGCAAAACAAAATCATAAAAATAAATTTTTTTATCTTTTTTAATCCAAAATTCTTTACCGAAATTTAATTTAAACGTCATCTCATGTCTAGTGAAACCCAACCGCCTAACAAATTTATATATTTTCTTAAAAAAGGCATTTGCTGATTGTGAAGATGAAAAACTAACACTATTTGCAGATTTTGGATTCCAACTACCAGACATTTTATTTTTTGTTTCCATATATTTTTTATGACCTTCATTTTTATGTCTTTTGATTTTTGCTTTTAATGAATTAGTATCAGCACTTTCTGAACTTAGTTTTTTAGCTTCTTCATTTGAATATCCGCGAGATATCCAGTATTCGGCACAATTATGATTTTTAGATCTTATTTTATTTTTAGCTTCTTCATTTGAATATCCGCGAGATATCCAGTATTCATAAGAATATGGATTATTAGATTTTACCTTATAAAAGTCATCTTTTATTTTTGTATCCACCATTTTTTTGGCAGTAGATTTATGAAATTGTGCTATTTCATCTTCACTCTTACCTAGATTTAACAAATATTGTTTGCTATTTGGATTATTTGCACCTTTAGAAAGCCCCAATGATTTTCTCGTATTTCCAGCTTTTTGCGTTCTTTTACGGTTTTCATCTAGGACTTTTTGTTCATTGAAGCCCAATACTTTTATTTTCCATAATATTGTTCTTGGTTTTATGAAAAATGACTCACACGGACTAATACAACATGCAATTCTATTTTTATAGATGCTTGGTATTTCATTATTGCATAAAGTACATTTCATTTTTATCCTTTCAAAAATGTATTTAGCAATAACCGTCAAAGTCTAGATCAAATTTTTAACCTTAATAAGATCACCGTTAATGTTAATAAAATCATTTTCATTAACCAATACGTCTTTACCGTCAATTTCAATGATGTGCCAATTTCCATCAGACTCAGCTTCAACTTTTTCTCCAAGTTGCAATCCTGTAACAGCAAGCATGTTTGCAAATTCAGCATTTGCAATCACATCCTTAATTTCGGCATCATATACATTAAGCGGCTTGCCCCGAAGAGAAAAAGATCCAATAAACTTGTTTTTACCGCGAGCAGCCTGAATGGAAGAGCGGGCAGAATTATGAGAAATGAGGCCGTTTGATAGGGTAAATGAATTATCATCTTCAACCTCAATATCAACTGTATTGGCAAGACCTGCAAAGTCTACAGCATTAATTTTGACCAATCTTTTCCCAATAGTTTCAAAATCATCCAGAAGTTTCTCAAACATATCATTTCTCTTCTTTTAAAAAATTGTAATACTCTATTATTTTAGTTGCTGCTTTATCAATCTCTAACGGTCTTACTATCCATGCATTGAATATTTTATTTTTTAGAATCATTTTCTCGTTATATTGATCATCATTCATACCAGCTATCTCTATAAAAATGCCTAAGCATTTTATAAAAAAATCATATCGCAATGCACTTTCTGGATAGCAATTATCTATCAATATTTCTTCTTTAGGGATACCTGCAACTAGCAGTAATTCATAAAACTTTCTTTCATTATTACTCCTTAACGCAGACCCGTCATATGCAAAAGTTATTGTACTATATAGCCCGCCATTTTCAACGGATTTTTTATAGTACTTAGGCCCTTCTACTGGTCCATGTCTTCTAATACAATTTTCCAATGTCAAAGATGTTGATCTTTTCCAAGATAAAAGTTTTTCTTCTGCAACTTTTGGATCATCATACTTTTTAATAAGATTTTCTAAAGTTATGGCTTTTTTGGATTGATATAGATCATATTTTTGTTGTCCTTCAATAGGACCATATTTTTCCTTAAATCCATCTAAACTTCTTGAAAAATTTTGTTTATTAATTATCTCTTTATTTCTTTCTACATCATCTGAAAAGCATCTAGATCCTTGATATTTTTTGTAATCATCTAAAGTTTTATGATTTCTGCTGTAGAATGGAGATTTATTTCTATTCAGAATGTATTCGCGCGCCTCTTCTAATGACAAATTTCTTGATTTAGAAACAAATTCTATAGAATTAGGGTTTAATTTTTTACTTTGACATTCTGTGGTTCCATAACAACAGTGTAACTTTTTGGAGTATTCAATATCCATAAGAGATACTGTCATATTAGAAAAATCTATACCATAAATGCCTTTACATGTTACATTTGGCCGCCCGCACCAATTGCAAAATATTTTTTTATCTATAGGTACTTTTGCTAATAGAAAATCAATAAAGTCTTTTTTAAGAATTCTTTTAAACTTGGAAGATATAGATTTGTTTAAATTCTTTTGGGTAATTTCATTAATTCCAAAATTAATTGGATTTTGAAGATCGGTATCAATAAAAGTAAAGTTATGTTTCATGGACATTTTTTGTCTCCTTCAGTAAAATATATTCATATTTATAGAAGGAGACAAAAAATGCGCTATTTTTATGACATACTCATTAACAACATATCGCCAAGTTCCATATCTTCTGTAGACACTACTACAAAACTATTTGTTTTTAATTGATAAACCATCCACCTGTGGTTGGGTGAAGATTCCCATGTTTGGCCACTGCCAAATTCTAAAATAAATTCGTTATCATGGAGGTTCTTACTTATTAGCTCGTCCCCCATGCATCTTTTGGAAATTATCTCATTTTCTACCAAATAGAAAGAATCTAGATTATTTGCTATGTATTCAGCTGTTGCCCAGCCAAAACATTTGTCATTTCTAGAATAACATAACATTTTATGTTCTTTTGAACAAATTAAAATTTTATTATCCTCCAGACAAAATTTTATACACTCTTTTAACTTAGTAGTTTTGTTAACTATTTGTTTGAAATTGTTTTGGTGAGTTAGGACAAAATCACCTATTTGCAAATCTTTAATTTTAATATTCCCATTGCCTTGAGAATAAATCAAAGTGTCCTCAAAAAGGCAGTCCCCCTCCGTAAAAAAAATCTGGCACTGGTGCCTATTGACTTTTTCAATGGCGTCATCAAACTTTTCAACTCGACGCGGATTTGCTTTTGCCGCTTCTTTGTTGAGTTTACGCAATTCTGCAAGTTCTGCAGCTTTCTGCTTCGCTTCTACCCAATCAAGCACAGATTGAATAATTGGCGACTTCAGCAGCTTCTGAATCATCTTATCAGGAACTTCCCAAGAAGTCTTGTAAGTTCCATATTGAGAAATCATATTCTCTTTTGTTTGAGAAGAAAACTTAGGCCGATTCACGTTGGCACTAATATACACCCGCATATGATTGCGGATGTCAGCAGGCTTTACTTCTACCTTATGTTTTTTCTTGATATATGCTCGAATGGCTTCAACAATTTGATCCATTACGTATGCTACATGTGTACCACCTTGGTATGTTTCAACCGAGTTGACAAAGCTAATTTGCTCAAATCCATCAGAATGAGAGATGCCAACCTTCCAATCAGGAGTATCGTCATACACAAACTCATCAGTGTATAGTGAAATGTAGTCACCAAAATCCTTAACAGCAATTCGATCACCGTTAATGTAGAACTTTACACCCGGGTTACATGCAGCGGCATCTGCAATCTTCTTGGTCATCTTCATTGCATGATCGGCGTCCAAACCTTTCAACTTGAAGAATTCGTAATCTGGCTTGAATGTAATTTTCGTACGATTCTTGTTGTCAGATTTGATCTTCGGTTCATCACGCTCCCGAAGACCATTTCTAAATTCTTGCGTGTACACCTTCTTGCCATCACATGATTCGATGCGAAACATGGTAGACAAGATAGATGTCAGTGTACTACCAACGCCATTGGTGCCAACAAGTTGTTGATCTTTTGTATCGTCAAAGTTAGAACCTGCACGCAGCGTCGTGAACACAGTTTCTGCAATATATTTTCCAGTTTGCGGATGGACTTCAACTGGAATACCGCGACCATTATCAGTGATTGTGATAATGCCTTCTGCAGTGAAATCTACCCGAATAGCATCAAGCACGTTTGGAGCACGACGGTGTTCATCGATTGCATTATCGAGAATTTCTGAGAAAATTTTGATAAGAGCAGGAATGTAACTCACCTGCTTCTTGACCATCTTCTTTAGATTAGGATCATAAATCCAGTCCGAAGCTGTTTGCAGTTCAGTAGAACCCGCGTACATGCCAGTACGACGGCGTACGTGTTCAATCTCATCAAGAACGGCGTAGTCAGTTACTTTTGGTTGTTGGGACATGTTTGAAAAACGGTGTAAATGAGGGTTGCAGCAAAAGACCTAGATGCTCAAAGCCAATTCTATCAACTTTACACTTTTCAAAAATGTCAATGTAGGATTGATGGACTTCTTTGCATCCAAGATGGACTGCTTGTTTTGACAGTCCATAATGGTCTATATAGCGATTTGCAGAAGCACTATCTTTGAGTGCCACAAAAGATCTGCCAACCTGAAGAATATGCAGGCAATTAGGTTGTGACATTCTCAATCGGCTCCAAGAAATGTGCAGGAACCGTAAAAAATGGATAGTCACCAGTTGGATCAAGAGTCACTGAAACATGATGAATGCCGGTGAATCGACTGTCATCACTTGCCAAACCATAATCGTACTTAGCAGACTCGTAGACCGTAACACCTGGCTCCAGATCAACATGGGAAGGAATTTGCTTCAGAGTAAAAGACTTGATCATTTTGTTTCCATTTCTTCAATGACAGTGTTGCAATATGCACGGTGACATGTGAGCTTGTTCGTAATCTGATTTCGCCAAACTTGACGATTGTTTCCGCAATGCGGGCAGTCCGGCATTCCATTGTCAATGGATTTAAGCTTTAGCTTTGCATAGGGAATTTTAACATAGTTTTGCTGTGTCACTCTTGCGTTCCACGCTAACCAAGCAGCATACATTTCGGGATGCTGATAATTTCCAGTTTCATCTGTTGAAAAATCAGCACTTTCTCCCGAAACTGACTTCACCCACGACTCAAATGCTTGTTTTTCTTGAGCAGAATTTTCTACTTTTAGTTTGCAAATTGCAAATAGGCTCGGCTTAGAAAGAGCTACAACTTGGCTTTTTAGTTCTTCGATTGATTCAATAATTTGCTTTGCATAATCGCTGTTGCCCATGAAAATAAATCTTTTTGTGTAGTCCGCAAGATCTTTTAAAAAAGCCGATAGGCTGTTGCTCATGTCATTTTCCTCTTAACTTCATAATTTCATGTGCTGCTTCCTCAAGAAGATCTGCAATACGATCTTTTTCATTGAGCTCAACGCTTTTTCTTGAAGAAATTTGCCTTCGAATAGCTGCTCTAGCAAGTAGCCTATTCACGATGTCCCCTGGCTCTTGATCCATTATTTGAATGCTACATAACTGAGAATAGAAATCATTGAAATTCAAACTAGATTCAAACACCGTTCTCAGAAAAGCTTGATCAAATACAGGTTTTTCAAATAATGGCACAACATTGCTGAGAATGACATTCTTTGGCAAATTTGAAGCATGATAAGTTTGCCATGAATCACCAGATTTGATTTGGAATCTATAAGCTATTGGTTTCATTCTTTCACCCAACAAATAATAGGTACTTCGATACGATGTGTCAAAATTTCACTAATGACACTCCAACTACCACCTCCTAGTCCTGCTCCTATTTTTGGAATATGCAACTCAGCAAATTCACCAGATTTCAACATAGCATTCACATCCATAGCGCATGAATCAACAGCATCATAAGACACATACTTTGCACCGTCTTTTCCATAGAAAAGCTGTGTGATGCAACTTCCAATGACAAGATCGCCTTCAATATGCCAAGACACTGCACCTAAACAATCATGTCTCCGGGTCCCTTTTTGAGACCATAAGTTAACATCATTGACATATGTAGAAAACATCCCTGGGTACTTATTCTTAAGTTGCAGCGCTATTCCAGAGCCCATTACTCCTTGAGCATTGCAACCGTGAATGATCATGCCTGAAGTTATGTCTAAAAGATTACCAGAAACTTCAATAATAGAAGACATTATTCATCTTTCGCAAATAGGAAAAGGGTCTATAGACCCTTTTCACACGTTCAATTGAATACCAACAGATAGCTAGACAGAAATGCAAGAGCTACGATTGAAATCCAAATAAGGAATGCTTTCATACCAGCAGCAATTCATGAAATTTTGTACTTTTGTCAACTTCACGAGACAGGGTGAGTTCTTGGCCCATGCTATTTTTGAACATAAAAGTACCAGTAGAAATATCAACCTTCACCAGATCTGCTGGAGAAAATCGAGCTTCTTCCCAATCAGTATCTTCTTCACCATCTTTATCGATAGTGACAACTTCATAATCGATATTGATTCGTTGAACAATCAGCGGATTGGTGTTAAGCTTTCGATTATGTCCTTGAATATTCTCAATTTTGATAGGTTCACCATCAACTTTGAGAGCAACATCATACATAACGGATTCGGAATACTCGGGTTTCGCATTCAGATAACGCATTGCTTCTTGCGGCGTTTCACCATAGCGATTGATTTCTTCAACCATGGCCTGCAGCATATCGAAGTTGAACTTGGAAAATGCCATCGACACTTTGCAAATTCCATCAATCTTTGATTTGTCGTGCAAATTGTCTTGGCAGTATTCTTGAATGAATTCAATTGAGAGTCCATCAAAATCCATCGAATAGAAAATGCGGCCAGGACGATTTCGCATGTGAGTATCAACGCGATATTTGTCATTACAGGTAAGGACAAAAAGCTTCTTGCTGGAAAAGACACCGTCGAGCAAAGTCAGCAATGCAGCTTGTTCATCCTTATCATACACTTTTTCAAACTCATCAAACAGAACCATACACGGCTGAGAAATCAGCTGCATAAAATTGTTGAATTCATCACCACACCACGGAGTATTGATGACAATCGTTGGCATCCCAGACTCATGAGCCTTAATAGCCAGCAGTTTTGCCAGCAGGGTTTTGCCACTACCTTTTTCACCAGTCAACAGCACGCCAGTAGAGTTTTTGCGAGTCTCAAACGTGTTGAAGATACGTTCACGCTGTTTTACAGTGTCACCGTAAATCTTACCAGAAAAGCTGAAATCTTCAATGGCTTCTAGGAAGAAGTTCTTGAACATGTCCTGCTTGACAACATATGTGCCAACTGGCAGATGATCGTACAGATCAAGCGCTGCATCCGCGGCAATCTTGAATGTATTGCCAGACTTCATGAAATGAGACATTTGTAAAAACTTTCAAAGTTGGTTGAAAAATTCTAAATAACTTAGAATGAATGCATTGTACTACAGAATTATGATCTTACGCGAACTTTTGAACCTCTTAGAAGAGGAAAATTTCCCAGAAGCTACACCATCGAACGTAAACGAAAAGTTCAAAGTTGGCAAAGTCAACTTTGATAACAAAAACGGGATGGGAGCTACACCTATGGGACAAAACATCCTCTATCGTGGAGCTGTAGCTTGGATCAAACCGACTACATTCAAGGCCTTAGCTACTGCAACAGATAGAACAGAGGATGCAAGGAACTTTGCTGAGATGATGAAACGTGGAGAACCAATAGCTACGCCATTCTTGATTTTGTCAATCACCCGCGAAGAAGATGATAGTATCAAGAGCGTGAAAGTCGTGAGTCACGAAGGCCGTGCTAGAACAGATGCCATTCTGTTGATGAATGGAAATGACCCTATTCCGGTTCAACTTTTTCTATCTTCTGGAGAAAGAGCTAGACATCTTTCTCAAGAGTTCTTTGAGTGGATCGAAGATAATGGAATTAGATCGGAAGACTCAAACACTCGAGTCTTCCCTGATGCAAAATTCTATTTCTGGGATGGAAACAAGATTTTTGCTTAATCTACTTTTGTCGCAGCTTTTTGCTCAGCTTCAAGCACACGCTTCCGCAAACCGCTTGAACTAAAAGAATGATTTCGCGAATTGAAAACAAGCTCAATTCCGTGATCAATGCAAATTTGTCTACCGGTGAATTCTAGATCCTGATATTCGACGCCGAGAATACGCACATCTATAGGCAGAATCAGCAGAAGATCTTCTAGATCCTTTTCTGTATGGTAAATGATGATGTCATCCACAAATCTACATGATGCTAGCTGTAGTTGCCGCTCAACTATGCTTTGTACTGGCTTATTTTTGTGTGGCCGATCAACACACGGATCTACTTGCAATGCAGCAATCAAAAAATCACAATGATTCTTTGCTTCACTAAGCATGGCTACATGACCTGCGTGCAGCAAGTCAAAACAACTTGCTACAAATCCAATTTTTTTGCCTTGCAGTTTTTTCAATTCATTCAGGATCATATAGAAAAACACATTCTTGGTTTAGGGTGAATTGCGTGGGATGAAAGTCTTTCAGCTTTTTAGAAGCTTCTTCCAGAGTTTTCGGAAGTTCTTCACTAAGACTGAATTGATAGACTGAGCATTTACAAACACGCTCAAAGAAAACTTCCCATTTAGAATCGTCTTCTTTGTTCGTGACAACAATCACTCGATCATCTTTTGCACGTTTATTTAGCACTTCTGCAATTGCTGCATTTTTATGAAATGATTGCGCTACCAGAATAAAATCAGCCATTTCGCTCTTTCAAAAATCGTTTAGCAATGGAGTAAGCGGTACTGACTGCCATGTGCATATCTAAGTAAGCATAAAGTCCGCATCTACCAATAAAGGTAGTCTTCGCGTTCAGAATACCTTCATACTTTTTATAGATTTCTCTATTTTTCCCAGAGGCATCTTTGACCGGATAGTACCGTTCTTTATTATTGTCCAAATAATCGCATGGTTCCTCAAAAGTTAAGGTTGTCATTTGATCATTTGTTCCATGACCTGGAATGTTCTTCCACTCAGTAACTCGAGTATAAGGTCCGCTGTGAGTGAAGTTTACTGTAGTTGTTGGCAAAAGCTTAGGAGCAGGGAGGTCCACAGTATGAAACTTGATAGATCGATATGGCAGTTCGCCATAACAAAAATCGTAATACTCATCGATTGGCATTGAATTGAAGATGTGATCAAATTCATCTTCCAACTTCTTGCTAAAAGGTTTGCCCAACAGCACAGAAATATTTTCGTGATGTAGCATTTGCCTAATTAGTTCAGTATATCCATTTTCTGGCATAAACTGGAATTGATCATTTGGAAAGTATTTGTCATTCATATCGTCACGAATAGGAACTCGCTGTAGAATCTCAGGATCAAGTTCCTCAATACTCATCCCCCACATTTTTTTAGTATATGGGCGAATAAAAATATCGACAATGTTTTCTTTTCCTACAATCTCAGCAGTTTCTTTATTCACGGGCAATGTAACATATCTGCCATCTGCTAACATAGCTTTTACTTTATGCTCATACGGGATCCATGTTGTAAATTTGCTAAGATAGGCAAACACTGTTTCATTATTTGTATGAAAAAGATGAGGCCCATACTTGTGCACACGAATGCCATAGTCATTTTTAAAGTCAAATGCATTTCCTGCAATATGACCCCGCTTGTCAATGACAGTAATATTATGACCTGCTTCTGCCAGTTCACGAGCAATAACCGCACCAGAAAAACCAGCGCCGACAACTAGAATTTTCATTTACACTACTGCCTTCAAAATGGTATTGAGTTCTTCTTTTTCGACATTCTTATCCAAAGGATGTGCTTTGTACAGGCATTCTTTTTGATAAGCAGCAATCTCTGCAAGTTCGTTAGTAGAAAGATTAATCAGATCAACTGGCTTTACCGTAGCAGCACCTTCATCTTGGTAAAGAACCATCATTTCAGCAAATTCACCAATCAAAATAGAACCAGCATCGGCTGACTGTAGGGGACGGGCCCTCCACCACCCCGACCCGGCATGGAAATATCCCGGCATTAAAATGCCCCATTGCTCCCCATAGATATTCACCATCACATCTTCAGTGACGCGGTCTTGGCCATCTTTACGGGAACCATACATTTTTAGATCCCAGCCAGTGTCACCAATCTTTTGGGATTTGAGCCACCTGGCGGTTTTGCCCTGTACCAGCCCAGCAAAGTTAAAGACTTTCTGTTTATTTTCAGGGATTACTTTGACACCCTGTCGATTCAAATGATACGGGTTGGGATTATAACTAAAAATGCGATTACTTGGATATTCGATCAACTTAGAAAGATCACCGCCAGCAAAAGCCGAAATCATCATTCGGTTAGTTTTTGAATCAATGATGTCGAGCGCTTTCATCATCATTGATTCGTAATCTTCAATATGATCGGGAATGTGTTTATGCCCATCCTTAACATACGATCGAAACAGTTTTTCTGGATCTTTCAGAGACAGTAGACCAGAATAAATGCTATCAACTTGCCAATCATCAAATGCCAAAATGCAATCAGGCCGGGTGTAAATGGTATACAGGGCATTGTATACAAATCCGGCAAACCCTGCAGGATTATGGATATACACAATTACATGATCGTATTCAGATAGATTTTCGCCTATCATCACAATTCGTTGCTCAACAGTATGCCCCATATCTCGAAGAGCGCGAATGAGAGAGTAATGCGACGGGACGACTTTCAAATGTTGGTCAAGATAAAAGTCTTCAGTGCATTGAAGCTTATTCATGCCGGTAATCAGAATTTTTGACATTTGTTTTCCTTGTTACGCAAGTTTGAATTTGTTGAGGATTTCCAGAATTTGGTATGCTGGTTCTGCAGGATAATAATTTTTCATCCAAATGCCATCAGCATTTCTAAATTCATAATGACTAATGAAATCATTTGAAGCACGTTTTGCACCATAAATTTCTTCAGGCAACACCAGGCCTACACAAGTTAACGCGCAATTCAAGCTTTGCTCATCTTCATGGAATTTTGTGATAGGCAAACCCGCTGCAGTACACCAAATAGAAAGATTATCATAGCTTTCCTGCAGCATCTTTGAATTGCCACCATTCAGAATAATGATAGTCTTATGATCTTTTGCCCATTGATGATAGTGCTGCAATTTTGCCTTGCAGTTTTTAGGATCCACTAACATTTCAGACACTGCATGAGCAGTCTGAAGCCCTCGCTGGAGATCAGACAGGTAATAATTGACAAGTGAGTAGAATCTCATAGATTGAAAATTTTGGAAAATGAGTTGATGATGCATGCAATGCCGACCACAATAGATCCTATCACAAAAGGAAGTGCCATGAACCCAAAAATAGCACCCAAAATGGGATAGCTGAATGCATGACCAATAAGTGCACCCACGATAGTGCAAACAGTAATAATTAAGAGGAGAGTGTTGCGCATATTTCAAGCAAAGAAAAAGCCCAGAATGCGAAATTATAACACATTCTGGGCTCAGATTGAAGTTATTACTTTTGTGCCGATCTAAAAGTAATACTAAATTATTACTTTCACATATAAATTAGGAGGTCCCGCCAGTTTGGTGCACCTGATCTAACAATGTCAAGACCCTTGGTAAATTCACGCATAGTTACTGCAGTAATTTCTTTACGACCATGCATAGCAATCAGTTGATCAAGAAGTTCTTCCTTCTTATCTAGTGGAACGTCAGTACCTCCAAGCTTTGGGAGAATAGAACGCATACGCATAAGGATTTGTTCTGGCGTCATGTCCATATTGATCTTAGTAGATCGTGACATAATTGCAGAATCAAGATCTTCTGGCTTCAAATTGGAAATAAAGATAACACGACCTCTGAAATCAAATGTAGATGGATAACGAATCTTGGTATCTACTACACGCTTCTTAGACTTTTTCGATTCCTTACCATCTTCCTCATCATCACCTAAGAAATCGTCAATGTCTTCATCAGTACCATCAATCTGCTTATCAATCATCTTGAAGAGCTCTTGCTTTTTGTCATCTGGCATTCGTGAGACGTTAATGGTTTGAGTTGATACCCAGGAAATTTCACGAACCGGAGAAGAATCTAAAGCCGCCTTTAAAATGTTGGTGGCATCTTCATTACGCCACATGCTATCAAGATCATCAAAAACTATTAAGCCACCTTCGCGATACATGAACAGGGTCTTATAGATTTCGATAGGGCTTGCTTTGCCTGAAAGCTTAACGTAATCCTTGTTTTTTAAAAGATTATTTTGTTCAATCACTTGCATGATAGTATAGGTCTTACCACTTCCAGGCCCCCCGGTGATGATTAGTGATCTTAATTGCGCCTTGGCAATCATATCAACTAATTGCGCCATGTGGCCATACAAAGTTTCTGGATCTTTTAGTTCAGCTTTAGAGGGTTCAGCTTGCAATGCAGTTTGAATTTGTCCCATTAATGCCTGAGCTTCTTTGCTGTCACCGGTGCTAATGAACTTCTTAGTTTCGGGATCTTGCGCAGTCACTTTGATGTACAAAACAGGTGCTGCTTTTGCTGGCTTTTTCGGCTCTTCTTTTGCTTCAGCGCTTTCAGATCCAGTAGAAGCTTTTGGAGTAGCATCCCACAGACCGCGACCAATTTTCTGCGAACGAATGTAACCAGGAATAAGAACGTCATTCGTATCGGCAACCTGCTTAATTTGATCCCATGATACTTTCTTAGCACCATCTTCACCAAAGGCGGATTTGACCATGTTGAAGAAGTCTACATCAGATACTCGTTTAGCCATTTCATCGAGTTGAATTGACTCATTTACAACTTCAGCTTCAATCTTTCCTTCAACCGGGTCTAAGATGAGGTCAGCCAAACGAGAAATGGAAGCTAAAATAGATCCAGCATTTAGCTTAGACAAATCAATAGAGTAGCTTGGGCCGCGATTCAGCGCAAATTTGTCCCAAACATCAATGCCAGCTAAAGTAGAACCTTTAAGTTTGATTTGGAAGGCGCGATCACCAAAGAAGTAAAGTGCAGCTTTAGCAGAAGAACCTAAAGAAACAAAGCCATTAGATCCACCATGGCGATAGATTTTTTGACCTAATAGTTTAGGAAGTCTACGTTGCATGACTGAAAGAAGACGATCGGCGTCATCTGAAGAGAATTGCTCTTCGACTAAGAATTCAGATAGAGTGAGTTTTACCATGATTTTCAAGAGAGTTGTGTGATTTGACTATTTAGCAATTTTGAGAGCTAATGAGCTAAATAGAAAATAATCACTATTGATACAAAATGAAGCTAAAACAATTATTTGAAAATACTAATCTTCAATTTCTTCAGACAAAAGAAGAGATAGATGACTTAATCAAATCTAGACGGGTTGTTCTAGTCGACGGATCCTATGAAATTCATGAAGATTTCTCAGTTAGCGTTGATGGAAATGTAACTTTCATTCCATTGCTGAATCCACAAGATAATTTTCCATTTAGATGGAGAACTGTGACCGGTGGTTTTTCATGCACACGATTTGGATTAACTTCGCTGGAAGGATCACCCAGAGAAGTGGGCGGATCTTTTAATGCATCTAGCAATAGTCTGTATCGCCTAAAAGGTGCCCCACGAGAAGTCGGCAAATCATTTATGTGTAGTAGAAATAAATTAACAGATCTTCAGGGAAGTCCTAAATTTGTTGGCGGAGATTTTGATTGTAGTTCAAATAGAGATTTGGCTTCATCTTATGGAATAAGCAAACACATTGGTGGTGATGTCTATTTCTATGAAACCAAAATTGATGTAGCTGAAATAATGAGTGATGCAGAGCATGTTGAAGGCCAGTTCATTGGAAATGAAGAATGAAGCTAAAACAATTATTTGAAAATCAATCTCAATTTCTTCAGACGCGAGAAGAAGTTGAAGCATGGATACAAAAATATGGCTTCATCAATTACCATATCAATAGTGATCTAACTGTAGATGTTGATGGGGACGTTGATTTTGGATCCAATGTGCATTTTGAATATTTGCCAATCCAATTTGGCAAAATTACAGGATCATTTAGATTCTTTGGTGGATACCTCAAATCACTAAAAGGGTCACCAAGAGAAGTAGGTGGATCATTCAATTGCAGCGATAATGAATTGACTTCTTTAGAAGGAGCACCACAAGAAGTTGATGGAATTTTCAACTGTTCATACAATAATTTGTCTAGCTTGATTGGCGGACCGCTAGAAGTAGGAAGAAATTTTTTGTGCATGCGAAACTTTCTTACTTCATTAGTTGGGGCTCCGCGAGAAGTAGGAGGAATTTTCGATTGTAGTAGAAATAGTTTAGTCTCACTTAAGGGAAGCCCTAGATTTGTTGGCAGTAATTTTGATTGTGCATATAACAAATTAGAAACCCTTAAGGGTGCTCCAAAAGAAGTAGGTGGTAGTTTTGATTGTTCTAACAATTACTTAACTTCTCTTGAAGGAGCTCCAAAAGAAGTTGGTGAATAATTACGCCGTTTTATAAAAATCTATAAAACTAACTAGACGTTTCACTGAAGCTGCCTTTGGAAGAACTTCCTTGGGTCTTATTGCCTCTCCACGTCTGTACTCGGTTAATTCAGCCGAGGTCATGTCATAAAGGTCTTTAATACCTTCATTTAGTATGTTTGTGGCTGCATTTAAGTCACGATCATGGTGCGTATTGCAAGATGGACAAGTCCATTCTCTCACAGATAGATCCATCGATTCCATTTTATGTCCACAGCAAGAACATGTCTTACTAGATGGGAACCAGGTGTCTATCTTATGGAATGTGCGACCGTACCAACGAGATTTGTAATCTAACATAGATATGAACGTAGACCAACTTGCATCTTGTATCGACTTTGCCAAACTGCGATTCTTCACCATATTCTTCACTTTAAGGTTCTCTGTACAAATAGTGTCATAGTTATCAACTAGCCAACTTGACAAGTTGTGATAAACAAACTTTCGTTGATTTGTCACATCTCTGTAGATTTTGGCTACCTTGATTTTCTGCCTATTGTATCTATTTGAACCTTTTATCTTGCGACTTAAATGTTGCTGTGCTCGCTTTAGTTTAGATTGGTTTTCTCTAAACCATCTTGGATTGGAGACTTTTGTGCCATCACTTAAGATGAGCAAATCTTTCAAACCAAGATCAATACCGATTGAGCGACCGGTATTTTGTTTCAACTCTATGTCTTCTTCGACTAAAATTGAAACAAAATATTGTCCACTTGCATTTTTAGAGACTGTGACCGATTTGGGTTTGCCAGTAAAAGGCCGATCTATGACAATTTTCATAGGCGACATTTTCGGCAATTTGATACGCCCATCTTTGATTTTGTCAAAATTTTCTAGGTACATTGAAGCAGCAGGAATTCTGAATGACTCATTTCTACCTCGTCTTTTGAATTTGGGCCTGCCTAATTTGACTTTACGACCTTTATTGAAGAACTGTTTCTTCAGCTCATCAAAATCCATTCGCTTTTGCTGCAATGCATAACTTATCGCCTCTTTTAACCAAGGATATAGTTCATTATCCTTCAATATCTTTTCATTCATTGGCCGATTTGGACCTTCTTTTGAGAATGAATTGAAGTTGGCTACCAACTGGTTCCAAACAAAGCGAACACATCCAAAATTTTGGAGCAGGTAGGACTCCTGCTCCTTATTTGGATATATTCGATATTTGAAAGCTTTTAGAACTGGTACAGCCATAATTTGTTATATTGATCTATACACTTATTTAGCAGATTTCTCCGAATTGAGCGCTAAATCCTGCACTAATTTTTCAGTATGCCGCTTACTACATCGTTGCCCGTAAATTCTAGCATAAAAAGAAGTAATCACCGATACGAAATCTTGAACAATGTCTTCTTTGTCTGACTCAACATTATTCACAACTTCAATTTGGATTCCATTTACTGCAAGCAGTTGCTCTATGTAGTTGAATCCAAATCTAGTCAGTCTATCTTTATGTTCAACTACTAATTTTGTAAAATCTTGCTCTTTCAATAGCTTTTCTAACTTTGGACGTTTATCATTTAGACCGGAACCGAATTCAGTCACTACTTTACTGACTCGATAACCTTTTGCATTGCAATATGAAATCAATCTCTCAGATTGAGTTTCTAAATTTGCCTTATTTGCAGTAGATGAGACTCGGCAATAAATAACAATACGCTCCTCTTTTACTGCTTTTATGCCAAGGAATTTGTTATATGTATCGACATCAATGTAATTCATTGAGCCAATTTTGTGGAACTGGATCTTTCCTGCTTTTTTCCAGTTCCAAAGGGTCATGCGAGAAATACCAAGATCAGCAGCAAATTTTCTAAGTTTGATCATATTGATAAATGATTTATTGAATCTATATTTCTATTTATAGAGATTTGAATCTAAAAATGATATCTTCCATTCAAGTTTGGCAAAGTAGACGGTTATTTTTCAATGCAAAATTGTGGATTGAAGAGTCTAGTTGGATGCCCAAACGAAGTTCACGGCGACTTCATGGTAATGTTCAATGAAATAGAAACATTAGAAGGATTTCCTGAACTTATCACTGGCGATATTGATCTCGACAATAACAAGTTAGTCTCATTAGTTGGGGCACAGCAATTCACTAAAGGATCATTCACTGTTAATGAGAATAATCTTAAGTCACTTAAAGGAGCTCCATTAGAGGTTGATGGAGAATTTCACTGTCGGGTGAATAAGCTCTCAGACTTGAGGGGAGGACCAAGAGAAGTTAGCGGTATGTATGATGCATCATACAACTCATTGATAACTTTAGCTGGTGCACCAAAAGGGGCTGATTCTCTTGAGATCAGTGAAAATCCAGCAATCACTGAAAAAGATGTTGAAGAACTAAAAGAAAAAGTCTTCTATCCAATTTTTGTCAATTCACATTAAGCACTATGAAACTCACGTCTCTGTACGAATCAAAATTCAACACCAAAGAAGCTATTGCTGATCTTCTTGAAAAATGGGAAATTGAAAATTATATCATCAATGATGATCTAACAGTTGATGTCAATGGTGATGTAGATCTATCTTACCATGTAGAGTTAGCAAAAGCTAGCCAAATCCCTATTCAGTTTGGGCATATAACTGGATCATTTGATTGTTCTCATAGCAAAATGAAAACACTGAAAGGATGTCCAATTAGTGTAGGAGCATCATTCTTTTGCAGATACAACAAATTAAAAAGCTTGGAGCATGGGCCAAAGTCAGTTGGGAATTGGTATGACTGCGGTGGTAATCAATTGACTAATTTGGTTGGTGCACCAGACACAATCTATGGAGCTTTCTATGCTGATGAAAATTCATTAGTTTCATTAGAAGGTGCTCCAACTGCAGTCGGTGAAACTTTCTCTATAGCTAACAACAAATTGCAATCGTTAATTGGGTGTCCGCGGGAAGTAGGTGAACATTTTGATTGCTCTAGAAACCAGATAGAATCACTGAAGGGCGGCCCAAAAGAGGTAGGCAATAGCTATCATTGTGCACACAACAAAATAACTTCCCTAAAGGGAATCCCAAAAATAATTAATGAAACGTGTGATTGTTCGCATAATCCAATTTCTTCATTAGATTTTGCACCAAAAGAGGTTGGAGGTACTTTCTCCATTGATGCTGACAAATTAACTAACCTTTTAGGTTTGCCACAAATAGGAAGTGAGTTTCACCTCATGGGAAACATCAACAAGGTGTTAACGTTGTACATCAAAGAACAAATGCCCTTGATCCGTGAAAAGGTCCAAGGGCATTTCAGAGCAGAATTCAATCGCTATTTCTAAGCTCGCCGATTCCATTTCTGAACAACTTCTTCTTTGGAATCTGCACTCATTTCTGCGGAGCATCCACCGTAGATGACATTGCAGTGTATGCTCCACACTAGACCTTCTCTAGTTGGATCATTTGGCCTAAGGTAGCCGCGAAATCCGCTTTCATGCGTCTTCCATGCTCCAGTTGGGTAGAGAACGTCTTCATCAGAAAGATCGATCTCAGCTCCACAGAAGGGGCATGGGAGTGCTGTTTGTTCGGTACACATAGCTCTATTACTTTCTTAGAAAAACACCTCTGAGCCTCACCTATAGGCCCCAGAGGATAATTGTCATTTGCCTTCTTTGCTGATGTCTACCAAAATCAGCTTTTCCATTGCGCGGGTGGCTGCAACATAGCAAAGATTGTCTTCTTGCTCCTGTTCCCATTCTTTCCGCGCCCACGCGCTAGGACCTGTTTGGAGAAGAAACACGTTAGACCACTCACGTCCCTTGCTTTTATGAATGCTAGACAGAAGAACAACCTTTGCACTTCCATCTTCGGTGAAGATTGCATCAATCTCGGAGCAAATACGCTCAACTGGCTTTTTGCAATCAGGATCAATCTTCATGACACGATCCACGATAACCTTCAAGCAGTCCACTTTGTCTTCAATTGCTGCAGCCTTTGACTCTTGTTCTTTTACGCGGAACTTGTTGGATTCGCGTTCACGATAAGCATCCAGCTTTTCAACCAAAGTAGACAGCTTACGAACCTTCCACCGAGATGCCAAAGTCTTCAGGCCAGAACCAATTTCACGACCTTCGACTTTAGCAGGAATACCTTGAGCAATGAAGGCGTAGACGTGCTTAATCAGTGGGGCATTGAACCGGCAGAGAATAGCATCACCGGGTTTTGCGACATTCCCGAGTTCAGCAACGTCAATCGATGTCACTTCACCTTCAGGGGCAGTCTCTGCAGCTTGGATGTGAGACACCCATTGATGAGCATAATCAACCACTTTCTTTGGGCACCGATAAGTGATTGTTAGAGGAATCTGCTTTGCATTCACCGATTCCGCAATCAGACGCAGGGAGTTGGAATCAGCGCCTGCGAAACCATAAATCGCTTGTCTCGGATCACCGACTGCTACCATCCGACCACCACGCTTCAACATGCGCAGAGCAAGCAATCGACGCGTTTCATTAGTATCTTGAGCTTCGTCAATCAAGACCCAATCAAACTGGAACATTTTCACATTGTGATACAACGGAGCATAGATCATGTCGTCAAAATCGACAACACGAGTATTTTCAGCAATCGATGCTTCTAGCGTTTTGCGTGCCAATTGAATGATCAACTTGGTGTTGTCGACTCCAGTTTCTTCATTGAAGACCTCAATATCAAAGTGATCAATCAAGTGGAGCCAATTGTCAACTGAGACCATCGATTTGCTTGCAATCCCAATCGCAGATTGTTTTGCAAGAGAAACCAGATGAAGGACAGGACCTTCAACCAATTGATAATTTGCTTCAGGATTACGTTCACAAGCTTCACGATAAATGCGCTTGCACTTGTCAGCATCAACCCGAACATTTGGAGCTGCTTTGCGCCAAGCTTTGAAGCCGGCAGCATGAAAAGTAGACACTGTCAGGTTCTCAATACCAACAGTCTTCTTCTCAATTTCTTCGCAAATCTTTTTGTTGTAGGCTCCAAAGAACTTGTAGCCTTTCATGAGGGAAAGACCATGTACCAATGTAGTGGTCTTTCCTGCACCTGCCACAGCTTCAAGAACTGCAGAACCGATGTCAGAAACAATCCACGAAAAGTAAGCAGATTGTTGAGGAGAGGGGGTGAAGGTTTTGGTGTTCATGGATGAATTATACACCAAAAACCTTCAACCCGAGAAGATCACATCAATTTTCTTGCCATTTGATTTGCTCAGCGAGTGCTCGAGCAGCTTCATACTTATAGATTTCACCAGATGATTTGAAGTCGTTGTATGCAATATCAGCTTTCACAGCTTCTTGCTCTTCAACAACCTTAGCCAGATCTTCTTCCACTTTTAATCCTTTTGAAATTCGCCAATCTTTCAAACTAAGTCTGACACCGTCATTACACTCTTGGCAAATCCAATTTTCCCAAAATTCATTATCTTCACCAAGAGCTTCTTCTTCGCTAATGTCCCAGCAAAGCATGATGCCACAACAATTGCAAATTGGAGTCATAGCACCATCCATCGTACCATTATAGATCGTGAGTCCCATTACGGTGACAGCTCTTCATCAATGTGGCAAATAACTCCCCAAAATGAAGAGAAACTCCACCCATTGAAACCTTTGAGCTGAATTTCTCCATTTGGGAAAATCAAAATCATTTCGCCACGGTATTCACGCCAGCGCGGCGGGCCTTGCACATCTTCTTTGTTGAAATCAGCCATGATTATTTTCCATGAATTTGAAGAGCTCATCGTGACTTGGAAACTTCTTATGTATGTCAAAAAATTTCCAAGTGTCGCAAATTACACAACCAGCTTGATAAGTGCTACATCGCTTGCCGACCGTAGACCCTTTTCGCTTTTGGCGCAATCTAATTTTCCGAATAGAAGGCATTATTCCTCCGAAAAGTGAAGTCGCTCATCCCATTGCTTTTGATATGCTTCAGCATTGGAATCAAGATCAATTGGCTTACGTGCTTGATAAATGACCCTTTTTGCCAAGAAAAGGTCTTGCGTATCAAGTGAAGTTCCATGAACCATATGATTTTGAACTTTCTTAACCAAAGTCTCAAGTTGCTCAAGAAGTTCTGGCGCTTGTTGAATTAGGGCAAGATCAAGAAGCTCTTCTCCCAATGGTTGTTGACCCAGCGGTCGAACTTCATATCCATTCAATGACCCAACAATAATACCATCAGACATTTGGGTAACGTCCTCTTTGACAACAATCCAAGGACCTTGAGTACGCTTCATGATTTTCTCTTTCAAAACATCACGTTAAGACCAGCAAACAATCCAATGATAATTGATACCAAAGCACCAATCATTCGAGCTGCAGCAATTTCACCGTGATTGTTTTTGGGTGCATAAAACTTCCGCAACATCTTTCGAGTAGTCATTCCCCAAAGAAATGGTACGTGTTCGTATTCACAATCATAAAAACTTTTGGTAAGCAGGAACCACAATGCAATTCCAAAGAAGAATACAAGAAGCAAAAATCCAACTACAAATCCGATAATACTTTCGCCAATCAACTTATAGACGACAATTGCTACAGTGATTTTCCCAAGATTTGTCTCAGAAAATTCATTGGCAGCCACGCCAATTTCTTTGGCTGCAGCTACCAAGGCTTTGCCCATGTTTGCGCCAAGTTCTCCCCATGCACTTGCTTCCTGGCGAACAGTTTCACTAACATTTGCTGCAGTAGTAGGCTGTGCTTGGGCCAGTGCTGCAGCTTGTTCTTTGGTGAGAGTGATTGTGGTCGTTTGCGCAAATGCAGTGATTGCAGCAAGCGAAATAGCAATTGCAAAAAGAATCTTTTTCATGATGTTCACTTCGCGGGTTGAGCATTGGTGACAGGAAGACATTGCAGTTGCCAACCTTTGGCGTCGCCGCCAGGAAAAACTGCAACGCATTTCATACCATTGTCAGTTTGGAATTCATAGGCACGAGCATCATAGCCGTACATTTCCAGCTTATACTTCTTTGTTGGCTTCGTTGGCCAATTGCTAGTGGCTGCAGAATCAAACATGCCGGCATGAGCGGAAGTAGCAGTGAGAGCAGCGAGGATGAAAACTTTCAACATGAAAAATCCTTAAGGTTGAGTGGTTGATGATGTCATTGTACAACAGATTCTTTAGCTTTTTCAAGATCTTCCAAAAGAATTTTCAAACGGTATTTGCAACCTGAGGCATCATTGCCCTGAAGATCAATCAGCGCATGCGCTATGTAGTTGTAAATTACACCAAGTTCGGCTTTTCTTTGTTTGAAAAGTTTGAGAGCTAGTCGTGTTTTTGCAGCGCGTTGATCAACTTCATAAGAATAACGCTCTGTTGAACTTATGTACGTTTGGCCTTCCCACTCACCATAAATTTCAATTCCATTGTTTGACGCCCAGCGTTCAAATTCTTGCTGAACTTCATCTATAGGAATTCTGAAATGTTGTGGAACTTGTTCTGGATTATTTTGCCATAGACAACCATGTTTCTGGCAATCAGAATCCATCACGTCACCACATGGGCACGATTTTGGCAGCCAGGTGAAGTTAACTTGGCTAATGCGCTCACTCATTTGCGTTAGCCTTTTTCACTGCAGCTTCAATTGCGGCCAACGCCTCTTCATCAGTCGTCTCTTCACCTTTTGGGAACACGACATCTTGACCGAAAACCAGCATACCTGAGAAAATCTTACATGACTTTTTGCTCTCTTCAAGCTGAGCTTTCAATTCTTCAATTTGCTGTCGCATTGAAGAATCTTCAGTGACCAGCATGTCGCCATCTTTTTCAGATAGCAGGAGATCACTAGCCCATTTGACGGTGTCTACGCGATCATTTCGCAGAATGATTTCTGCTACTCGCTGATTATTTGCAGTAAGTTCCTTGACTTTAGCAATCAGTTCTTCACGAGTGAGTTGTTCATAATCCATAGCCATGATCAAGATTTCCTAAAATAGACAAAAAGAAATGTAGCAACTGGAGCAAAAGCGCAGATAATGATCAAAATGATCTCCCACCAAGCTAAGTGATCCATTATTTCACCTTATGAAAAATTTCGCTGAATCACTAGTTCAATCCGGCGATAGTGAATTCTAACACAGATTTCTCTATGCGGTTGACACAACTTATCACGCAAAACTCGATTTTCTTTGCCTGGATAGAGATCATGAATAACATCCATGAGAGCTGATTGTTCTGCTAAAGCAATCAACGTTTTGCGCCATGACATAGTCTCAATGTCGATCACGTTTTCAGCGCCTTTTCGTAGTTAGTCAGCATCAGCACAGCTTTTTCAATTGCCCAATCTTCAGCAAAATAATCCTCAACAAAGTCACGAACATTTTCAATCATTTGAGAATGAAACCAATCTCGATAGACTTGAATCATAGAAGCATCACACAGATTGCAGGTTTCGCTGATGATTTGCTCATCAGAGAAATCTCGCGCAACACCATCTAGAATGATTTCATGCAAAGTTGCCTGGATCTTGTGCTTAGGCCAAATAGGTCTTTCATTCACGATGGCACCTTGCTAAATTGATTACCTCGCAAAATTTCATTTTGCCTAAATGTTTCCAGTCTTTGATCGAGGCTATCAGAAGTGTTTCCCTGAACCAAAATAGTCCAAGCAAAGCGAATCATTTGATCATCATCCCAACCCACCTGAGAACCCGTATAGACAGCTACAAAACCTTTTTCCTTTACATCGCATTCAGGCCAATAGATTTTCGGGCTTTTTAAAGCCCAAATGCTCATACCATTGGCAGATTGAAGTTCTTTGAGATCAGATTCTTTCACCCAAGCTGCAACCTTGGTGAGTTTTGTTTTTGCCAACTCTTGCTCAAGACGATCTACTTTACCCATGAGCGCAGCTTCTCGTTCAGATCCCATTCCATGAAGACGAGCACTTTCAAGGAGCTCTTGTTCAAGTTCTTTGATGCGCTCCAGCAGCGGTGCAGTGGCTACGGATTCGATGGTACGCGCAAAGTCATCAGCGTGGTAGTAATGAATTACCGGCGTTGAGTCCTCGCCGCAATTTACATGAGATTTGTATGATGAAGCTACTTCATCAATCTGCTCATCAGTCAGGCTCATTGCTTCCCCTTGATGTTGTGGTGACGCTCTGCGAAGCGAATTGCCTCGATTCGCTCATACTTTCGGTAGGCCGCCATGTGCGCCATCGCTTCACCCATAGTCTTTGCTCCCGTGACAGCATGAATCGCGTTCATCATGTTGTCGAGTCCCTGCCCTTCAGAGTGCGCCCCAGCGCTGTCTGCCTGCTCATCCGTCATCAGCTCACTGGCCTGTTGCGGTTGCGCATAAAGTGCCTCATGATCGGCTATGGCAGGGTAATCAAGCGGGTAGGAGAGATGCGATCGTTCTCGCGGCTCCTGTTGCGTAATTTCCCATTCATTTCTATGGGGATCTATAGTTGCAATAGGTACCCTAACACCATCCACAATTGCCATAGCTTTATAGCGCCATGCCACTGGTTCATCTGAATGATTACGATTATTCCAAGCTTTTGTTAGCTTGGCTTGCAGTTCTGCAGTTCTAGCATTGACTGTCATGTCACGTGCTCTCCGCCAGCCAATGGCTTCGGTCATTACTGCACAACACCTCAATGACAGTTCTACATAACGATTATCGTCTTTCCAATCAGCTGCATTACCTTCAAAGTAGGGCTCTCCACCACAAAAAGGACACGGCAAAAGCGTATTTTCACACATAATTCACTCCTTGATTCCATGAAGGCGCTCAATAGCACGAGCTAATAGAATTACTTTTTCAAGCGTCGAGATGCTCAAGCTGTGAATGTGAAACCACTCTTCTTTGATCTGCTCATCTGTTACAGGCTCGGTAAGCTGTTGTGGGTAGGTGTAGAGCACTCGACCAGTGTGCCCATTTCGCACGTTGTAATCGTAGCTGGATCGCCCAAGGTCGATCCAGCGCCCATCGTGGGATTGGGTCTGATAAACCGGCTCACCCTGTGCAACCCGCGCTTGCTGTGCGGCCTGCTCAAGCTCTCTGATCTTTGCGTATGCCGTGTTGGTTACTCGACACTGACGGTCATACGCCCTGCGGGCTGAATCTCGCTCAAGCACAAGTTGTGCTTCCTGCTCTGTTGGCTGCGCCACTGGCTGCGATGGCGCTGCGGATAGCTTTGCGGCTTGGGCCAGTGTGGCAAGATGGCGCTGCTCGATCAGAGCCCAAGCAGCCTCTGGCTCATCAGGGTCCGTCTTGGCGTTTTCCGCAGCAGCCAGCGCCTCGCGCAACGTCCGTTCTTCGGCCTGCCCAACTTCGAGCTGTGCCCGCAGGCTCTCGATTTCAGCGTGCTGGCGGCGTAGCTCATCAACCGCAATCCTTTTTGGGATCAAGTCATAATGTTCACGAACGCGCACGCCTTCAAGCCGGTTTGCTATTTCTAGAGCATCACTCATAATTCCATTCCTTTTATTTGGTGGTGGCGTTCTGCAAAATGAACACCATCTCGAAATGATCTGAAAGATTGCTTATCAGCCAAACGCATGTAGGCAATTTCAATTTCATCATCTGTTAACAACTCTGCGACGTAAACTGGGCTCGTGAACAAAACCCGGGTCTCATATGGTCCTCCCCCGTCAGTGATATCTGGGTGTCCATCATGCCAGTCAAAGCAATGCGGCTTTCGCCATTGGTGTATTACGGTAGGTGAAGCAGCAATTGGCAGCTGCAACTGGTTCATTGAAACATTCTCATGCAAGATTTCTTCAAGCTTTTCACAAAACTCTCGGTGGGAGTAAGAATACCGATTAGCTAGATGCACTCTAACGCGATGTTGCAAAGACATTATGCCAGTGACAGTCTGTGGTTCTTCTGAAAGCATAGCAGTAATCTTACACTCTTTGGTATGGCCCTGGCTTTTCCAACCACCACATTCTGGGCAATCACTTTCCCAATCTCCTTCTTGATTGTAATTGCCGCTGGACCATTGATGCTCTTTCAACCATTCGCGACAAGCATCTGGCGTCTTCATGCTAATTTGAGCATTTTGCGACTCAGCTAGCACTTTCCACTGATGCGTTTTACCTTGCTCAATTGAGAGCAACTGATTCAGCCTCTCGATTTCAGCATGCTGTCGGCGCAGTTCTTCAGATGCTTCAATATCTTTTGGTGTAATTCCACCCATGGCTCGATGCTGAAGCCAATTTGCAAGTTGCAAAGCTCTAGGTTGACTCATTTTGACACCAATGCAATTCGACCAGCTTGAGTCAATTCAAAACCGTTGAATTTCTTCCCCTTAATGACCTCAGGGCAAAATGTCACAAATTGGGCATCAACTAGCATTTGCATCTGATCCTGAGACAACTCAGTGCCATCAACAAAATAGGACAGCAACACTTTCAAATTGGTTTCAATCATGATTTTCAACCTTTCGCATGGATGAATTCTGCCACCTTCATTTCAGCAAATTCCAAATTCTTCCAATGGTAATCATTCACCAAAATTCCGCTATCAAACTTTTCAGCATCCAGCGATTCAAAGACCCAAGTTTTATCACGGCTGCTCAAATGTCCAATCATTATTCCATGAAGATGAACACCAAGAGAACTGTCAAATTTGATGCCGGTGTCTTCACCATCAATGAACACAGTACGACTATCGTCGTCAAAATGATGGACGAGATCAATCAGAACTTTGGTAGAAACAGCCATTTTCATTTTCCTTGAATTAGATCTTCAGCGCGTGAGATGTTTCTTTCGCATTGACCACAAGCTGACCAATAATCTGGCTTTTCTGGTTTCTGCTGTGCAACATCTTGGATGAATTGTACCATAGAAAGTTCAATTTTTCCAATTTGCGCAAAAGAAAAAAGTGGCAGCCTTTTTGCATACGCCATTGGCTCAAAAGACGTGATTCCAGGTTTGTCTTTGGTTGGGTCTTGTTGATCAGACCAGCACGCCCAAGCCGAGGGCTCTACGTCCAATGAGTCATTCAATCTAGATGCAATTTCAGAAACTGAAAGACAAACATGAAGATGCTTAGTGTCTACATCCCATTTAGTGAAGCGAACCTTAGCTAGTCTCTCATCACCTTCAGGCAACTCAATTTCTACACTAGGTGTCCTCTTTAAATGCCCAATCGTTTCTTCCAGAAGAGCAATCATCTCCGGAGACGTGAAGATGGACATAATAGGAGTGGTTCTTGTTCTTTCCAAGAACCACTCCAGTTTTTCAATCAGCGATTTCTTCGACATGATTTTCCAAAATTTTTTGAACCTGGTCTTTGACCAGATCTGCTGCACGACCACACCAAGAGAAAGGAAGACCTTGTTCACTTCGTGTCAGAAAAGAAGACATCAGCCCAGAATCAGAAAAATCCCGAGATGCTACATTGTGGACACTTTCATCTGGGGAGCAGATGTCAGCCACACCATCATGAACGTGGAAATTAATGACTGCTTGACTCACATCTTCAGATTGCTCACCACTCATGAGAGTCACATGAACATCAAGAAATGGAAACGCTTTTGCCAGCTTTTCCCAGTCGTTGTAGACTTCGCGAATAGATGGCCATTTCCCAACATTGTCAGTGTAGCTAATAGCACCATCAGGATGACACCAACCATGAGGACCAAAGATGAAAGAACTGCTGGCCCAAGTGTTATGGACATACTCAGTCGAAATGACCTTCAGGGCTTCACGAAGCTTTTCTTGAAGGTGCCAATCAACGTCTTTGTATTCATGTCCCTCTGGGTACTTCCGGGTGACTTGAAGTTTGTTCAAATCAGCGGCCTCACGGTACCACTCATTGAATTGGCGATTGTTGCCACCACTGTAACTATGAGCAGAGGTCAAAAATTCATCAGTACGAAAGATGATTTCAAATGCTTGTTCTTCAGTAACCTTCTCACCACTCACAATCATTTGCGGCCACTTGGGAAGACTGCCGCGAGCAGTTTCAGAAATTTGTTGGTCGATTTGGTCTTGTTCCATTTTTGAAAATCCTAAAGTTAAGCAAATTTCACAGTTTCGAGAATTTTAACACATCCTGCAGGGATAGCACGGTAATGATCGTAATGACACCAAGAATAGGTGAACTTGACGAGAAGCATGCCATTCTTTGCTTCTCGTTCAACGATTCCAACATGCCCAATGTACGGCTTCACAGAGGAATGGATGCGATTTCCTTTGCTGACCATCGATACAACGATAACTTCTTTGCCTGCAAAAAGGCATTCTTGATAAGTGCTCATTTGTGAAAAAGGTAAGTTGAGAAAGTGCCAAAAATAACCGAGGCAACCAGTGAAGAAAACCCGTACAGCAAACTGCCCTGAGTGAAACAGAAGATTGCAAAAAGCATACATCCTGCAAATCCAATCCCGAATGCAAGCCACATAATGGCAATGATAGTCTCAATGAATGCTTCAATAATGTCCATTTTGGTTCTCACATTTCTTCAAATTTGACAGTGAATCCTTCTTGATTGCAGAACTCAATCCACAGATCAAATTTTTCAAGATGATCTTTTGTCCAATCAAAATCTTCATAGAAGAGGACCGGGCCTTCTTCAAAAAGATCATCTTTTTCATAGACCGCAACTTTTTCGACATGACTCAAAGTAGCAACATAATCCTTGTAGGCTTTAACCGGATCTTTGCTGGCCAGGATTTGACGAGTGATTACTGTTGGGGTTTGAATCTCATCAAACTTGATGTTTTGAACACTACCGCTACGTTTTCCGTCCTTCTTTTTGAAGGTGATCTTGCGACTAGCAGTAATCAGAATGTTCATGCTCATGATTTAGATCCAAGGTTGAGTGCGTTAAATGAATTATACACTGCTTTTTGCACTCAACCCAAAATCACTTGCACATTTTCATAATTTCATCTGCTGAAAAGGAAGAATTTTTGGTAGCTTCAACAACGCACTTCTGTTCCTGCCATTGCATGAAAGCTTCACCCGAAACACCTGCGGTGATGACAACTCCGGCAAAAATGAAAAGCCATTTCAGTTCCATTCAAACATCTCCTTCACGTTCTTGAGATTCATTGTGATGCCTACGCGCTTCTCTCAAAAACCAAACTTTGTCAACAAATGAATTCCACTCCATGGCAATAGGTTGCCCGTTGATGGTATGAGGTTCATCACTATCATAAGTCCAGCCAAGTGCCCGCATCATCTCATGCTTGACAAGCAGATTAGGGCTGCGAAATACTTTTGGATCGTCAAAACCCATCATGACGCCAACTTCAACCACAGCCCCGCTACGACAAATCCCGGCATGACAATGAACGACGACATTCATGTCTCGTTCTTTTGCACTTTGCAAAATCTGCACGAGCTGTTTTGCTTGATCTTTGGTAATGGCAAACTCACTCATGTCCACCATACGCCCATCACCAAAGTTTGTGACCCCGTCATCTTCAACATCCAGAAATTCAAATTGATGAATCTCTTGAAATTTTTGGGCAGGAACTGGAAACTCGGTGGCCGGATCCACAATCTGGATCAGTATGGAATTATCACCAGTGAAAAAATGGCTGCCGGATTTTGCTGCAGCCTTCGAAATGTTTTGAATTTTTGGCATGATTTCAGACCAATTTGGCCATGATGTTTGCAAACATGTTTGCACTTGCTACGAGATTTGCCCAACCCCAAAAGCTAGATTCATTCACAAAACACTTGTAGCTGACAATTGAGTTGAGTACTAGCAAAACCAACTGAAGTGTCATCATTTGGAATGGCCTTTCAGAGCAAGACCCATCTTTTCACGCAATGCTTTCTTCTTCTCAACTTCAGCAATCACTTCTTCATCAAATTCCCAGTCAGGATCGAAGTTGGCGTATTTGGAATTGTGTTCAACAGAATATTCCCAACCATGCATAACTGCGTCCATAATGAAAAAGCGCTTCACGTCTTTTCGATGGTATTCTTTGTGCTTTTCAATGAAGTCAAAAATGTCTTTGCATTGCTCAACTTCATAGACATTTCCTCGCCGTTTTTGAAAATCTTTTTCAGTCGAATTAAGAACCTCATTTGCATAGTTCTCTTCATTTTTCCAAACGAAGGACATACGAGGTTCGCCGTTAACGATCGGAAAGCTAATGTCACCGTCATCATACAGTGCATGATGAATCATATGAAGAAGACTTTGGAAACCGGTAGACGTCGTCATACAACCCGCCCAACCATCAGGCAAGAAGCTATACGGATTTGCATCAGTCTCAAGCAAGTACTTAGTGATTGCCTGCAGCTCAGGTTCATCAACATTGTCAAGACAAGACTGGATCATCGCCAGAGCTTCTTGATGGGCTTTTTCAAATTTTGCAAAGTGGTTCATGATGTTTAAGTTTGTTTTGGTGATGAAGCTATTCTAACCTAAAATCATCATGAAAACCACAATGCCATCAAAAAATTTGCACGCCCAAACTATAGAGCTTTCGATCTTCTCTTCGGCTGAAACTAAGATCCATTTGAATGAATTGCTTTGGACAACTTCGAACCCAACCAGAGTTAAGTTCTTCGGCAGTTGCGCCTAACATCATAGCTTCATCTTTCTCTCGACGCATTTCATAGATGAACCATGGGATTACGTTGTTCCAGCTCATTTTCAAAAATTAGGTTGCTTAAGAACAGTGTACCCAGATTTTTGCAAAAGATCAATAGCAGAATCAACGGCTTTCTGCTTTTCGTTTTTGCTATTTTCTGATTTCTCGATATCCTGATAGATTTTATCCATAAATTTGATATGGCTTACAATCTTTTTCCATTCAGGATGTTTGAGAATTTTGTGGCCCCAAATCCAATGGGGATCATCAACAGCCCACGTTCCAAGATCTTCAATTTCTTTTTTGAAGGCCGTTTGAAACGGTTCAAAATTAGCAATTGAGGTTGCGAGCTCATCTAGATCTATGTTGGCAAATTTTAAGAAGTCTTCATCATAGAAATCGTCAATTTCGTCAAGAAGAGTTTCAATCATGCTTTCGGCAATGTAGTTAAGCACAGATTGCTTAACAGCAAAATTCACATAGAATGCAATTTTCTTAGACATAATTTCCTTCACAATTTTAAAAGTTTCTTTTCTTCATCAGTCAATTTGGCCAAAGCAGCATTAATTTTTTGCGTCTTAATGATTGCCTCTTGACGCTCATGTTCGCAGAAATCAATAGCACGCTCGAGATCTTCAATAGGAGCATCGAAATCATTTTCTCCATAGATCGAGACTGCATATGCAAGGCTCCATGGTATTTCCGTTTTCCTAGCGCCGTCATGCCTGTCAATTCGAACATGATTATCACGACATGAAAAGGTCCATCCCAGTTTTGAGGCTCGCTCTAGAGCCATAAACATATCATGATGGTAGTCTACATCATTGTAGTCCAGCATCGTGTTTCTATCAATGAGCTTCACTTTTCGTACCATTTTCATTTCTCCAAATGCCACACCAAAGTAGTAGCAATTTCTTTTGCCACTTGACGAGCAACACTATTGATTTCTTCTTTGTTACCACGTACACTGTTGAGGATCATCCAAATATCCGCTTGCTTCTCACACATGGCTGGAAATTCTTTCCATGTGAAGTTTGGTCCACGGAACTTTGGGTTGCTGAACAATGCAAATTGACCTGCCACATTTGCATAGCAGATGTTTGCAATAGTAAGGCGAGTAGTTTTCGAAATCATTTTGAAATAACGCAACGATAACGCGTCTTCTCAAGACCAAGTTGCTTTGCCGCGTTTTCACATAGTGTCATTCCACTAGGACCACCACGTTGCCACGAATGATACTCGCCAATTGGGCGCCAGTCTTTCTCGACTTTGAGTGAAGAAGCGGTCCCAGCTGCAACAACAGAGGTCCACAAATAGAGAATGACTGTCAAATGATCAACCATGAGATTTCTGCTCCAAATAATGACCTGACCAGTAGCTATGAAATTCGGCATCAGTCACAAATTTGTGCCATGCATCGGCTGCAGCCAAGGCACCATCTTTGCCATAGCCCCGCAATTCAAAAATGCCATCACTATCGACATCGCGCCAGGTCAAGAAAGCACGATAATCATTGCTACTTTTCTCTTGCACCACGAGTTGCAAGAACATTTTGCCCCATTCAACCATGATTACACCGGATGATGAAAGATTTCACCAGTAAATGGAGCTGTCGGTTGAATGAGCTTTTCAACATCATCAAGGATGGCATTGAGCTCGGCAATATTGATCTTCAGGAATTCTTCTTGAGCAAAAAACACTGCATCAAGAGTGCCATTTGCTTGTTGCCGAGCTTTGATGACTTCATCAAGATAGAGCTGTTTGCCCTCAATGGTCTTGATGAGATTGGTACGAATAGTTTCAAGAGTCATGATCAAAGTTCCAAGTAAGTTGAAAAGAAACGCGTTGATTGTCAGCAGATCTAGCTTTCAGGATTTTCACTTGTATTTTTTGCTCACCGCAATCATCCTGTGATAATTTGCTAGGCAAAATGAGTAGATCATCAACCATGCTTGGCTTCACAGCGCTAAACCCTTTGAAAAAGTCCTGGTTATTAAAATGCCGAGTCATGATCAAAGTTCCAAATAGTAAAAAACCTAAGATGATCTGCTTATGTTTTCATCTTAGGTTCAATTGTACACTGTTTTTGGAGCTTTTCACAAAACTTCAGTCAAAATTCTCCAATCCTTCAACACGCTTCCTTCGAAGATCACTTCAACTGGAACACCCTTCAGTTGATAGATGTCAGTCACCTTAGCATCATTCATAACTTGGTTGATTTTGCGCATAGTCTTTGCGAAACCAGAATCCCGGTCGTCTTCAGTCCATGCATGATTATACGGGCATTCCATGTCCAAAGACCAAGCATTTGCGATGGTGGCCGAAACTCCCCAGCCGTCTTTTCCGGTGAATGACACCTGCAGACCAAATTGCATGTCTTGGTAGCCAACATAGCCAAATTTCACCGATTCAATTTTGCCTAAAAGCTTTTCCATTTTTGAAATCTTTCCACAGTTGCATAGCTTGCTTCAATTCACTCATCTGTTCAATGCGAATGTCATCCATAATGTTCATTCCAACAAATTCAGAATTCATGTTTCGTTGAGTCATTTGCCAAAGCTTGTCATGATGCTTTTTCAGGGTGTCAACAACTACGTCAAACTCTTCAGGATCATCAAGTTTCTGGTAATGAGAATCATGAATGAATTTCACCAGATCATCAAATGACTTCACCTCTTCATAGAGGACACCCGACCATGCTTGATCCCATGCAGCATCATGCTTATTAGATTCTTCGACGTAGACTTTCTTATGCTTTTCATCTGTGAAGAAAATAGCAGCTTTGCTCCGACTATTGTCTAAACTATTAGAATCAAAGCAGTGAACGCTGATGTTGTAAACCTCAAAAGTCTTGGTGTCATAGCAAATAGTGCTAGTCATCTCTTGGATTCCATTGTCCCAAATGACACCCTCGAGGCTCCTGGCATTGTTGCCATAACAACTCCAAAGGAATTTCCAGCCATCATTGATATGCCCATTCACAAGCGTGAGCCACCGAATCATCAGGTTATTCATTCGCGCTATCCTCAACAATCTCCTCAATCTCACTTAGCTCAATGAAATTGTCGAAGTTCTTTGCACCGCGACGAAGATATTCGTTTCCGCCATCTACAAAAATTTCGCCACAACTACAGTACTTGAAGTCATGGCCAGATTTTGATTCAATAACATCATTGCACAATTTGCATTGTGCTTTGTTAGATACAACAACTTCACGAGTTCTAGTCGCCATTTGAATCTTTCAACAATTTTCGAATAGTGGTTTTGAATGCATCACGCTCAGACATTGGGTCGTGCCACATGGAATAACCTTTTCGTTTGGCATCGAAGATCCAATAAGCTTCTTCCAGAGCTTCTTCTAATTTTTCAGGAGAAGCTTTTTCAGTTGGCTCAAGATGATCAACTTTTTTCAAAGCTTCATTTGCCAAACGATGCATGCCTTGTGCTGCAGCGCACCATGTTTGGTCTATGTCTTTCGCCAATTCTTTGGTTTTTGCAATGTTGACCAAATTAGTGAACACTAAACCTAGCACTTCTTCAATTTGCGATTTTGCAAATTCATGCAATTGCTCTTCAGTGTAGAGCCGCATGTCGCAATCACCATAATCATGACGCCATCCATTGAATGAACATCTCTTGAGAAGAGCATCATTCCACTCGGAACTTTTCACAAAGACTTTTGGTTTGGGCAAATTCATTCTGCGACCTCTGAGATAACCCCAAGAGCTACTGCTTTTTCAGGGGAATCGGCATACATACACCAAGTACCTGGACCATCTGGCATTGCGACATACCATTCTTTCTTAGGTGCAGCTCTGTACCAAACTTCACTTGGCATTTTTCTAAAGCGAACAGCAATAGGCCAGATGACTGTGGGATCAGTGTAAGAGAATTCACGCCAATTATTTCCGCGCCAAACAAAAACTTTGTTTTCTGCAATAACCAAATCTGCTTTAGTCCAACCGATGGCTAAAGCTAAATCATAGCTAATTTGGGCATCACTTTTCATTTCGGAAACTTTCAATGATTTTGGTACAGCCTTCATGACCATGTTCGCATTTTGCAGGCATTCCATCTGGGAAAGTGACACAACAATCTGAACAAATCCAGGCACATTCACCTTTAGAAGCTCGAACTTCCCATTCATGGGTTTCTTTGCTTAACGCGTCAATATCGGCTGAACCATGATGACTGATGAAAATGCCTGGGAATTTCATTAATGACATGCACACTCAGAGCAGTTGCCACCACAAGATTTCTTTGGTGCCACATCCAGCTCATTGATGACAATTTCTGCCGCAGCAACATCAACAATCAATTTGTCCAACCGTTGTTGAATGTCAAAAACATCTTGATAGGTGATGTCGACGCGTTCTTCACGGTGACGAAGAAGCAGATTGATAATGTGACTATTGACTTCGTTGAATTTTTCTACTAGCATTGCTTACTCCTCGATTTGTTTTATGAATTTTATCTTGAACTTGCCATTCTTTGAACGATGTTCTTGGTCGCAGAATCGCTTAAATGCAGATTCATGAAGGTCATTTGGATTCATCTCAATCGAGGTACCCATCAACCCGCCCTTCCATGAACCTTTGTCATGACCGACTTCTTGGGAAAATTCAATGTCAAGTGTACGTTGTACCAGATTCTTTTTGAAGAATCGAAGCCATTGAAACCAGCCTTCTCCAAACGTCCATTCACGTTCTTGGATATAAGTTGTTGCAATAACCGCAGTACCATCAGCATCGTGAATCAAAAACTTGGCTTTTGGTACCTGCTGATCTTTGAACTGTCGTTGTTCTTCATACTCATTAAACGGCTTCTTTTTCTTGAACAAACTTCGTTCAGAAATCCAGCTTTTCAAATGTTCGCCATTCAAACCATAGACGCTATAGCGATTGAAGAACCACTGTGTCCACGGAAGAAAGAAGCTAGTTGATTTTGTCGTTATACTGTCATGAGTTTGTGGCCCATGATAGAAAGTTAAGAAACCTTCATCAAGAGAAAAACCAAATTCTCGAGGATGCTCTTCCCAATAACCTTTTCTACCATCTGCAAGTTTCTCAAATCGAAATTCGTGCCATTCACGGAAAGGTTTTATGAAATTTGGAAAATGAACACGAAAAACATAACCAAATCCGTAGCAAGTCAGATTAGTTTTTGCTGGTTCATCATAGCCCCCGCCACTTGAAAGAATCATTCTCCAAGGATTGTAGTTGGATTTTCCATATGTAAAAATCCAAAACCGTTTGTCATTATCAGTAAGACGTCCCATTAGTTTACGCCAATCTTTTTCATAGCATTTGTCAACATTTTGGCCATAAAGAAAAACTCAGATGGTTCTTCAGGTTCATAGTCCAAGGTGAAAATTTGATTGCCGATTTGAAATGCCATCTTTTTCGGAAGACCTTTCATGAAGAAGGTGATGTCAATGTTCCCTGCGGGAACAACAATCTTCCAACTAAACTTCGGCAATCCCGTATCACAAACATCACACCAATTATGGGCACTGCCAAAATAGACGCCATTGTCAGACGTTACTAGTCCATGAACCATCTGAACATGTCCGCAATCTTCACAAATATGTTCAGCTTTGATTCGAAAGTCACAGTCACTCATAGTTCAAAAAATTTGATAATGCCGTAAGAAAGAGCCATCAGCACTGCAACTACACCAAGTGAAATCAAATCTGTTTTTACATTTGCTGGTCGATCAGGATTTCTACCTTGATTATCATTGACGTCTTTTTCCATTTCACGCTCCAGGAATGAACCCACCATTAGTGACAAGATAATTTTCAAGATGACTTAGACCATCTTTTAGATTATCATAAAGCGGTACATTGATTGTATCACAGAGAATGTCGACATTTCCTTTTCGCCAAAAATTTGGTTCACAAACAACAATGACATCTGATGTCGCATATCGCATATGCATTCCCGCAATAATGCCGAGCTCCATTAGAGTGATTGGAGATTTTGTGTCACCAGCAAAATAGAAGAACACAATGTCTGATTTAGTGATGTGTTCAATTTCCCAATTCACTTGCTCAGCAAATTGGGGATTATCAATCGATTGAACCCAAGAAGAATCCCAATCATCTCGTCTAGGATTGAACAACACCAACTCATCATTGTATGGTTTAAGTTGCTCAACAGCTTCATTTTGCCATTTAACAGCAGCACCCATTTCAATGGACCCAGCAAGAAAAACGGTCCAGTGTGCCATCTTAACTTTGAACTTATTTGGCGCTTGAACTTCAATCATTGTTAAACCTTTTTGCTGCGTCTAGAATAAGATGTTTTGCATCGCTTAGTGAAGTGCCTGGTACAATCAAATCCCAGTTACTTTTCTTATACCAAGAACGCTCTTTTTCAATTATTGCCTGCAACCGACTATTGTTTGACACTATGCATTGCTTGACCTCTTCATAAGAAGCATTTGGTTTAGCAATGATGTCTTTTGTTGTGCGATCTGCGAGTCTAAGAATGCGAATTTCTTCTGGAGTGTCAACAAAGATCTTGAACATTCTCCAATTGTTTTTCTTGCAATACTTCTCGTATTCCTTCAATCCAGAAGGTTCAAGAATAACAATAGGAGGAGCGCTATTTGGCTTTGCTACTTTGCGAACCATTTCGTCATGAGTAACACCATAACGAACGCCATTATAAGTGACTAGCTCAGCAAATTTCTTTTGCTTCTCTAGCTCCTTAGATTCTTCAGTAGTCATAAAGAAATAATGCACCTTGTCGACTTCTCCAACTCGTGGAGCTCTATCAGTAGTGCTGATGATTCTTTGAAAATTCCATTCAGCAATCAGATGCTCCATTAACCAGCTTTTTCCACCGCAAGATGGGCTGGTTAACGTGATCAACGTGGGTTGACCAAAGACGATCATGATTGGGGTACCAGATTTTCTTTGATCAAAATGGAAGCTTGTTTGGAATCAAATTTCCCAGAGAACTTTGCATTAAGCTCCTTCATCACAACACCAATTGCCTGAGAAGGATTTGCAACAGTAAGAGAGCCGATGATTTTGCTAATCTCAAATGCAAGTTGCTCTTGGCTCAGCTGTTCTGGCAAATATGACTTGAGGATTTCTAGCTCAGTCAAGAAATTCTGAATGTCTTTGTCAAAAGTCAGAGTCAGAATTTCATCAATTCCCTTAATGAACTTCTTAACTACTACTTGTACTTCAGCATCTGATGGAGCACGGTTGCCATTGTTTTTGCCAACCATTTCAGCTTCACCAATTAGCGTAGTGAGTAGATTGGCTTTCACAGAATCTTTGTTTTTGCGAGCTTCAACTTGATCTTTTTTGATTTGATTAATCAACATGACATTTTCCTTCAAACAAAAACTTCAGACAAAATAGAAAGTGGATCTTTGAAACTGCCATTATCTGCAGTAACACTAATCTTTTTCTTACAAGGAATTCGCGAACGCTCAAATGCAAGTTCAAAGCTATTTTGTTCTTCTACGCGCTTTGAAATATCGAAGCTCAACCCATCATCAATAAAATGCTTTGACTTAGAAAAATCTTCAGTCAAAAGCACGAGCGTAGTTTGTTTGAGCTTCTCAAGAGAATATACATTTTCATAATCGAAAATGTATTCCGCAGAATACCCCCGATACATGGGCGCATATACAAATTCGCCTAACCACGAACGATTGAAGATAACACCGTCAAATGCCGATGTATCTTCAGACATCCAAAGAAGACGCATATCATTTGCAAAACACTCTTGTTGGAATCGAAGCAGACTATTATTTTCTTTGCGATAATAATCAAGGGCAAGAGGCTTAGATCGATGACACACCATCTTATATCCAGTTTTGTGCTGGATATTTTTAATCAGCGTATCTTTACCAAGTCTATCGAGACCTTCAATAATAAAGTTCTTCATTACACAAAACCAACTTTCTTCGTTTTAACTTTAGAAGTATTTGGAGAATCCCCAAAGAGAGATGCAAGAGTGAAACTGGAACCATCACCTGGATGGGGACGGCCAGTCTTGTCACACACTGCAATAGCCTCATCTCGAGTAAGAGGTCGGAACTCCATCACATCAAAGCACCGGCCTGGACGCATAAGAGCATCATCAATATCACGCACCGATGGAAGATTCGTGCTAAACACCAGCTTCTTATTTGATGCAGAGATGAGACCATCTGACACGTTCAGGAAACGGTGCATCATAGTATTGCCATCAGCCCGACTCTTGAGGAAGGCATCAGCATCTTCCATGATCATGAATTTTTCACGACCTTCAATGAAAGACGCAAAGATGCCATCACTCTGCATGACGTTGACATCATAGGTAACCTTTGCATCTGCACCAGAGCGATGGATAAGGTTTTTAACAAACGTTGTCTTACCAGTTCCCGGTGCCCCAATAAGAATAAGAACACTGGCATCAGAATTCATGTAGGCATCAATATAGGCGTCGAGCCCACCATTGATCCAAGGGTACGCCTCATTAATAGCAGGACGGTAATTCAGTGGCACGCTGATGCTTTCACCGCGTTGGCCATAGACCCATTCAATTAGGTTTTCTGCCTGCTTGAACTGAGTATGCAGCAAGTCAATAAACTGATTGACTTCTTTGATTTTACCGTTGATCTCGACTTCAATCTTTTGGCGGCCGAGACCAACTTCAATTTGGCCCCAATTTGTAAAGATCATTGCACGATTGGCGCTAATGAAGTTGTACCGTGGAGAAATAGTAGCGCACCATGTAACAAAATCCCAGTTAGCTGGAATAATCCAGGTGCCGGACTTCATGATGGTCGTAATACCATCTCGAATGCTTTGTTGCAGGAATGTGCTGCTTAGCCAATCATCTACACCATACGCACCAAAAATAACAGAGTCTTTGTTTTCCATACCAGCCTTAAAAAATTGTGGGTCGTCTAACGCAGTCGGTAAACCAATTTTTGACATTCCCGCAGTTCGATATCTTCGCGTTTTAACTGCTCGCTCATCTGCAGAACGAATACCTCGAATGCCAGATCTTTGGCTTTTTGATGGTCTTGAAGAAGACAAAAGCCCACTTATAAAATCATCAATATCTTCCGACATAGGTTTCCATTAATTTCAAAATGAAATTGTACACTGCTTTGAAGAATGAACCGAGATCATTCTAGGATGGAGGTGAAGCTGATAGAGAATTCATCACGCCACTCGTTGATCTTATCAGTCCAAATGCGCTGGGCATTTGAATCAAGGATGTACGTAGTAGCATAGTCAGTCGGCGAACGCACACTACGACCTGCACCTTGCACCATCTTCATTAGACAAAGCAGCTTATAAAGATCTGGGTATTTTTCCAAGATCAATTTAACACGTGCTTCTCCTAATGATGCATACGGAGCTTTCACTAAAATCTGATAGCGGCTCAAATCACCAGGCAGGTCCATGCCTTCAAAGCCAGAAGCAGTGATCATAACAGCTGGACCACCAGAATAATCTTTAAATCTGTTCAGCGCAAGGCTAAGTTTATCGCCTTTATGATGTTCAAAAATTCTAACTGGAAGATTTGCTTTTGAAATCATATCGGCAATCATTTCAGACAACGCAAATGACGGAGTCAAAATAATACCTCGCTCTTTTTTGTCAGTATGATATTTGACAATCTCTTGGCACGCAGCTTTTAGTTTAGTTGCTACCTGATTCAACTGCAGAGAATCTTTGCTTAATGCCTGTGGTTTGTAGAATACGACCTTCTTATTCTCAGTTGGAAAAGTTGGTGCCAAGCGAATGTGTTTGTTATTTTCTAGAGTCAGAGTACGATTAGCATAAACTTCGCCAAGTGTGCCAGACATCAACAAATTGTACTTTGCATTATTCAGCACCCCAAACATGTCAGCTACAAAGATAGGCTTTACACTCAGCTCATTTTCAGATTGATTATATTTTGGATTGGCCGGTTTGAAATCAAATGCATGATCGTAGTTGTATTCAAACAAATCGCCAATTTTACAACCGAGTCCAAAGTATTTCTTGGACAACTTTGACATGGCAATATAGCGCTTATGATCATTTCCTGCTGCATCTGCAGCATTCTGAGCAAGTTCAGTTACGATGCCATAAACTTCTGCAAGAGTTAGCAGCACATCTTTGTAATTGGATTTTGCCACCTTACCTTCTTTGACGAGGTTAGTGACATCTTTGATCTTTTTGAATACACCAACATCGCTAATAGAAAGATTTGCAAGAATTTCTTCCGACATCTTCTTTAACCGAGAGTCACTGACATAAATGGCATTGTGCTCAGTAAAAAGATCATTGATCAAATGTGCTTCATCATATACGCAAACAGTTCTTTTAGCCATCATCTGTGTATACATTCTATCAATGAAATAGTATGCATAATTTGTGATCAAGTGGCGAGAACGATCGCGCAGTCGTTTCTGCAATGCATATTCACATCCATTGCAAAAGGTGTCAATCATTGATTGTTCACCAGACTTTTGGAACAATCGAAGCGCGCACATCTCTGCAGTTTGTGGCTCAGTATCTGTAGAAAGTGCAGCGCACGGGAAATTAGCTGCGCCTTTAATCATTCGAAATCGAGTATCAAGAGGGTCACGGCCTTCTTGGAAGGTCTTGAAATATTGCTCGCTAAGAATATTGGTTGGTGACAACAGAAAGCTAGCACCAACATGGAGGTCAGGACTTTCGAGCTTATGCAAAACTTCAGCTGTTACTGCACCAATAATGGATTTACCAGTACCAGTTGGGGCGGATAACGTAACAGAGCTAAACCCATCATCTCGAAATGCTGTTACAATTTCACTGATGTTGTCAACCTGATTTCCCCGAGGTTTGAAGCCTAGAAAATCATAAGCTTCAAGAATTTGTTTTTCGTAATTCATTTTTGTTCAATTTTGCTAATGACATCAAGAAAAGTTTGCTCTCCATAGTCACCGGAAAATAGCCATTCGACTGCTCTTGCCTTTGGTCCAAGCGTTTGGGCTTCTTTAGCAATCTGTTTCAAAAGTGCTACAGTAGATGGATCCAGTGACTTGACAAATTCTGTGTTCCAATCATCTGGATCATAAGCAAGAAGTTTAGCTTCAAGACTATCACCAAAATCTGAAATTTTGTAATAAGCATAGTCAAAGGATCCACCTGACATTTCAATGTTCCTCGTCTTCCGGAATAGCAAAAACTCGATGCATTGCAGAATGATCATCAGCAAAACACATCAAAACGAGATCTTGCCAGTATGGAGTTAGCAATTGCCATGCTCCAACTTTAGCAAAGTCAAAATCTTTGGGTGCTCCAGCATGTTGCCAAGCTGCTTCAACACCAACCAATCCGGTCAGCACATTATCCGAGAATGAATCCATTGGCCGCATTGAAAGCTCAAGCTTTCGATTATCTTCCATGATTCCTTTGGCCATTTCAAAGTGACGCTCGTAGATATGGAGAGACCCAGCGTTATGGTAGTAATAACCGAGTTCCAAAGCAGGCATAGTTTTACGAAGCTCCAATGCCAAAGCTTCCTGCAGCATAGTAAACTGGAAGATGTCATTTGAAGTACCCATAATGACATCATTACTTCGCATAGTGACGATCATATGCAGACGCCAATCACGAATTAGGAATTGCAGCGAGATGGTGCATGGAACATCTTTATTCCCATCCCAGCGATCGCTGGGCATATGAATATTCACGATAGCTTGACGGCTATCGTTATCCTTAGTGAGGATATTAATGACAGCTTGCCATTGAGACATCTTTTGTCCATCGCGTGTCACCAGACTGTCTTGATGATGACCAAACAATCGAGTACCATAGTTGGAATTTACTGTACCATCGGGATTGCGAATAGAGTCCCAGAATTTTGCATAGGGAAGAATACCCTTTGGGTCTGCACTGCCGGAAATGTACCAGATAAACTCACCAAGTAGGTACTTTAGACTAGTTTTACGATCTGGAAAATGAACAATTCGATTGCGTGGGTTGACCAGCGAGAATGAATAGTTGATGATTTCTTTGGTCTTTTGGCCGCGGGGAGCAGATTCGTAGCCATGATTCATGAGATCAGATATGGCTTTTTGGTAATCTGCGTTGAGCTCGAAGGTTGGGTTGATAGCTTGTGCATTCACTGTCATAGGTTCTCCTTGTAAGTGCAAAAAGCAATTTTAACATGCACAGATACCTAGAAGTTCTTCATTTTAGGAGCAGACCACAATGTCTAGCTTTAGGGTTTTTCTTTCAAAAATTGCTAAATAGAATGAAACACCTCGATTAGAATGCTTACCAGGGCAGATTGACCTATGACGACAAATAAAACCTTTAACGGCGGCGCGATTATACCATACGGATCTGTACTGCCAGAACCCGCTTTAACTTTCGATGGATCACTGTTCTATAAAACTGTAGACTCGGTAGAAGGATCGGCAGGTCTGTATTTCTTTGGTTTGCTGCCAGACGCTAATGCTGGATTTGGTGATCAACCTGCTTTGGGATGGGTTAGATCAATCAGCTCCCAAATTGGCGCCGACACTCTAGGTGGATTACCAGCTTCAGCCTACCAACAGGTCAATGCAGAATTATCAGCATTAATCAATCAAGCAGTAACTGGTTTTTATGTCAAAACCGGTGTCGGTACTTCAGCATCTAGAACCCTGGTATCTGGTTCTTCTCGTCTTAGTATTACGAATCCATCTGGTGTTTCTGGTAACCCGATTCTAGATGTAGTTGAGGCGAACTTAAATCTTTCTAATATTGGTGGTACCCTGTCAGTTGCAAAGGGCGGTACCGGTTCTACTTCGGTTGCTGCAGGAGCAATTGTATATAGCGCAGCATCTACATATGCAATTAGCGGTGTCGGAGCATCAGGACAGGTTCTGTTATCTGGTGGCACTGGAGCCCCAACCTGGGCATCTCAATCAACTCTGGCAGTAGGTTCAGCAACATCTGCATCAACAGCAACAAATGCCACGAATGCCACTAAACTTGCTACAGCAAGAACGATTTCAATAACAGGCGACGGTACTTGGTCTACTACATTCGACGGCTCAGCAAATGCCTCTTCAGCTCTCACACTAGCTGAAGTAGCAACTGCTGGTACATATGGTTCTTCATCCTTAATACCAGTCATTACGCTCGATAGTAAAGGTAGAGTTACCGGTGTTTCTACTACTTCCGTCACTGCAGCTACAGCAAATTCACTCGCAACAGCTAGAAACATAGCTGCTACTGGTGATGCTGCTTGGTCTGTTAATTTTAATGGATCTGAAAATGTCAGCTCTGACTTGGTATTGAACACCGTAAATGCTAATGCTGGTACTTTCGGATCGTCTACGCTGATACCGCAACTCACTGTCGACAATAAAGGTCGGGTAACTGGTGTTGTACAAGTTCCTATTTCAACGGCTGCTATTGCCGATACTGCAAATCAGCTAACAACCGCAAGAACCATAGCTGCCACCGGTGATGCAGCTTGGTCAGTCAGCTTTAACGGGGCAGCAAACGTTAGCGGCACGTTGACATTGACAACAGTCAATGCAAATAATGGGACTTTTGGATCTGCGTCTGCAATCCCGGTGATTACAGTTGACGGTAAAGGCAGAATTACTGCAGTATCTACGCAGACATCAATCGCCGCTAATACTGCAAACGTGTTAGCTAACGCTAGAACCATTAATGGTGTAAGTTTTAATGGAAGTGCTAACATAACAATAACCGCGCAAACTAGTGCAGCGTTAACATTTAATAATAGCGGAGCTGGTGTAGCAAGTGGTACTACCTTTAATGGAAATACTGCAAGAACAGTCAGCTACAACACTATTGGTGCTCCTAGTCTTACCGGCACCGGAGCAAGTGGCACCTGGGATATAGATATTACTGGCAACAGTGCAAATGCCACATATGCCACTAATGCAGGTAACGCGCTAACTGCAGGAACAGCGGCTAATGCATTGGGGGTTGGACAAACTTGGCAAGCTGTGACTAGATCTGCAGGAACGTGGTATCAGAATACTACGGGAAGAACTATTGCTTTAAATATTTGGATTGATGTTGGTGGATCGGGTAATATTTATGTCGGGGTTTCAACAACCACCTATGTTAACATGTACCAGGCAGACGGTGATTCTGGAGAATGGGAACATATTACTACCGTGGTTCCACCTAACCACTGGTATAATTTGCCAGATGGCCCAATTAGAGCTTGGCACGAATTACGGTAATTTTAAAAGAGGCAATTAATGGAAAAAGGTTTTTATCATCCTAGTATAGGCTATTGGCAGACGACAAATCAACCTTCTGCTGAAATATTAGCATCATATCCAAGTGGATATATTGAAGTCCCGCTAAAACCGGGTGAAGGATATGAGTGGGAAAATAGCTCTTGGGTATATTATGCGCCTGTTAAAACGTCAGAACAAATAGACGCATTAAGATTTCATGCTTATAAAAAAGAAGCCGATCCCTTATTTTTTAAGGCACAAAGAGGTGAAGCCACAATGCAAGAGTGGTTAGATAAAATTCAGGAAATTAAAGAACGATATCCTGATCCAGCTTAACTAAATTGTTTTAACTCATCGGGGACAACAAATCCCCGATCTTTTATTCCAGATACTGCATCCTTAAAGATTTCATTTTTATCTTTTCTGGCAGATATTAGTTTTATCAAACTCTCTGTGCTTCCAAGATCTGCTATTTGAGTATTGCGTCCAAATAACATTTCTGCAAATCTCTTTGGATCAAGAATTATGTCAGCTTCTTTGCTGAATTGATCAACTATTCCAAGTTCTTTCAGCGTGCTCTCAACTTCTTCAGGGCTTACGTGGTCAAGTCCTTTGACGCGACCTTTACCGTCTTTACGTTTCTTGGCAATTTTAAAAACACGTTTGACACCATTGATCAAATCGTAAGATCGGCTAACTCGAACGATCAAGTTGCCATCTTTATCTCGTAATATCAAGTCTTTTCCGGGTTCTGCAGAATGCTTCAATGTAGCATGCAATAGTTCATTTCGAACCCCACTTTTATGCTTTGAATCTTCTGAGGCATAGTGAGAAAATGCTGCCCAATCAAGACTTGGTACAAACATAATGTCTACTTGAATCTTTTTTGAACCAAGTACAGGTACGGCAAAAGAATAAGTAGATGAACCTATCTTTCGTGGTTCAGACTTCACCACTTTTGAGATGTCACTCACTAAAGATTCCGGGTCTTTAGATATGACTGCAATATCAAGATCCCCAGAATCTTTTTGCTTTCCCACCAAAGTCAATCGACCAGAGCCAAGAATGTGCTCTTTCAACTTATCTGGTGTTGTATCCATTATTGGAGCCAATACTTTAAGAGCTTCCTGAATATCAGATTGCGAAGCTCGAGACGTACCTAAATGAGCAGTAGCTTTACCGCCTTCAGTTAGAAATTGTTTAAGTGTAAGTTTCATGACGACGTTTCTTCTAAATAGGTACTGATTGATGAAGGAATTAGCAATATGTTTTCAGATGGTTTAAAGCTCATTGAAGGCTCTAGCATTATTAACGCCGTTGTGGCGGGTGGAGTAGATTTTCCAAGCATCCCAAGCTTTGGAGAATTATTCTACAGAACTGATCTCACTGCTTTATTTATTTATAACGGCGGATGGGTGCAGCTTCAGGAATACGATGCCGACCTTAATGCTATAGCTGCATTAGCTGGTACTTCTGGATTCTTAAAGAAATCTGGTGCTAATACTTGGGTATTAGACACTAATGTCTACTTAACTGCCAATCAAAACATTACACTTAGCGGTGATATTTCTGGTTCTGGATCCACAGCAATTACTACCACATTAGCTACGGTCAATTCTAATGTTGGTTCTTTTGGATCTACATCTGCCATCCCTATTCTTACTGTAGATGCAAAAGGTAGAATTACTGCAGTTTCAAATAGCGCATCCATTGCAGCTACTACTGCTGCAACACTGGCAACTGCAAGAACAATAGCGCTATCTGGAGCTGCTACTGGCACGGCTACAAGTTTCAATGGTTCTGCCAACATCACTATTCCAGTAACTGCGTTGAATGCAGATAATCTCTCATCAGGAACAGTACCATCTGCAAGATTAACTGGTACTTATGGGATCAGTGTTACTGGTAATGCCGCAACTGCTACAAAATTAGCTACAGCTAGAACGATTTCCGTATCAGGAGACGCCACCTGGTCAACTAGTTTTGATGGTTCTGCAAATGCTGCAGGAATATTGACACTGTCTACTGTAGCCACTGCTGGAACATATGGCACCTCAACATCTTTTCCTAATATCACTATAGATGCAAAGGGAAGAACTACATCTATTACGACAGTCAATTTGGGTTCAATGGCATTTCAAGATGCTAATGCTGTAACAATTACCGGGGGATCTGCTACTGGATTGACCATAAACAATTCGCCAATTGGTGCAACTACTGCTTCATCTGGTGCTTTTACGACATTATCTGCAAGTGATGTAACTACATTAAGCGGGGCTAATAATCAACTTAGAATTCGCGGAGCTACTTCAACAAATAGACAAATTACTTTTGACACAAATACATTGTCACGATGGGTGTTGCGTGTCAATAACATTGCCGAATCTGGCGCAAATGCTGGTTCTAATTTCAATTTAATTTCTGTGGCAGATAATGGCACTACAGAAACTTTAGTATTATCGATTCCAAGAACTACCAATATTGTTGATTTCAAATTCACCCCAACTATCAACGGTGTCAATATTGCTACTACTACCGGAAATGTTGCAACTGCAGATAAATGGTCTACAGCAAGAACACTAAGTTTAACTGGAGATGCAACAGCTTCACTTTCAGTTGACGGATCAGCCAATGTGAGTTCGCCAATTACTTTAGCTACAGTCAACTCAAATACTGGATCTTTTGGCGGAGTGGCAAACAGCCTGACTGTTACCGTGAATGCCAAAGGTTTAGTGACTGCAATATCTACTTCACCAATTTCCATCACGTCATCCCAAGTAAGTAATTTTACTGAATCTGTTCAAGATGTTGTTGGGGCGGTTTTTGTGAATGGGGGCGGAATTACTGCTACCTATAATGATACGGCAAATACAATTACGCTTGGGTCAAATGCTACATCTACAAATACGGCTAATACAATAGTATTACGAGATGCCACTGGGAGTTTCAGTGCAACCGATATTTCTCTATCTGGCAATATGTCATTATCAGATAATGATTCAACTATTGACATAGGTTCATTATCAGTAATTGGAACTCCGACTATCAATTTTCATTCAAGTGGAAATTCTGTTAGTAATGATTCAAAAATCTATGCAACTGGCGGTACTTCAACTGCAGGAAATGGTACTTTGGTATTACAAGGTAATACCATTTCCATATTAGGTTCCGAATCTATTACAAGTGGAGCATCTTCTTCAAATACTCCTTATTTGAAGTTGCAACCATCAGATTATGCTGGCTCTATAACTAAATTACAAGTTAAAACGCCTTCAATTAATTCATGGGAATTTTCAGTAACTGATTCTACGAATACCGTTGCTGGTAATTTAGCATTTGTTTCTTCAACCGCAAGTGTTACTGGCTCATGGCAATTTAATTCTCCGGTTACAGTTGCTGAACCTTTAACTGCTAGTCATGCTACTACCAAGCAATATGTTGATCAATCGATTGACAATGCAATTACTGGATTAGATACAAAACAATCAGTGCGTGTTGCCACTACAGCAAATATTACTTTGTCTGGCATTCAGACTGTAGATGGAATATTATTAGTTGCCGGCGACAGAGTCTTGGTAAAAAATCAGACTACAGCATCTGAGAATGGAATTTACATAGTAGCTTCTGGATTATGGACACGTTCTCTGGATGCAAATGCTTCGGCTGAAGTTACTGCAGGCCTTTATACTTTTGTGACTGGTGGAACTCAAAATGCAAATAGCGGATGGGTATTAACCACTTCTGATCCAATTGCAATTGGTACCACAGCATTAAACTTCACACAATTCAATGGCCTTGGACAAGTTATTGCTGGATCAGGTCTAACAAAAACTGGCAACCAAATAGATGCAGTTGGTACTTCTGGCAGAATAGTGGTTAATGCAGATGCTATTGACTTAGCCACTGCGGGTACTGCTGGTTCCTACCGCTCAGTTACTACTGATGCTTATGGCAGAGTCACGAGTGGTACCAACCCAACTACAATAGCAGGTTATGGATTAACTGATGCTACACAACGTGCGCAAACAAACTTTTTGACTGGTACTTCAGTTGGTTCAATACGAGCTGATGACGTTAGAAATTTGTCCAATCCAAGTACAGGAATTGGATTTACTAAAGGCGCACGAGTTCGATTCTCGGCATTAGAAGATAACAACAATGCCCCATACGCAGATGTGATTGATTTGTCTACATGGACTGATTCATCTGGCGGATCAATGAATTCACTTTATTTTAGTAAAGCATCGCAGCTCATTTATCATAAGTATGCTGCACCTGCAGCAACTTCATGGACAACAAAAACAATTGCTTATCTTGATAGTACTGTATCAAAAGCAGCACAGCTAGAAACCTCTAGGTCAATTACTGCCACTGGTGATGCTTCGTGGACAGTCGATTTTAATGGCACTGCAAACGTATCTGCGGCGCTAACATTAGCTACGGTGAATTCTTCTCCTGAATCAAATGCATTTAAGAGAATAACTGTAAATGGCAAAGGATTAGTGACTGGTCTCTCAACAGTTTTATCATCTGATATCACTACTGCATTAGGATTTACGCCAGTGAACAAAGCTGGCGATACGATGTCTGGCAGTTTAGAGATTTCTACTGCATCTGGAAATTCCAATCTAATTATTCATAAAGCTAACGTTGAAGGGAATAAATCCCAGATTATATTAGCAACAAACAACTTATCTGTTTGGGATATTTCATCTGCGGCCATAACAGATCATTTTGTTATCAATCGTTATGATAATGCTGGGTTATTGATTGGACCAGTGCTATCAGCAGATCGTGCTACCGGTGTCGTTTCTATCCCATTAATTTCAGGCGCACTCACAGGTAATGCATCCACTGCAACAAAATTAGAGACTGTTAGATCAATATCTGCTACTGGCGACGCTTCATGGTCAGTCACATTTGATGGATCTGCAAATGCAACATCGTCACTAACTTTAACCTCTGTCAACTCCAATATTGGCACGTATGGTTCTTCAACCCAAATACCAACTTTTACTGTAGATGCTAAAGGCCGTATAACTGCTGCCACTATGGTAGACATTGATGTGGGCGGGAGTGACTTATATTATTTTGAAGAGACTATAAGTGAAACTGGAATCAACGCTTCAGTGCCAATTGCTGCTTTGACTTCAACATATACAGCATTTGCTGATGTCGATGTAGTTATTGGACCGAAGGGTGCAGGTTCTTTTGCAACTGACATAGCTGATGCGACAAGTGCTGGTGGAAATAAGCGTGGTGCAAATGCAGTTGATTTGCAAGTAGCAAGATCTTCGGCTACTATGGTGGCATCTGGATCTAAATCAATAATTTTGGGTGGTGAAAATAATACTTCAAGTGGTACTCATGCAATTTCTGCTGGATTCAATAACACTGCATCTGGAAATTATTCTACTGCTCTGGGCAATTCATCCACTACCAAAAACAAGACTGGGGCTTTTGCTTATGCATCTGGAAGTTTCTCTTCCCAGGGTGATGCTCAATCTATGCTATGCATCGCGCGAGCTATTACTACAACAAATGTCCAAACAGAATTAACTTTTGACGGATCTGCTATCACATCTCAAAATACTGTGACTATTGACTCTGACTCCACAGTATTTTTCGATATCGATCTAGTAGCTCGTCGAACTGATATCGACAATGAATCTGCTGCTTGGAAAATAAGTGGTTGTGCAGATAGAAATGCCTTGGCCAGCAGTACTGCTTTTGTTGGATCGCCAAATGTCCAGATAATAGCAAGAGATACATCTGCATGGCAAGCAGTCGTTGCAATAGATACTACTGCAGGTTCATTACGAATATTAGTTACTGGCGAAAATGGTAAAAATATTCGGTGGGTAGCAAAGATTAACTTAGTTGAAGTCAAGGGATAATTCAAAATGGCAATAAATTTAGACCACACTGGGCTAGCAAATGTTACATTAAAGTCTGCAGCTGCCACTTTAGATATTGATACTAGCGTAATTGTTACCGGAAATGTAACGGCTACAACATTTATTGGCAATTTGGATGGCACAGCAGATAAAGTTGCTAATACATTGTCATTTACCAATTCAGGTACTGGTGATGCAGTTGGTACATCATTTGATGGATCTACACAAAGGGTTATTTCATACAATACTATTGGTGCGGCAGCTTTGACTGGGGGTAATGCTACCGGTACCTGGCCAATAAGTATAACGGGATCAGCACCAACTCTGACAACTTTTAGAAGCATCTCTGCTACTGGAGATGCTTCATGGACGGTATCATTTAATGGATCAGCTAACGTAACAGCCGTGCTAACATTAACAACAGTAAACGCTTCACCAGTGTCTGATTCATTTAGAAAAATTACGGTGAACGGCAAGGGATTAGTAACTGCTTCTTCGGTTGTGGGATCAGCTGACATTATTGCATCACTCGGATACACTCCAGCAAACGTAGCAGGCACTACATTCACTGGTACGATTAATACTACGTCGATTAACGTAGATGCAAATGCTAACATCGATTCAGCATCAGTCACATCCACCAGTACAACGCCTATTGTTCTAACCACATTTGCTACAGCTACTATTGGCAGTGGGGAATTTGTTATTCAGGGTACACAAGGTACCTCTCGCCAAATCACCAAAATTCTAGTTGTTCATGATACGGTGACAGCAATTGCTACTGAATATGCTGTGCTAATAACTGGAAATCGATTATTCACGGTTGAAGTAGATATTCTCAGTTCTTCTGTTCGCGTAATACTGACTCCATTATCATCAGTTTCGACCGTATATAAAACTTTGTATACACTAATGTCTGCGTAATTTGGCAATTATTCTCCGTTCTAGACATCGTCCATAAATAGGTTATACGTGCGATGGAACCTGAATTATGGCAAATAACAAAAGATTTGTAGTTGAAAATGGATTAGAAACACAGAATATTAGTTTTGTTTCTGATTCGACTACGCATACTATTCAAATTAGTATGCTCGATTCTGATACGCTTTCTGTCACAGGAAATAGTGGTCAATTATTTTCAATCACTGATAGTCTAACTGGCCTCATTTTTGCCGTCAATGACATTTCTGGTGTCCCAAGCATAGAGATTTATGATACTGGTAAAATCCAGTTAGCCGAGTTGTTTGGTAACGTGCTTATTGGCACGAGTATAGACAACGGTGTTGACAAATTGCAAATCAGCGGAAGTTTGAGTGCAACAGTACTTAAATCAACTATTCCTGTAGGCACTGCACCACTTCAAGTAGCATCTGCCACCGTTGTCACTAACCTCAATGCAGATTTACTTGACGGTTATCAATCATCTACTTCAAATGCGCCGTCAACTGTACCAGTACGAGATAGTAATAATTTAGTATCTGTATCCGGGTTAAGAATAACAACCAATGAAGTTGGATATACTCCGCTAGATGTTCTTAAATGGAATGAAACCGATAAGACCTACGACTTTTCATTAATGAATGGGGTCACCGGTCAAATTTTTCAAGAACAGCATTTTTATGGAAGAGCAGTTGGTGACATTCTAAACGGTGAAGTAGTGATGTTTGCTGGTGCGCAAGGTGACCAAGCATTATTCACGAAAGCTGATGTTACTGCCATTGGATTCCAACCACGTTGGGTTATAGGTATTGCCACCCAAAACATTCTGAATAATGAATGGGGATATGTAACAACATTAGGTAAAGTTCGGGATCTGCTTTTATATGATTATCCGGCTGGTACGATACTCTATCTAAATCCCACTGTTCCTGGTGGTTTTACTTCAGTTGAGCCTACATCACCCAATCCAAAAATAGTAGTAGCTGCGGTTCTACGCCAATCTACATCGCCTTCTGCGCAAAACGGTATTTTGCTTGTTAGACCTGACTTCGGGTATCATCTATATGATCTTCATGATGTTAGAATAAATGGGGTAACAGACGGCCAGGTATTATCTTGGAGTGCTGCAAACTCAAGATGGCAAAATTCACCTGTATCATCTTCCCTGAACATTTCTGGAGATTCAGGTACAGATAGCGTATCATTACTAACTGATACCCTTTCATTTGTTGGTACCGACCCTGTCAATACAGCAATCACTAACAATACCGTATCAATTTCTATTGCAGATGCATCCGCTTCTACAAAAGGTATTGCTTCATTTAGTGCAACAGATTTTACAGTAACGGCTGGAGCAGTTTCTATAAATGTGGAATCAATTCAGGATACTGTCGGAAATATGGTATCTTCAAATACTGAATCTGGAATTTCAGTCACGTATGATGATGCAACCGGTAAACTTAATTTTGATGTAGCTGATCCAACTATTACCTTGACTGGTGATGTCACCGGTTCTGCTACAATGACTAACTTAGGTAATGTGTCTATTACCACGACTATTGCTGCAAATTCTGTTGCACTTGGAACTGACACTACTGGAAATTACGTAGCAGGTATCACAGCTGGATCAGGAATAACAATTACAGGAACTGCTGGTGAAGGTTGGACCCCAACTATTTCCCACACAGATACTTCATCTGTCACTAATCTGGCAATAGATAATTCTGGCGCTAATGTGCTCCAGGACATCTCAGTTACATTTGATACTTTTGGGCACGTCACTGCTATTACTACAGGCTCAATAGATCTGGACACACGCTATTATCAGAAATCAGAAGTCGATAATTTATTTGTTAATGTTAGCGGTGATACGTTAACAGGTTTCTTAACATTACACAGTGGCCCATCTCAAGCTCTGCATGCTGCCACTAAGCAGTATGTCGACGAGGTAGCTCAAGGCATTGCTGCAAAGCCTGCAGTAAAAGCTGCTACCACAGGAAACTTATCAGCAACATACAATAATGGGACTTTAGGAGTAGGTGCAACCCTTACAGCTACAGTAAATGGTGTTATTCCAGATATTGATGGTGTTACTTTTACAACTACATTAACTGGTATTTTAGTTAAGAACCAAACAAATGCTGCGCATAACGGTCGTTATTACATATCAGACTTAGGCTCTGCTTCTACGCCATGGGTATTAACCCGTTGTGGGTATTGCGATGAAGCATCTGAAATACCTTCTGGTTATGTGTTTGTGCAGGAAGGGACAACACAGGCAAATACAGGATGGGTAGCAGTAGTTCCAACATTACCAATGACTGTAGGCACTACCGCTATAAATTGGACACAATTTTCAGGTGTTGGCACATATACAGCGGGAGGTGGATTAACCTTAACTGGCACTCAATTTAGTCATACTGATACATCAAGTGTAAGTAATTTGGCTGCTAATGGTAGAACCTATGTCACAGGATTAACCTTTGACACTTTTGGCCATGTGACTGGATATTCAACAGGCACCGAAACTGTAGTTGACACTAATACTACATACTCTGCAGGTACTGGATTATCGCTTTCTGGGACTACATTTAATCACTCAAATGTGGTGGTTGCTGGAACTGCTTCAGAAGGCGGAGTTACTAGAAATCTTGCTTTTGGTGATTCATTCTCAGTGCCGAGTGTCACATATGATGCTCAGGGCCACGTCACGGCAAAAGGTTCAGTTACTTTAACATTGCCAACTGTCAATATTGTAGACACAAATACAACCTACAATATTAGTGCAGAGGCAACTACAGGCGGAGCAAACTTTAACCTAAATGCCGGTGGATCTGGATCAGGTACTGACACAATTAAGCTCTCATCAGGCAGTAACGTAACAGTAGCTTATGTTGACGCTAATACTATTAGCATTAGTTCAGTCAATACCACCTATACTGCTGGTTCTGGATTAACTTTAGTAGGCACGCAGTTTAGCCATGCCGATACATCAAGCGTAGCAAATCTATCAGCAACTGCCAGAACCTACGTCACTGGATTAACATTTGACACATTCGGACACGTCACTGCAGTTTCTACTGCAACTGAAACTGTTGTTGATACCAATACGACATATGTGTTATCTGCTGAAACATCGGCTTCTGGTGCAGGTATAAAACTGACAGGGTCAAATGCGCTATCTGATACAGTTACACTGGTTGCAGGTACAAACGTATCTATTACCAGGAATGATTCTGCTACAATCACTATTAGCGCAAATGACACTAGTATAGACTGGTCTGAAATACAAAATAAGCCTAGCCCAGTTATTACACTAGCTGGAGATTTGACTGGTTCTGTTACCTTAACCGGATTGACGTCAGGCACATTAACTGCGCAAGTCGTCGACAATAGTCACAATCATACAACGTTGACTGGAGTAACGTCAATTGCATTTGCTGCAGAGGCAACAGATAATGCATCTATCTCTACTTCAGTTTCTGGATCTAATACATTTTTTGACTTCAATTTAGCAGACGATTCATCGCAGACTGATACTTGGAGATGGAGATTTACGCCATCCGGTGGTACAGTATTCAGCGCAATGGAATTAGATGTTATTTCCCAGGGTGTAGCAAATCTGACTGTACCTGGCACAATAACTGCTACATCATTCTCCGGAAATGCAACAACTGCTAGCACCCTGCAGACTTCCAGAACTATTGCTATTAGCGGGCCAGTGACAGGCACTGCTACGAGCTTTAATGGATCTGCAAATATTACTATCCCAGTAACTGCAGTTGACGTTGGTCATGCCAATATAACTGGAATACTTTCATTTGATCATGGTGGCACTGGCGTATCTTCATATACTAAAGGGGATATGTTGTATGCTAGCGCCACCAATACAGTTGCAAAATTGCCAATTGGAACGAATGGGCAAATTCTGCAAGCAAATGATCAAGGTCTTCCGGTTTGGGGCGAAATTGATGGCGGCACTTTCTAAATTCTAGAAAAATGATAATCACCGTCTGGTCCGTTATCACAGAATGGACCAGATATTAATTTAAATCCCCGCTCAAGCATAAATTGGATGACTTCGTCTTTCAATGGAGCTCCTTTGTTATACTCAATTTTTTGCAATTCAAGAATAACATCTTGACATTTAGTTAAAGTAGACAAACCGCCTTTCAAAATATCTAGCTCTGCACCTTGAACATCCATCTTGATTAAATCTGGTTGTGGCAAATTAGCAGATTTCATTAGCGTATCAAGAGTGACTGTTTTGCGAATTTCTTTGTTTCCTTCATTGAAATAAGCGGACGCATTTTTTACTATCTCGTCATTCTCTCGGTAATATGAATTTCCGCCTGGGTGTGTGACATTTTTGTAGAAGCTCACTTCCTTATTGTCTTGATCGCTTAATACACCAATAAAGTGCGGGACACCAAAATGTTTGAAAATAAGCTCTGATTCTTGCATAGCTTCAAAAGCAAAAAACTTAGCATCCGGCCAAACATTCACCGCTTCTCGAGTCCAGTGCAGGACACATGCTCCTATATCAAAAATGACTTTTGGTTTGATATTCTGGGACTTTGACATATCATAGAGATATTCAACATGTTTGCTTGGAAGCAAACGTGTATTGCTCAATTCAAGAAGCCTATCAAATGCAGATTGCTTTTTAGTAATAGTTTGATCTACAACAAATTTCGTTGATCCAATATGATCGCAAATGACATTCGTATCTGCATAAATTGAGAAACCAAATTGCTTTGCTTTCATGCAGAAGTACACATCTTCTGATACGGTATCTTTATGATCTAAAGCTGATTTGTATACAAATTGTGGATATCCAATGGTAGAAAATACTTTAGACTTGACTAATACACAACCAAATCCACATGCATCAATTTCAACTAGACCCAGATTTTTAATATCACCATATGGAATATTATGCCCATTGCGGTAAAGTTCCAAGATATGCTCACCTGGTTTCCGCTGGATGTATAGCCCACTGACAACATCTTTGTCATGAGACAATAATCGCTTCAATGTATCCGGTTTGAAGCTCATATCAGAGTCTACAGCAAAAAGATAATCGTAACGCTGAGCCCAATCAGATATTAAATTGCGTACCTGTTCCAGGGCGTACCCAAAAAAATACTGAAACTCAGTCCTATAACCTTCAGGAACTTCTAAGTCATAAATTGACTTAAAGGTTTCTGGTTCAATGTACTTGGCAGTTGGGATAGCGATTAAGATAGTTTTCATAGATTTGAGATTTGATTTACCGATAAACTTTGCATTAGCTGTTTGTTCGTGTCCATTAACTTTCCAATCATTGATTGGATTTAGGTCATTGTAGAGATAGTTAATCCTAGAAATAGCTTTTACTTTATTTGGATCAGCGCGCTCAATTACTTCATAAAAAGTAGCATTGTCACCACCAGCTTTATACCAATTTCCATTCGCATCTTTAAATTTATCATCTGGGATATTCAGCATTAATCTTGCTCTAAAGGTTCTCAGATGTGTATATGGCATATTCCAGTTGAACTTATGATCTCGATATCTTTTAGATTTCTTAATTTCTTCTGGATATGGCTGAGCAACTAATGGAATTTTATCAACTAATGAGAAGCACGAACCATATGTAAATTCAGTTTGGTCATTAGTATAAAGATTGTTGTAAAAATGGAAAATTTGATTGTCATTCACAAGTGCATCATCGCCATCTAACAACAGAATAATGTCATCTGGCGAACATATCTTTTTAATAGTAACTACCTGATTTTTGACCGCACCGGCATTATAGGTTTGATGAATGATATGGATGCGAGAATCTAATTCCGACAATTCATCTAGAATTTTAGAAGTACAATCAGTAGAGCAATCATCAATAATGTACATGTCCCAATTATCATAATCTTGTGTAATAACAGATTGGACACATTGCTCTATGTATTTCTCGGCGTTGAATACTGGGGTAATGACTGTTATATGCTGCTGGGTATTTCGCGGAAGATAATTTTCTTCTGGATTGCTAAATCTTCTGCCAAAAACTTCTTTAACTTCAGCATTAATAGAAGTTATTTTTTGGTAATCTGATGCTGGCAAATACAGACCAAGCTTCTTAAAAAGATGTTGCTTCCATTGCAATGCCACACTATCCCAGCCTGCTATAGTTTTGACTGCATTGCAAGCATACATTTTTTGTTGGTGCAAATATGTATTATCATACGCAGACAACATTAATTGAACAAACTTCTTAGATTGGTCATCTAAAGAAATATTTGGAAATAAACCATTAGGCTCAATACAATAATCAATCTTATAGCATGCAGAATCAATTGCAGTTTCTTCTAATGCACCAAATCGGGTCGTAATCAGTGGAGTATTGTATAGTAAAGATTCAAGAGTAGAAATACCAAAGGTTTCTGGGAATGCGCCAGGATAAACCATAAATGAAGCAGATGATAATATTTCTGCTATTTCTTGTTGCCTCAAAATTCCGGTGAACTCTACATCCAAAGTTTTGTAGATCGGATCATTGACAAGTTCTCGCCAGGTTTTTTCTTGTTCATCAGGTGCAGCGTTTTCTCTAAATCGGTAATATCCACCGATCACTTTTAATCGAGCATTTGGTCTTAACGATTTGAAGAGGGGCCAAATGTTTTTGACCAATGGCAGCATACCTTTTGTTACTGATGCATTGTAGACAAATAAGTTTCTGTCTTTTTTAGAAATGTTGACTTCTGGAAAATAGTTTACGGCTCCATTTCGAGTCATAAATATTTTGTTTTTGAGAACCTCGGGCATTCTGCGATGCCCATGGTCTGCGGTACTGACATATGTAGTGTGGAAATCGGACAGAGTAAAAATCTCGTCAATTGACCCGTTAAGTAGAAGCCTTTCTAGAAATTCATCACCTTTACAAAAAGTGTCATGCATCCAAACAGCTTTAAATTTGGCTGTTTGCGCTAATTGCTTGAATCTCGCTGGGTCGAACTGGAAGAAATATGGATGCAAATCTTCTGTAATAAAAGGTATTACTGTCCTCGAAGAGATGACAATATCAAAATTTTTCTCAACAGAATCTATTTTGGATATATCAACATATTTGACACCGGCATAAACACCAGGACTCGCATGTTTATCAATGCAATTATTGAACACTGTAACATCAAACCCGCATAAAGATAGCTCTTTTGAAAGCAGAATCACCGCAGATTCTGATCCACCTAATCCTCGCAAGTTAAGAGTATTTCCATCATATGTTAACCCAATAATGTCAATAATTGCTATAGTTGGTTTCATTGGTTTTTCTAAATAGGATATTGATGCTTTTTAGCGACCTAGTCTAACATTAGACAATTTCATAGGAAATAAAGCCACATGGCTAATACTATTCGTATTAAAAGAAGTGCTGTACCTGGAAAGATTCCACTAACAAGTGATCTAGTATTAGGCGAATTAGCAATAAACACCTACGACGGCGTATTGTATATTAAGCAAGATACAACGAGCACTGGTGGAACCGAGTCGATCACAACAATTGGTAAGTTTGGATACACTGGTTCACAGGGGTATACTGGATCGGCAGGATACACTGGATCACGTGGAGCTACAGGATTTACTGGTAGCCAAGGTGTTCAAGGCGTGCAAGGTGTTATTGGATACACTGGTAGCCAAGGTGTTGCTGGAGCCGCCGGCTTTACGGGTAGTCAAGGATTCACGGGGTCAAAAGGTGATATTGGTTTTACTGGATCGCAGGGTGTAATTGGATACACTGGTAGTCAAGGATCCCAAGGTTTTCAAGGATTAACTGGATACACTGGTAGCCAAGGAGAAATCGGTTTTACTGGATCTCAAGGTGCAATAGGTTTTACCGGTTCTCGTGGATATACTGGCTCACAAGGCACAGCAGGTTTTACCGGATCTAAAGGAGATATCGGATTAACTGGGTATACAGGCTCCCAAGGCATCCAGGGTGTCACCGGTTACACCGGATCTAAGGGTGATATAGGCTATACAGGATCAGTTGGCCCGATAGGCGGGGCAAACACCCAGGTGCTTTTTAACGACTCTGGTGTAACTGCTGGTGATTCTGATCTTACTTGGGATAAGACGAATAATTTCCTAACAGTAATTGGGTCATTGGGAATAAACGTAGCATCGCCGATAGCTAAACTAGACATTCTTGATACAGCATTAGCGGGTTCTGGGTCATTAGCTGGATCACTAATCAACTTAGCACAGACCTGGAACACTACTGGAATTCCAACAGCAATAAAGTTGAATGTAACGGATACTGCAAGTAGCGCCTCTTCATTATTGATGGATTTGCAAGTTGGCGGCGTTAGTAAAGTGCAAATCACGAAAACTGGAAGCATTAACACTGAATCTGGAAGAATAGCAGTTGGATTAAGCACATCATACAGCGGATTTTATAGAAACGGAAATAACTTACTATTTGCAACTGCCGGTCAAGAAAAATTAAACATATCAACAGGTGCAGGAGCTACGTTTTTACAAAACATGGCTTTTGGGGCTAGCTTATATAGCCCAGATTTATATCTGTACCGTGATGCAGCTAATATTCTTGCTCAAAGAAATGGCGTAAATCCACAGACACTGAGAGTATATAACACCTATACCGATGCGTCTAATTATGAACGTGGTATTTTTGACTGGGTTTCTAATGCAAATACATTAACATTGGGGACTGAGTCGGCAGGAACAGGAACACGCAGAGAACTCCGATTAAATTACACAACGACAATTGATGGAGCCTCTAGAACCAATATTCCTGCTTTAAAAATAGTAAATGTTGGCGCAGGAACTGGTGGTATTTTATTAGGTGCACTTGCTATAGGTAATCAGCAAGATAATACTCGAATAACTGCATTTTATACAGCAAATAAAGCACTCGGATATGCTCATGCTGGTGTTGGGGTTAGCGGGCAGGGTATTCATAGATTTAGCACCGATTCCAATGGGGGCACTTCTTCGGGCTCTAGTGGTAGCATTGTTGATATTTTGGCCCCAGCCACTGCAACAAATATTTTCCAATGTCGTCAGTCTGATGAGACTAATGTTTTTAATGTGTCATACACCGGTGCAGTTCGTCTTTCAAATGCGCTGACTTTATCAATTGAAGCTACTACCGTAGCTTCCACTACTCAAACTCAAGTAGCATCATTCACCGCAGCATCATTTAGATCTGCTAAATTAATAGTACAAGCATTTGATTCAGTAACAAGTGAAGTTCAAATTTCGGAATTGTTAGTGGCGCATAATGGAACTGCTGCATTTGTAACAGAATATGGCGTTGTTTTTACTGGTGCCTCTGCACTAGCCACATTTGATGTCGATATTAATACTGGCAATGTTAGACTATTAGCTACTCGAGCTACTGCAAATTCTACACAATATAAAGTTTCTGAAACTCTTATTTCAGCTTAAGGAAGATTATGATTTTCACAATAGAGATAAATGATGAGCAACAATTGGCTGCAATTTCATTAGCTAGACAAGCATACAATGAAAATTTGCCAATTGATTCAGAAATAATTGAGACTGATTCTGATTACATCCAATTTGTAATGGGAAAAGCCGCTGAAAGTTACGTAAAGCAATACATCAAATGATAGCTTATAACCCTTCAATTGTTAGAGATGGATTAGTGCTGCATTTAGATGCAGCTAATGTAAAGTCATACCCCGGATCTGGGACAGTATGGACAGATTTGAGTGGAAATGGAAATAATGGGACATTAATGAATGGTGTTGGATATAGCAGTGATAATAAAGGTAGTTTGACTTTTGATGGTGTTGATGATTATTGCCACACATTTACCGATAATTCTTACTTGTCAAATGGTTTTACGTTATCTGCCTGGGTTAATCCAGCTTCTGCTGGAGGGGGTGGATATGGTCGAATTTTTGATAAAACTAATAATAACACTGGGTCTGCGGGTGGAATATCTTTTTACTTCTCCAATAGTCCAAATGTGACAATTACTGTAAACAATGGTGCAGCAGTTAATTCAACAGCTAATTCCGTGCCATATACAAAATGGACTAATGTTTCAGTATCGGTTATTAGTACTGGCAGTGCAATAATCTACATAAACGGTGTAGTTAATAGCACTGGGACTACTGGATTGCCAAGTGCTATTACGACGTTATATGAATTGCGGCTAGGCAATAGATCTAATGCTATTGATCGTACATTTTCGGGAAAAATTTCTTTAGCTCAAATTTACAATCGTGCGCTTTCTGCCCAAGAAATTCGCCAAAACTTTGAAGCGACTAAGGGAAGATACGGCATATGAGCGCTCATTGTGGACCTAATATTGTAGAAGATGGATTAGTTCTTTGTTTAGATGCAGGGAATATAAGAAGTTATCCAGGCAACGGAACTTTATGGACAGATTTATCTGAAAGTGGAAATGATGGAACGTTGATCAACGGTGCCGTGTATAACACAAATAACAAAGGTAGTTTCACATTTGATAAAGTAAATGATTACTGTTCTGTAGTACCAATAAATCGAGGTACATCTACCACCTTAGATGTGTGGTTTAACACCACATCAGTATCAACTAATATTGCTATTAGACAATATCTGTATACACAACAACAAAATCCGCCGACTTTAGCAGTTTACACCTATCAGCAAAGACACGGTATTCACATAGCAGGAGATCTAATACATTTTCAGTATTTCACTACCGACAATGGAAATGAAACTTTAGCTACAGCTAATGGTTTAATATCCGCAAACAAATGGTTCAACGTATCCGCTACATTAGATAACAGCATATCAAAAATATATATTAACGGCAATCTATCAATAGAAAAAACAGGTAAAGCGGCTAAAGCTACTATTGTTAACCAAGGATACATAGGTATTAGATTAGATGCTAATGCTACAGATATATTTGGAGGACAAATTTCATCTGTAAAAGAATATAGCCGCGCGCTCTCCTCACAAGAAATCAAACAAAACTTCGAAGCTACTCGTAGGAGATATGGATTATGAGTTTAGGGCATGGAGCAAAAATAGCTACTAATGGGTTGATATTATGTTTAGATGATGGAAATTCTAAATCTTTTGTTAATGCAATATACAGAACTGATGATCTAGCACAATCAACATGGGTTAAATCTGGATTAACCCTAGAAGAAGATATATCTATAGTTTCTCCTACACGCGAAAAAGTATATAAGTTAACATCTAGCGGTGTTGGATCTTCATACCTGGTTCAGGGTTATCAAAGATTCCAAGCTCAATTGACGTGGTGCTCTTCAATATATGTCAAAGCCGGTACCTATAAGTATGCCAGATTGTCTCCATCTATTGCATCTAATGCTGACGGTGTGACAGTAGATTTAGAAACAGGAGTTGTCATTAGAAAACCCTATTCAACTACATATGAAAATTTTAAAATTGACATGTTAGATGACGGGTGGATTAGAATTTCCAGAATTAGGGTAAATGATACTTATTCATTAAAGTGTTTTGCACTTTATATGACTAATTATACTGGTAATGCAGATGCTGGGGCCGGAACTGTTCCATATTATCCAAATGCTGGAGAGTATTTTTATATTTCTGCACCACAATTTGAATTTAGAAATCAGCCATCAGAATTTCAACCAAACCCAAATGCCTTTGTAAAATCAAAAAATCTAATAAATTCTTCGATAAATTTTGATTACATTAATCAGCCATCGCATACTAATGACCCAACTAGGTGTTTAACATTTGATGGAACTAATGACTATCTATATGGAACATTTGGGAGTTACGTTAATCAGACTGCGGTTACTATTATTGCAATGATAAATGTAACAGATCCAGTTGCTAAAAGAACTATTTTTACATTAGGCCAATCTGGTTTAAGTTTTGCATACGGTATGGTTATTACAAATAATCAGTTACAGTTTAGAAATAGTAATAGTGATTATGCAGTTACCCCGGCAAATTCTATTTTGCCAAATATTTGGTATCACTTAGTTATCACTTCTAATCCAACTGGTTCTAAAGGATACATTAATGGTGTAAATACTGGAAGTATTACTCAAACTATAACTAATAATACAGCTCCGCAATTTACTATTGCTAGACGAGCTCATAATGCCTCATCAGAATATTTCTCGGGAAAGATAGGACAACTATCAATATATGATAGAGAGCTTTCTGAAATAGAAATTCGTGAAAATTTTAATGCATGCCGTAGGAGATATGGTTTATGAGTCTAGGGCATGGTGTAACAATTAGTGATAGTGGATTAATTCTTCAATTAGATGCAGCTAATGTGAAGTCATATCCTGGTGCTGGGCTAATAATGAATGATTTAAGTAAAACGTCGCCAACAGCTTCATTTAGTCAATTGTCTATCATCAATTCTTATATTGATTTCAATGCATCATCTGCTTCGACAATAACATTTCCAGAAATATCAAAGAATAATTGGACTATTATTTATTCAGCCCGCCCAACTGGTACCCCTATTTCTAATTACCGAGGAATTTTAAGAATTCGTGATGTCAGTGGAAATTCATTTTTCTTTAGTGATACTCGTGAAATTGCGACTCCAAATGTTTTACACTATATTAAAGATTTTAATTTAAACTCATGGTGGACCAGGCAGATGTTGTCATTAACAGATTATGCAAATTTTCCATGGAAAATTTATGCATGTTCGTTGAATGGCACGCAAATAAAAAATTATAAAAATGGAGATCTTTTATATACTGACACTATTACTCAAGATCTTACTGGATATGGTAATTTGAATAGGTTAGATTTGTCACCATCTGGAAACCACGTAGTGAATATGGGATTTGTTTTGCTTTACAATAGAACACTTGCTGATTCAGAAATAAAGCAAAACTTTGAGGCCCTTCGTGGTCGTTACGGAATCTAATTATGGCAGTATTTTCTGGACCAGAAATTCCTAATACTGGATTAGTGCTTCATTTAGATGCAGCAAATCCAAGAAGTTTTAGCCCAAACACATTTCCAAAAGGAAATGACATTTATGATTGGTATGTTTCTACTAGGGGAAACAATAGTGGAAATAGTTGTACAGTAGATCGAGATTTATTAACTTCCAAATCTCCTGCTAATGGAATTCCGCTGAAAATGAGTGTTACTGGAAATGACGCGCATATCGGATCCTACAATGAAGCTAAATGGAATATCTCAACTGCAGCTAATGGTCAGACATGGCGAGTTAGTGTTTATGCTAAATCATCAGTCACTTTAAACAATTGCGAACTGTACCTATTTGGAGCAAATAGTTTAGGAAATGCGGCAATAGCTGGAGGTGGATGGTATGGAATTTCTGCAAAAACCATAACAGTGACGCCTGAATGGCAGAGATTTGATCATTTCATCACATTCAGTAATGCTGAAGTTGCATTCATACAAATAAGATTAGATGGTCCAAATGCTAATGGCGCAGGCACAACTATTTGGTGGGACGGACTCCAAGTAGAATTGGCATCCAATATTTCTATCTATAACCCAAAATATAATCAAAATAGAGTTAATTGGGCCAGTCTTTATCCGCAAGCAAATACTGCACTTTTTGCTAATCCCACATTTGGAAATACCTTTTTAACATTTGATGGAGTCAATAATTATTCTGATTTTTTTGCTGGGACTTTAGGAAGTGTAATCACTGTTGAAATGTTTGTAAAATTAAAAAGCACTAATGCCTTGATGCCATTTGGGTTCACTTCCTATAATGTTTTTGGTGGGAATGGAGAGCTTGGATTCAATACAGGTAATTCTGATAGATATGGGCTAACTCCAACGCAAACTACCAATCTAGGTATTTTCAATAATTGGAAACATTTATGTTTTAAAATGGTTAATACCACATCTATCAACACAAATCCGTATACAAACAATAAGATATATGTGAATGGTGTAAATCAAGCATTAACACAAACTGCCGGCATTCAACATCCATCAGCTAGAACATTCACTACAGGTTTAGGAAGAATTTCAGGTTGGATGAATAGTACTCAATATCGAATGTCAATGGACTTAGGATTTTTCAAAATATACAATCGAGAGTTATCCAATGAAGAAATCTCTCAAAACTTCGAAGCAACACGTTCGCGTTATGGAATCTAATTATGTACGAAAATAGAAACTACATTATCTTCTCAACTGAAGAACTTGACAAAATTGACTTTTCACAAGTACTAGAAACGTCAGCAGAAACAGTTCGTCGTTCAGTTGATAGATCTAAAACTTTTGTGAAATGGAATGGCGATGAACCATCTTGCATTGCCCTTCTTAATTCAAAACAGGGCCCATTCACTCATGAAGAAATGATAACTATTCTTTCTTCAAATGAGTGGAGTGCAGAATCCATAATTGCTTAAATAGACATATACGCTTGGGGATAGTGGAACCAAGGGGAATTAATGGCTACTAAAAAATTTATTACCAAAAATGGGTTGCAAACCCAGAATATTGATTTTGTTTCTTTAGATGAGACGAAAACTCTTGCTATTTCGCTATCAAATGATTCTACACTATCAGTAGAAGGTACAAATGGACAATTATTCAGTATTTCTGATAATATGTCCGGCACTATTTTCTCAGTAAATGATATTTCAGGAATTCCATCGTTAGAAATATTAGATACTGGCTTAGTCAAAATAGCTCAATATAGCGGGAATGTAGTACTCGGTTCTGCTACAGACAATGGAAATAAGCTTCAAGTGAATGGTAATGTTTCAGCATTAGCATTTATTTCTTCTGTAGCAACAGGAACAGCTCCATTAACTATAACTTCTACTACACTAGTCGCTAATCTAAATGCTGATCTACTAGATGGGCAACATGGCAGTTATTATCTAGATTTAGGTAATGCTACTGGCACAGCTTCACCTGCACGATTAGGAACTGGTACTGCAAATAGTACAACCTGGCTTAGAGGTGATGGTACTTGGCAAGCGGGCCCACTTGGTTATACTGGTAGTCAGGGTAATATTGGATACACTGGTAGCCAAGGTGCAATTGGTTTTACTGGTTCTTATGGATACACTGGATCAAATGGAGAAATTGGTTTCACTGGCTCCCAAGGGGTGGGTTTCACCGGATCCGCAGGTGTGATTGGTTTTGCTGGTAGCCAGGGTGCAATTGGTTTTACTGGATCGCGCGGCGCGCAGGGTTTACAGGGCTATACGGGATCTCAGGGTTTTACTGGGTCTAGAGGCGCAACTGGTTTTACAGGATCACAGGGTTTTACAGGATCACAGGGACTTAGAGAGGGCATACGATATAGTTTTGACACTACAACTACCCCTGGTATTGGTCCAATATCCGGCACAGTTCGCTATAACAACGCAACGATTTCTAGTGTAACTGAAATTTATCTTGCTAAAACTAGCGCTTTGGGGATTACTGATTACACCCAGTGGCTATTAAGCTTTGATGATGGTGTATCTCAGGGCAAAGGCCAATTACATTTATCATCATTCACGTCATCGTATGGCTCTTGGGGCATATTCAATGTTCTGTCATTATCTGAACAAACTGAGTATATCACTTTAAATGTATCATACATTTATGGTTCATTGCCAACATATTTAGAAAACCTGTATCTAACATTTAGTCCTGCTGGCTCGTTAGGATACACAGGAAGCCAAGGCGCAGGTTTTACAGGATCGCAGGGCATCCCGGGCGCGGCAGGATTTACTGGATCTAATGGTGACATTGGTTTTACTGGTAGCCAGGGATTGATTGGATTTACTGGATCCCAAGGAATTCAAGGAAACTTAGGTTTCACTGGCTCTAAAGGAGATGTTGGTTTCACTGGATCTCAAGGTATCATAGGATACACCGGAAGTCAAGGAACTGCCGGATTTACTGGATCACGTGGATTTACTGGCAGTGCTGGTGCAGGTATTGCAGTAGGTGGTATTACAGGTCAAGTGCTTACTAAAAATAGTGCCACAGATTATGACACTATTTGGACTAGCATTTCCGGGGGCGGAGCTTCTGTTACTGTATCTACTACTGCGCCTTTAACACCAGTTGATGGTGATCTTTGGTGGGATTCTGAATTAGGTAAACTTTATGTCTATTACAATGATGGAACCAGTAATCAGTGGGTGGAAACGTCAACACCGCAAATAGGTTATACTGGATCTAGGGGTGATATAGGGTATACTGGGTCAAAAGGTGATATTGGAATTACCGGATTTACTGGCTCATTTGGTAACACAGGTTTCGTTGGATCTAGGGGATTTACAGGAAGCCAAGGTTTTATAGGATCGAGTGGAAATAATACTACACCTGGATCTAATTTAGGAACAACTAGCGGGGCAAAAACGTTAGATTGTACCGTTGCGGAATCTTTCGTGATTACGGCTAATGGTAATGTAACTTTTTCATTTACTAACCCGCTAACATTTGATGAGATAGTTATCTATATAACAAATGGCGGATCATTTACTATGACTTTTCCAGCTTCTGTAAAATGGAGTAATGGAATTGCCCCATCATTAACTGCAACTGGTACTGATGTGCTAACGTTTTTAACAAATGATGGTGGCGTTAATTGGTTTGGTGTCCTTTCTATGGTTAATGTATCATAATGAAACAAGCTATGAAGGGCCTTTTAAATGCCCTAAACACAATAGACTCTGGTCAAAGTGGGCAGATAATATATGCCACCACCACGAGAAATGGAACAGTTAATAATATCTTTACCGTGCCTTTAGGAGTTACTAAAATATGCGCCGTAGCTATAGGGAGCGGTGGGGCTGGAGGCGCTGGGTCAATATATGGTGGCGGCGCAGGGGGTGGGGGTGGAGCACTTGCATATGCTAATAATATACCTGTTATTCCGGGTGAGAGAATTAGGGTGTTCATATCATCAGCAGGATCAACACTCTCGAGGCAGGGTAATGTTCAAACCTTACTATTTGCAGCGCCGGGCGCTACTGGCGGAGCGTCTGCATCGGGATCAAATCCGGCAGGTGGGCTAGGTGGATTAGCAAGTTTGTGTATTGGCGATGCTGCATATTCCGGAGCTAATGGTGGGGATTCTAGTGGATCATTAACATCAGGCGGGCAGGGTGGCGGGGCGGCCGGATATTCTGCTAATGGTGACAGCGGCTTAGGTGGCAGCGGTAAAAGCGGCGTTCGCGCTGACGGCGGAGGAGGTGTTGGCCCTAGGGGGGAGGGTACGTCAGGGACAGTATCAAGTGCTGGTGGGAGTGGAGGTATAAATGGTGGTGATGGCGATAGCACAACGCCAGGTGGAGCTGGGGGTAATTACGGTGGTGGAGGAGCTGGCGGATGGGGATCAATAACATTTTCTAGTGCTGGTGGAGCAGGCACCGGCGGCGCTATAAGAATTATGTGGGGGCCTGGTAGAGCATACCCATCTACCAATACAGCTGATGTTTAAGGAATGAATATGCAATATGTAAAAATAAATAGTGATGGATCTATTAAATATCCATATGATTTGCAGGAACTCAGAAATCAATTCAAGCATATTATTCTGCCTGCCAAAATACCTTCAACTATTTTAGAAGAAAACAATATTTTTTCTGTTGAAATATTAGAAGCCATGTCTTATGATTCAACTAATTATAAATGCACAAGGCATGAGCAACCAGTTTATTTAAACAACCAGTGGGTTTTAGGATATGACATTATTGAATATTCGGATGAAGAGAAAAATTTAAAATTATTTGAATTTACACAAAATATTAGAGAACGACGGAATAAATTATTAGCAGAAAGTGATTGGACACAATTAAAAGATGTTCAAGAGCCTGTATCATCTAAATGGCAGATTTATAGACAGGGGCTTAGGGATTTACCTAGTCAAGACGGTTTTCCATTTAATATAACTTGGCCACTAAAACCGGAGAATAATTAATGGCAGCTTTAAACTTCCCGTCAAGCCCCGTTGATGGGCAAACATACACCTTAAATGGGGTTTTTTATACATATTCATCCACTAAAAATAGTTGGATAGTAACAAATTATGCAAACTCGCCAATAGGATATACGGGATCACTAGGTTATACGGGTTCTCAGGGAGCAGGTTTTACAGGTTCTCGTGGAGATACTGGGTATACTGGATCTTCAGGCGCTTATGCTGCAATAGGATATACGGGATCTCAAGGAGTACCGGGAGATGTAACAACAGGTAAGGCCATAGCAATGGCAATAGTATTTGGTTAAGGAACAATAATGGCAAACCCGAACATAGTAAACGTCACCAACATTCTAGGCAAAACATCGGTACTAGATGTAACGACTACTCTTACGGCAATTGTGACGAACTCAGTTGCATCTGGAAAGATATTCAAGATTAATTCACTGATCGTATCTAACATTGATGGCACTAACTCTGCAGATATCACCATTGATATTTTTAGATCATCTACGTCTTATAAATTAGCAAGCACTATCACGATTCCAGCTGATGCCACGTTAGTGGTTGTCTCAAAAGACACAGCAATTTATCTTGAGGAAGGTGATGCGATTAGATGTTTAGCAAGCGCTGATGCTGATTTACAAGCAGTATGCAGTTATGAGGAAATTAGCTAATGGAAAGTGTATTTCTTAATGGTGGTATGATAGGTGCTACTCTAGATTTTACATCCGTAGAGAGATATGTGGTGGGGCAAAACCAACAATATCTGCGACCTATATTAGTTGGGAGTCAAACTTATAACCGCGCAGGATCAACTTCTGCTACTAATGTTACATTTGCGTTAACAGGCGGAATTAATAGTACCCCGCAAGCAGGAGATATTGTAATCCTGGCAATGGCATTAGGTGCCAACCTTACTACATTTCCTTCTACACCTTCAGGCTATACAATAATCACTCAAGTGTCAGCTAATGACACATATGATTCAGTATTGAACGTCAGCTATAAAGTAATGGGAAGTACCCCCGATACAACTTTTCCTGTCCCATCTGCGTTGTCGACGTCAAATTCACAGATGATGATAGTGTATGTTTGGCGTGGTGCAGATGCCTCAACCCCGCTCGATGTCACTACGCAAACATCTAGCGGGATAAATGGTAGATTAGCAGTTCCCCCTCCAATAACTCCAGTAACAGAAAATGCTATTATTATGAGCATAGGAGCAACTGCATATTCTGGTACAGTTTACGCGTTTAGTGCCGGCGGCAACTTGACTGGATTTGTATCGACTTCTGGAAGTGACACATATGACGGCGCATTAGGCGTTGGTTATAACGAATGGGTATCTGGCACCTTTACACCCACTGCATTTTCAATTACTGGATCTACAACAAATGATTCTTGGACGGGTGTATCATTAGCACTCAAGCCTGCATTAACAACAGTTCCAGTGTATGGGAATTACAAGAATTCTGGAATATGGTCATTGCAATCAGCAATTGAAGCTGCAAATAAGAACATTCCAAACAACGTACCAGGTTTGCAACTTTGGATGGACGCAAATGATTCAGCCACATTAACATTTAGCTCGGGAAATAGTATTTCTTCCTGGAAAGATAAGAAGAATGGTGTTGTTTATACTACAGGATCTGCAAGTATACCCACACTCACCACCGTTAATGGATTAATTAAACCTGCTGTGGCTTTCCCAAGTGCTACAGTTAGCTATCTAAAAACGGCAACACCAACAACTATTAGTACCCCGCAAACAATATTTTTTGTTGCCTCATGGTATACAGTATCAGGATATAAAAGTATCGGCATTTTATCAGCAGACACAACTACTGCATTGCAAAGCGCCACCGGTGTCCCATATGCAGTTTTGTTTACATCTACTGGACTAAATGGATTACCACAAATTGCTACATCGAGTACGGCATATTCATATGCAGCCAGCAATGGAGTTGTGGAGGGTGATGCTAGCATTGTTGAAATGATATTCAATACAAATACAACAACCTCTTCATTTGCAATTGATGGTGTTACAGTGACGCCAACTTCTGCTTCAGGGGCATCCCCAAGTACCTTAGGATATCGGGTTATAGGTACTTCAGATACACGCTACACTGCCGGTGGCGCCTTTGGCGAAATCCTCGTGTATGAAGGTATTTTAACAGCAGAGCAACGATTTACCATCAGAAAATATCTTCAGGCTAAATGGGGAACAAATCCATTATGATTAACAGATATGGTGGTTTTAGAACTAGGAAATTATTTTCTGTTTGGGAAGATAGAAAAACAGCCAGTAGACCAACAGCACCTGAACCTGCGCAAATAACCAATTTTGATTATACCACAGCTCAGGGTATTTGGAATTTAAGATCAACTACTTCTTTTCCTAAAAGTATACAAACTATATCCCAAGTCGACAGACGAATTAGCAACACTGATTCTAGCGCCTATACATTCACGAAAGTTAATATCGGCGAATCATTTGCGAACAGATATGTTGTAGTGGTTAGCAGTTTTATTTCTGCATCCTCTATTGTGGTAAGTGGTGTAACTATTGATGGTATTGCAGCAACAGTCGCTGTAGCGAGGCCTGGAACTACGGTTGGTTCAGCCATACATTATTTGAATGTTCCTAATAGTATATCTGAAGCATCTATAGTTGTTACTCTTTCTGGCACCGGGCAAGATTGTATCATTGATGTATTTGCAATAAATTTAGAATCTTCAATACAGCATAGCGCAAATAGCAATGGATTAACGGGAACACCTGTATCAATAAGTGCAAATATTACACCATCTGCAACAGTCAATCGTGGCATTATCATAGCCTCTGCCAGACGTGGATCATCGTTGCCAGGTTTCATTTCTGTTAATTCTGAAAACCTAACAGATTCTAATGCGGTAACACAATCATCTGGAAATTTAGCTAGTAACAATGCATACTTGACTAGTTACGGTGACATTAATCAAATAACCCCCGGGCTATCGACATATTCTATTACTGCAGGCGGCGGAGTTAATAGTGGAACTATGACTTTAGTTGCCGCGCTATTTTACATATGAACTAATTATGCTATACTCACTTAATAATCAATATCCACGTCAACTTCCATTTAGAATTACTTTATCTAATGGGACTACCCGTACAGATCCGGCTACATTCACTAGTGAAGAATTAGCAGACGCCGGGTATGTTTTAGTTGAAAACCCACCAATTGTTAATTCTCCTAGTGAAAAACTAGAATGGGATTCTGTATCATTGACTTGGTCAATAGTTTCAAAGACTGAAGAAGAATTAGCTTTAGAAGAACAGATAGTGGCTCAGTCTGCACGAGACTTTAGAAATAGACTTTTATCAGAGTCAGATTGGACACAGGTATTAGATGCACCAGTTGATCGAGTAGCATGGGCAACTTATCGTCAAGCTCTTCGCGATATCACCGCTCAGCCAGGATTCCCATATGATATAATTTGGCCAACTGTCGAAACTTCTGAGTCTGATCAATGACGCAAATTATTAAAGTCTTTTCTAAGAAAGCCAAGACTAAGAAAAAGCCAGGTTGGCAAAAAGAACAAGAAGATTACCAAAAATGGCTGACTAGTGTTAACTCTATGACACTTGGTCACGGGAAGCCAACCAAAAAGACAACAAAGAAAATTGATCCAGTCGTAAAGACTGTTTTCATTGATGAATCGCGCCTTGCTACAGCACCAAAGTCTACATCATTTGGTACCGCTACAAAACCAGTTGATCGTCCCGAAATTCAATTTAAGGATGATCCGGAAATGTTGAGGCGTGAACTTGAAGCAAAATCTAAGAAATTCATGGTTGCTCCAGCCTACAACAAAGGCGGTGATCAACTAGTGACTGAAGAGATGCTGAAAGATCTGAAATCTGGATTATTGCGTAGAAGAATCTAAGATGTTGATTCTTGAGAGAGCCATTACTATTTCAAATGCTGAAGATGCAAAAAAGTGGTTATTGAAAAAGATTCAGCATTTAAAGAATAGTTATGGCTTTCATTATTTGAATCCAAGACGTTTAGTCACATTCAAGTTTTCAAATTCAAAATTAATTGGTTTTTTGATTCTACGAAATCCCAAAAATACCTACTATTGGGAAGTTGATTATGTTTGGGTTGATAAAGGATTTCGAGGAAAATCTATAACAGAAAAGCTCTATCAAATAGTAATTGATCAACATCTAATCTTAAGCTCTGGTAAATCACAAACAAAATTTGCCAGAGCTTTTTGGTTTAAATTGATACGAAAAAATAACTTTGACATCTATGCTTTCGATTTGAAAACTGATCAATCATCACAAGTTTTTATTGAAGACAATGAGATCTGGTGTTCATTAGATTATCTGTACACTGATGATCTTTTAATCACCAAAGAGCATGATGTGCGATTAATTGCACTAAAGAAGTGATTTTTGGTTGAAAGTCTTCTTAACTTACTAAATAATAAGTCTTCATTACTAGGATTTTGCGAAATGTCATTTAATAATCTTCGTCAATTAGCTGCGTTGTTTAAGCCGCCTGTTACTCAAGTGGCTGAGTCATCTGCAGTTCAATTAGCTAATAAATTAGAAAATGCAAAGCTTCAGCTTAAAGACGCATTTTCTGAAGCTGAATTAAATTCAATTTCACAAGATCCAAAATTAATGGAAATGAAAAAGTCATTAAAAGACATGACTAAAAAGTTTCAATTGCTATCTGATTCAATAAATGAATTTTCATCTATTGCTAAGAGAGCAACTCCTATCAAAGAAGCTAAACTTTCTGATATGAGATCTGGTTATACTAAATCTCGTAACGCTTTAGATATAGTGGCTTCAGTGACTAAGGGTGGTGAAGATTTAGAGCTACCTAATGGTACTACATTCACTAGTGCTGGAAGTGTCCTGGCCTCACGGCTGAAGGCCGGAATGACTGTTTTAGCTACATACAACTCATCTAATCAAGGTGCAGATCTTGTTGAGATTATGGGCGTGATTGTAGAGCAAAATGATAATAAGACCACCTACCAATCTGTCAAAGAAGCTTTAGCCGCTATTGGTGTCACTTCACTCAAATCAGTACCGGGCGAATATGATATTAGACTTGAAGTAGCAGATGTTGAAGACGGTGATTATGGTGATTGGTATTATTTGTATGAAGGCCGATTCTGCCGAGGGTCTGGAGCAGAACCTCTAAGCTTTACACAAATGAAGCACAAATGAAGCACAAATGAAGCACAAATGAAGCACAAATGAAAAAGGGATCCAATTGGATCCCTTTTCAGCGTTGTCTACTTACTGTCAAAATTGTAATTGGTATTGGTACGTCAACCCCAAGCTGCGGGATAACCAAATCATCTAGTTGCCAGGGGCGTCCAATTGATCTTTGTTGGATCATGAATAATTTCCAATTGTACAAATCAACTGGAAATTTGACATCTGCATTTGAACTTTCATGGACAAATGTAATGTGCATTTCATCAATTAGATCTAGAGCCAAAAAGCTACCATAGATTTGAGATCCGCCGATTACCCAGTAATCATTTTGCTCTGAAAGATCTTCAATAGATTTGATTATCTGGATGTCACCAGAAGCATTCAGAGACTCTCGTTCTTGGGAGCTAATAACCACATTGCGTCTATTAGGAAGGCCTTCAGGGCGATTCAGGGACTTCCAGGTGTTTGATCCCATGGCTATTGTAGAGCCACTAGTCAATTCCTTGAATCTTTTCAGATCATAAGGAATCTTCCAAGGCAAATCGCCATTAGACCATCCAATGGCGTTAGATGCATCAACTGCTACAATGGCCCTGATCATCCATTGCTCCCATTATCCCAGGCCATCGGCCCAAGATAAGGCAATTTCCATTGATGATTATTTTGGCTCATCGGGCATGAAGTTGAGAAGCTGCCCGACCAGTAGGAGTTGGTTAACCAGTTGGAGCTTGAAGTTTTCGTAGATGGCTTCCTGGTGCGGGAAGTTGCGACGGGCTTCTTTGATGAGCGGGAAGAAGATTTCATTTGTTTCATTGTAGTAGCGGAGAAGCCGGGCTTGTTTAAAGACACCAACCATTGACGAGACATTGTTGATACGATCTGCAATTTTGACAATCGAAGCGTCGACATCTGCAAATGCAGCATTCAAAGAATAGTTATCTTTCTTTTTGCCAAGAACTTCCTTGCTCAGAAGATCAACTTTTTGAGCAATTTCAGTCCCAAAACGACGAGCGATTTCTTCAAGTGGTACATTCTTGTCTTCAACTACATCATGAAGAAAAGCAAGAATGTAGACATTTACTGGATTTTCAATGTGCCGGTGGAGAGTGCGGAGATTATGAAAAATCCCAAGCTGGTGAATGAACTCGTGATCACCACCATTTCGTTTGCCGTTGTGGTGGATGAGCGCAAATTCCAGAGCTTCTGAGACTTTGTAGTAAGACTCGTCATTCTGAGCCATCCCCAAAATCCAGTAACGTGCAGAAATCAAAAGCTTGTCAAAATTCGGTTTCATGAATAGTTCTCTTCAATCATTTGGATGAACATCTGACCCATGATCTTTTGCATTGGCGTGATGTTGATTGATTGTACACTACTTTCGGCCACAAGATCAACAAATTCGTCGAAGGCATCAAGAATAAGTTGATCATTTGGATCCCCAAACATGCCTTTAGCATGAAGGGTAATGAGTTGTTGATGCAGAGTTGTTAGATTATGCGGTAGCATCTTTTTCGACATAAAGAATTCCTGGCTGAATCAGTGCCCACCAAATATTTTCAGGAGGCTCAAAGTTATCAGCATTGTCAATGTTGTAAGTACCATCAAACCAAAGTTTCAATGGTTGCTTTGTTTCTGGATTTTCAATTTCAATCCACTCATAGATAGATTCATCTTTGAATGTGCCAAGAATCACTTCAGATTTTGAAAGGATCAACTGTTCTTGCGCTATGACATAAGCCCTCAGATCTTCATCTTCTTCGTCTTGATCATCTAGTTTTTCTTCACCCATCATGGACAAAATAATCCCAGTGATGAAGGCAATAGCAAGAGCACTTGGTACTGCTAGGACCCAAACGAGAATCACATAAAGAAAATTTGGCCAAAAATAGAATGACAGAACTAAGGAAGTTGCAATAGTTCCATAGAAAATGATCTTGGAAAACTGCTCGGCATCTTTAATATTCATGATGATTTCACTAAATAGATTGAGTTTAATTTATTGGAGATTCCAAACATGTATTTATTCGAAGCAAACTTTGCAAACGGTGGTAACGTAGACATCAACTTGAAAGATAAAGATGGGCGAGTGATTGAAAATCTTGCTAGCTTTAATTCTATCTTCGAAGCATATCTTACAAAGAGCGTAAAGACCCGCACCAGTCAAGAGAAAGTCATAGCTTGGTTCAATGGCAACTTCAAAAATTGGTTAAAGAATGAAGCAAAGGGCTACGATGATCACAATAGCTTTACACCTGAAAAGAAGTTCCGTAGTGCATTATATCCTAAGTTCACTGAGGTTCTCGAAGATCTTCAAGACGAATTTGACGATATGTCAGAAGAAGAAATTGTGGCTGCCTTCCCAGAATACATACGCAATGATAGAGAAAATGCTATGATTTTTGCCGGTGGCCGCAGATTAACTCGCTTACCATCAGTCACACAAAAACTCACAGGTGAACTAATCGACTATTTAAATGCTGTTGCTATCAATCAAGAAGAGCGCAATTATCAGTTGATGCCTGATAATTATTTTGTTCGTGATCTTACGAAGCTTTCTCCTGTGGATGCTATTGAAAATGCATATTCCTATCACGTGTATTTAGAACGTCAAAAAGATAAACTTTCAAAAGAACAGTCCAAGCAAATGTATCGTGGCCTTAAGGAAGGAACTGATTTTGAAGTCGTTAAGAAATTCCCAGATGGCTCTAGAATTGTTCGCGCGCTGAATTCTTCTTATACTGATTGCGAAGGCAAGACAATGGGGCATTGCGTTGCTACCTATGGTTCCCAAGTCAATAATAAGTCTGTTGTTATTTTATCCGTCCAAGATGAGGAAGGTTTACCGGTAGCTACATTTGAATTATCATCAGATGAAAAGACCATCAAGCAATTAAAAGGTCCAAAGAATGGTCCTATTAAACCAGAATTCCATAAAAAGATTGTCGAATTTATCAAAGACAATAAGATGAAATTCGTGTCATCTGGATATGGTTCTTCAGATTATCGTTTTATTGGCTTGGACAGTCCGGACTTATCCAAAGCAAAACTTGATGAAAATTTTGAAGTCGTAGATGATGAAGATGATCAGCCGAAGCCAACTAAGACTAAACAATCATTCAAGTCATCATTTTCAAATATGAACTTTGGTGATCGTAATGATAAGTTGCCAGGCCTTCGCAAAGATGATGAAAAGGCTGATAAGAAGGATGGTTGGCAAGAAAAAGCAATGAAGCTTAATCAAGCATCAAAAGGTCAAACTGATGATGCTATGAAGGGTGTTCAATTAGATCGTCAATCTATTCTTTACTTTATGAATATGGATTTGAGTGGTCTTACTGATGAGATTCCTGAGCCGTCTACCGATGTATCAGTGCCACAATATGATGTGACTAAGCCAAAACCGGCAAATCTTCCTGCTATTATGGGTAATGCGCTGAAAGTAGCAGGCATGCAAAATCCTGATTGGCACATGGTTAAGAATCTACCCGGTTATATGAGTGCTGGTATTCGCGCTATTGGTCGTCAAGTGTTTTCTCCATTCACCTCTACTAAGATTGAAGATATTCAAGTCATTGCAAGTTTAGGTGGTATGGGTCCAAATACATCTGCGGAAATCAATGCAGTTGCTAATTTCTTAGTGAAATTTGGTACTAAGAGTACTGATGCCTCAATGGAGTTTAGCGAGCGTATTCCTGGCTATAAAGCTGAAATGAAGGTTTACACTTTTGCTAACTACACCTTCTTGTTAGTACAAGATCATGCTGGTAATTACATCTATGCATGGCCATCGACTGATAACAAAATGTCAATTGAAGACGAATCTATGAAGTTGAAGTGATAGGAAAATGGGGAAGAAATTCTTCCCCATTTCATATTTTTGGGTTATAGAATGAAACTACTAAGACAACTACTTGAAAACGACAGTAATCAATTTCTCCGGACTAGAGAAGAAATTGAGGCATGGTTGCAAAAAATGAATATCAGAAACTACACCATAAGAGATAATCTTATGGTAGATGTTGATGGCGATGTTGATTTAAGCAGAAAAAGATTAAGTTTCATCCCTGTCAAATTTTGGGAAGTTAGTGGAAGCTTTTATTGTAGTGATAATCAATTGACTTCTCTTAAATTTGCTCCTAGAGAAGTTGGCCGCGATTTTACGTGCTTCAGCAACCAATTAACCTCTCTTAAGGGTGCTCCTAGAGAGATTAATGGTGGTTTTGATTGCAGTAACAATAATTTAAAATCTTTAGATGGCGCGCCAAAAGAAGTTGGCCAAGATTTTTGGTGTCGGCGCAATCAATTAGAATCTCTTGATGGTATTGGCAATGTTGGTGGCAGAATTTATTCGGATCTAAAATGAAATTATTAGAAATTTTGTTATTCAGAGGTGGCGGTGAAGACATAAAATACCAGACTGAGTTAGCTAATTTTGTCTCTCGTTATGCTGAAACCAGTAGAAAAGTGTCTGCTAAGGACGGTATGAATGCTAAGGTTTTTGACATTAAGCCATCAAACAATTATGTTTGGAGGGTTTGGGAAAAAGATCCTGGGTATGAAAGATTTTTAGATTTCGTGCAAAATAACCCCAATGAACATTTTCCAAAAATTTTAAGCAAGGTTAGAGTAGAAAAAGTAAAATTTGCAAAACCAGTGCAAGACACAACTATCAAATTTGTTAAGTTAGAGAAGCTAAAGCCGCTAAATGTTAATGGAATTTCTAGTCTTTCAGATGCCATTCAAATTATTGGTATGTCTAATGAGGAATTAGACAAAGACAAATTATTATTAGGATCAATTGAAGATAAAGCTGATTATGTATTATCTTTGCCAATTCCCTCAACTAGCGACATTGACAAAGATGATGAAGATGCTATGGAATCTATTAGGGATGCTATCATCAAAAACGAAAAATTCTTTGAATTGGTTTTTAATCTGATGTTAAATCATCAAGGCAATGACATTAATCCCGAAAATGTCATGCTTCGGGGTAATGTTCCTGTCATAATTGATCCTTTTTCTGACTAATTCATATTTTTACTTCACTTCTAAAAGTCTAAGCTAAATAGTGTAGCAAATTCTCTATTCTTAATTAATCATGGCTGCAAAACCTACTGATTGGCTCAAGATAATTTTTGATATTTCAGATAAATTGACTATCAAAAAAATTCTAGCTACACTGCTTTCTGGCATTTTTATTTCTACACTTTATGTTGGATATGAAAATCGTGAAGATATTTTCAAATACATTGTCCAGCATGGAAGTAAAGAATCAGCAAGTTCAAATTGGCAAGTTAGTGAAGAATCAGCTATTGAGCTTGTTACTCTATCTTCAAATAGCCAATTAGTTAAATTAGTAGCAGTCAATTCAGTTGATCTTCAACTAAACCGACAAGAAATAAAATACTGGTTTGCTGACATTGATACCAATATTCAGTTACCAGACCCAGCATCAATATTACCATATCAAGTATTTGATGCTAACCAAGAAAATACCAATAAAATGGTATCGGTTCTTGGAAATGAATTTGTTTGCTCTTCTGCTAAAAATTCAATTTACGAAAAATATTCTCAAAATACCCCAGTCATTTGCAAGTTAGCAATACCACCATTTTACGGAAGATTTGTAGGTATTTTGACATTTGGATTATCTAGAATGCCAGATGTCATGGAAAAAGATTCTCTTAAATTAGAAGCTTCTCGATTAGCGGTGGAAATTTATTTAAGAGACATTACGAAGCAAAAATAGCCCGGTTTTCAACCTGCTCTCTAAATACTTGGTAATAAGGGAGCAATCAATGGACCTACTCAAAAAAGTCCTTCCATTATTGGGCAAAATTCTCACATGGATATCGTTTACACGTGTTTTGTTATTAGCACTATTCTCTGCTGCGCTCATAATTTCCATAACATTATTTGAACAAAGATCTTTTCTATTAGATGTAGACCCAAAAATAAAAACGCCTATTCCAAATGTTAAAGAGATTGAACTAAATCAAGAACTAAAAACTGCTATTAAAAATCTGGTTGATAAAAACAGTCTTATTGTATTTGCTGCTGTCGTTAATACAAACATTTCAATTAATCAAAGAGAAACCTTTTTCTTTTATACTGATTCAATCATGGGCAATATTCTCTATGAGAAATCGGTAAATGAACATGGAAAGTCTCATTTATTGTTTACATCTAGTGAAATTGAAAATAAACAAATTGTTGAATTGATGAATAGCAAGTTTGCGTGCCATCCGTATGAAGAAACTTTGAATATGAAGCTTTCCCCAGAAGGAAAATCGTTGGTACCAGTGATATGTCGGGTTGCGCTGCCGCCGTATTATGGTTCATTTAAAGGATATGTTACTTTAGGGATAAGCAGAAAAATGTCAGAATTAGAGGTTGAAAATATAAAGTTTGAAAGCATAAAACTAGCGAATACAATCTTTGCAAAAAATGTTGACTGATTTTCAAAGCTAAATAGTCTAACATAGATTAGTAGTTTTTGATTATGAACTAATACACGACTAAAGATCGTGTATTTTCTTGCTTCAACGAGACCCACCTAATCTCATTACCGAGATCATGAACCTTAGTCTCTCCACAAGCTTGAAAGGCGGTCCCCGCCTCAATATTTCTTAATCCTGCATTTAGGATGTTAATAGCTGCATTATGGTCTCTGTGGAGCTGAGCTCCACAATCACAACTTAGCCATCTAGTCTTCAGATCCAACTCATGTATCTGCCCACATTCGGAACAAACCTTACTGGTTGGGGTGTACCTGTTTATTATAACTAGATGTTTACCTAACTTGTTGGCTTTCCAAGTTAATTTCGAACGAATTGCTCCAAATGGAGCAGATTGTACCATCCGCCCATTCCACTTCTGCATAGATTTCACATTAAGATCTTCAATGATGATAATATCGTTATTTTTGATGACATCCAATGTGAGTTTTTCATCAAAATCTTTACGCGAATTTGCTACTTTTTCATGTAACTTTGCAAGTTTAACACGAGCTTTATTTTTATTAGCAGATCCCTTCTGCTTTCTTGAGAAAGCTCGCTGATATCTCTTCAATCTCTTTTCTTTTTCAAGGAGATGTTTTGGATTAACGACTGCTGACCCGTCATCAAGTACCATGATATGTTGAGAGTTCAAATCAATACCAACTGCTTTCGAATCAGCATTGATTTGAACTTTGTCTGGAATCTGAAAAGGTACTACAAACGAAGCATAGAACTTACCAGATGCAGATCTAGTAATGGTGACTGAATTGTAATCTTCAGGAAGACACATTCCATTATCTTTGATTTTGATGGTAGTATCTAATTTTGGAATTCGCAACTTGCCATCCGCCAATTTGACACCTTGTGGATATGTCACTGATCCGCTTCCTGTCTTCTTTTTGAATTTTGGGAAGCCCTTCCTAGTCTTATTTTTTGTCGACTTGAATGAACCTCTTAGTGCGATATCTAAAGTTCTACAAGTCATCTGTAAACCTTGACTATTACCAAGTTTCAGGAATGCAAAGTTCTCGTCTTTCTTTAGATCAGTTAAGATCTTAGCCATCTCAAAAAAGAAGCAGAACTTCTTTTCCAACTCATACAGCTCAATCGACTTTGCTAGAAAGTAATTCCAGATGAAACGTTGATTTCCCATATCTTGATTAAGGTAAGCAGCTTGCTCCTTAGTCGGATAGATACGGTAATTTTGACGGATGAAAGATTCTTGAGACACTAAATAGATACTAAATAGAAATAAGTTGATAATCTATTTATAGAGAAATGGAGCGCTTATTTGAAATTTGGCGATTCATATGCACAACTAAAGATTGTGCATTTTTCTCGCCTAGGAGTTATAATGGGCTCTACTATGGGCCCATTATTTTTGTCACGAGAGGTTTTTAATGGAACATGATGAATTACAGTATGAGAAGCGTGCTAGAGCAGGGTTAATTCCTTATCTGAAGGATGAAGATGGATCTTACAAGTATCTGATGATGGTGAGTTCTAACCCAAAGTTGGGTGGTCCTCGCCCTATGCTTAGCAAAGGTAAAATTGAAGAAGATGAAGATGCTTTTGGGTGCGCTGTTAGAGAAGCTGAGGAAGAACTTGGGTTAGTAGCATATAATCTTGCAGAGACACCGTTTTTACTGGCACATGAAAGAGTAGTCTTGCGATCTGGCACATATGACTTGACTGTATATGCTGCTAGGATAATTGATAGATGGAATTTTGATAAATGGTGTTCTGAAACAGAATACACTGTTTGGATGAGTTGTGAAGAGTTTTTAAAAGATGGTCGAAGAGATCATCAAAAATATGTTAAACAATTAGAAGATTTGCTCAAAACTAAGGAAGAATGAAATGAACACGATTTTGATTCTAGACCAACAAGGTAATCCATTGCACTGGGGCACTTATGAAGATGCTATTGTCTACCATGCTAAAGACTTGGTGGCATGGCAACTCGGCGAGCCCGACTTTGTTCGTTTTCGTGGTGGTCTTAACCGAATCAGTGGTCTTCAATCTAAAATTGAGACAGCCCCGATTATTGCTATTCGTGGTGAATCGCATGCATATAAGCGCAACAAAATCCCATTGCTGACAAATAAAGAGTTGTTTGCTCGGGACAACTATACTTGCGCTTATTGTGGCCATTCATTCCCGTCTTACAAGTTGTCTCGCGATCATATTATTCCCGTGTCTCGTGGTGGAAAAGATACCTGGATGAACGTGGTAACTGCGTGCAAGTATGATAACAACAAGAAGGATTCTTTGTTTCTTGAAGAAGCCGGTATGCAATTGCTATATGCTCCATATATCCCAAATAGAGCAGAAGCATTGATTTTGAAGACGCGTAAGATTCTTCCAGTGCAAGCGGAGTATTTGGGCAACTTTATTCCACCAAACTCTAGAGCGCATTCGTATATCAAACAAATTGCCGAGAATTTTGAAGAAGTCGTCTAAATAGATTCAAATTCAAAAGGAAAATCTATGAAGTTGGCACAATTATTTGAAAATAAAGATCTAGAGCAATTCATTCGGTATGATGATAAAGCAAAGCATCTACGAGGAAAAACCAATGTTTGGCTCAAGAATATAGGTGCTTCAAAAGCTGACGTTAAAGCTGCTATTGAAAAAGCAAAAGACTTAGATTCATACAAAGCCATTTCTGCTTATGATAAGACAGGTCCTCTAGCTGCTGTTAGAGGATCTTTTTACTTTGCAAAACCCGGTTTTGGGCTAGGTCCATGGAAAGACTTCTATATTGTCTACGCAAATGGTCAAATTCGTGGTACTTCATCTGATACTCCATACAAGATGAAGAGTCCAAAGCCTTCTATTGTGGGCGACGCTCCAGTTGACATTTTGGTCAATATCTACGATGCTGCTTTCAAACAATTAGGCAAGTTAGTCACAAAGGTGTATACGCCAGAAAATGATAATGATTTTCCTAATTCGAAGGAAGAAGTTGTTGCGCGATTGAAAAAGTACAAAATTAGCAACTACACTGTTAATGACGATTTGACTGTTGACGTATCTAGTGACGTCGATCTATCATTCAAGAAACTTAAGAAAATTCCGGTCAGATTTGGCAAAATAGGTGGATCTTTTAGAATTCAAGGCAATCTATTCTTGGATTCTTTAGAAGGTTGTCCTTATCATGTTGAAGGTTCATTCAATTGCTCAAGAAATAATCTTAAGACCTTAGAATTTGCCCCACAGTACGTAGGAGCAAACTATGCAGCTATGAATTGCAAACTAATGTCACTTGGAAAAATGCCTAGAGAAGTTGGCGGTTCTGTAGATTTAAGTGGAAATAAACTAACGAGCTTAGCAGGATGTGTGAAGGATGTTGGTTCAGACTTCAGTTGTCAAAACAACAAATTAGAAAATCTTGAGGGTGGACCGAGATTTGTTGGGAGACAATTCAACAGCGACAACAATCAATTAACGTCGCTTAAAGGTTCCCCAAAACATGTTGGCGCTTCTTTCTCAGCAAGAAATAATAAGTTGAAGAATCTTGCAGGCATTGCCTCTTACATCGGCGGGAATGTTTTGATAACCTCAAATCCATTTGATTCCTCAGTTGCTGGTAAGAGCGCTGCAGAAATAAAAGCAGAATTAGAAAATAATGGAATTGATGTAGAAGGTTACATTAATCTAACTTACTAAGATAATTTCTTAGTCTCAGCATCAACTGAAATCATTCTAAGAATTTCTTCCCGGGATGCAACAATAGTATTATTCGTGATTTTATTGGATGCCCCCGGGATAAACTGTCCAACCCGTTTTCTATCATTCTTTACACGAGCTTTTGAAGTAACTGCCTGTAAAGCAATATTCAAATAAGTAGCTGCCACCTCTGCATTACGTGCAGCATATCGTGGCTCAAGCAATTCAACCATAGCAGTTTGATTTTGGTAAGCTTCGAGCGCTGCATCATATACTGCATCTATTTTTTGATCAGTGTCAATATCTTCTTCATCTTTGACTACTTCAACAGGTTGACTTTGGACTTCAGCTACTTCATAATCAGTATCATCACGATCAGTAGTATCTTCTATTTTTCTGCAACTAGGGTCTATTTCGAATAATTCATCTAATGGATTAATAAATCGTGTTTGCATAATTAGGCTCTTTCAATTTTGTAAACTATTATTCCAGTTTGATCCCTTATCGTGTTCACTCGACCCGCAAAATTATTTTCTCTCAACCATTTTGCTCTATTTTCAATGATGAAAAAAGAACCATCAATAATAGATATTATTTTCCATTTTTTAACATTTCTGGCACTGCCTATAAGGGATTTTGAAATGTTTAAGCGCGCTTGCGCCGAAAAAGTTATTTTCCTACCATTTAAATTTGCTTTTCGTGATGCTACTCGTTTTTTCTTAGTTTCATCGCTTTGCGGCTTTCCACGGTGCGCTTCTGCATTTTTTAATTTAACTTTTTCCCATAATCCTGACTCTTTTTGCTCCTGCATTCGTTTTTTAGCTGCAGCACTCATATTTCGTTTTGCCTCATCTGAGGCTTTTCGTCCTTTATTTGCTTGAGATATTTTTTGTCTTGCTAATACGCTTTTTTCAGAGGCATAAAATCGTCTTACGCCTTCAGCTCTATTTTTATTAGCATCTGGATGGTCAGGAGCACGTGCAACATAACCACCACCAGTACACAAATTTAGACATAGTGGATCTGCTAGGAGAGTTTCATTAACTATTTGTTTTTCGCGTTCAACTAATTCTTTTCTAGATGGTAAAAATTCAAGAATTTCTTTAGTATGTTGGTGAATGCCGTGATATTTAAGAGATCGCGAAATTCTGTTTCCTGATCCAAAATAACCATCATCCAAATTATCAGTACTGTGCATCCCAATATAAAATGCTCCATCAAATCTGGTTATTTTGTAAATAATATGAAATTTTTTAGTATAAGTTTTAGACATCGTAGATTAAAGAAATAATATTTCTTATTTAGCGGTTTTGCCAAACGGTCTAAAAAGCGTTTTTTCTGTGACTATGCGAAAATTCATTCCCTGCTTAATTGCAAACTCTGATGCATATTTCCACTTTGCATGATTAACTGCAATTGCTATTTTGTCTCTATCTGATGACTTTTCTGTCAATACAGTTTCTTTGTATGGCTTTATCTCAATTATCTCTTTTTTGATATTGCCATATTTGTCTCGATAAATGACAAATGCATCTGGATAATATTGATGGACTCTATTATCTAATGGAGACAAGTATGGAATTGCAATTTCTTCGCTAGCCCAATTAATAACGGCTGGGGTTGAATCAAGATACCGGAATAGCATAAATTCCCAACTAGATCTCCCAAATATTTTGGCTGCATTACCTAGATATTTTTCTGGGTGTTTGGGGATAAATCTACCCCGCATTGGTCCTTTTTTCATGTAATTCCTTAAGCTAGATCAGTGAACCTCGGTACACTTGGAAATGATTGATTAGATGTATTTAAGCCAACCAAATCATCACCGAATGTAGAAGAGTCAGTCAATATGCTTTGAGATGTCGGTGATTGAGTATTCGCTGATCCAAATAAACCTGTGGGCGATGATGCTAATCTTTGGAAAGAACTGCTAACTGAAGATATACCACCTGAAGCCAATGAACCAGCAATTCCGCTAACTGTACTTGCTAATCCATCTAGTCCAGGCACTTTTCGCAAAGCTTTTCCTATAGTCTCATTTGTTATTTTTTGAACAGCTCTTCCACCAACTGAAGATAAAATTCCGGTTATTTTATTCCCCAATCCGCCACCAGGTGAGGACGAGGTACTTGCACCTATTGCTGGAGATGGTTCACTTGGCGCTCCCGGCAATGCAGCCAAACTTTTCGAATCATCGAATTTCTTAAGAGCTGAGGCATCAGACATCACCATAAAATCGTAATCAAACTGCATAGTGAATACGTTTGCATCTGACGATTCGTGTGAAACATCATCTAAATCAAAAGATACAACTCTGGGATTCATAAAGAAAAAAGCAACTTCTTTTGTTGAATCTTGAATTGAATTATTCTGTGGTTGCAAAAAGATTTGCGTTATTTTGATAGCCTGAATTGCATTGCCAATTTCAGTGTTAATAACGCCGCGATGAGCAAAATCAGTATTGGCTGTTGGGTCTGTAGTAAAAAGCATACCGTGACCGGTTGAATATGTAGCCGCCTGTGAAGCTATATCATGGGTAGCAGTGGCAGATCTTCTAGTGATCGGCGAATGCACCATCATCATAGTTCTAAAAAACTCATAGACTTGATTACCAACATCATCATGAAATGACATTGTTAATTCACGATGCTTAATTTGTTTCAACACTTTTGTTCTAAAGTTGTATCTATTAACCTCTTCATACTCAAAGTCTACCTTCGGTCTATCAACTGATTTAATAGAAAACACAAAAGTATTGTCCTTTAGAGATGGATAAGCATTTATTATCTCTGCACGAAATAAGAACTCCACCTTAAACAGGAATTTTAGCTTAGGTCGAGTATTAGTATTTGCTAATGAATGGGCATATGATGTAGCATACCACCCGCCAGCATTTCTATCTGGTAATGGCTGCGCAGGAACACCCGTAATTGAGCGTAATGCTGGTTCTAAAGTACCTTTGGAAAAATCAGATACAACTGTGCCAAATATGTCAGTTGCAGTTCTTTCCAAATCTAAACCGCTCGTTTTAAGTAAGCTTGAGATATCAGCCATTTAATTTTCCAAAAGAGAATTGTCATAATCTATTTAGCTGGGTTTCATTTAGTGAACCTGGGGGCATTTTTCGGCACTTAGCTTTAGAGCCCATCATCTTATAGAGCGATATCACCTCTGGGTGTCCCTGGGTGACTCCTATAATTGCCAATACATATGTCTGGAGTATTGCTTTTTGAAAAATCGTTAGAAAAAAGTCAAAATTGCTAAATACTTATAAGAATTAGGTTGAAAGACAACCGGCTTTTATTTCTCGGAGAAAATAAAAATGGCAACATTATCAAGTTTTGGAATTCCTGGCGTTGGGTCTGGAATATATCACCCAAAAATGAAAAACAAGTGGAGAGTGACGTTCCAAGATATGGGTCGTCTAGTGTCTGGTGTCAATTCCAGAGACCTTTCCATGCAAGCAACGACAATTACACGTCCCCAGATCGAATTTGAGGAAGTGCCAATCCACCGTTATAACTCAGTGGCATATGTATCTGGCAAGCATACCTGGTCTCCAGTTAACCTTACTCTTGAAGATGACATTACTGGTTTAGCTACTAAAGTGGTCAAGGGTCAATTAGAGACTCAACAACGTTTAGTTGGTGTTGATCTTGACGGCCGTTGGCTCAATACTGCAGCTACGGGTTCTGACTACAAGTTTGGCATGAAACTTGAGCAATTAGATGGTGATGAGACTGTGGTTGAAACCTGGATTTTAGAAGGCTGCTTTATTCAAGCTGCCGACTTCTCTGATCTTGATTACTCTGCTTCTGAAGCTGTTACTATCCAATTGACATTGCGTTATGATCATGCTCGTTCGCTCAGCGAAGGTGGCGAAGGCCTTGGTACTGCACTTGGCGGTTTCAACGCCTAATAAGCTAAAAAGCTTATTAAAAAGGGAGCTATTAGCTCCCTTTGTTTTTGCACGAATCTGTAACAATTTGTTAAAATAGCTAATTAACTATTTTTGCTTAACACAAAATGATAACTTGCAAAATTTGCGGTAGAGAATTTCACGCTATCACCAAGCGTCACTTGGTGCATCATGGATTAACAAGGGACCAGTATTTAGAGAAATTCCCAGATGCACCTATGCAAAGTGAAGAAAGTGCTGCAAAACGTAGTGCTGCTAAAAAAGATATGTCAGAAGCAGCAAGAGAGAGGAAGGAAGCAAAAAAATCAAAAAAGCTGACTAAGAGAATTCCATGGAATTTTGGCAAAAGTGGATACAAAAATGAATGGTCAGATGAAGCACGTCAGCGAGTTGCTGCTAGGGATAATCATTTGAAGGGCAAAACACTGTCTGAAGAAACGAAAGAGAAAATAAGAAAAAAGGTAACAGGGCAAAAAATAACTCCAGAACAAAAAGAAAAACATCGCATAGCAATGGAAAAAATTCGCAGTGCCCCAGATTTTGTTGGTGGAATGAAAGGGAAAAAGCATACTGCAGAAGTTAAACAAAAGATTTCTAATAACTCAAAACAGAAAGCTGCACAAATACGTAAGACTCAAGAAGAACGTGGATACTGGATTCCGCTGGACCAAATTTCTGAATTTGAAATCTATCGAAGAAAAGTGAGAGCAGTAACAGAAAAGAATGTGTGCTACATTAGCAATTATGATGCATCCAAAAGAGGGCTTAATGACCGGCAAATAGATAATTTTCAAGTTGACCATAAATTATCTATCTATGAGGGTTTCATGCGGCAAATTGCACCAGAAATAATAGGGCACCATTGTAATCTACAATTCATCCCATGGAGAGAGAATAATGGGAAATGGCATAGAAGCAGCATTACATTAGAAGAATTAATGTCTGAGATTCAAAAATTGAAAAAGGGCTCCTAGGAGCCCTTTTATTTGCAAAAATTTAGTTAGACACCGCTCGACCCAGTAATTGTCACCGGGATATAAATAAATTCTGCCGCGCGCGTAGGATTTATGGCGACACTTACAACCAATTCATTGCGATCAATTCTATCAGGTGTATTGTTTGACTCATCGCATAAAGTAGCAAAGTCATACAAACCACGCTTAGAAAGAACATCAGACAAGATACCATCAACGGCAGCCTTTAGGTTATCACGAGTGATTTGGTCGTTAGGTTGGAACACGAATGGCATTGCACCCTTACGAATAACTCTACGAACATAAGCAACCAAACGAGCCACGTTGATACGATCAAGAGCAGATGCAGCAGGAGCAGCAGTCTTTTGACCCCAGATCAAAATACCTCTTCCAGGGAAGAAGGTGATTGGGTTGATGTTCTTGTTGTACTCATAAAGAGCATCGCGTTGGCCTTCATTAAGCGCTGCTTCCACAAAAGTAGTAGCTGTACCAAGAGTACCAGTCACGTAACCAACCTTAGAAACACCTGTCACTAAGCCATTGGCTACACCTGCTGGAGGAGTCCAGACATAACCATTTTGATCGCTAAAAGCAATTGTGCGGATAGCAGTACCAGAAGGAGCAGCTAAAACGTCCTTGCCATCAAGGTTGCTCACGACACACCATGGATAGTAATAAGCCAAGTTGTTAGAAGCAGATTTGCCCGAAGTCATAGCCCAAGCTGCAGTTTGTGCAGGAGACAGATTGCATGGAGTGTCAACCACTGCAAATGCTTCTTCTTTCACATCAGCAACTAATGCAGCTAATTCATCAGAAAGCTCATGATACCCAGGAGCAGCAACTAAAGTGAACTCATACAAATCTGAACGAACTTCAGTATTTGAATTCATAGCAGCAGCAAGAGCGGTCACAATAGCAGTGCGACGAGCAGCATCAGTAGATCCAAGAACATCAGATACTGTCACTTGAGTTGTTGTCAATGTGAAGGTGTCACCTGAGGTAAATGGCGTGCTTCCAGGAGTAATAGTGAAGATGATGCGATTGTTGTCATAAACAACACCAGTAGTACCACCAGCTAAAGTACCAGACACTGAGCCAACTACGTTGAACGAAGTAGCAGAGGTGAAGGTAATAGTCCAGTTTTCTGCAACTGCTAACGTATCTGCAGCAATTCCAGTCATAGTACCATTACCAGCATTTGCACCAGCGGTAGCAGCATATGCTACGCCAAAGGTGAAAGAATCGCCAGATTGGAAGTCAACGGAGCCATCAGCAACAGTCAAGTTGATTCTTGAAGAAGTGAATGGGGTGCCAACAGTGCCTGAACCAATGAAACCGGAAATAGAACCACGCACTGTGAATGCAGTAGCAGAAGTAAATGACACAGTGAAGGTTTGCGGCTTCACTTTGTTATTAGTAGCAGTGATGCCAGAAATAGTACCGTTACCAAGTCCAGAGAAGGACGGGGTGCCAACTAAAACTGGGGTGCCAAATGTGTAGAAGGTTTCAGGTTGCTCATCGTCAAGATCAATGTCAGCGCGAACCACATAAGCACGGTTACCGGCGCCAAGATATTGGTTAAGAGCCATAAGACCGTATTCATTGCGAGCATCGCCATGATGTGCATTGCCAGAAATGTCGGTTCTGAAACTTGGAACTCCATATAACTCAAGGGATTGAGCTAAAGAAGTCACAGTACGAACAACACCAGCTTCTAATGTGCCGAGAGCAGGAGTCACGCCATCAAGCTGCACTTTACCAGATTTGGTAGCAACGAAGAAAAGCGGCACGGTAGTGCTAACTGCAGGGAAGAAGAAGCTTTGATTTATAACGCTAACTGATACGCCAGCGGAAACTAAAGTAGCCATTGTTTTTATCTCCTAAAGGGTGATTACGATAATCAAATCTAATTTGATTGATTCTTAGTATTTAGACAAATGACTATTTTTCTGGCCAGAATTAAGCGCTTTTCGGAAGTAGTTTTAGATCTTGCATTTGACTAGTGATTTGCTGCACTTGAAATAATTTGTTATATTCATCACTGCTAATTAATTCAATGAAACTTTTTGGAGTCAGTCCAATCATAGAAATCAAATCACGCAGTCTGTTGATATGCGTTGATCTTAGTTTTTTGTGTTCATATTGAACTTCAAAATGCGCCATCCTAATAATTGACTTTAAGGCTAATAGTCCCGCCAATGTAGGCTCATTGCCCCATTGTTTCAAATCATCGAGTGCTTTAGCATATACATCAGCTAAAGGTATAAGTGAAGCTAATGGGTCGTCTGACATTTCATCTTTGTTATTTGCACCAAGTAGCACAAGTTTCTTAAGGAATTCTTGCTTATAAGCTTCTGGGTCACATGCAATATTCAATGCCACCAGAAATCTTCCAATAGTGTCTAAAATTGCTTCTGATCTTCTATGATAATCTTCATTACCAACTGATCTAAATTCAAGATACGGATTTTGAAGTTCTAATTTTTTGAAATTAACAGATCGATATTTTTCAGAGCTTAGTAAGACACGTTTTGCAATCGTGTAAATTCCATTTTCATGTTTTATATCTTTTGAAGGATTGCTGTTCTTCACATACCAATAAAGATTTTGGATTTGTGATTTTGTGTACTTTGATGTCGATCTATCAAATTTGTTCAATACGTAATCGTCACCCAAAAATAAGATCAATTTGACTGGGTCTAATGAATCTAAATTATCCATCGAAATGTTGATATGGAAGCCGGTCGATTGATTAGTTTCAATTTTGTGTCTACTCATCCAATCAAACACTTTTTGCATTGCTTCTAATGCTTCACTTGCAGCTAATGGTGGCGATATTAATTCATATCCATAACCAACAATATTTGGATACTCATTTGCATCTTTGTCTGTAATAGATCCGTCATCCATTAATTTCCATTGACCATTTGATGATTCACCAAATTTAGCAATGCCAAGTTCAGGGGAATTTAGTAAACTCTGTGCAACAATTTCTTTAACTTCGGCCCATGTTTTGTCATATCGTGTTTCTAGATCTTCTTCAATGTCAATATAGACTTCGTTATCATCTACCCAACCAAATGCCGGATCAATGTTGAACTCAAATAATGCCTCTTTTGCATTCTTGAATGTTTTCCAGTAATCTTCAAATGTAAAGACTGCTTGTTTTCTAACTTGATCTAGAATGTGAAATTCTGCCTGGTCTCGAGCTGCAGATTCACTAGGCTCATCTTCATCATCCCAATCTCGCCAATTGTCATCTATCCATTCTTCAGCTTGTTCATCTTGCCATTTCCAAAATGCGGTTTGGACATTATTTTTATCATATCTCCCAACACCAGGAATATCTAGTAATTCGTTAATATCTGTCAAATTGCTGACATCAAGTGTCCTTAACGCATCTGGATCTTTAACTGGTCGGTACAAATTTGAATCTGGAGAAATCAACATCTCAAATTCAAAACCAATAGTTGCATCTCCTTTATCTAAGGCCGCTTTAAAGCGACTAGATGACATTTTTGCTTCAGATAATTTCATAGTGGTTTTGGCTCAAAAGGATCAACATTAGTTCTCTGTGGAGGAAGGTATTGTTCAAAATCTACCCATGAAGCACCGTTCCACCTAAATGCTTTATTTAGAGCAGGTCTCCACCAAGTATCATTAACTTGCGGATTTTCTGGCACAGAAGTTGAAGTAAACGTACAATCTTGCTCAGTTATAGTCGGGAATGGCCGAGTATCATATTCCATGATAGCAATCGGTGTTCCAAAGGGAGTTAAATTACCATCTTCATCAACCTCATTAATTGGAGTCATATTTGAATTGGCAGAAAGTTGAATAGTGACTTTTCTTACTAAATCGTCCTTGACACCCATTGGCACGCTCATATAGATAGGCACCTCAAAAGTAAGAGTCCAATTTATGATTCTTCTATCTGTAGCTGCAGGATAATTTTCTTCATTAGCAATATCAATAAGTTCAATTTTTGTTAGTTTTGTCCAGTCAAATGGCGCATCTGATTTTTGAAATTGAACATCTGGATTGAATAGAACTAATATTTGCTCCAATATCTGATACATCTGATCATTGTTAGAAGTATAGATTGTCAGTTCAACTGTCATATTGAATGGTACGGGCATCGCGCGTTTGACGACAGTCAAGTCGTCAGGAAATACGCCACCTGTTTTCATTGTGACACGTTGATCTACCATTGCCTGTACTTTTCTTCTTTCTGGCGCCATGGCCAAGTTTTGAAGAAACAGAGACATAGTTGGTAGTGAGAATACTCGGTTCTTCGTATTTCCAGACATTAACGCAGCGACTACTCGATCTTTGCTACCAATAACGCATGGAACAGAAATAAATTCCTCTTCACCGCATTCACCAACTCCAGTTTTTACTTGGAGACCATTGAATATAAGAGCAATTTGGCGCAAATATGATTTTAATTGCGCAGAGTAATGATAGTTTGTAATCATGGTCTGAAAGCTATTGAATTGAATTCGCTAATGAGGGGATGGCCTTTTGGCAGTGTCATAAAATAGCTTGGATTGAAACTACCCGAAGACTTCAAATATGCAAGTTTGATTAGTTTGTCATAATCAGCTTTGATGATGAGAGCTACACCATTTTTACTCTTATTCTTTTCATAGAATTCAAGTGGTGACACTCCTTCAGCATTTCTTAATCTGCCAAAACTATTTTTTGATTGAACAAATGAAAAGCTATGCTCAAACAGTTCTAACACTAAGAAGGTGTTTTCGTTGTTTTCCTGAACAAATTTTTGCCATAGCTTTTTACCACCAAAAGACTGGTCTGTTGACGAGAATAGAATTTCTCCATTATCAGACAAGTATTGGTAGAGCTTTTGCATTAGTCCTTGACCAAGATAATTGCCATTCACTGAAGCAACAGATGTAGCTTTACCAACTATTTTCTTTTTGCCAACTTTGATAGAGGTCTGGTCTGCATTCAAGATAGCAGCAAATTGCCCGTTCAGTTTGTTACGCAAACCTATTTCCCAGTCAATAATGATGCCAGCATTTCTAACTTGAACTACTTCAAAGTTTTCGACTGGAAACTTTATTTTTGATGGATATTTTTTCCATTTATCTTCAAGCCGAAATGCAGTATTGGCTACTCGATCATCTGCTTCTTCCTTAGTCCAGATATCCTTTATGACATGAATGTCTTCGAATAATTCTTTTAGTCTCATAGGTTTTTGCTTTCTAAGGAAACGACTTTAGGTTGTTGCATGACTTGTAATTGTGAAGGCTTGTGTGAAGTATTAATAGGACGTCTATCAGTTTCAACATAAATCCACTTATTTTTAACTGAGCTAAACTTGTAAAGACGTGAAGCAATATTCATCTTTGGATCATAGTTTAATCTGAAATAATCTCCATCAGAAGCATCAGTTACATCTGGGAGTTTGAAGCCTTCGGTATATGGTAACCCATCTGGTGGTAACCCATCTTCAACATAAAGATCACGTCCATCATAAGTACCAGGTTCACCGTATCGACTAGTACCAGATGCAATTTCAGTTACGTTCGTACCTTTTTCTGGTACTTCTTGTAAGGCTTCAGTTTTTACTTGTTGCGAAATCGTTAATGGAGCAGTTTGAATTTGTTCAATACCATCAAGGAAAGTACCGTCATCAACAAGGAATTTCTGAGTGTCAACGGTGCCAAGAATGTCGCGATGTTCCTGAGATGGAATTAACTGAGATGCTTGGAATCGATACATAATCGGTTTCCAGGCAGTCGTATACCCATCAGCCGCCCATGATGTATCTGATACTTCTAAGAACTTTCTAACCGGTTTCAGATTTTGGTCATATTGCATTTCACTTGGAAGCTCTAAAACGTCACCGACTACGATAGGCCTTCCAAGTAATTTCACCATTTGGGCAAAGCTTGCGGTAAATGTGAAACTATCTGTCATCTGAAATCCAAATTTGGATAGATCAGATATAGTATCAGTTGGTTGATAGGCAACCTTTAATTGAACTGATTGAGATGCATAATCACGGTCGCGATTCTCAAGTAATAGTGGATCCTGAATATCATCAAGCCGTGTGGTTTGATAATCAAAAAGCTCAAGCTTTGATATTTCCCAGGGCTCATTTAAAGCAACACCACTAAATGATGTAGGCACTATTCTCCAATAGCGAGATGGCTTAGATTGTTTAATGCGAACATTCTGCGCTGTAGCGTCATCTACTAAATTAACAATATCAACACGATTCCACTTCAATTGAATTGATGCAGTGATGATGTCGCCATTGGCAAAAGTGGAATTTGATGTTAACGTGAATGATCCGTAATTTGAATTGAATCTAAGATTAGGCTTTAAGATGCCGACTAATTCAGTGGTACCTGAAATAAAGAAAACCGTAAATGAATTAGTTGCATCAGCTACTAATGAAAATATACCAGGTTTGCATTTGGGCCCAGCGGTGAAGTCAGTAATAGTAGCAGTACCAGAACCAGTAATGATTAGGCTGGATAATGAATATTGCCCATCAGATTGTTCAACTTTAATTTGAAGAGCCCGTCTATTTTGAGCAGGTTGAGTAATTCTCAATGATGTAATATGCTGATTGTTTGCAATACCAGGTCCATTTGCGTCCAATCCATAACTCGTTTTTATAACACCAAAATCATATCCTACCCATGATGGGGTTGTCAACACAGCCATTCCCACTTGAGAAGATGCCCAATTAGATGCGAGTGAATCAAAAACATTATCACTTCCATTAAGCGGAGTACCATTTCCTGTTAAGTCAATTAGTTTGCCCTGTTCATGAACACCTAGGAGCTTGAATATGTTGAGCGGAGCTCCGCTGATATTGAGAGCCTCAACTGCAATTTGCTCTTGTATATTTGAGTCAACTAAACAGTCAGTGACTGAATAGTTGACATCTGGAATTTCAGGTACTACATATGCCGGAATTTCAGGTAATGCATTTGCTGGATTGTTAATTGATCCAGCCCCATTTGGACAAGTGTTTAAATCTGCCATAATTGATTACCCAAATATCATTGACACATTGCCCATTGCAGCACTTTGATATTCCCAATTTAAAAGTGCTTCTTTGAGTTCTGCAAAATCTTGGCGAGCTTCAGCAATCAAGGTATCACCATTCAATGTGATAGTACCAGCAGGACCTGGAGTACCACTTGAATATTTTGAACGAAGTAATCCGAGCATCTCTTTGACTGTGGCAGTAGCATATTGCTGAATAAATTGCTTTGCATATCGATCGAGTAGGAGTTCCTGCTCAGTTCTCTCAAGATCTACTTCAAGAACGACTTTCTCATTTCTAGCTACTCGGCGGGTGATCATTAATTCTCTTCGGGCTTCATTCCACAAAAATGTCATTTCACCTGCAAAGATTCTTTGGAATTCTTCACTTAAAGAATGCATCAAATGGATAGACAGAATGTCAGTGTATCCAGAACTATAGAACTGAGATAGGAAAGTTTGGAAGTAAACGTTAGTGTCCCAATTCATAGAATTAGCACCCAGAATATTCAATCTGTGAATTTTCTGAACTGTAACTATCCTGTCAGTCTCGTCTACTGGGTTATTGAGATAGTAAGTTTGCTGATCTGTAACTAACGTCTGTAGGATATACCGTTTTTCATAAGCACCAGCAGAAAGTTGGCGATATGTCTCAAGCGCATTATCAATAGCTGTGTTGAAATTATCTTCAGTTAACTCAATACAGGAATTGGGCCATCCAAATTCTGATTTGATGACGCGAATTAGACGCAGACGTTCGTCATAAGAACCATCATTGCCAATTCGGATTTTGTCAGTAGTGGGTGTACCCTGTTGGGATGTATTTGCTTGTTGCCAAGAGGTACCATTCCACACATTCAGAATTTTCTGGGACGTATTGTAGAAAAGTAGGCCCACATATGGATTGACAAAATCAATTGGTTCTACAGTAAAGTTGCCAGCAAATGCAGGCACGATTGAACTTCCTGTATTAAACAAGGTATTGCTTGTAGTTGGAATCTGCCAAGCTGCGCCATCCCAAAATTGAATTCTTTGACTCGTAAAATCATAGAAGAAGTCTGCTACATTAGGCGTTTCTGGAAATTTTGTACCAGATGTTACTGATCCCATATTTGTCCATTGAGTAGGACTCGTTTTAAGTTGTAGATTCGTGGATGAAGCTATCGTCCATTCTTTTCCATTAAAAACCTTTAGTGTAGTTGCTGGAGAAAATAGATAAGTTTGGCCAGGAATTCCTGGATTGATAGGCCCAGTCGTAATAGTATCTGAGCGGGTGGGCACCCATACAGAACGAGTATCATCCCAATATTGAACCGAGTTTAGTTGAAGATCATGATACACCATCCCAGGTGTTGGGGACGTTGGTGCAGACGGAAGTGTAGGAATAGATCCTGTATATGCAGAAGAATCTTTTTCGACGCGTGAACTTTCCAAAGGATATGATTGAATACCAATTGGGTAGTACTGAAGAATATTGGTGCACGCATGAATAGATGCATAGTATGTCGCAGATGGGTTAGTACCAGTTACTGTGACAGTCCACTCTATCATTCCATCTGATGAAATTGTCCCGGAAGGGAATGGAACTTGAAAGAAGGTTGACCAGAATGAAATGACTTGAGCTCTACCTATCTTTTGAACTCCAGTTTGCCCAAATACTAGAGATCCACCGGTATACTGAGTCCCATCTTCAGGATACTCAGTAGCAGTAATAGGATGATCACTTAAGGTTAAGACTGCACCATCAACAGGACCATCACTAACTGGCTTGCGAATAGATAGTTGAATAGTATTTGATGTTGGTCTTGTAATACTTAAGTTAAATTTTCTTGCTTCTACCCATAAGTCATGGGTAGTAAGTTGGTTGATTTCATTTGATGCCATGATCGCAATAACCTTCTCTTTGTTTGACGACAAACACAGTTCTTCAATAGTCTATTTAGAAGAATGAACTTGAGAGAAAGAGAAAAAGGCTATGCCATAAGCTGTGCGCGCAATTTATAGGCATTATGGGGCAAATAAGCTTTAGTGCTGAGCAGTTGCAAATAAGAAGCTTTTGAGAAGAGATGCAATAGACCAAGCTAATTTAGCGCTATTGCTAGAAGTCACCAGAAGCACTCAGGGACACCCAAAATTGCGCCATAATGAGTTTCACACAGACAAGAAAAAGGGCTCCTACGGAGCCCTGGTGTCATTTAGATTTTTAGATCACTTGAACATTTGCAATGCAATTCGACCAATGTTATGAGCATCGTCATCGCCACGATGATGGGTGCCAATAAGTGGCAACTTACAAATTTGAAGAGCTTTTGCCATTCCACAGGGTGGGACCTTGCGCTGAAGAGCAAACAGTGTCTTTAAGTTAAAATGTTCCATTTGAGCAAAGATAGAATCAATCTCATGACCATAAATTGCTCGTAGAGAACCACCACCTTGATTGGAAAGCTTATTCCTATCGTATTGTCCCCAACTACACCAAATGTCTTCTCGAGTCAAGGAGTAGACTTGCTTGATTTCTCTTAGCGCATCAACAATGTCAAAACCATTGTTGACTACATCTTGAGTCAAAGTGGTCAACTGCGTACAGAATGGACTTACTTCTGTGAACCTAGGTTTGACAATCCAAGATTGTGCTTGGTGAACTTCTTCACTTTCAAGATCAACTTTGCAAATGCCGATCTCAATGATTTCATTCGGTTTGTAACCTTGTTCTTGCTTTGTTTCCCAGCAAGTAGCTTCAAGATCAACAACAAAAATTTCTTTAGTATTTTTCATTTTTTAGCAATTCCAAAATAGTGTCTCGTTCAACTGTAAGTAAAATTTCTTCTGCTATAAGTTGATTATACACTGCTGAAAGTGCAGCTTGATTTGTTTGGAAAAGCCCTCGATAAAAATCAGATTTTTTTGTGAGATTTTTTCTTGTAGCTTCTACAATTTTTAACCGATCTTCAATGGCTGTTACGGACTCTTTGGAAATCGATGACGCTTTCATCGGGCTTAAGTCCTGCTGCAAACCAATCTGGGACTTCTCGTTTTGTCCAGGTTGCAAATCTCTTTTTACTCCCAAGGTAGAAAGCACGGTATGCAGCAATTGGATCATTTTCATTTTGGTATTCATTAGGCATTGCTTGTGCAAATGGGGTAAGAATAGACGACTTCAGATTTTTTGGTGCATTGCTGAGAAAGGGAAGCAGCTTTTTGCCACCATGTTCTTTGCCATATCGAAATTCAAATTCTGCATGAAGGGCAGTAATCAATTCAACTAGCCAAAGATAGTTCTCTTTTGTAGTGCGAGCCCACTTTGATGAAGGGTGATTGATGTGACTTGCAACATAACAAGTAAATGGCTGCAGATCAAGAACTTGCCGGCCATTTTTCTCAACGATATTCACAACTTCATCTTTGAATACAAATGTATTACGTTTGCGATTATTGACTCGAAGTTCAACCGGAACACCATCAATGACCCGATGCGCAGTAGAAGCGATTTGATTATACTCTGTAATCATCTTGACTACATGCTTGTCAAGATGGTACCGTGAAGCAAGAACTGGATCTTGGTGAAGTGCAAAGATGTTCATAAAAATCTAAAGCAGAAAAAACTGGTGTAAAAATTATTTTGCAGAAAAACTGGTGCAGAAAAAACTGGCGTAAAAATAAATGTGCAGAAAAAAGTGGTGCAGAAAAAACTGGCGACTTCATCCTCTAATTATAGCATACCCACTCTCAGCATTCGAGAATGTCACTGTTACTTGAGTCGCACTGTTGAATGTCACATCATTTGGAAATATTAATTTTACATCATTTGGGGCAGCCAAACCTGTATTTTTGAATACTTGTATGTCCACGATGCGCTCGCCCAAATTGTGGTTGATTGTCCAAATCAACTGGGGTGTTACTTGGGTGTGCCGATACATTAATCCAACAATGGCCACGTTCACTGGCAACCATGAACCATTATATATTGAAAGCACGTTTGATGTACTATTGAACCAAAGTTGACCGGTGAAGGGGTTTGTTGGCGCAGTGTCTGATGCAAAATTTTGAGCTAATCTTATTTGGTTTTGATGAAGAATCTCTCCCCAACCAGAAAAATTTCGCCCAACCAATTCTAGAGGGCGATCATTATCATACTGTGTTTCTAGGACTAGCTTATCAGATTCATCTGCAATGCTCAACAAATATGTTGAAATATTGTAAACTGTACCAGTTGTTAACTGAGAGCCTGCTCCATCGGTACTTATTGTCTGTATAACACGTATTCGTGTATTTCCACCAACAAATTCAACGGGCTCAAAATCTGATGCTGATGTTTTTGTGTACACCACATAGTTGCCGTCGTATAACTCATTTTCATTTAGTGAAAACGTTGTAGCAGTCAGCAACTTTATTCCATACGGTGCCGCAGTGTACGTGTAAAACGGATATCTGGCAAGCGTAGATGGGTTAATCCATTCTTTACCATGGAACAATGAGGTAAAATCCCCAGCTACCTCAATATATGCAGGACCTGCAACTGGTGTGTGGACTATGGATAATATCGGGAGTGTGCGCATTTTACTAAATCGATAATGTTCAATGAACTATTTAGCAAAAAAGGCATTCATATGAATGCCTTTTTAAAATCACAGTTTGCTCATTAGCCCGATGTTATCAGTATGTTCTGGCGCTTGCCACCCTTCCGGCTTTATCAAATCGGGCAAGCCAAGTGGATTAACTCGACCAGGCTTAATCCCCGGCTGCTTAGACATATTTGCCTTATGAACACGATCCCATGCTGTATATGCATCTACATCCAGTGCATTTAGCGTGCCAATTGCTACCACACAAAGATCAATCATGGCATCAACAAAGTCATCATACTTTTGTTGGTCCATTGCAATTTTCGATTCATTAAGTTCTTCTTCAAGAAACTTGATTCGGAATTCAATAAACTTCTTCAGCTTTTCTGGATCAAATCCACGTACAATTTCATTGACGCCAAACTTGCGATGCATGCAGGCAATATCATAGACCCAATCAGGAAATGGATCAGTGTTGAATGCCATATCTAAATCCAACGAATCATCGAGAGACATCAGATCATCTTCAGAAATACCATTAAAAGAGTGGTCGTGTTGATCCATAATTTTCATTCCTTCAAGTTGAATGTGTAAGCTAATTCTCGGTTAAAAAAGTAAGAGCTTATTCCTGCTCTTATTCCAAGATCTCTGGCTGCGTACAATAATCTAAACGAAATTGCACCTTTATATCGAATCGCAGAATATGTGTTATCTGTAAATTCGAAACTTTGGATTATTGTGTCTAATCCGGATCTTAATCTATTGACCCAAAAGTTATATTCATCGTGGGTAATCGTGTGGTTCAATGACAGCTTTCCATTTTGTGTCATGAAGGTAGCAATTTTATCATCTTGTAATAAATCAGATCCGACTAATTCTCGGTCATATAGCGCTCTTGGTTCACTCGGAATGATTTTCCAACCAGCATTTTGGAAACATTCATCGTGTGTGAATTGGGCAAGATGACCGAGTAAAAGGGATTCTTTGTCTTTCAACTCGGCTACCTTCAATAAAGCAGTATTCGAGATGGGAATGACCTCATCTCGAACTAAAGGTGTCGTCCTCACAGAGACAGTGAAGACCCGGCAGTCTTATAAACTTCAGTCAGTGACTTGAATCGCATTTTCCATTCCCACTCATTCTTGACATACGCTTTGAATGTGCGAGTATCCAGTTGAATGGTTTCGTCAACCGACATTTCAAGCATTTCAATTACTTGACGATAATCTTCTTCATGATTTTCTGGAAATGCCACATTGAATTTGAACTGCTTCAATTGTTGGGGATCTTCAATCTTTGAAACTTTCTTAAGAGCAAGTTTCAAATCTTCTTGAAGACGTTGATGAAAATCTTTCACTGCTTCTTGAAACTCAACCTTATGCTGTTCAAGGTTTTGCTTCATGATCTTAAGCAATTCAGATTTTGAGACGTTAATCGTTTGTGTGTTGATGTTAAATGACACTGATTTCTCCTTATAGAGAAAACATTGTATCAAAAATGCAAATATAGAAGAAAATGATTTTAGGATGATTCGAGGCTAAATAATCAACAAAATGCTATTCCCACCTATGAATTATTTCATATCTGTTCTATTCATTGTGCTTCTGACTGCATGCGCGGGCACTGGTCATTCGCAATTCAGTGCCAGTAAAAAACCCGAAATCGTTCATTCCGATTTCAGGCTAATTATTCATTCCGATCCTAGTAGATTCAATAATCCCCAAATTCAAGGATCCGCTAGATTAATAGATGTCAATCAACAAAAAATTTGCATAATTAATTTGCGAAATTACCCTAGATGCCTTCTGCACGAAATCAGGCATTGCATTGAAGGGGAGTGGCATGATCAAAACATACCAAATGGAGAAGATTGCTAGAAATTAGCAAAAATCTGAAGACTTAATCAAATAGCTATTGATGTCTCTTGGATTTCGTTTAAACCTGTCAATATTGTCGCGTGCTTTTTCCTCAAGTAATTCTCGCGCTTCTTGAGTTCTGTAAATGTATAATCTTGAACTAAGTTTCAACAGAAATTCAACAGAAGCATAACTGCAAATATCCATTTCATACCCAAATCGAACGGGCCCATGATTCTCAAAAATGATATTTGCATTGTTTTGCAAAAAATCTTCATACGGTGCAGCTAGCGACGCGACATCTGCATCCAGCACGCGATTGCAATCTTCATCATAGAATCCAGGATCTAAATAATTTTGGACCTTCGTAGCCAGAATAATTTTCTCTAACAACTCTACATCAATGTCTTTGAAGTTTGAGAACTTGACAACTTTACATGCAGTTATCGCACTCAGCATTTCATTGACTCCATGAGGAGAACCTGGTACATAGATGCAATCGTGAAACAGAATGGCTGCAAATTCTGTCTTGCTTGGATCTTTTTTGAAGATTGCTCTATATTGGGAAAGCACATAAGAAATATGCTCCCAATTGTGATATGTGTTGAACTTTGAATGATAAAACTGTTGCGCAGTTAATTCCAAAGAAATCAATTGATCTGACATGTTGAATAGAACCTTCACAAAAACTCTATTCATTCTAACTCATTTTGACTTTTTTGTTTCTAGATTATAGAGATTAGAAAATTCTCGAAATTTCTTTTGTCGATCAGATAACCCCTTTAATCCCGGGTTAATGTATTGGGTGACTTCTTCAACGTCAGAGAAATCTTTGACCTTTGGCTGAACCCTGGTTTTCCAGAACCAAATTGACGCTTTAGCACCAATCTTTGGATCTTCTAACAATTCCGGTTTCTCTTCTAGTGGCAATCCTAAAGCTTTTCCAGCTCGCATATAAACATCACGACCCGTTAATTGGAGAAAACCGCGACCTTTAAATTTTTCACCATCTCCAACCTTAGTATTTCCAAGTATTTCGGCTTTCCTTGGGTTATGTTTGGGATCATATTTCTTGAAATAATCCTTACTACCCATCTCAATAAGCTTACCAAAATTTGCAGTCTCATGTGCAGATTGCGCAATCAATTGAATCAATTCTGCCCCGCGTATACCCTGCTTCTTCGCTTCATCATAAAGAACTTTAGCTGAACCACTAAAGACAGACGATTTGTTATTCAATTTTGGTTTTTCTACAGAAATGTTAGAATGATCAATTTTTCCTGCAATTGCCCTATCACTTGGGGCTTCCTCTGGTCCGCGATTCACCAATAGAGCAGTAGCCATTAATGCCGCTGCGCCCGCAACTTGCGCTTTTTCTTTCCATCCTTCAGCAACAAACATTCCATGATCTTTGATGAAGAATCCATTTGGGTATTTTGCTATTTCTTCATCACTGATATTTGTCCTCTCGGCATACACGATACCATCATTATGTAGAGATTCCGGCAATCCATCTAGTGAAGATATTGGATTTCCCTCAATATTCAATACAGTAATACCAGGTGTGCATCCCTTAAGAGATGTTATTTTGTTATATCCGACTAATAGTTGGCTTGCTGCTCTTGGGCTGTGTTTCAGCGATTCTAACTGGTTATATTCAACGTCATATTCACCAGTTACTTCTCTGGGACCGTATTTGAGTGACTTCAATTTGCATCGAATTACAACAAAATCGCCGTTTATTGTGCTTGGACTTCCGCTTAAACTTTCAACTCCAGAATTATGAATAAACACTCCAGCCCATTGGTCTAGGCCTTCTACATGAGGCGGCAATCCATCTAGACTTTTCAAATTAGGGCAGTGTTTGATAATATATCGTTCTGCTGTTTGGGTAATTCCTGTCAAGTCTTCAATATCAAGACTTTCAAGATGGATTGTATTAGCGTTATCTGGAAAATTTTCCAGGGTAGTTAATGGAACGTCATTGAGCTCAAAGGTGCCATTAACATCGCGAATTTTGAATGGTAATTTAGTAATCCCATCCAGCCAATGCCAATAAACAGTGCTATGGAATGATACACTCAAATCATCGTGTATAGTGTAATTGCCAATTCTGTTGCCTTTTTCTTTTAGCCAATTAGAAATACCTTCTTTGGTAGAAAAGTCAAATTCATCATATGATTCTAATAGTTCTTTCAATTTCATAACTTTTCTCCAGTTTCATTCAGTCACAATTGTGGCATTTGGGTATTTCAATTTTTCGTCTTTTGAAATATTAGCACCTATAGATCTAACAACAATACGACCATCATGCAATCCTTCTAAAGATTCTAAAGGATTATCTGTTAAATAGAGTTCATCTGCTGATTCCGGAACACCAATCAAATTAGTGATCAAATTAGATGTGGCATCTATGTAATCAACACCTTCAGGACATCCTTTTAGTGAAGTTAGTTCATTTTTTCGTATATCGAGTAATCCAGTGACTTCTCTTGGGCCATATCTCAACGACTTTAAACCACACCGAACAACAGAAAAATCTCCGTCGATTCTTAATGGTGATCCCTTTAAGGAAGTAATTGGGCATCTGTTAATGTAAATGCTTCCATTAACTTCTTGCGGCAATCCATCTAAAGATTCCAACTCTTTACATGCTTGTATTGAATATGCAAAGGTATCTTGGGTGATTCCTTGCAAATTCTTTATTTTTGCACTTTGAATAATAATTTCTCTTGCTGAATCTGGAAAATTTTCAAGAGAGGTAATTGGTACGTCAGTTAAAAATGCGTATACTTTTCTAAACTTAACTGGAATTTTTGACTTGTCTTTTCCAAGAACTGTGATATTGACATTGTCAAAAACAGATACACTTAAGTCATCATGAATGTCATAAAACTCCCAAATATAATTTACTTTTAACCACTCTGCTATTCCATCTTTGGTAGTGAAATCAAAATCATCTTCTGATTCAAACAAGTCAACTAATTTCATTATTCAACCCCGATTATTTCACCGCCAATAGATCGGGGTGTATAGCCGTAATTTGCAGAACCGGCGATTTGATTTCCCCAAGCTATAAGATCTTCGCCTATGTGCAATGGAGCACCCTTCAATGATGTCAAATTATTATTTGCGCAATCAAATGAAAGACCAACATCCCTAGGCGCTCCCTTTAGAGAAAATAATTCATTATTTGAGCAGTCAAATTCACCACCTATTTCTCTAGGAGCTCCGACTAAGGATCGCAATGCATTATAAGAGCAATTGTAGTCATAGCCAACTTCAGAAGGACCGCCCTCTAGAGATTCTAAATCAGGGCAATTATTGCATTTAAAGTTTCTTCCAACCTTATCTGGAGCACCCACGAGTGACATTAGAGATTCTGAATAGCCACAAAAGAAATCTCCACCGACTTCCCTGGGAGCACCCTGGAGGTCCTGGATGCCTGTTCTTTCACAAAAGAAAGAGCCTTCAACATGGGTTGGACAACCTTCTAATGTTTGTAGATTTGCTATACGAGATAGTGCAAAACTGCCAGTGCAATATCCAAATCGCACTGGCAGCCGGTACAAATCATAATCCCATGCTGACATGAAGATTTTGAAGCTAGAAAAAACGTCAACAGTTAAATCGGCATTGATTTGGAAATCATGAGGTTTGAGAATGGTATTGTCGAGCAACCAATTAGAAATTTCTTCTCTAGTTTGAAGAAATTGGGTATTGCTATTTTCAAATAATTGTCTTAATTTCATGATAGATCCGAATAAATCTGGCCACCTACATTACCAATGCCATCAAGAGATGTTAATTTATTAAATCTGCAGTTAAAATCCGCGCCTACTTCTCTGGGAGCACCTTCAATAGATGTTAATTGATTGTTATAGCAGAAAAAACCTCTACCAACTTCTCTAGGTGCTCCCTTAAGAGATGTTAATTGATTACGGCCACACCAAAAACTTCCACCAACTTCTCTGGGAGCACCATTGAGTGATGTTAATTGATTATGAGAACAATCAAAATCTCCACCAACTTCCCAAAATTTGACTGGAATAAATGATAAATTCTTTTTACTTAAATCTACATTACCATCAACATCTACCATCAGATCATCTCTGATGGTGTAGTTTCTAATTTTCATCTTTTGGAGCCATGTCTCAATTTCTTCTCGGGTTTGAAGAAATTGGTTATTGCTATTTTCAAATAATTGTTTTAGCTTCATTTTAGAGATCCGAATAAATTTGACCTGTGACATTTCCAATGCCATCTAATGAAGCCAATTCATTACCAGTACAATTGAAACTTCCACCAACTTCTCTAGGTGCACCTTCAAGGGAAGTTAATTTATTCCATCTACAATAAAAACTTCCGCCTACTTCTCTTGGAGCACCTTCAAGAGATGTTAATTGATTTGTGCTGCAATTAAAATGACCGCCTATCTCTCTTGGTGCTCCGTCGAGTGATGTTAATTGATTATGTGAACACCAAAAATTTCCGCCCACTTCTCTAGGTGCACCCTTAAGAGATGTTAATTGATTATTGCTGCAATCAAAATCTTTGCCAACATCTTTTGGTGCTCCCTTAAGAGATGTTAATTGATTATGAGAACAATCAAAATCTCCACCAACTTCCCTAGGTGCTCCCTTAAGAGAAGTTAACTCATTTTCACCGCATTCAAAATCTCTGCCAACTTCTCTAGGTGCTCCGTCGAGTGATGTTAATTGATTATGTGAACACCAAAAATTTCCAATAACTGTGAAAAATTGGACTGGAATGAATGATAAGCCTTTAAAAGAAAGGTTAACATCCCCATCAACATCTACCATAAGATCATTTCTAATGGTGTAGTTTTCAATTTTCATCTTTTGGAGCCATGCTTCAATCTCTTCTCTTGTTTGAAGAAATTGAGATTGGCTTTCAAGCAATTGTCTAAGTTTCATGATGTCTGTTTCTTCAAAGCAGCCAATCTCTTATCATAATCCTTACCCCAAGATTTGATAGATTTCAGCATTTCTTTGAATGACTTGACTAAAGATTTTGCAAAAGCGGTGAATCCTTCATCAAGTTTTGACTTAACAATTAACTTAACCGGGGTATCTTTTGGTTGAATAATTTCGGTGTATTGCTCAGTGATTTGGTCGATCTTTTCTTGTAATTCAGGCAACATCTGAGCAAGCTCTTTTACCACTGCAGAATAATCAACTTTTTTGGTTGGGGATTTTGATTCTGCCTTTTCTGCTTTAGACAAAGTAATGGTGTATGACACCGTATCCACAACACGAGTCAACACTTCATCTTGAGCATCAAACAAGCTTTCTGCTACTTGCTTCATTTCCTCGTTTAGAGCATTACGCTTTTCCTGCATTAATTTTGCAGCTTTGTCTAAACGGGAATAACGAGTAGTTAAACGTGACATAACGCCACTCTCATTTCCAGTCAATTCAACGGTCACCCGGTCTAAGACCTTCTTGACTTGTTTCTCGGTATAGGTTAATTTTGGGTTTCTTGCTTCAAAAAGCTCGCTAACTAGCATGAGTGTTTCTCCTACGAAAAGGCTACATAGGATCTATTTAGCAAAAGATTGGTGCCCAAGGACAGAATCAAACTGTCTTCTCACCCGTACCAAAGGTGTGTTCTTTCATTGAACTACAGGGGCTTTTTGGTGGTTCATAGTAGATTCGAACTACTGTAGGACTCCGCATGAAGAAGTTGCCTCGCCTCTCGGCCAATGAACCATGAATGGCGCCAATGACGAGGATCGAACTCGCCTGAACCTGATCGACAGTCAGGTGCAATCACCAGATTGCTTCATTGGCATTATTTTGGGGTGAAGGGGGGAATCGAACCCTCGCTTCCTGTTTCACAGACAGGCGGACTACCACTATCTTACCAACACCATAATTTTGGCCTGCACTACTGGGATCGAACCAGTCTCCCGGCGTTTTCAGCGCCATGCTTTCACCAGAACAGCTAAGTGCAGATTGTTTTTAAAATCTCCATCATCACCAAATTTTGATGATCGAAGTTATAATTATTGGCAGGGGAGGTCGGATTTGAACCGGAACAGCCTCTGGTTTTGGAGACCAGCGCTCTGCCAATTGAGCTACTCCCCTATAATGCTATTTGCTGGCCGGGCAAGATTCGAACTCGCGACACCCGGGGTAACAACCCGACACTCTACCAACTGAGCTACCGGCCAGCAAATAACACTAAACATGAACAAATTATTTTCTTCCTAAACGATACCCCTTCACCAAATATTCGTCAAGACACTCTTTCTTTATTTTAATTGGTTTTATTCCATTAGTAATCCAGCAAGTTCCAAACTGGGAATTCTTTGATCCTAATTGACTTATTGAATTTTTTTCACCAATTAATGCTTTGCTTTTTGCAGTGTGTTGTTTTCCCAAAAAAGCCGATCGCAAAACAACAAGCATATTGTTTCGATATTCATCATTAGTCCAAAGTATTTTCCTATGCAAACTAATTTTATTTGCATATTCTATATGTAACCAACGTTTTTTCATCGCATTAGATAAAGAAATAGCTACTCTTTCTTTATACCCCGGTCTTGCCCATACCTCGGCCTCTTTTCCATGAGTTCCACCAGAACCACCATATACAAGATTAATATTTAATGGATGATTTAATAAATCCTCATTTACTATTTCTTTTTCACGATCGTTTAGTGCTTCTCTATTAGGTAGATATTCTAAAATTTCGCAAACATGATTGGCCTTACCATATTTGGCAATAGAATAACTAAGAATCTTTCCACTTCCAAGATAACCATCATTTAAGTTATCAGTTGAGTGCATGCCTATATAAAATTTTTTAGTAATTAGACAAGTTGTTTTATAAATATAATGATATTTCTTTTGTGTTTTTTGCATAATTGTTCTCCTTATACTCTATTTATAGGAGAACAATTATGTCAAGTGCAAGGGGAGTGGGGATCGAACCCACCTTCTTGCGGTCAAAGCGCAATGTCATCACCAGATGACAATCCCCCAATAACTTGGCGTCGCGTGGCGGAATCGAACCGCAGTCATAAAGACGTCACCTTGAAAGGGTGAGGGCCGTTACCAGCAGCCAACACGCGACATTTTTTGGTGCCTGTTGCTGGACTCAAACCAGCGACCTAAACGTTATCAACATTTTGCTCTCTCAACTGAGCTAAACAGGCAAAAACTTTGGTCCATCAGGTGGGACTCGAACCCACAAAGCGTAACGCGCTCGATTAAAAGTCGAGTGCCATAACCAGTTTGGCATCTGATGGAAAACTCTTTTAAGATCACTATTGAAAATGATCTTGAAAGAGTTCATTCATAATGAATGAACTTCAAAATAGATCCTACACACATCATGTAGTTGTCCATTGGATTGCCCTCCGGAACCCCCCTCCTAACTGCAACATTTTGTTTTACGCCGTTGCGGTCACCGGGTGTGCCATTGATAGCGTATCTCTAAAACAAAACTGGGAACCTTTTTGGTTCCCAGACTTTTTAGATTTGTGGTCAAGTTACTTTTTAAGTACCTCTTCCGCCTTCTTTAAGTCCGGGTAGACTGTGCTCATCTTTCTCCTGAGCAAAAGAAATCATCTGGTCATTATGCCAGAAATGATTATTCTTAGTGGTCTCGAAGAAGGTTTTCATGATAAGCTTTAGGGAAGGTTTTAAACTAAAAATGAATTATACACTTATTTAGCAAGTTTGTACAAACTTTTGGTAAAAATTCTCAACTATTTTTAGGTTGAAGAAGTCAGTCGATTTTTTGCCATGTGCGAATGTAGGTATTTGCTTCTCTAGTATATGCCAGATACTTTGATCCATCATCAAATTTGATGATAACAAAACTGTCATCTGGCATATTCTTGACTGAAGCCAAAGGTCCACGAGGTTTCACTGAAGTCCCATAAATTTCTTCACCAGTCATTATAGGAATTTTTCTACCTAAAACTTTTTCAATTCTCTTTAAACTGAGATCATTTAGATTTCTCTTAGCAGCATACCCAGATCCTTCAAAATCATCCCAGTAAGATGGTTTTTCCGTCAATGATATACCAACATCATCTAGAGCAAGCTGTTCACTGGAGCCAAATTTCATGGGCTGAATATCAAATGACGTTTCACCACCACGATTATATGCATCTACCAAAGCTTTTGCTAGTTCAGGAGAAGCAGTAGATACTTTTTTGCGATTGCCATCCTTGATACCAATGATGTTGGAAGCAGAATCATTGACATCTTCAACTTCAAATCGGTCGAATCCAGGAGGGACAGGAATTCCTGAAGACCGAATAGGTTTACCAAAATTGGCTTTGATGACATCACCCTCTTGGAGGGATAACATTTCTTTGAGAGTAGAAAACATAATAGGCAATAGTCCTTTAGTTACTATTGCCTATTTATAGGATTATCGTGATTAGACTGCGTTTCGAATCACATCATACATAGATGTCATCTTTGTCTTGTTGGTTCGATAGTTTTTGTAGAAATCAAGGAACAGAGGAATGGCACCACGACTATCAAGAACCCATCCGCGGTTTCCATGAATTTTCACTTGGACTTTATCGCCTTCAACCACCAGTTCTTGGACCTTGTACAAACCAGTAGGTTGTTTGACTTTTGGATCAGGGTGGGTCTTCACCATTACGTGGAGATTATTTGGCTTCAACACAACTGGTTTAGCCACTTGCACCACAGGTTTTGGTTGAACTACAGGTTTCTGCGCGGCCTTTAGGCCCATAGCTTGAGCAAGATTCAACCCAACATTCCTAATAGCTTTCTGATTCTCTTCAGACTTCACCTTTTGGATGTAGCTGTCCAACTTTTCATTAAGCAGCTGGATGGATTTTGCACTAGAACCGGTAACACGTTTCAGATTCTCAATGCCATTGACCAGATTGGTGGTGATGATCTCTGCCATGACCTTAGCAGTATTATCATCCACAATCTTGATGGGCGCAGTGACTTTGATGTACTCAACGAGTTGCTTTAGCTTGTTTTCGTCTTCCATGATAATTCCTTCAAAATTGAGTAGAAACAGAATTGGTTTTTTGCTTGAAAGATTCCATCAGTGATGCATGCACTTCTTTCATAGTGTCAAGAGATGGAGGACCGTCTGCTTTCAGAAATTCATGTCGAAAAGAATCAAGTTGAGCTTCATTTTGCAACATGCGAATCTGAATCTTTTCAGGCTCAGACAAACGAACTAGCATTTGCCGGGCATTACTTGGAGAAACAATTTCAAAAAACATCACTCTACCACCTGTCGATTGTAACTAAGAATTTGAACACCTGCAGTAGACCCAGCTTTTGCAAGGCCTCGCTTCACTTTTGCAATCACGTCAGACTGCCACCCACCGGCAACTGGACCATACTCAGCATCAAATACAAGTTTGTTTTTGTGATGACTTCCGGGGATCCAAGATAGATTATTGACCCGTAAGGTTGGAGTCAAATCAGTCATGAATGAAGCAGCATTCTGTTGCTTAATGTTGCTCACCATGACTTGACACTTAACTATTGCACGTTTCTTTTTCATTTTCATCCTTAAGGACATTGGGAACAATTGCAGAATGGCGCCAGTGTTGATCAGTCTGCACGTGATTTGCTCTTACAAACTTTGCTACATTGGTGCCAAATTCATCATAGTGGAATGAATCTTTTAGTCGAATGACATATCCTTCCTGCTTAGAAAAATCCATAGTCTTTTCAAGCTTCTTCAATGCATCAACATCAAAAATACCCTCATAGACAACTTCAACTGGAGTCACATTCAGCAACTCGAACCATGCAAGAGTGTCATCCCACGAAAGACAGATGTTTTCGTTATTCCAAATGCTAAAACCCATAAAGTAGGATTTCAGATCTTCGTAGAAGATAGAGTGCTTAGCAAAAAGATTTTCACCGCAAACACGCCAGTTCTCAGGAAGATTGTAACACACATTTTCAAGCAGAAACTTTTTAACCCAATCACGATCAGGACCCGAGACACTATCCAAAGAACGAGCATGAATGTGACCATTTGCGTGGGCAGTACAGTTCTCACCATCCATTTTGATAGTGACGACAATCTGCTTGCCAACAAAATGATCTACATTTTGCAACATCTTGTCATCGCTCTCGGTTCCAAGGGACCAAGGGAGGTGAACAGTTCGCGGATACTTTTTCATGATAATCTCACAGAAGTCTAGCTTTTTTCAGAAGTGCTTCTTTTTGCTCTTTAAGAATGCGTTGATCTTCCCAGTATTTCTCACAGTCTTCTTTGACACGCTGAACATCTCGTCGCGTCATTGGAGAAGATTGACGTTCTGCTCGCAGCTTCATAGTATTTTCGGTACATCCGTCAATTGCCATAACTTCAGCTATGAGATGACCTTCAGCTGGTTTTTGCAATTGTACGTCTGTATATACTGCAAAGATCACCGAAAAAACTAGTGAAATGACAACGCTTACAAATATTGCCGCGCCGGGTTCTTCCTTCAAAAATTTATAGAAGTCGATTGGAATTCTAATACAAAAAAGTACAAAGTTGATTGGCACTTTGAAAATTTTGTACAGAAAAGATCCAAGAGCCATCCACCGACGAGCCCAAAGTTTCTGTGTAGCGTAGAGGTTTTTCATTTGATGAAAATGGGAAGATTATTAGTCTTCCCATTATACAACTCATTTTTGCAAGTTGACGAAAGGCACTGGACCTGTCATATATTGTGGGGTCTTTCCATCCCATTTCTCAATAGACCGATAGTCATTCAGCTCTTTGGTGATTGACGCACTCAACTTACGGTTAGCTTCTGCTTGAGCCTCAGCGGCGATCAGCACAGCATCAGCTTCGCCTTGCGCTTTTTCGCGTTCAATTGCAGCTTGGGCTTTAGCTTTTTCAACTTCATTTCGACGCTGTTCAGCTTCTTGGGTAGCAGAGATCTTCTTGTTGATTGCAGTCACCACCACTTCAGGGAGACGAATCTGACCAATCCAGTACATTTTTTCAATGATAATCCCGAGATCCGCCATCTCTTTCTTAACATCCTCAAAGGCAGCATTCAGCAGTTCATTCTTACCAGCGCCATAGACAGATTCTACACCCATTACGCCGGCTTTTCGAACCAAAGCATCTTGAATATTTCGTCGAACATAAGAATCGACAATTTCATCCATGCCTTTTCGATACTTTTGGAATAGGATAGAAACTTTACTTGGATCTACACTAACTGATGCTCCGACATCTGCAGTCACAACTAGACCATCAGATGTTTGGAAACTCATTTCCTCATTATTTGGTGATCCCACTTCAGGATTTGAATCTGCTGTCCATCCAACTGTCATAGTGAATGTTGGGAAGGTGTAGAGCTTTTGGTTGATGCCGACAAAATGTCGACCTGGACCAACTTCCTGGATTGAAACACCTTTGTCCGATCCAAGTAGATTAACAATAACACCAACATGACCTACTGGCACACGTTCTAAAAACACGGCTATGTATAGCAACCCGAAGAATCCTGATAGTGCCAGCAGAATGCCGAATAACTTAACTTTCAATTGATTAGACATTTTTGAGAAATCCTCATTTGTGGAAGAAAAAGTAAATTTTTACAGCAGACAAAACAATCAAACCCACACTGGCAATTGCAAGAATGAAACCAATGATAACGAGAAAAGTGCTTGTTGAGTTAATGAAAGGCGGCACAAGAAACCCAAGGGTTAATAGAGCCACAACTACATGAAGAGCAATTGTTTTGAAGTTAGGCATCATGATGATTCAGTAGAGAAACTTTATTTCGACTGCATGCGCGTTTGACATAGTCTAGCATTCGCATATACGAAATTTTTCCTTCATGGAAACTATTGATATGAGGAACTGCAAGCTCTCGTTGCTTTGCACTCAAGGTAATACCCTCAAGGCGAAGAACAATTTGGTCAGCAGTAACGGGGGAGAGTTTGGGTTTTGAAGTAATGATCATGGTATAATTCTACCATGATGGTGACCTTTGGTCTACTTCATTTTTTGGACTAGCGACTTGACAGCTTTGAGGTGCTCTTTAGTAATAGGACGGTCTATATTAGTAGACATCTCTTTTAGTACCAAAGTTTTAAGTTTCTTCAGTCTTACCTCTAAAACTTGAAGTTGGGCTCTAAACACTTCAACAAGTTTAGTACCCACATACAAAAAAGAACCAATCCCTACCCGTGATTGGTTAATCTTTTGATTTTCTTGTGACAGCTTTTTTAATGTTTTAATGAATCCAGATTGGAATGTTTTCCCGTCATAGGATTCAATAACTTCTTGCCATAAATCAACAATATATCTGTGATTGTTGTTCATGGTTTTGCCTACTTTTGGCAATAACGCAGTATCGACTTCAGATGTTATTTTAGAGATAGTTTCTCTATTTTTATCACTCGCATCTAAGAAATCTGCTACTTGCAAAGCCTTAAACATCTCTGATGGAATTTGTTTAAAGTTTTTTGCAATCTCATCTATTTTTGTAATAATTTCTTGAAGCTCATCATCAGATAATTCAGCAAATGCTTCCATATCTTTTTCGGATGGATCTTCAGTGTCTAAAATCAAGTTAGCAATTATTGTTGATGCAGAAACTTCTATTTCATTTCTAGCAGCTTCTGCATCATCGGTAACTTCATCTTGTTCAGACTGTTTTGTTTGGTATTCATCACGAGCAGCTTTGACGTTAACATAAGCAGATTTTGCTAAGTCGAGGGTTTTCGAAAGCGCATGTTCTACACTTTTCGAAAAGTCAAATTCTTGCTCGGATAAATGTGCAGTCATCTTTAGTCCAAACGAAGATCAATCACGTTAGGGTATTGGCGCTTGAACTCGCCATAGCAGTCGCCACCATAGAACCCGCCAGGATTCGTAAATTGCGGTAACTCTAATGCTTCATCAATCGAGTTTGAACCTTCATCATATGAAATTTCAAAAATGATTCCATAAAAGCTCTGCTTGGACTTCGTATACTTTTTCCATGTTTCTTCAGCGATCGCTTCATGGACTTTGTTTTCATCATCAAAGCGCTCACCAACAATACGTTCAAATTGCTCGTCAAAGGCGTCATTGTAATCTTGCTCATCAATCCAAGCATCAAAACCCATGTAGAGCTTATCAGTCTTTGGATCATAGCCAAGATACACTTCTTGCTTATCATTCTTGCCGATCTTTGATTGCCACTCGATAGTGTCAGGATCAAAATCTAATTCAGGGAGATTTGAACGATATACGGGAGATAAGGTAATACCCGCATCAATAGATACATCTCCAATAACAGCATCTACGGCGTCTTCTGCTTCTACATAAACATCACCGAGATTATTAGCATCAAAGAACTTTTTACCATGCCAAGTCAAACGTTCAGTTCCCCAAAGTTTGTCTAACACTGCTGTATGCTTAGACGGAAAATATTCAACAATGTCAGACAACTCTAAAGGTTCATTAGACTTAACGACCTTAATATCATCAGCATTCTCTTGCAGTTTAATCAATTCACGTAAAATGGACATAAAAGTCTCTCCAAAAGGCAATCTTTTATTATTTAGCGCAATATACAGAAAAGGTGCAAATTTGCACCTTTTGATTTAGCCTGTTAGGATTTGCCCATTCGATTGTGGGAGAATAAGACCTGTCACATTCTGCTGGTAATTTGCTGCAATTTCAGGAACCGGCTCCATTGGTTCACAAATCAGCGCAGACTTGTAAAGAATCACTGGACTCTTATCTGCAGTCACCATTGAAAATTCAGAAAATGCAAGAGACGGATTTCCATCTGGTCCACGCATAACATGAATAGTGAGTGGTCGTGAAATTCGATAGAATTCTGCTCCTTCATTCAACAGTTCTGCAATGATTTCAGGTCCAGAAATAGGTTTGAAAATTTTGATGTTCATAGATTTCCTTAGGAGAGTTCAATTAATCGATCAATGCGAAATGATCGCCAACCCTGGCGATCAATAGAGTAGCAACGAATCACAAGTTCGCTTTCACTTGTAGATTCAGATGTTTTAGCGTTTTGTGGAATCAACGCATCATTGAGAGTACATTCCATTTCAGTGATAGATCCATCTGCTTTTGTGAATTTCACTTTCACAATTTTCTTAAGCAACGCTTCAAGAATTTGCTGCTTAGAAAAAGTGATAGTGTCAGAAAATTGCTGGAATTGTGCTTGATTATTGTCCATAATTGTCGATGTTGAAAATTTCAATACGTGTGTTGTTCTCAGGCAAAAACACGATTTCATCGTGAACTGCATCATCAAACAGTGTTACTTCTTGATTATGAAAATGGTGCCTGATGAACAGCCTAAATGCAATTTGCTTGCCCCAAAATTCTACCATGTCTGAGAAGGTGACTGCATTTCGCGCAAGCATCAATTGGGCACAACATGCAGATTTGATCTCATCATCTACAGTTGGAATCATCATGAACTTGCATTCAAGCTTCTCTTCCAGCCAGGGTTTCACGAAATGCTCAAATCCACGTTTCTCAAAGTCATTATGAATCGCAAATGAAAAAATGTTCACTTCATCAGGTTTGTATTCCCTCATGAAATTTTTGATTTTTTCAATTTTACCTGGGATAAGAGAGACATTTCCCCATCCATTCAACACAGGCTCGATGATTGTGTCTTCAAGATCGAGCCATAGAACATTCTTGTTCATTTAGATTTTATCTTTCAAAGAAAGCATCAAAGCATTAAGCTGATCCATTTCAGCTTTTGATGCTTTTTGTTTAGGTTCAAGGCAATGTTTTGCTAACTCAAGGGTGATCATACGAAGATAGCCTTCGGCAAGTTTTGACGCTACTAAGACTTTTGAATGAGAGGGAGACGGATCAACTTGAGTGAACCACACATACTGTGTGCCTGTCTTTTTGGCTTCTGGATAGAAAGAATCCGTAAAGATACTTTGCGCAGCAGGAAGTAACTTTGCTTTGTACCAAGTTTGTGCAGACGTCGACATAATAGCTCCTCTATTTTTTAGAGCTATTATAACATTTATCGCCAAAATCGTATAAATAGATGATAGTTCATAAAAATATTTTATATGTACCTTTCAGCTAAACAGGTTAAAGAAAAATACAAGATTAGTAGTCAAACTCTCCATAACTGGAGATTGGCTGGTCACATTAAATTTTCAAAATTACCATCTGGAAAATTTTTATATTTTCCCCTCGAAGAGGAAATAGTTAAATCTAGGAAAAAAGTCATTTATGCTAGAGTTAGTACAACTAAGCAAAAAGATGATTTGATAAGGCAAAAACAGACACTTAGATCATATGCCAGTGCCAACGGGGTGATAATCGACGAGGAGTTTGAAGATATTGCATCTGGCATGAATGAATCTAGAAAATCTTTTAACAAACTAATTAGTAAATGTATTGCAAAAGAGATTGATACAATTTATGTGACATATAAGGATAGATTGACGAGATTTGGTTATGGATATATTGAAAATTTCCTTGCGCATTTTGATGTGAAGATTGTACCAATTAATGCAACAGTTGAGGAAGATTTCCAAATTGAGTTAACTCAAGATTTAGTTTCAATCATTCATCACTTTTCAATGAAAATTTATTCCAATCGAAGAAAAGAGCTCAAAGAATTTGCTAAAGAAATGGCAAAAGATATAAATAGATAATCAAGCATACAAAACAATTTCGTCATGATCACTCTGAAATTTCCAATACAATTATCTGAAGAGGATGCTAAGTTCATTAAAGAACTGCAAATAGCGCAGTCTTCGATGATTCGCACTGCTTACAAGCAGGCGTCTTATGGGTGCGCAGAAATTTCAGTTAGAGCAGAAATTAGAACTAGGTTCAAAGATCAATTAGATTCATGGTTTCAACAATCTGCTGTTAAGTGTGGTATTGGTATGTTTAGAGCTGACTCTGAGACTGATAGAACAAGTAGAGTTTTTGGCGGAGTTAAAAATCTAGTCAGACGTGCTAAAGGTTTGATCTCAAATGACGAATGGAAAGAGCTACGCCTAAATCCGGTTTATCTTATTGGTGAGTCTCCAGCTAAAGGCAATAGAAAATTTAGTTTTGGTGCAGATTCTGTATTGTTTAAGCCATGGCAAGGTAAGCAGGTCCTTATTTCTTTGCCAAAAATGAGGAAAAATTGGAGTAAGCTATGGCAATTTGCAATTACACTGGCAAATAGTAAGAGTTTGCCAATTACGGTGTCGCTCACTTCGCAACATATTTGTTTGTCTTTTGATGATTCTAAAGTCAAGAAAAGCATAAAACCTATCGCTAAACCTTTAGCAAATAGGTATGCTGGAATTGACTTAAACCCAAATTACATCGGCATATCCATTTTTGATGGAAATAAGATTGTTGAAACAAAATTATTTTCTTTGAAAAGTTTAACTGGCAAACGGGCATCTGCTGATAAGCTCCAACATGAAACTAGAGAAATAGGACATGCAATTTCTCGCTGGTTACAGCATATGCATGTGAAAACTCTTTTTATTGAGCAGTTAAATTTTAAAAGTGGTTCTATTGGTAAAGGCAAAAATTTAAATCGGCTTTGCAAAAATCAATGGAAGAAAGCTACACTAAAAGCCGTCTTATCAAAATATTTCAAACTGTGTGAAATAAATGCCGCCTATTCGTCAACAATTGGTAATGTGCTAAACCCAACATTGCCAGATCCAATAGCCGCATCATGCGAAATTGCTAGGCGCGGCTATGAAGTAGTAATCCAGAAAAGCAAAAAGTTTTATCCTGAACTCCCATCTAAGGGGTATCTAGAGGACCTATGGAAGGAAACCCAGATACCTATGGTAAGTTCGTGGAAAGAGCTGCATGACTGGCTAAAGAAAGCGAAATTGAAATATCGCGTTCCTCTTCCTAGTGAAGAGTCTTTTAGAATTTTCCAATCACCGACAAGTTTAGTTGGTGTTCTATAAATTTATAATGTTATGAATTTATATGGAAAATTTATTTTATAACATATTCAAGGTTGTTCAGGCCAAATAATATTAAATGGGTCAGGTTGAAGCGTTATATCTCTTAATTCTTGACGGTAAATTGCCCATATCTCTTTGGTTGGCAGCGGCACATCTGGAAGTTGTGTCCAATCACACTCAGCTAACAATTGATTTCGTTTTTGTCTAACTAATAGCCATTCAGAATCTGGCGTTCTTGGGTCTACCCATTCCTTAATAGAATAATCAAAGATGTGAAATTCACTTGGGCGCTCTGGCATTTGGATTGGGATGCCATTTTCTATGTATGTGGAAAAATAATCCCATTCTCCTGGTATATGCGAATATTCTAAGGGATCATACTGCAATAAAATTGTAGATTCTGAGCAATCGACATTTTTAGCTATTTCTCCAGTAGTTACATTGAAAATTGTAAATTTCATTTCTTTACACCTAATATTGTTAGATTTCTAGTCGCGGCAGTTCTAGCAGTAAACCCGCTTACATATCTAGCTTCTAGGTAATATGTAGACGTTCCTATTGGAGCAGTATCACCAATAGCAATAGAAATAGGTGATGTTGGTTTATTTATGCCATCAGTCCCCTGCACTATTTCACCAGATGTAAACAACACAGTGGTTCCACGAAGAATTCTAAACTGAGATACCGTTGCGCCACTTAAAGTAAATGATGAGGTTATTATCACTGGTATCGGAATATCGCTCTGCAAATCAACTACAACTGATTGAATAACAGCAAATGTTGTAGTCAGCGTAAATGCAGCGGCAGTATACGCTGAAGCCGGAACGGTAACTGCATTACCGGCAATCTTTAATGTCTCTACGCTTGCATCAGCAATTTGCGCAGTTCCTATTGCAGTATTAGCAATAAACGTGCTTGCATTTGCTGGTGTTATTTGGCCAGTAATGTTTACTCCAAATGTGGCTGTTGCAATATTTCCAGTTTTAGCCTTACTCAAAGTTTGCTGTTTTTTGACACTAAAATATTCGTTTCTTGAGGAATATCCTGTCACTAGATAATCAATAACGGCAGAATCTGCACCATTATTGAAATCGGAATGCATTTCAATACCAACAAAATCATCGCTAAAAACTAGGTATCCATCAGTCCCCCCAGCGTAAATGATTTCATCATTTGCAAAAGAGCAGAAAATATCTTTATCAATTCCCCATTCTGTTAGTCTAATTTTATTATTAAATTGCCAGGTTAATCCGTCCGAGCTAAAAGCGGTCTTTCCATTATATCCAAAAATATGGAATTTTCCATTAGCCCAAACTATTGATGTTATAGGATTTCTACCCCAATCAGTACTAACTAATGAATTGCTAACTTGCCAGGTGATGCCATCAGCGCTTATGGCTGTATTGCCATAATCCCCAATAATGCAAAATACTCCATTTGCAAAAATTACTTGATTAATGTTTGAATAGTTCCATCCGCCAATTGAATTAAGCAATTCCTGGTGTATCCAAATATTACCATCAACACTCGTAGCCACTCTTCCGTATTCGCCAACAACACAAAAAACATTATTGCCCCATGCTATTGATGAAGCATAGGTATTTGTATTCCATTCAGATCCGGCTGGCAATGCTTGGGTAATAGTCCAAGTAGGATATAAAAAGCTAATATCCCCGACCGTGCTAAACCACAATTGGCCTGAGCTGCATAATATGAATCGTGTTCCATCGTAATAACTTTTTGTTAAAATGGGCGTAGACGAAGAATCATTATTTATATCTGCAAATGTCCATGTTACGCCATTTGAACTTGTGGCTACTTTACCAGTAGATCCAATATCACCACCTGCTACTATATAACGTGAACCATTCCAGCTTATTGAATAAACTATTTCGGCACCCCAAGCAGTACTGGCTAAACCACCTTGATATGTCCAAGTTACTCCATTTGGGCTTGTTGCTACTTTGCCAGAAGCACCAGCCACTAGATATTGCGATCCATTCCAAACAATGCTGCGTACTGCACTAGTCGCCCAAGCAGTACTGGCTAAACCACCTTGATATGTCCAAGTTACCCCATTTGGGCTGGTTGCTATAGCGCCAGAATTCCCAGCAATAACATATTGAGATCCACCCCAACTAATAGAATATATAGTATTTGTCCCCCAAGCAGTACTCGATAGGCCTGTTTGATTTGTCCAAGTTATTCCATCTGGACTAGTTGCAACTTTACCTGATCCACCAGCTATGAGATATTGCGATCCATTCCAGTTAATTGCATAAACGGCAGTTGTCCCCCATGCAGTGCTCGTCAATCCACTTTGATATGTCCAAGTTACCCCATTTGGGCTGGTTGCTATAGCACCGCCCTCGCCGCATATAAGATATTGAGATCCATTCCAGTTAATTGCGTTAATATTTGTAGATCTCCATAAAGTATCTTGCAATAATGGTTGATAAGACCAAGATACTCCAGTTGTGCTAGTTGCAACTTTACCTGAATCACCAATAACTAGATATTGAGATCCATTCCAAACTATATCGTTTATATCACTCCCGCCCCATGTAGTACTTGTTAATCTGCGGCCATACACCCAAGATACTCCAGTTGTGCTACTTGCAACTTTACCCAATTCCCCAACAACTAGATATTGCGATCCATTCCAGCTAATTGAAAAAACAGCGCTAGAACTCCACGCAGTGCTAGTCAACCCGCTCTGATATGTCCAAGTTATTCCATCTGGGCTAGTTGCAACTTTACCTGATCCACCAGCCACTAGATATTGCGATCCATTCCAATTAATAGAATAAACAATAGCTGTCGATGCTGACCCCCACGTTGTGCTTGCTAATCCACTTCTATATGTCCAAGTTATTCCATCTGGGCTAGTTGCTATTCGCCCAGCTGCGCCGCCTATAAGATACTGTGATCCATTCCAGTTAACAAAATATGCCGTAGTTGTCCCCCATGTAGTGCTGGTTAAACCCCCCTGATATGCCCATGTAATACCATCTGGACTTGTAGCTACTTTGCCAGAAGCACCAGCCACTAGATATTGCGATCCATTCCAGTTAATTGCACGCACAGCAGCCGCTCCCCACGTTGTGCTTGCTAATCCACTTCTATATGTCCAAGTTATTCCATCTGGGCTAGTTGCAATACCACCATAATTGCTACCAACTATGTATTGCGATCCATTCCACGCCACTGCAAAAATATCATCTATCCCCCAAGCAGTACTCGATAGGCCTGTTTGATTTGTCCAAGTTATTCCATCTGGACTCGTAGCTACTTTGCCAGAATTGCCAACAACGACATATTGTGATCCATTCCAATGGACATCATTTATATTACTTATTCCCCAGTCAGCGCTTATTAAGCCAACTTGATTAACCCACGTTACGCCATCTACGCTAGTTGCTATGCTTGCATCATTACCAACAGCAAGGTATTGTGTACCATTCCAATTTATTTTATTTGCGGTATTAGCAAAAAAGCGTGTGTTTATTGATGCATAACCGAGGCGTAATGATAAGTTTTGATTCTCATTGCCCACCATAACTAGATTATTTGACCCAATTGCACATAATGTGTCATTTGCAGATTTTGCAATACCAGTAAGCGAAACGGCCCCTATGTCAACAGCACCAACCGGGGCTAAAAATGTCCAATCTATAAGATTATTTGAACATGCAATATTCCCAGCAGATCCAAGAGCATAAACAGTATTATCTATATTTGCAAGATGGTTTACATTCCCAGAATTTTTCCATCCAGATAAATTAGGTTTAAATTTCCAGTTTACTCCATCTACGCTGGTAGCTAATTTTCTATTATCCCCGACAACTAAGAATTGTGTTCCATCCCAAATAATGCTATTAGCATAATCTAATGCTCCCCATGGTGTATTCCAAAGCCCCGCTTGGTATTTCCATGTTATACCATCAAAGCTAGTAGCTATATCACCATCCATGCCGCAAACTACATATTGAGATCCATCCCAACCAATTGAATATATTTCATTGACCGTCCCCCAAGTAGTACTCGATAAGCCTGTTTGATTTGTCCAAGTTATTCCATCTGGACTAGTTGCAACTTTACCTGAATCTCCAACAACCAAATACTGTGATCCATTCCAATGGACATCAAACACCGTATCTAATGTTCCCCACGAAGTAGCTCTAAGTCCACCCTGATAAGTCCAAGTTATGCCATCTGGGCTTGTAGCTACTCGTCCAGATTGTCCTACAACGAGATATTGTGACCCGTTCCAAACAATACAGCGGGCCGTAGCAGTGCTCCAAGTTGTACTAGCCAAGCCGCCCTGATAAGTCCAAGTTATGCCATCTGGACTTGTAGCGACCCTGCCTAAAGTACCAACTATAACATATTGAGATCCATTCCAACTAATCGAATAAGCCGTAGCTGTCGCCCAAGTTGTACTAGCTAGACTGCTTTGATATGTCCAGGTAATACCATCTGGACTTGTTGCTACTCGGCCTCCAGCTCCGACAGCCATGTATTGAAATCCATTCCAATTTATATCGTAAGTAGCACTGGTCCCCCAGCTCGCATTAGCCAGTCCATCTTGGTATGTCCAATATATTCCATCACTGCTTATAGCTAGCGTTGCATTTGTCCCGCCAACAATATATTGCGAACCATTAAAATCTAAAACTGTTAGATCGATAGCAGATTTAATGGCAAAAGCATCTTGAAATTCCCATTCATCATTAAATCTAACTGCTAATTTAGCTCCGTCACCACCAATAATAGCATATCTAGATAATAATGTTCCTGAATTAACTGGTGAATCTAACCACTTATCAGTTCCAGCTAGCCCACCCTGATTTGCCCAAGTAATACCATCGGCGCTCGTTGCCACTGATCCACTAACGCCACCAACGACATATTTGGATCCATTCCAAATAACAGTAAAGGCATCATAACTCGACCCCCATACACTCGTTATCCCGCTCTGATATGTCCAAGTTATTCCATCTGGGCTTGTAGCTACTTTGCCAGATGCGCCAACTACAATATATTGAGATCCATTCCAATTTATAGAATATATTGCTCCTGCACCCCAAGCAGTACTTGCTAATCCACTTTGATATGTCCACGTGATACCATTAGGACTTGTAGCCACTCTCCCGCCTTGCCCAACAATAACATACTGGGACCCATTCCAATTAATTGATCTAACCGCGCCAGTTAAACTGGTCCCCCATGCTGTACTAGTTAACCCAGCCTGATATGTCCAAGTTACACCGTCAGGACTGGTGGCCACACGCCCCAAAACCCCTACAGCTAAAAATTGCGATCCATTCCAATTTATATCAAGAACATCAACTGAATCACCAGATACATTTGTGCCCCACGCAGTAGACGACAAATTTGTGCTAATTTCCCAGGTTTTAGCATCTAAACTGGTTGCTATTAACCCAGCTTGACCACCAGCAACATATTTTGATCCATTCCAAGCTATGCATAATGCGCCATTATTTGTTTTTAGATTTAAGTCGGGTTGATATTCCCAATTAATTCCATCAGAACTAGTAGCCACAGCTGTAGAATTTATTGATCCATTTGCATACCAAATACTAAGATCTGAAGAATAGGTAGCATTGGCTCCTACTAAAACATACTGAACACCAGTCCAAATTATGTCTAAAATTACGCTATCTCCCCACCCAGTTTTTGATAAATTTTCATTTACCGACCAGGTAATTCCATCAGAACTAGTAGCAATTTTTCCATTTGTGCCACCAGCAATAAATTGATTATTTGCCCAAATAATACAAGTTACTGCAGTATTAACCCCCCATCCACTGCTGCCCATCCCATCATTAAAAACCCAATCATCTCCCAAAATAAATTTTTTGACAGGACCGGCAACTATGTTACTTGATGAGGTATCAACTTTCCATGTGCCGGGAGTTAACCCGGCCGCATCATATGCTAATTCAGTTGCTCCTTCAAGAACTTGGATTTCAGTTCCAGAATTCCTATAATTAGAAACTATATTTGTGTAAGTAGCTGGAAAAACGTGAGTTTCATTTGATAGCGTTACGGATATAGCATTATCGCCTTCTATTCCACGTTTAGCTTTACTAAAGGTCTGTACCTTCACTAAAGTGAAATCGGAATTAATTAACGATTTACCAGTAATAGTGTATGTAATGCTAGATGTGTCAACACCATCAGCAACACCTGAATGATCGCCAATAGTGGCAAATGCGCCGCTATCAGATATCGCCCCAATTGTGATGTTTGAAGCAACATTTGTAAACTTCCAAGTACCTGGTAAAGTACCAGAACCATCATATGTCAATAAAACAGTACCATCATACACCCGTAGCTCAGTGCCAGATCCAACATATGAAGCAACCACACCGGCAGTTGATGCAGTAAACACATGTGCTTCATTAGAAAGAATTGCTGAAACTGCATTAAATGCAGTAGATCCATTTCGCACAACGCCACTAGTGGTAAAATATGCAGCTACTCTTGAAGTACCAGCAGAGGTGGTGCCAAATCCAGTCTTTTCATATGCAGCACCAATAGGAAGACCTTTTTGGCCAATGAAAGCGTGAGATTTACGTTGTGTTGCCCAGGTTTCAGTTGATTCACTTCCGCATAATCTTAAAGCATTTCTCAAATTTTGATTACATTGAGTAGCATCATATGTGGTAAGAATGACCACTAGTCCGTCCGCAACCGCAGAAATTGCAGCAGCCAAACTATCTGTATTAGATACAGATCCATAAGTATCGTAGTTTTGATTTATCGATACTGTATTAGTAGCTGGGTTCAATACTACAAGTTTATGACCACGTGCAGCGCCTGTTTGCAGTGTACCGTTAATTCTGATGCCCCAAGCTGCATCATCGTCACGATAATCCCATTGGGTTGCAACTACAGCAATTTGAGATGCATCTTGACCATTGGTGCCAGCAACTGCTTTAGAAACAGAAAATCTAGACGTAATAGATGGGAAACCAGTTTTAGAAGCAGTTAGATCAACATACCCAATATCTCCGCTCAATGCAGTTACCGTATACGTCCTGCCAGCTAATGTACCAGTTAAACCTGGAGATGCCAAAGCTGTAATAGTCCAGTTTGCAGAATCATCTATGGGACCAACAAACACAGATATAGTAGTAGAGCAACCAGAGAAATCTCCATTTAACCCATCTGCATCTGTTGGAATAACGTGTGACTCATTAGATAGTCTTGCATTAAGACCATCATTGACATCGCTAATAGTGATGTCACCAGAACTTACTAATGTTGGCATATTTTTAGATTTTTATCGAATATGAAAGTTGCAGCAGTTTGTTATCTATTATTATGGACGATAAGCTTCAACTAAGATTCTAGCTTTACTGTCAACTTCATCACCAGTCAATGTAATGCTATTGTTGTTGATAGTGGTTCTGGTGCCACCTGTAGTACATCCAAATAGTTTTCCATTAACAAAATCAGTAGTAGATGACGGGGCAGGATAATCAACAAATGTCAACCATGTGTTAATCGACGGTGCTCTAATAGTTACGCTATTTGTGGTGCTACTTGCAACTTCATAGAAAAATGCTTCTCCATTTGGCTTCACTGCCTTAATAATCATACCAGCGGTAAAGGCGTAGCTAGTACCACCATATGTAAAAGTGGCGCTATTACCTGTAGTGTTTGCTGAAATATTAGCTCCGCCAGCAGTGCTAATTTTTGCCGTGTCAACAAAAGCACCCCGTTTACCATTCCTATCATAGAAGAACCACGTAAATGACCAATCTGTCAATGACGAGACTTTTGTGGCACCGTAAAATACTTCAGGTGTTAAAACTGTGCTCCCCTGACCATTTTGCAACTTATCTCCAGTTGACGATAAAACTCGGACTTCATAAGGATCGCTTAAATCATAGATTGTGAAATATGCTACATATGTTTTTGAATCACCATCAGTAATTTCAACCTTATATATTTCAATATCTGCAACAGCAGTTTCATTGATTACTAATGTGTTAAAAGCATTTCCAGTACCAACTCCTGGAATGTTTACACCAAGGTCAGTGCCGGTTGCTGTTGGTACAGTGCCGGCACTGGATGTTTTCAACCCATATTTAGTAGCATAACTAGCAAGTGATGTCGTGATCTGAACACCACCTCCGTCTTCATACCACTTATAAGTTAAATTAGTGGTATCAATTCCGCTAGAGCGAACTAAATCTGCGGCAATTGCAATATTGTTTTTAACAGATCCCGTAGCTTCTTCGATACTAGTTTGTCCGCGCAACGTAATAAAAACAGCATTAGTGCCAGTCTTCACCGTGGTGAGAGTAATCTGACATGTGATATGCGTTACTAAAAGTGTGGTTGGATCAACAAAATCAGCATCAAAAAATAACGTAAATGCAGCCACTGAATCTTTAAGGTTTGCTGCTATAGCTATAGTTGACGGTGTGGAAGATCCTGCTGCTGCATGAGTAACGACAAATGGCGTGTTCACTACCACATCGCTGTTATTGACGAATGAAGCAGATGTAGAGGCTGTCGTTAAAGCTGCACCGCCTGCTGTTAAAGCAAAAGTTTTATTACTAAGTGCAGCCCAAGTTTGCGCAGATGTCATACCGCCAATAGCAATCTGCGGTGTAATCACCAAGTTGGTCGTAAACCAACTTGGCACATATGTTACCGTCGATTCATCTTTTGTATAGATCTGTTGTGTTGCTCCATTTGCAACTAAAACTGCTGTTATGGTGCGCGCATCGTTGGTATCAACGATTGTTATTTGACCAGTTGAAACTAATTGGGCCATGATTTTCCTTAGTAATTACTTATGATGTCACAGAAAAATGTAGCACGAGCATAAACATCATCGACATTAATTGTCACTTGTTTATATCCGCCAGCGTACAGGGCATTCCATGTTGCATCGTCATTAGGTGGTTGTTGGGGTATTCCAGATAATCGGCGCCAAAAGAACCAACTTTCCGGGGTTTCATTTGTAACTTCAGCACCATTTTTAAATAATCGTGCCTTCAATGTTGTATTTATATTCTGGCCAACTCTAAAGGATGTTCCATTAGTAGATTCTATTGTCAAATAGAATGATTGGCCGTCGACCAAATATTCTACCCAAGCTAACGGAGAACCGGTTAACACATATGATTTTCCATCAGTTGGGTTTTTATAGACTGCATTTTGTCGCCAATCACCACCCAGGGTACCTTCAGTTGGTGGTGTAGCAAAATCTCCAACATAGCTTAATGCCGGTATCAGACTACCTGATGCAATATCAGACAAAAGAATGTTATTTCCATTAACATTCAAGAAAGCTTGATTGGAAATTTCTCCAGTCGGAGAAAAAATAGTATTTCCAGAGTCATCTTTAATGTCTAAGCCACGGGTATCGATACTGGCAGCATCTACCTTACTTGTAGTAGCGACTAATCCATTATCTCCACCAGCAGGAGTATTACTGATATTCTCATTTATGGCTTCCCACTTTATCCACAAATGCCAAATTTCATTTGGGCTGGCCGGCATCAGCCAAATATATCCGGTAAATTGACCTATTTCTTCAGCGTCAGCAAAAACTGGTATTTGAGAATCTACTTTTAATTTACCATACACTCTAGTTAGAGAGTGCCCGCCACCCAAAGTATAAATCGGTTGATCATGTGATACAACAATGTAGGAAGATTCTGCTGAAACAGTAAAACCGGTTGGGGTTGGCGGATACCCCGGCACATTAGTATCTACTACATTCGAAGATGCAGGTTTTACTCGTGCTAATGATGAAGCAATTATGTCTTCGACTCCCAAAGTTCTAGATCCATTTCCGCTGGTGCGCTCAACGTAATTTCTTACGTTTTCTTGAAGCTGATCTAAAAAGGGTGAACCTGACATAATTGCTTTTTACTTGTAAACTAATAAGCTATTTAGCAATTCTACTGGGTCACAGATTCAACATCCTACTAATTAGTTTGCTCCCAATTTTGTCCAATCGCTTCCATTTAATCTTGAAGCTATCAGACTCAAGTCCATCAAACATTTCTGCATTTGCATAAAGTTCACATAACGCAGTCACCATCAAAATCAAGCTTAGCGAATCAATGGGATAGTTTTCATCAATTTCACTAGGTTTCAAGAGATGAAATTCCATATCACGGGCAATCAATTCTCCAATGATAGGACATCGACCAGATGTGTTCCAGATTTGTGCTGAAATTTTTGCATGATTGGGATAATGAGCTTTTCCATTTTCATCAACCACTTTACAGAATGGTTTTCCAATGTCGTGAAATTTTTGATAGGTCTTGATCATGTCCATTTGTGGTAATAGCTTAGATCGAATGTCTTCAAAATGACTCGAGAACCATCCCGGTGAGGCCCAGGGGTGTTTTCTTTCCAAAGACATAAGGTCCTCAAACCTTTCAGCAACAAGCTCACCGTGCCTCAAGAATGACACCGTAGCAAACTGAAAACCCTCACTAGATTTCTCAATTGCTTCTTCAACAGTAGGAATCTACGTCGTCATGCTCATTTCTCCTTAATGGACCAAAGTTTGAGATGCGACAACATTCCACGCTGATCTTCAGAAAGACAACATGAAATTGAGGTCAGCCCCCAGTCACTGTACGGTTCGTGAAATTCTGCAGTCTGAATGCCAGATGCATTCAGCTTAGACTTTAGCTCAAGTAGAGCATCTTTGTCTTTTGCAGTTAGATGAATGAAAGACGGATGAAAATCCGGAGAGCGGCCAAATTGGTAACAATACTCCATCGCGGAGTGTGTTGCCTGAATGGCGCGATGTGCGATTGGGATATCACAGCGAGAGATAGAGTACAGATAGAATTTTTGGTTGATCTACGATTTCATGATTTTCTCCATTAGTGGTAATAGGATAGGGAACAATTCCCTATCCTATTTACGTTTTCAATTAAGCAGTTTCTGCATCCAGATCCGCGAGGCGCTTGCGGATTTCATCCACAGACAGCGATCGGGTTTCTGCATCCTGCTTATCTGCCAGGATAGACATCAGTCGATCACGTTCCACTCGAGCTGCGGCACGCTTTGCGGCCACTTCATTTTCAGCCATCTTCACCGAGATGATGTGCTTCACGATTTCCAGAGACAATTCCAGCTTTTCCTTGACGGGATTGGAACGAACTGCCACAAAACTCGGTTCCGACACAGCATTCATCTGAGTATACACTGCACGGGCAATGGTATCCAGATCAAAAGCCGTCTTGGAAGACAGCGGAAGATCCCACAGTTGTTCCACAGTTAGATCACCCTTGTTAGAGGGGAAACGCAGTTTCATGCGGGAAGCTTGCATAAAGATATTTGCAGTCATTTTCATTCACCTTTTAAAAATTGATATTAAACACTTTTGTCGATTTACCGAGTTTCACACTAACCAAAACTTGATCTTTTCGAGTAGAAGAGAAACCCAAACCACTCAATTGATCATCAATAGCTGGACACTTTGTCTTGTCACCCAGGACTTCAAACACTTTGCGGTGCTTTTCAAGTCGCGCGTCAAGGAATTCATTATAAATCCCTCGGGCTGCTTGGTCAGTTTTGCAACCTTCCAAGATAAAGAACCAATGCTTGTTACCGACCTTATTGTCATCCCAATAGTTGGGGCTAAACATAACAGTCTTCACTTTCACCGGGCTCTCAGTCTTGACACCCCATTTAGTTTCGGAGATTCCAGTACCAGAAATTCCAGCACCCATCTTGACATCAACAATGACACCGTTCTTCACGGTAAAGCTACCAACATTAATTTTGCCAGAAACTGCCTTATTGTACGAGTACTGATTAGTACCAGAACCCGAGGCTGCTTCAATCACAAAACCAACATTTGTAGTTTCACGACGAGAATACTGATTCACCTTGACAACGTAAACTCCATCTTGAGGATTCTTGAAACTGACGTTCTCAACCGGGGTACGGCTGCGACCACCACCAGCATTCATGTCAACATCAAGTTTTCCATCCTTGTTGCAGAAATAAATTTCTCGACCGTTAGGTTCAGTCACATAGATGTCCAGATCATCGTAGTTGAACCACGACAGGCTAAATCGAAGCTTAGCATCAACGTTACCACCAGCAGCCTTCACTCGTTCACGAATGGTATCAGTGATGTTGCCATCATACGACCAACCAAACGCATTGTTCCACTTAAACAGTTTTTCAGAATCAGCATGAACAGGAGCAGTGAGCGTAGCAAAATTTGCCAGATGCTCATTCTTCACGCACATGTTGATTTCAGAAGCGCTTGGCAGAATATCAGCCATAAACTCTTCAATCCCGATATTGACCGGATTCTTGAAGCTAATAGCAGCATCCTTGCTCGAAGTTGCCTCCATCAACAAGCCTTCAATACCGCCCTTCATCATGGGCTTGACAGCATTATCCACCCACAGAACGTTATTGACACTAACATCCGAGATGTTTGCCAGACGACGTTCCAGCGCAGACTCAAGACCAAGTTCACCGATAGTCTTCATTGCATCTTGAATCATTCGGGGTGTAATGAGAGCCGTAGTGCGCTTGTAGTTGGTAGGTGAAACCTTCGTTTCAAACGAGCGAACTGCCTTTTCCAAGTCTTCACCAGCCGACAGATCTTGAATCAGGGTGCCAATCACAGTGTTACGAATACGAGCACCAAAGGTATTTGCATTTTCCATGACGAAAATGTTCTTCTCTTTGGCAGTCTTCAGCTTGTGATAAGCATCAAACAGCTTCTTGAACGCATCGACAGCCGGCTTATGCTCTTCACCGCGATAAATGGACTTGCTGGCAATCAGATCCAGAACAGAATCAATCGAGTCTTTCGTAAATTCTTCCAGCCCACGAGAAAATACCTGAATATGGGCATTGAACTCGCCAATTTGAGTTGCAGCATTTGCTTTGGCATAATGCTTTGCAGCCACAACACCGTGTAGGTGATTCCAACGATGAATGTTGTTGTCAATCAATTGCTTGGATTCGGCAACACCATACGAACGTTCTGTAGAGCGGAAGATGGTCTTGACATTATTCACCACCACATATTGATGAAGTGCAGCAGCCACTTCTTTGTAGGGACTTTGCAGACCCTTCACATTCCAAACAGAATCCAGTTTGCCACCAGAGATGGAAACAACAAGACCCAGATTGCGAATGAAGTTCTTGCAGGTAGAGCACTCATGCTCTGTCCGAGTCTTGAAGATCGGATTAGTGCCATCAGGGAAAGAGCTGATGTAATGGGCGTACAGGTTGTCACCATCAATATCGACGGTGAACAGTTCACCCTTCGACATTTCAGTAAACTTGTCAAAAACTTTGGTAGCAAAAAACTTGAAATCAGACATTTTTAAAAATCCTTAAACGAGGAGAAAAACTGGTCGCCACTGCGGGGCTCGAACCCGCGACCTGGAGTGTTAGAAGCTCTTGCTCTGACCAACTGAGCTAAGTGGCGTTAAATGAATTCTATCACTAAATCGTCTTCTTTTTCACATGCTTCGAAACTTTTTCACATGCAAAATTGTAAATGTGTGTAATGACCATGTTTGGCGCTTTCGTCTTGGAATAAACCATGGCATAATTATCATCAACCACGTATTCACCCTTCTGATTCATGCCCAGTCGAGTCATTGAAATGACTTTATCAGCATCACACAACACCAATGTAGTCTCAACAGAGGTAACAAGTACATCACCTGGCTTCTTACTCAACTTGACCGGCGGTGTATATTCAACCTTCATTGCAAATTGAGCACTTTGGTTAGTGATGTCAATTTGAATGCTTTCAGTCAAAACGGTGTAAGTGCGATCTGTGCCTTTTGCCAAGAGTTCCCAATCTCCAGAGTCGCTGGAAGCCATGCTACTTGCAGAAAGTGCAAGAATTGCAGAAGCCAAGATAGCAGATTTGAACATTTGGGGACTTTCAAAAATTTGTTTTGTTAATGTTATTGTACACTAAAAACGGCATCGATCAACATTTTGTTGTGCTTGAATGCTTTGTCAAACAAAGAAATTTGCTGGTATAGCATTTCTTTCGGCATGGCTTTCATTTTGTCCAGTGGATCCAAATCAAGTTCTGCCATGGCCTCTCCAGCGTCAAGCACAATCCGCAAATCAAAATCTTTTGCCAGCTTTTGCATGACTTTGTTCTCGCGCAAGCATGACATAAACAGTGTGTTGATTCCATGGGTTTGGCAGTAAGTCACCGTGCGATCCATCAGTCTTTTTCCAAGGCCTTGAACTCGAACATCGGCATCAACTGAGACGCCCATTTCTGCAATGACTCTATGATCAGATTTTTCAATCTCAGATACATGAGCTAATGCAACCAGCTTGCGATCTGGCAGGGTAATGATGCCGAAAGCCTTCCCCTTTTTCAGGTCAATAGTTGAAGCGTAGTGTTTGATTTGGGAATCACCAAGTGCAGCAAAAAATCGCAAATAGCGATCTTCTTTAGAAAGACGTAGTAAATGAGATTCAATTTTGGGTCGATCTTCTTCGTCTAAAGTAGTAACAATGAATTGCAGTGGGGAGTTATCTAAGTTAATTTCGGTCATTTCGGGACATCCCAGAGGTGTTCAAATTTTGCAGGCATTAGAAACTATTATGGGGACCTTTTAGGTCCCCATACGTTTACAGCTTGCAGCGTTCTCGAATTTCAGACAAAGTTGGAGAATTCATGATCTTGCCATTGTAGTAGACAAGTTCCATTTGGTCTTCAAACTCAGAATCAAGACGCTTATCATCAATTCGAGCCGTAGAGTATTCACCAGTCAGTCGACTCTTAACAAGAGTCAAAACGCCTTCCTTGCTTCGCTTTCCGGGATCGGTGATTGGATTTTTACTGATACCGACCCACTTCCCATCAATCCGAACAGCAGAAGCTTTTTGGGCGAATTTGAAAACGTCTCGATTGACCTTTTGGAGCAGTGCACCACCAGATCCAAAAACCACGTTATCAGCAGAGAAACCCATCACCTTCATTTTGCCAAGCAGCGAACGAATGGACAAGTGATCAACGCCATCACCTTGGATAATGCCAACGTATTTAATCTTCTTGAAGCCTTTTTCATTGACTTCATAACCAAAAGTAGCGGCCTGCAATTCAAGGATACGAGGCACCACCACTTGCATATCCCCACTATCAGGGCGGAATACGACCTTGACGCCGCTTGCAATGATCTTGTCTTTCAGCGTAGTGCAAAGAGTTTGCGCAGCACGATAAACATCATAGCCGTCAATCACAATAGACACAATACCACCAGGCTTGGCCAGATTGTCAATGACGTGTTCCAGATAACCGATTTCATTTTCTTCACCAAACGAGCATTCCACACTGTGCTCAGTAGCCGGCACAGAAAACCCGGCCATTTGCTCACTGTAATAGAAGTTTGCAGCACGAATACCTGCCACGGTGTCAGAACCCATGAAGTTGACCATGTGTGCTGCACCGCCAATTTCAGATTGCTCGTAGCTTGCGACACCACGCGCACCAAAATCATGGAGGGCAAACGGGAGCAAATTCATATCTGCCCCAGTAGCTTCATAGAATTCCTTAAAGACCCGCTTGATTGCATAGTCCATTGAAGCAATCGTAGTAGGATACCAAATTGCGCGTTGGATTTTGGTTTCGACGTAAGAAGACAGCCAGTGCACTGCAGGATCATCACATTGAACAGTGACAATTGCATTAGAGCTTTTCACCGGAGTTCCTTCAGGTACTGCACGAATAGTGAGAGGCATAAAGCCGTCATATTCGTTGACAATGTGCTCCCAGGGTTCACGAGAAAATGGTTCACCGTGCAGCTTGAAGAATTCTTCAGCTTCATCGATATAAGCCTTCGTTATTTGGATTGACATGTACTTTTGCAAGAACATCGACAGTCCAAACGGAATCATCACATCATTCTTGGTGCGTGCCTCAATATAAGAGAACATGCCGGTGACGTTCTTTGGGTACGAAAACTGGTGTGCAGCTTTGTACGAATCGACGTCGAGGATAGGGTTGTAGCTAAGTTGTTCCATGATTAAGCTCCTTGATCATGATTGCAAGAGATCGTCTATCGATCTTTGCGGGTGAGACTCTTTTTGAAAAGGCAAGAGTCCCTAAGCCTGTTAGAAAACTTTTTTGATGTCAGAGGCTTTTGGCCCATGACTAATGTATTTTACTCTAAGTCCAACCTGTTCCTCAATCATTTGTGGAAGATCAGACGAGAGGACTGGGCGAATAACACCGTTAACATCAATCACATTGACATAATTGCCAAGTTGATCCATACAGGTGAGTGCAATCACTTTCTGGTATGTGTGTTGTGGAGCGTTTCCATTTTTCCGCAAACTTCTATCAGTTCGAGCAATATCTTTTTGAATGTTATCTCGAAGTAATTGCAAATTCAATGGAGCAAATCGAAGTGATCCTTGAAATGGATTTGGTTTGTTAGTCAAATCATAAACATTTGACCCATCACCAATATTTCCACCAGCTTCAGACAGCGGTCCATTACCGTGACGAGTAGCATACGCCCTGGTGACATATACTACTTCTACATTTTCAAGCCAATACGTGCCAGATCGTCCGTAAACCAAGCTGCCTACATATTGACCAAAGAAATAATCATCCAAATAATCGAATGCCCACACAGATCCAGTTTTTGACCGGGTCACATGTGGAAAATGTCCAAATTCTTCGTCAAGCCCAAGACCCTGAGCACCCTCAAAAACCGTATTACCGATCAGCGCAGATTGATCATCATATGAAATTTCAGACAATGCATCAAGCATCAACCGTGCTTCTTGGATGTAGTTGATTTCTTTGCAAAGAATATTTGCAAAATTGTCATTCATGCTCTCGAGTGAACCAATCGTAATGCCATGCTCTTTCAGGCGAATTGGTACCCATTTATCATGAATGGTTTTCAGTTTTTCTGCAAGTTGTTTGACACTCATTTGCTTGACATCATACAAACGAGTTCCAAAAAGCAGCGGGTTATCATTTCGAACTACAGTCTCATTGATACCCATCCCGCAAGAGCCGTGAGCACTAGATCCACGAGAAATTTCCAACACTGCATTGATAGCAATATCGAAAATGGTTGTAACTCGGCAACTACGATGCGCTTTGATTTCAGGATAACAAGAGGGGCCAATGCCCTCCATATCCTGGATTTCCTTGACCAATGCACGAGGATTGATTAGGAAATCTCGAGTCAGAATAGTGTTGGCTCCGGCAAACGTACCTGCAGACAAGTGTCCAAATACATAACGGCGATGATCAGTTTGGACAGTATGGCCCGCTTGAGCACCACCATTAAACCGAACGACGTTTTTAGCATTGGATTGACGGACCAAATAATCGGTCATCAATCCTTTGCCTTCATCACCGTAGCCAGAGCCAACAACTATGTGGTTCATTTCACGCAGTTTCCATCGATGCGTACGCATTTTGGTAAGCGTACTTCAATTCTTGAGGAATAGACGAATTGTGAATGACTTGACTCATGTCTTCGCCTTTTGCAATTCGAATAGTACTTGTTACCAGTTCCGACAGATTTCGAAAATCTTTCAGGAACAGAACATTATTACCAAGCAAATCAGTCCATGTTTTCTTCACCGAATCGAATCGGCTTCGAGCATAACTTCCTTGTTCAATAACGATGTGAAAGACATTATACATCTTTTTTGCAGCATCCAGGATTTCTCGAGGCTGCATAGGAATATATTGTCCAGCGCCAAACACTTGAGTCTGCTCGTTGATCGACAAAGTTTCGTAAGGGGCTTCTTCATCACCAAAGGTAAACAAGAAACCTTTTTCACCACGCTTCTCGAAAGAGTCGATCGAAGTCTTCATACCAGCACAGTACCATGCCAAGTCGTAAGACTCAGACTTGTTGCCACCGCCACCGCCAACCAGAACAATCTTGCGAAGCTGTTCCAGAATTCGAATGTCGGCTTCAAATTGAGACACCTGCAGCGGCACTTGACTGTATGCATGCACATCGTCAATAGCCATAAACATCAGATGCGGATCAGCAACAGGAGACTGTTCCAAAATTGCATTCATCAGCTTCGGCAGTTCATCCTTGGCAATGCGCTCAGCATATTCACCCATCGAGCCTGTCACATCCAGACCGAGGATAATTGGAGTCGAATTGGGGCTATCAGCAGAGTCACGAGATTCACGAACCTTGATAGATTCAGTCTTCAGTTCAGCCTGAACAGATTTGCTGAAAACAGCATCACGGCTCATTGCACGATAATTGGTGGTGGATGCGTAAGTTGTAAAACTATCAGATGTCCAGCGACCTTGTCCCATAAAATCTCCTTAACATTAAATAAAGCACGAAAATGAATAACTGCGATTATGAATTATCAACATACTGCTGGCGATAGAACGCCCTTTACATATGTGATACGGTTTCCAATGTTTAACCAAATTTACTATGGTGTAAAGTATGCTAAAGGTTGCAAGCCTAAAGATCTAGGAAATACATATTTTTCAAGCTCAAAAACAGTTCAACGCTTATTGAAGCAAGACGTCAATGCTATTTTTGAAATAAGAAAAGTTTTCAATAGCGTAGAAAAAGCAAAACAGTTTGAAACGCGTTTTTTACAACGAATAAATGCTAGAGATAATCCTCGCTTTCTTAATAAGCATAATAATGATGGATTATACCCAGTTGATAATAGTGGATTCAAAAATCCAGCTTTTGGAAAACCGGGTACTATGCTTGGTAAAAAACATAAACAACAATCAAAAGACAAAATAGCCTTAGCTATCACTGGTGAAAAAAATCCATTTTATGGTAAAAAACATAAGCCCGAAACGGCATTGCAAATTAGTTTAAATCAGCGTGGTCACATGCATCATGCTTTTAAGGGTTGGTATATAACTCCTAATGGAAAATTTGGATCTGCAAGAGAGGCTGAACGAGTTACTGGAGAACCAAGAAGGAAAATTAGTAAACAATGTAAAGAAGGTCTTAATGGATATTCATATCAACCTGTACAGTGATTAAAAAATTTGACCAAATTTGCGAGCATATCGTTCATAAACATGCCCGATGATTTCAACTGAAAACGAACTAACCCATCTAAACTCTTCAGTCTTCGGCTTGATAGTAGCAATGAGAACTTGCTCATTGTTTGTATCCGCCACCAATTTCTGAATAATTTTGTTAACCCTTACGGCTTCAACTGCAGAAACATGACCTAGTTTTCTGACTCCATCATGCAACATAATTGCGTTTTTGTCAAAAGGATTAGTGGGTTCCCTTACTAAGAAAAACCGTTGCCGTTCTTTTGGCAGCTTTGACATTTCAATGATTCTAGTGAAAGCATCATCATAATGTCTCATCCCAACAATCGTAGCAAAATTGCTGCTAACTAGCTTTTCGGGAAGAGGTTGAGCATTTTCATAGTACAGTCGCTCAACCTCTTCTTTGCTAGTTAGCTCCCCGAGAAAGGGCCATTGTTTTTCTTTCCACCAAAGCTGGGCAGCGAAGGCTTTCCGTCACCCTTAAACATTTGAGCCATCATCATGGCCTGCATCATACCGCCCATAGCAGAAGAATCGCCACCACCATTCATTTGGCTCATCAGAAGGAACGGCATCATCTTCTCAAGACCTTCGCCTTCAAGACCGCCCATCAGCATCATCGGCATCAGCATAGTTTGCATTTGATTGACGCCTTTATCACCATTGGGCAACATGCTAACCAGCGAACGAAGAACCATCACGCCACTTTCAAAACCAAGCATGGAGACCTTGGGAGGATTCCAAGAGGTAGTTTCGCCATTGGGCTTCATCAGCTTGAAGGTGCCCTTGTCTTCGTTCTTGGAGATGACCCAAGCAATGTTGTTGCTGGAACCACGATAGATAATGTCACCGACTTTCACACCATCTTTCGGGGTGCTTTGGGCAAAGGCGGGAAGTGCCATGCCAAAATCATCAAACATGTTAATGTTGATGCGAGCATCATCGCCTTCACCTTCAAGGGTGGCAATGCCTTCAGACGTTACGACGCCGATGGATCCATTTGTTAGATCCCATACAACGTTGTCAGCTTTACGGAACATGCGATCCATGAACTTGGATGCACCAGGGAAATTCATATTCATACTCATGATAAACTCCTTAAAGAAAATTGAATTCTAACACAAAAACTGGTTAACGAGAATCTTTAATTGCAGTGGCCCATGCCAAAATACTCCAGTGATCTTCAAACCATTTTTCAGTTTGTTGCAGAGCATCATTGATAGGCAGCCAAAATGCATTGGCAGTTTCTACAATCTGTTGGCCACGACTTTCATATTCTGGAATGTATTGACCAGATACTTGAGGAAGCGGCTTTGTATCGTCGAGCCTGAACAAATATGCCACAGTAATCGTGCGGCCACGTTCAGATCGAGTAGGATGATCAAAAATCTCTTTTGCTCGGATTGAGCCTTGAAGGATGTTTTTCGTTAGTTCATGCTTCCTTTTTCCTTCAGCCAAGCAAATACCAGTTTCTTCAATCAACTCGCGAATTGCAGCATCCTGAATACGCTCATTTTGATTTATGAATCCACCAGGAAATGCCCAAAGACCTTTACCCGGCATTGCTCCACGCTCTACGACAAGAACATGCCCAGATTGAATCACTACTGCATCAGCAGTGTTAAAGGTCGGAGCATAAGGAGCTACCGACCACGCCGCCTTATATTTGCGGTTGATTTCATATTCCTGCTTCAGATTTTCAAATTCAGCAGTTCGTTTGAACTTGGAAATAAAGTCAAGAGTTTGAGTTGGCACCATAGGCGCAATATGAGACATTGGATCGCCAGAAAAAAGAATTTCTCGAACCAGTGTAGCGTTAGTCTTCAAATCCTGGCCAGTGTATTCCGACAGGAAATGAGTCTTCCACTGTGGGAAAGCATGGAGATACCAAGTAGAGGAATCTTTATCGCACCCAGTCAAATGGATTTCGAGAGGGCGATTGTCGAGCAACGTAGCATAAGACACTGCTTCTTGGATAGATTTGATCCATTGCGCATCATTGTAGGGATAGTCGCGAATCGGATAAATGTAGGTGTTTTCAATCTCGTTATCTTTGGCCCAAGCTTCGATAACAGATTGACGTTCAGCAAAAGTGAACGGGTTTTTCAATGAACGCGATTGGAAAGAAGACCCAATCAGAACAATGACTTTATGAGATTGCTTGGCAACAGTTTCCAGAATGTACTTGTGTCCATTGTGGAATGGAGAAAAGCGGCCAATAACAACACTGACTTTTTTGACTTTTTCATTTGCCATTCGGAACTCTCCGTTTGGTTAATTTGTCTTCAGACGTCTATCATCTGAAGTTTGATGATTTATTTATCAAAGCTGGGAGGTATTTTTCAACCTCCCAGATCCGATTACTCAGCAGAAGTTTCGGAAGTAGTTTCTTCAGAAGCAGTCTCAGTTGCTTCAGTAGCTGCGAATGGGAATGCCGAGGTTGGCGTACTCGTTACTTCAACACGGGTAGTGGTAACACCATTTGCGGCTTTAGTCACAGTGCGCTTAGCACCCTTTTCGGGTTTAGCAACCGGTTGATTTGCGGCATCCACCAGCTTGGCACTAGCTTCGCGAGCCTTTGCACTAGGAGTAGCATTTGCACCACGACCACGCCACAGCTTGATGGGAGCTTCATCGACTTTGGTCATGCGCTGGCCGATGATGCGAGACAGTTCAGGCAGTTCAGACTTGATTTTCTGAATGGTGATGTCTTCTTTGATAGGTTTGCCTGCTTCAATCAGCGCATCAGTAGATGCCTTAATGAATTCAGGATTGAGTAGATTGTACATGCGGGCGGGAGTAAAACCAACTGGGCCAAGAGTGCCATCTTCAGTCACTTTGATCTCAACATCTTTCCACACATCACCATGACCAATAGGGCGCTGACCTTTCCAGAAGCCGTCAGTGAATTCGTGAATAAACACTTGATTCATCAGTGCAGCTTGCAGGGCATTGGCAACATAAAAAGTTTTGGTAGTCATTTGAAAAGCTCCTAAAGTTAAAAAGAAAAGAAATTACCTAATTGAATTTTACACTAAATCACCGCTTGATTTCACGCTCAATCGCAGCTTTTGCAGCAGGATGCGCTGGCCATTGAATACGGTTAATATCCTTAGGATCGACATCCTTCCACTTTGGGTGGAAGGATGCACCGGTCTGCAGCTTTTCGATGTTGCGAGAAATACATGTCACCAGAGTACCAATTTCTTTTTGGTACTGGTTTTTGAATGCAAATGTGGCAAGCACGTTGTCAACTTTGTATGTGCCTACAGTGCTTTTCGATGATTCATAGGTACCACTCGGAATCATCGTCTTGGTATACAGTCCAAAGGAATCAAGTTTGGGATGAGACAATGGTACCAGTTTGAATCCTTGATTCTTTTGCAGCATGACAATTGGCTTTCCAGCCACAATGAATTCGGCATCTGCTTGACCATTTACCACTGCATTGAAGCCATCTTGCTGCGAAGCATAAAAACCCTGCCACTTCATACCAGTAAGCTGCTTGATGACTTGCACTGTCACCCATGTGCCAGAACCTTCAGGGCCTTCAACAACCCGTTTTCCGGCAAGATCAGCAAGAGAATTGATATTCGATCCAGCTTTTGCTACCAGATGAATTTCTGTGCTAAAGAATGGAAAGACCATCATGATGCGTTCCATCATTTTCGGGTCTTGGCCCTTTTGATAGACCATTGCATCTGCCTGAACAATGCCATATTGCACAGACTTGTCTCCATAGATCTTGAACAGATTGTCGAGAGAACCATCACTGACAATGTTGTTGATGGGAGAATCTGCAGTAGAACAAACCGCAGCAATATCTCGTGCCATGGGGTGATTGGTGCCAGTCGGTTGACCAGAAGCAATGCCAACAGGAGCTGCATGGGCGGCAAAAGTAACGGCTGCGAGCGCGAGAATAGAAATCTTTTTCATGATGTGAAATCCTTACTTGTTGCCAGCTTCGATCACGGCCGACAGACCAGGAGCAATTGGAGTTGGTGCCATAGTTTCAGGGACAGAAGGCTGCGGGGTAGCAGCTTGTTGTTGTGCTTCTGGAGCTGGAGGGGCTGATTGTTCAGTGGGAACAGAAGTCACTTCTGTTTGGGAAGCTGGATTTTCGGACGGCTTGCTATCAGGGATGAACTTGGAAGCAGCATATCCAAGTCCGCCAACAATGATAGCAATCACAATTGCGCGAGGGATGGGTTTCAGGTTTTGAATCATAAAGTTGATCTCCAAAAAAGTTGGTGTAAAGAGATTCTAAATCAAAAAAGTTCGAAAATTGTCAAAAAATTGTAACCAAAAGTCAAATTTCTCCAGCTGCTTGCTTTTCTTTGAAAGCTCTAAATTCCTCGTCAATTTGATTATACATCATTTTGATCACAGTTGCTGGATTATCTCCGTAATTTTTCTTTGCCTCATCTAAAGACGTGAGGATCTGAGACACCGTTCCTGCCGGATAAGGTGTCAACCACAAAATTTCTTCCATCATCTCTGGGGTCATCTGGGGCCACCGAGACAACATTTCTGCTCTAAGATCAATAGTTGTTTGTGTCATTTGAAATCTCCTAAAGAAAAGGGGAGCAAATTGCTCCCCTTTATTTTCTTCTGTCTAGATCAAACAGAAGGAATCACCAACACTTGACCAACACTAATCAGATCAGGATTAGGAAGGTTGTTGCGGCTTTCGATCACAGAATACTTCATGCGATCACCATACACACGTTCTGCAATCATCGAAAGGGTGTCGCCCTTCTTGACAGTGTAGGTAGTTTCATCGCTCTTCTTACGAGCAGCCACAACCTTCTTACTAGCAAAGTACTTGTTCAGCAGTTCACGATACTCGTCAGTTTCAACCACCTTCGAAATAGCAGCATTCAGCTTTTCTTTCAGTTGCACATCACTGGTACGAATACCAATCTTGTATGCAATGTCAGATTCGGGCAGTTTCGAAATGGCGAATTGCAGGGAAGTATTTGCAATTTCTGCCACGGCAAAAGGATAATCGTAGACCAGAACATCCACTTTGCCATCACGGAAAGCATCTGCGATCCAAGTACGTTGACCATTTACCAGAGCATCGCTCAGTTCAACAATCTCCGCATCAGGGAAAAGACGCTTGACATGAGACATTGCATCAGGATCACCAGCCAAGACACCAACCCGCTTACTGCCAACAGCAGCAATAGTGCTGATAGTCGAAGTGCGATTGGTAATCAGTGCATAGCCAAAACCAGACACATACGGCTTGGTAAAAGTCACACCGCCAACATCACCATCTTGGAGAGTGAGACCGTCGATTGCAATGTCCACAGCATATTCGCCATTTGCTTTCTTCAGCAGAGTTTTCGGAACGTCTTCGTAGGTATCCGTTTCTGCTGCAATGTCGATGCGAACATTGCGGAATTCGGGTTGTGCCAGAACCATCTTCATGAATTCGACGTTGAATCCAACCCCGGCATCATAGAAAGGTTGAGCATTGCCTTGAACACCGACCTTCATCACACCAGTCGAAATGATTCGATCGTAAGAATCACCTGCACTGGGGGCAGAGCTTTGGAAAATTGGCGCGCTTTGCTTTGCACCACCAGTTTCTACAGGAGCGCTAATCTTATCACCAAGAGGAGTCTTCAGCACAGCAAATGCAATACCACCAACAATACCAGCAATCAGGATCATGCGGGGGATGGGTTTCAGTTTGTGCAGCATTTCAAAATTCCTTAAAAAGTTAGTTCAAAGTTGATTATTGCTAGATTACTTCTTACCAGCAATGAGAGAATTATAATCCACGGCCGAGACACTTGGCACATTCACACTAAAATTAAGTGGGGAATTTGCAGCAGATTGTTCGATCATGATTCGTTTGCTATCGCCGAGCAGGATGCTGTCAGCCTTGTTTTCCCATTCTTGCAGTCGCTTAAGAGCTTCAGCTTCAAAGACACCATTTTGCATGTCAAGGCTATCAACAAATGGCTTGCTGTTCTCAATAAAGCTTTCCACTTCCGCAAGTTTCATCCCGTAATCGGTCACAACAAACTCAAGGGCTTGGTCGAACATTTCACGCTCATCAGTACCACCATGAAGAATAGCTTTAGCAGCTTTCATCATGCTATGAGATGCCATAATCATTTCACGACGATCAGATTGTGCTTGAACTTCATTCTTCAGATCTTCAATTACCGTGCCAGTCACTTCGTAATACTTATTTGCAGCACGAAGATGAGCTTCCATTTGCATCTTGAGCGGAATGTAAGTTTCATTGTTGAGCTGCTCAACTCGCATAGCTTGCCGAGATTCAACAGTCAGAACACCATTATTACCGCGCTCTTTTGCAAGTTGGGCCATCGACATCGATTTTTCATATTGCTTTTGGCCCTTTTGGATCTTTTCATCGAGCACCTTGATTTGGCCGCGAAGACGATCACGAGTAGTAGCAACAACTTCTCGACGCTCTTGCATCTTTTCAATGTAAGACTTCATGATGCCGATAGGATCGATTTCAATGAACCACCCGGTCAGTTTGCGCATCGCCGACTTGAACATGAAGTTCATCAGCGTCAGGAACTTTTTATTCGTAAGAATAAAAAGCAGTGCACCAAGAACAGCGCTAAGAACAACCACAGCAATGGTTTTGCCCAGCAGCGCCATCAGACCGGTCATGAAGATCAGCAAGGTGGGCAGTGCAAAGTAGAGACCAACACCAGCACCTGCAAGAACCAGCATACCAGTAGTTCCTTCAGGGCGAGACCAGAAAGATTTCGGCTTGTTTTCGATAGAGGGGATCATGATGTAAAGTTCCAAAAATTAGTTAGAGGTCAGAGTGGAAGTGATTGCAGAGCGTTGTGATTCAAGTTCGGTTTTGACAAGGACAAGAGCAGATTCAAATTGCTGTTGGCTGACAGTAAATCGTGCTTGTTCAGCAGTAATTTTACCCTTAAGTTCAGCTTCGCGATTTGTATTTCTTGCGATCAACTCCTGCAGCTGCTGGATTTGTTGTGTCATCGATTGAATTTGTTGAGCTGCAGATTGATTTGCCGGCCCAATAGAATTCATTTCAGACTCAAGAGTACCAAGAGCCGCAGTTCGTTGAGCTTCAAGAGCACTCATGAATTGCAGCTTTTGACCTTCAAGATCTGCAATATGCACTTCAATAGCACCAACAACTTCCTTCAAACCACGACCTTCGCCACTCACAGTAGCATATGCAGCTTTCAGACGAGTATTGGGATCAGGAATGATATTGGCCAGTTTATCTGCCGCAGCCAGCAAAGAAGTGAATGCGGTAGGTCGGGTTTTCACTGCTTTTCGCAATGCTTCAATGAAACTATTGTCACTTACCACCGGTACTGGTTGTGCATTCATGGCACCACCAGCTGTAGGCTGAACGCCTTGGACCGGAGCAGATACCTTCGATGCTTCAGGCGTAGCTTCACCGTCAACGAAGAGTGCACTTTTAATAGAAGACCACATGATGAATAGTTCCTAGTAAAGGTAGATCAGTTTGCAGGGCGAAGTTGAATTCCAGAATCGCGCTTCGTTTCAAAAGTTTGGCGGGCTTTGTCGGTAGTCACAATCGTGAATTTGCTCAAATCGATTTTGGGATATCCTGCCATATTCAGCCAGAAACCTTGCCACACGTAGCCAAGTGCATTTTCATATGCGCGTCGTTGATCAAGCATTTGCGTCTGGGCATTCTTGAATTCATCGCGAAAAGATTCAATCACTTGCTGAATCTTAACATACATGGCGCTGTCAAGTCCAGGGTTTTGTTCCTTCAGCCATTGGAAAGTAGCTTGAGAACCATTTTCACCGTAACGACCTTGAATAGCGGCAGTCACGATTTCCTTCAGGTCATTCTTGTACATCGTCGGCACTTGAGCAATTTCCATCACCTTTTGGGTGCCGTTTGCATAAATGTTCTCGTTGTCTTCCATTTTTGCCTTGAGAGCATTTTCAGTGCGATTGCCATAGTTGGCAGCACTGATGTAGGAAGGAACCGATACCAGGAGAACTGTACCAACCGTGATTGCTGCAATAACACCGCCAGAGATAGCACCAATTTGAGATTTACGCATTTTGAAAATTCCTATAAAGTTGAAGGAGTTCGTAAGATAGTGTTGAACTCAGGTTGAATTATACACTAGAACCTGCGACGGTACACAGATTTCTTGCGAAAGATTGAAATTTTTCCAGCTTTTGCAGCAAAGATCAAACCGCCGTACATCAACATCAGCACAACAAAGGTAGAAGTCATGAGCCACATAGGAGGATCAATATCATTCTTGAGGTAAGAGAATTCACGCATCCGACGACGTTCAAAGTTTGTGTCGATTTGACTTGCAACGATGCTCATCACTTTTTCTCGTTGAATGGTGCCAAGTGCAAAGACTTCATCACGAAGCTGTACCTTAAACAATTCTCGCTTGGTCCAAGAGATAACATCCACCCAACTAATCTTTTGCCCGTCAGGAGAACCGATGACAAGCACTACATCATTTTTATTTGCGCCTTCCCATGCGTCCTGCAGAGCATAGATGAAATTGCGATCTTCAGTTTTTGCTACTACAACAATCAAGTTGACTTGTTTGGCGGGACCACGGGTTTTCAGCAAATTAGAAATGTCTTCATTCCATTTTTGAGTGTCCGCAAAGTAGAAACCCGGAGTCACAAATCGGTTAATTTTGTAGATGTCATAAATGTTGTCGGGATATTCCGGAATCAATTTCGCAAAACGCTTTTTCAATTCTTCACTTGCAGGCTTGAACAAAGAATCAGGTACTGCTTGAACATAATTGGTGTATGACGAGGTTTTAGAAACCGGGTCGCCATTCAAAATGTTTGTATATCGAGCAGGATCTGGAGACATGTATACTGACCTAGAAGATCGATCATAATGCTCAATGGTAAATTTACCAATAGTCGTATTGCAACTCCAATCTACTGTATACCGATCTTCATAGCAAGTATCACATACAGTAGAGCAAGACCGGTTATTGCCAGATCCACTGCACACTTGGCGGCAATTGCAAGAGTAAGAACGGAGATAATGACCATGAACTCGCTGTTTACCAGTCACCTGACCATTCCAAATTTCTGTGTCATGGACTGCAGATCCATACGATGCCAAAAATACGAGTCCAGTAATTACGACTCCGGCAAGAGCAAGAACTGGAAATGCAACCAGGCTTTGCCATTTACCAAAAGCTTCAGCAAGTTCAGATCGCAGCATAAACACTGCAACTCCAGACATAGCCAAACAAAAAGCAATAAAGATGAAAAATGTAGTGCTCATGATGAAATCACAGTTTGATGACAACGTCAAAGTTAGATTCGTCAATGTCCCGATCGTACATTGTTTTCATGCAAACTTTACGTTCACCACTAATTGGCCCAACGGTAAAATTTGCAAACAATTTGTATTGCTTCCAAATCACGCAAAACGATCGTTGATTATAGGTGCTATTTCGGAATTCACGAATAACCGGCACCATCATAGTGAAAGCATCAAGAGCACTCAAATTTCGCTCAACCACTCTCTCAAAGAAATGCTTGGAGGGATAGACAAATTTGTCGACCTTGGCATCTTTTGCCATTTTGTTGAAATTAGAACGTTCAACATTAACGGTGTGCAAAAAGAGAGGATTGAGCGAATGCATGATTAATCTTTCACTTGGGCCAAATAATCATTCGAGATTGCCTTGAAGGAGAAACCACCATCAAGACGTTTGAAAACCAAACCTTCTCGAACCTTGTTTACCAGGCTAGGGCCAATTGCAAATTGCAGAAGATCATCAATACCATGAATACCCAGATCGGGAAGCTTTGCGGCTTCATGCAGAACTGGCACATGTTTGAATTTCTTGGGATCGGCTCCGGCTTGGATGAATTGATTATACACTACTTTTCGCTCAACCGGGTTGAGATACCGCTGCTCATCGATATTTTGAATGTTGAACAGGAAGAATTGAAAATCGCTCAGCGACTCGCGATTGTTTTGGATACCAGGACCCATCAATTCACCCTGAAGAGCAAGATGCCCAAATTGTGGGAGAATTTGATCCAGCTTGGTGTCATACAGCATTTTCACAAAAGAATTTTCTGCATTGTCAGGTCCAATGTCCAGTTGCAGATTCCGGCTGCAGACGCCAACTTGGCCATTGTAGAAAAAGTAAGTAGCACTGCTACCATCCATCTTCATGGTGACTTCGTATTCAGTGTCACGACTAGCTTTCGGGTAATGAATAGCGAACACTTTGCCATCACGGACTGCAAGTCGACCGCGTGCAACAGCATCTTGATCAATTACGGTAGGATCGACGTCAATTTCGTATTCTTGATGGTCATAGCCAAAAATATCGCCAACCATGTTTTGGCACCGTGGCTCATCAGTCTTACGAATGTAAGATGGGAACAAGCCCAGAGCTTTACCGCTCAATGCAGCCGGAAGTGGTGCTTCATACTTGGTAATGCCAAGTACTGGTCCAAAGTCCATTTCAAACAACTTTTCACTATTAGTTTCAAAGTCAATGGTTGCTTGAACTTCCTTAATTTCATGAATAGGTAGGATGAGGCCTTGAGAAATTTGACCGCGCAGCCGAATGGTGCGGAGTTGATGTCCCTTAACACCATTGAAAATGCGAGATTGCTTGTCAACAAGAAACTGCCAAGCGGGATTTCCTTCAGGAAGGAATGCATCAATTTCAATGTAAAGCGCGGTGTCACCAGGTTTGAATGTGTTTTTCTTCACAACCACTTTCCAACCACCGATAACCGCGCATTCAATAGCGTCAGCTTTTTCAATTGGAATAATGTCGTCAATAATGCGAAGAGTGGCAAGTTTGCGATCGATGTCCATGATGTAGTTTCCTAAATTGAATTGAGAGAAATGATCTAGGTTGAATTTTAAATCATTTTTGTCAACTTTCTCCTGCTATTTTGCAAAATAGCAGGAGAAGAAAGAATTAGTTTGCGCCGAACATTTTGTGGAGCACGTTGTAGAGAGCACGAGCTTCTGCCACCGTCATGGATTCAACATCAGCTTTCCAATGTTCTTCAGATTCGCGCTTTGCAATCTGCGGGGCCTTTTGCTGTTCAACGGGGGTCGTGGGGTGAATGATTTTCACTTCAGAGCATTGGCCCTTACCCTTGACCACTTCCTTTTCTGCTTCAACTTTGGGCAGAACTTCGTATTGTTGCTGAGTCACCTTGAAAGTAGACACATTTTTGATACCGTGACCACGACCCAACCGCAGGTGCATGGGGATATAAGCCACTTCCAGCATTTTTCGTGCCAGCATGAGAGAGCAGTAAGAACTGACTTGCGCCTGATCAATGTTGGTGATGGACGAAATGCGCTTTGCCGTGATACCAGGATGATCCTTAATCACACGCCACACACGTTCTTGTTGAGAGGGAACGCTAACACCAGCTTGCTTCAGCGCGGCTTCAAAGGTAGTGGTCATTTTCAAAATTTCCAAAAGTTAAAAAGTTGAGGTTTCATACACTAGATAACTTGTTTGTTTTAGTGTATGAATGAATTATATAACAATCTTAGGGTCTGAACCAAAACAAAGTGGTATCAGCATGTAACACCTAAATAGACAGATAAGTTAGAATCAAACTTCATGGCCATCTATGACTTCGAAGACTCAAAGAGAAAAATCTTAGCTAGGCGTATAGGTCTAGCTATTCTTGCTATGTTCCCAAGGCTAAATGAGCCAGGTGTTTTCTTGGAATTAAAACAAAAGTTCAAATCTTGGACAGATCTTTCAAAAAGAGACGATTGAAATGAAACTACGAGTAGCATCAGACCTTCATCTTGAAGGTTTTTCTTCTATGCCAATTCCTCTTCTCGTGGAAAGATTTCTGCCGCTTGAAGAAAAAGACAAAGAGTCTGTCCTAATTTTAGCAGGTGATATTTGCTCAGATGTAGATTTGCTTCACGATTTTCTTGAGCAAGCAGAGCGTCGGTTTAAGAAAGTCATTTTTGTACCTGGCAACCATGAGTACTATCGCCATGATTATCATGAGCTGAATGGTATTTTTGCAAGCTTTGATAATACCCTTTCAAACACCGTAACTCCTTACTCTGAGGAGGCCTTGGGTTATCTGAAATATACCTTTGAAGATGTTGACTTTCTGATAACTACGCTGTGGTCATATGGAGGAAGTACTCCACTTGAGCAAATTATGGTGTCGCGGGCACTGAATGATTTCAGGTTGATTCGCGTTGATGATCAAAAATTCTCTATTCACTTTATGATTGAAGAATTTAAGAGAATGTCAGGTCTTTTGGGGAACGATCTAAAAGCAAAGGATAAGAAGACTATAGTCATCACTCACCACATGCCATCTGTGAGTCTTTGTCACCCCCGATTTGGTAATGAAATCGATGGAGGGTTTGCGAGCCCGTGTGATCACTTGCTTGAAATGAAACCTGATCTTTGGGTTTTTGGACATACGCATGATACTGTGGATCAAGTAGTGCATGGTACTAGAGTCATTTGCAACCCTTGTGGATATCGTTCTGAATGGAATACTGATTTCAATCAGTACCATTTGTCACCTAAATTTGTCAATGTTTGATTATGAGCAATGTCATTCATCTATCAGATCGCCGAAGAAATCCTGAGCAAGAATGGAATTCTTTGCTCATAGAATCTGTAGACTATCTTGTTAGCGAATGGGAAACAGCAATGCGGAAGAATTCGCTAAATGAATTCTTCCGCACTTTTGCATTTAGATCTAGTAATGAAAACTACACTACTGATTTAAATGCTATCAGTCGGCTTGAGCAAGACTACAAATTAAGCCTAATAAACTATGCTCCCTTCAGTTTATCGGTTAACCAAACCGGTTGGATTTCTGCTTTTAAGGTAGGAGAAAAATCAGTTCACACTCCTGAATTTTTCTCTGAACAGCATGCAAGATGTTTTGCATTATTGCTCTATCTGCGGCTAAAAGCATTTGCTAAGTAGCCATTTGATGGTAATCATCATAGCTACAATGATTGCGAGTGCAATCGCAAATCCAATCAATCCCGCGATCATCAACACAGCTTGAGGGACAGTGATGAAGAGTTGAAGAATGACGAAAATAATAGGAGGAATCATCCACCATTCTTCAATGAAAGACATGATTTTGTTCATGTATCTATTCTACACTGAATTCTCAAGTTTTTCGTCTTTCACACCAACATTTTCATCAGGCTTGATTTTGCGCAGCCAAGTGACTGGGAAATCTGCCCAACCAGTCACCTGATAAGTACCAGTGTCTGTCAATTGCTGCACATGTGGTCCTTCACAACGCCACACTCTTCCATATAGTGAATGATCACCAACAGTTGAAATGGCTTTCACAAAAAGACCAAGATTAGGGCTCTTGTGTCGACCTAGTCCAGAAATGACTTCACAAAGATCGCCAGCTTTGATTGGTTCCATGATCAGATTTCAATGAACTTGTCGTCGCGAGGACCACGGAAGAAAGTAGGAAACCGCAGCGAGCAAACTTCTTTATTCTTGCTTTTGGAGACTTCTTGGTACTTGATAGTAATGGTGGCATCTTTCCATTTGGTATCCCAGTTTTCCATCACATCTTTTCGCATTTCGTCAGTCCACCCAGAACCGACAGCGACTTCAAAACGGGTGCCATCTTCAAGGAAGCCAACAGTATTCACCCGCCCCATTGTATTTGCAAGACGCTTCTTGCCATATTCCCAACTAACAATGCGGGCATCGGCATCAAAGAACTTCTTGACTTTGCACCAATCAAGAGAACGATCCCAACGATATGTAGCATCAGGACGTTTCAGAATAAGGCCCTCTTGTCCATTAGGCATTCCGTCATATCCAGGAGTAGTCACTACATCAAGATGCTCGAGCATGTGGGCATAATCACGGACAATGATAGCATCAGACAGGATGATCTTTTTGCAATCACATTCCATAAGAATCTTTTGCAGATTTTGGCGATTTTCTTCCATGGTGATAGGACAACTTTGATTCATCCAATCAGTGAGTGGCATAATGAAGAATGCATGAAATCGCATATTCTTTTTGCCTTCTTCACCTTCAACACCAGACTTCTTAGCATTGATGGTTTCAATATAGTTAGACGCCATGCGTTCGCCATCCAGAACAAAGTCATATCCAAGATATTCACGAATACGTGCAAGTTCTTCATCAAACAGTCCATTCATATGGGCTGCAACTTTGCCGCTTCGCGAACGGTAAGAAGAACCAGCAGGGGCAAAGTTGCTTTCTTCCTTCAACTGGAAGCAAATATTTCTCTCTCCGTCCAGTTTGGTGTCCGAAATACAAGGAAAAGTGATGGCGGAAAAGTCTTCTTCAGTCTCGCATTTATCTGCAAGCATTACATCAAAAACGCGAACTTGATCTTTCTTCCAGACCTTGTTGTATGTATCTGCAGAAAAACCAGCTTGAAGATCTTTGCCAATAATTCGAGCAATGTATTGAGCAGTGTCTTGAGTAAACATGCTCATCAACTCAGTAACAGCGTTACGGGCTGCATTACCGGTCAATTGACGAGATGCAAGTTTGTCCAGAAGTTCAGTGACATCAGTCACGTGCAAAGTATTTTCTGTGCTGTAAGAAACTGGATCATCAAATTTCTTTACACCAAACACGAGGAATGGATCCATTGCATATTTCACCAAAACACGACAACCATCATCCATTTTTTGAATGGCTTGTTTAATCATATCCTTGGTACCTGCACCACCTGCAGACTCACAAGCCTTGATGACATCAACAAAATTTTGAATACTTTGAATAGACATTTTGATAATCCTTAGATAATTTGATCGGCTTCAACCACCCAACTTGCAAACTCTTTCTTTGCTTCGTCAGGAAGTCGATGATAGGAATTCTTGATAGATTTCAACATTTGCTCGAGCTTGAGCGGGTCTGTGATAATTGTACCACGTTTTTGGCGCTTTCGCTTCGGTTGTTCAATAGATTTCAAACTATAGTAGTGAAATTTTTTCAACTGCCAACCCAAGTTCACTCATGACGTGTTTCCATTCCACACCATGAGACATAACCTTTTTGGTCACGGGCTTTTCATTGATGATGACAGTCTTCGTGAACCCGTAGACTTTTCGTTGGATCAAATGAGCAACTTCATGGCCAACAGTTTGTTGAATGAAATGATCTTCATTCTCATAGCAAAGAATGACATTGAGCCGAATGGTCCAATCAAGAGTGCCGCCAGAATAAGCCAATCCACCCAATTTCGACTTGATGTCAAACCGAACAACTGGCACAACATCAAACTGGTCCTTGTGCTCAGGCCAAAGCTCAGCTGCCTTGGCCAAAAGTTCTTTCACCCGAACATTGACTTTTTCTTTGATTTCGTCAGTCAGAATTTGGCGTTGCGGAGGAGTAGTCTTTTGGCTCATTTGAAATTTTCAACAATTGAGAAATGATAGATGCATCATGGAAAACCAGCTTTCCACTAGATTGCTTAAGCACGGCTTTCTTTCCACGAAGACCCTGAAAAGTAGCAGTGCTTAGACCTATTATAACATCACGGTTGAGATGATCGAGAGTCAAATTGTAAAAATGCCCATTTTTACGTAAATTTCTGACAAACTCCGCTTGAATGTCCGGTGCTTGAGTCTCGACCATCACTAATGAAATTTTGACATCTACATCTGAGTAAACAATTTTCAATTGGCCTGGAGTTAGCCCGTGCTTATTGGCTACATTCTGAAGTTCTCGAGCAAGATCTTCCTTAAGACTTTCCACGTTGATCATGGGGTTGTTTTTGATCGAAAAATCAGGTTAAATAGGTTCTGATTATGAATTCAGAATACTATGGCAAAAAAGAAATTACCAAAATTAATTATAGAACCAGTTAACGATTCCACAAATTTGAATATGCTTTCAATGATAGAGCATAAACAAGAATCCTATTTGGTCATTGTAGATATTGTAACACCAGATTCAGTCGGTGCATACGTATTAGACTATGCACTTCAGGAGGGGCTGAATCTACAGATGTTTATGGAATATGCCAAAAAATGGTTGATTGATTCAAAGGGGGCATATCCATTAAGTTTTGAATTATCAAAACTTGGAGTTACTCCAATCACCAAAAACATCTACAAGACGTTTGAAATTCCATTCATTACTCGACTCGTTGGGACAGTGTATGAAAATAAATATGACACGACGCCTAAAGTAAAAAGACGTCGTGTCATTACAATTTCTCCAACTATTGAAATACGGCCAAAATCGTTAAGGATTTGAGTCGTACATTGGGAGCAAATAATTGGAATAAAAATAATCCAGGATCTGTTGCTGAAATTCCGGGCTCATTTTAGGCAACAGAGTTGCTTCCTCGATCATACGATTTGCGTCTTTGTCCAGGGCAATCAAAAGCTTTTTGCAATCTTCGGATTTCATCTGCTGATTTTTGATTGTCAGCAACTCTTGAGCATTTTGACGAGGAAATACAATCTTCCCGGTAGTCAAAAGTTCTACCACTTGCTCGTAAACACGAACTGCATGCATGAGAGATTTTGGATCAACCTCTGTTTCTGCAGCTCGATTTGAACGATTGCCATATTGATCAACGAGCCGCTTGGCCGCGTCAATCATATTCTCGATCGTAGTAGTGATGAGATACTCACGGCCATTCAATTTCAAAGTCTTGAATGGAATATCGTGACTGTGAACAATTCCAGACTCGAGTTCGCATACTTTTGCAACTTCTTCAAGAACCGTCAGCCCATTTGGGAGAAGAGAGTCGAGGCGTGGACGCTTTGTGTACGTTTGGAAATTCTCTGCCATGATACGTTCAAGCACATCATGAACTTGCTGAGCTTTGTTCAAACGCTCACCGCGCATCACATAGTCAAATGTCTGCTTCATTGCAAAACCCATCATTCCCATGATAGAAGAATGTGCATATTGAAACACCAGATCTTGACAAAGTTCCTGAAACTCTGTAGTTGCAGTTCCAGTAAATGCATTGTTAGCAATTGCATGTGCAAGTTCAATTGCGTAAGTCTGCCCGCTGATATAGTCAGCCACAAACTTTTGAATAGGAATGCATTCATCCTCATATCCATCTGCCGGCATACTTTGGTTATCAGCAATAACATTCCCATCCTTATCATAGCGATGACGAACAGTATTGAATTTTTGACCAAGCAAAGCAGTCTTCAAACTTGGCAGATAGACAATTTTGAAGTCCTGATCGGAAGTTGGAGTGTTGGTCCCATAAAGGTGGGAACCGTACAACACTTTAGCTAGGATATTCATTTGTAGCGCTCCAGAAGTTCTTTGTGACGAGTTTCAACGTCTTTCATGTGGACATCAAGTTTCTTTTGGGCAGAATTTCGATCCTTCGTTTCTTTCTGCCATGCATCCCACAGTTCAAGTGCAGTGCTGCCTTTCATGAGAACCAGACCTTTGTAGACTACCTGTTTTGCTGCCATGATCAATTTAGCTTGGTTGATGAGATGGGTTGATTGTAATACTACATTTGAGGTTTGTACACATTTTTGCGCGTCAACAAAAATAATTCTTTGGCACCCTTGACACATAATCTTGTCAATCTTATCACTAATCTTGTCGTCTGAAAAGATTTCAATCAGCTCTTTAGCTCGCTGCCCCCAATCTTCCTCGGTCACAATGTCATCCTTGAATTGGCTATCAAATTCAATTGCACCACAATCACCAGTGCATATGAGATAGCATGCGATTTTTTGAAGGTATATGCATCATTATCAGACTTTGCCCACAACATTCTTCTTCCAACTTGTTTGTCTTTTTTATAAATTGGCAGAATTTCTCTCTTGCCGGGCCGAATGAGTGCCAAACAATCTGCAAGATCTTGGATACTTTTAGGTCTTATTTCATCTAGCAATTGACCGTGATTTGAAAGTTGAAATAATCTGGTTTGGACAGATGGTAGCAATAGCAAATTCCAATCGGGCTGTGAATTTGCTAACTGTTCAAGATCAGCTCGATCTTTGACATAATTGTAAATTGACAGATGAAGGAAGTCAATCTTTGAATATCCCAATAATTCAGCTTCGTTATATGGGATACTAGATAGACTAGTGATAGGATCCTTTGGAATATTAGATGGATAGTATCCACTTGGGTGTGGTACTAATTTTCCATCTTTTACTAAAGAAGCCCTAACCCAATTTTTGAATAAATCGCAAGGATCAAAAGAGGAAGGTGTATCAATGTCGATATCACCAGAGGAAAATCTAAATTCCTTCACTTTCACAAGCTTTCTTGAATAGCGGTGTAATGTCTGGGCGAGAACCCAGTTTATTTGCAAAAGTTTTAAAGTCAATAGCTTCATTCAACATGTCTTTTTCATGTTGCGGTAATTTTTGAGCCCACATCAAAAATACTTTTGATGTCACTAGCAACCAAGCCGACAATTTTCGCTTGCGCACCAATTTGGCAATTTCTGCTGCCCCCAAGACATTATAAATTTCTGAAAGGCCGCACCCAGCATCAACCGCAAGCTGTTTCAATTCTTCAAGAGATTCAATAAATTGTTCTTCTGGTGAATGGACGCCATCATACCATTCCAAGAACATAGTGTAAGCATTATGCCGACACCATAGAACCGGTGACACATCTGCTTCAATCATTAATTTAATGAATTGCTTTGGATTTGGGATTGACAGTTTATTTGACCATTCTGCAAATCGTATGAAATTAGAATATTGCCGTGATTCTAGAAATGTTTCAGGTGGTGGCACACTTCGTCCCTTCTGTTTCATCCATTCAGAATAGTGCGAATACGCAGCCTGACCGGTTGGAGATTTCAATTGATCTAGCTTTGCTTTTGCTGCGCAACGGTGATCCATGAATCCTGTTTCAGTTGCAAATGATCGAGAGCAATATTCACATTCCCATACTACCTTTTTAAAGGCAGATTGCTCAATCGTAGCAGATGACCTACGACTTTTTGCAGATTGACGGATCTCATCTCTATCCATAACAGTCATTTCTTTGAAGCCTTCTTAGAAGGTAATTCTAATCCTAATTCGCCTTGCAGTTTCTTTATTTGATCTTTTGACCACCCAAGTTCCTCAGCAGCCTGAACCAGATGGACAGGATCTTTGAATGTATCAGCATGCATTTTAGCTTCACGTGTCGATATTCCAAGGCTCTGTTTGATGACTTCAATCTTTAGCTTTTCAGAACTTGATGATGGCATTTTCTTCCAGGAATAACGTCTAGTATTCCCAGTTGATGCAGATGCCATCAATTTGAATAGAAGCTCTTTATGCGAACCTAAACTAAAAACAAAGGGATTAACTGCTTCATTCATGCGGATGATTTGAGCAGCATCATTAGTGCCAGTAAGCCAACGAGCAATAATTAGAGGAGATGCTTGTTTTTTCTCTTCATCAGATAAATTAGTGTATGCATTTAGGCTACGAGAACCGAGCTTTTCCAAAAATCCAAAAAGATCAAACTCTTTACTTGCTGCCATTCAACATTCCCAGTTCGATCATCAATGCTGCCACATTCAATTCAGCATCAGCTACAAAAGTGTGTTTGTAAGCATAGTTTGCAATCAACACCACTGCTTCATCCTGAGGACACTTTAGCTTATGAGAATTTTGATAGAGGAATGAGAAAATATCTTGCAATTCTTCTTTGCTTGCAGAATTGCAAACAAGCTTTCGAGCATCTGAAAATTTACCAGCTTCAAGTAGGTCCAGAAGTTCAAATTTCCAGTCAGCAATCCCAGATTGAGAGCCTTTACTAAGGACAAGCTTTCCACCTGAAGAGTAAATTTCAAGTGCAGTAATTGTTGATCGAATATCTGGATAAGTGATGCAAACTAGTTCATCAAGTACATCGATGTCAAATTCAACCTTTTCTTTTTCAAGAATATCAGCTGCTCGAATCAGAACATCGTCTTTGTTTGGCAAAGAGAATGTGACTTTTTGGAATCGAGATTGAATAGCTGGGATGATTTTATTGACATAGTTTGCCGTGGCAATAAAACGACAAGATTCACTAACATCTTCAATCAATACTCGAAGAAGCGCCTGTGCGTCTGGACCTGCATAATCAAGCTCTTCAAGTTGAACAACCTTGAAATCACCAACTGGCATAGTATAGGCAAATGTCTTCACCTTATCCCGCATTGCATCAATCTTTTCGTCTGAGCAGTTGATGCGAAGTACATCCATCTTGTCAATGCCAAGTTCATTGACCAAGACATCAGAAGTCGTAGTTTTACCCGTGCCCTGTACGCCTACAAGCAAAAGATTTGGGATTGATTTATTTTTAACAAACTTTGCAAAAATGTCTTTTTCATGCTCATTTTTGAAAATGACATCATCAAGTGTAGACGGTTTATGCTTTTCAACCCAAAGACTTTTCAAAATGCTCATTATGTAAAACTCCAAAAAATAAAATTGTAAACTTCAAAATTAGCTAAACTATCTTAGTTTGAGGATGTAGGCTTTTGGTCCTTATAGAAAGATGCCAGATTGGCATCCGGGGTTTCATCAAACTTTACAGAATTATCCGGTGTAACATCATCCAAAATTGATGCAGGGCGTGGGCCTTTATGAATTAAGTCAGTTAACTTAATTTCTGGTCTTTTAGATACAGTCTCTTTTACTGGTTCTTCTTCAATTTGCAGTTCTTCAACAATAGGAACCAGTTTCAATTTCTTAGGAGCACGAGGTTTTCTTGGCTTCTTGACTTTTTGAATTTCAGAAATAACTTCTTCTTGAATAGGTTCTTCTTTTTCTTCGATAGGAACTAATTCAAGGTCAACTTGAGGTTTTTCTTCAATGATCATTGGTTGAATGATAGCTTCAGCTCGTGGTATCACCGCTGCATCATCTTCAATTAATGGAGCATCTGTAGGCTCAATTACCACTTCTTTAGCCACTTCTTTAGCCACTTCTTCATTTTTCTTTCTTTGTGCTACTAAGAAGTTGCCAGCAACGATCAAGAATACAGCCAATGGATCAAACACGAATATGATCATCATCACCACCCATAGGATAGCTTCTTCAATCGTAACGTTGAATGATTTTGCAAGCAGAATAATTGGACCAGCTTTAGCTTGTTTGCTAATATCGGCAACTTTCAGCTCTGGTACTTGTGCAGTGATCTCATTAATTCGCTTATTGACAATAGTCTGTTCAGCTTTAAACTGATTCATCAAACGAATTTTTTGGGCAGCGGTATATCGATCAGGAATAGCAGCAATTTGGGCATCAATCTGCTGCTTTCTTTCAGTCAATTGTTTTTGCTCATCAAGAAGAGCATTGAGTCTAATCGATGATTCTTGAGATCCAAGGATAGCTTCTTGGAATTTTCCTGTCAAGTATCCTGCAGCACCGGCAGAAGTAATAGTCATAGTGACTATTGCTGCCACCAGTGCATAGCTTTTCATGATTGCACCAAGCTTGTTCCAGTAAGTGTAAAGCAAACTCACAACAACAATTTTCCCAAGATCTAGGGAAATTGCTAAAGCAATAATGATCAAATTTGAGCCAAACAGGCTACTCAATCCAATGACGGATACGAGTGTGCCGAGCCCTTCAATCAAAAAAGCCGCAGCAAAAGTTAGTGCAATAAAAAACATGATTAGAAATTATAGGTTTGAGATTCGTCGTCTGTTGAAAGCATAATCTTGCCTTCATCTGTCTTCCAGATCTTCTCACCCTCAAAAACTTCATTGTTTGTCCATTGGAGAGGTTCAATCAAAATGAAGTCGCCAACTTTAACCTCTTGAACCTCTGGGCCAATGCTAACAACTTTACCCCATCGGGAAGATTTGTTTTGATTGGAGTTAAGAACCGGAATAACAATAGACCCGTTATATCTTTCAGAGAAGCGACCTTTTGCTCCACCAGTATCATCAAGAAATTGGAAGAGAACAGTATTTTTGAGGGGACGTAAATTTGTCATTAGATTCACTTTGTCTTAGGTGCAGAAATAATTTCTTCTGGTGTGGTAGGAATGGAGTTTTTAGCTTTCACTCCGTCTCGTTCTTCAATGAACACTTTACGATCAATTACTTCTTTCGGGGCAGGCTTTGCCGCCAACTGCGACTTAATTGCAAGTAATTGAAAATCTACAACTGTGCCACGCGCACTTCGAACTGTTTTGAGCATCTATGATTACTCCATAAAATATAGGGGATTCTCTATTTAGCAAGAATTTTTTGCTGTTTTCTTGATCACTTCAAGAATTCGGATAGTGGTATGTCATATTTGACAGGATCTACCATATGAAGGCCGATCAAAAACAGAAGATATGAGGCGCATGAAGATCCACGACCAACTCCCCAAAGTTGATTTGAGTGCTTAAACTCATCAATAATAAAAGCAATGATTTTGATTAGGTCAAGAATATTACGCCGCTCAAATTCATTAAGCTCCTGAGCTATTCGAATTTCAGATTTTTCTATTTCTTCTTTTGAATATGATTGGCAAACTTTTTTGTATCTTGGGAGAATAAGTTCAACTACATCCAAATGTTTGTATTTTTCTGGAATACAAATTTCAATGGGTGATAGTTGAATGTCAAAAATGTCAGTGCCAATCAAATCTGACTCAAGACAGCTTTGATTGAATAAGTCAATGTCTTTATTGATTTCGGTGACGCGAATAGAATTAGGGAGTGCACCACGCATTAAAAACGCAGGTACATCTATAGGAGAGATAATGGACACGCCATCAAATCGAAGAATGCGATCTTCAAGCTCAACCCAATTTTCAACTTCTTGCATTGCCATCTATGTTGATATGTTCAACTGAAACACCGGCTTTATGAAGGAAATCAATTCCTGCAGAATCACGATACTTATGCAAAAATACTACGCGCTTTATGCCGCTCTGTGCAATCATTGCAGAGCACTGCATGCATGGAGACAAAGTAATGTAGACGGTGGAGTCTACAATCGAAATGCCTTCTTTTGCAGCTTTAAGAATGCAATTTAGCTCAGCATGAATGACTTCAGGTTTGGTAACAAGAACGCCATTCACTTCGTTTTCGCAAATGTTGTCAAGTCCGCGAACAGTACCATTATAACCAGGTAGAATAACGCCATGGCTGGTCACCAAGATAGCGCCTACCTTAGAACGCACAGCCTTAGAGTTCTCTGCCATCATGATGGCCATTCTAATGTAGGTTGAGTCTAAATTTGATTTCATAAAGAAAAAGCCCAAAAAGCTATTCTAACACGCTTTTTGGGCTTCCCAATCTTACAACTGCCGAAGAACTGCTACTTGTCGCTGAACTACAGGTTCGACTTCTACTTGAATCAAGAAGAATGGATAGTTTCTGAACTCATAATGAATCTTTTTCCAGTCAATCAAAAAGTCCTCTGCGTCATATGCTTTTGTGAAAATCATTGCAGAAGGTTTGTGATCAGTAAAAAGATGATCTTTCTTCCTGATGAACATGCCATCAGGTTTGTTGGTTAGGACTAGTGGATTTTTTGAGATCACCCGACTAGTCCTAAGCGCAAATGCCATTTCTGTCATTTCACACGAATCACACGTTTTTCATTCATACGAGCATCTTTTTCCCGAACCGTTTCGGGAACAACATCAAGCAGATGCTGAGCATATTTGGTCAGCACAGTGATCGGCACTTCAACAAACGGCAGTTCTGCAAAGAACTGCACATCACCCCAATTTCCGGTCCTCAGATAGTTTTTCAAACTGATCAGGTGAGCTTCATTGGTGGGGTCAAACAGCTGACGATTGACCAGTTGAGCACGATTCAGGATAGAGGGCATGATTTACACCTTAACAGTGTTGTTGAACATGGATGAATTCTAACCTAGATTTTCGTGCTCTTTGCACTTTTTACACTCTGTTACAGTTTCCGTCGTCGGTGGATTGGTATCTTCGTACGGTGAGTATGGTTGACTTGGTGGGTACTCAGAATTATCGCGCACAGATTTTTCTTCGTAGCGATATTTTGCTGCCATAAATTTGCTGAAACCTTCGATTGATGCTACGTACGTCAAATACACGGCGAACATTTCCATAGCAAGCGTCCCACTCAAAGTCAATTTGATAATGACCCAAGTAGAAGTGACACCACCTACTAACTGAAGCACCTTGGTCAATGATACAGATCTACCATTTTTTGTTATCATATCGGCAAAATCCAATTTTTCAGTTTTCTGTATTCGATAGAAAAGAAAAATGATGCCAATGATAGCAATAAAAATGATTAGGGATACAGGTTCAATTTGCATCCCAAATATCGTCAAAAAGTTATTCATAACACGCCTAAAATTCTAAGCGCTTTTTGGTAACGCGCTCTTCTGTCTTCTATGCCAATGAGACCGCCATTAATCTTTTTTGTCATTGCTTCTATTGTTCCACCGTCTGCTATAGCATTAAGCCCATTAACTGACCAAAACCATGCTGCTGATAACGCAGCATATTGCGGGGTCAATAAAGCATCTGGATTTTCAACAAGATCAACACCTAAAGAAGATGAAGCTCTGCGATAATTGTCTTTTCCGGTCAGCTGCTTTAACCCGCGACCACGATATTTCCATCCATCACCAGAAGCTTCATCACCATTTCCCATTCGACTAGAATAAACTTTATTAGCAATGAGCCTAGGGTTCCGGTGATAGCGAGATGCAGATGCTAAAGTCGGGAAACGTGAAGGCCACACTCTCATCAGACCTTCTGCAGAATAGTTTAAGTTTTCCTCAAGTCTGGCTAGATTTCCGCTTTCATGTGCAATCTGAGCTAAAAAACCAGCAATTCTTTTTGGTGTGCTGATGTCAAAACGTTTCATAGCATCTAAAGTCGGCTGATAGTACTTCATAGCATTCTCTCTTGAAGATGAAGTGCATGCCATAAACTGGTCAAATGAAATCATGATGGTCTCCCTGTAATAACTTTGTTTTACTTTTTCTTTTTGGTTCTATAGTCTATTTAGACAAACGCAGGTTGAGTGGCTAACAAAATGCATTAGGTGTCACCAGAGGTGTTTCTTTACTCGGATAAGGTACCATATGTTATTCTTATTTTGGTGTCCCTGGGATCCTCTGGTGTAATTAGGGTGAATAGTGCTTCTTTTCAATTGATGGTGCTATGTCTAAGCTATAGCTTATGAAAAATCACCTTTCTTATTTGTCACTGCTCAGCACTAAAGCTTATTTGCCCCATAATGCCTATAAATTGCGCGCACTGCTTATGGCTGAGCCTTCGTTTTCTCTTCAAACGATCTTCTCTCTCGAGTTGATCTTCATCCAAGCAAAACAAAAAGGACTACACTTTGACATGTAGTCCTTCGTCGAAGAAGAAAAATCTAATTCAGTTAAGCATTGCTGCTAAGTCAGTATATCCGCCAATTGGTATTCCATCAACCAAGATTTGAGGCATCGTTTTTGCCCCTGGAATTAGTTGAAGTAAATTATCCCGAGAAATGTAAGATACTCCATCAATCTTAGGTTGACCAACATCCAAATGAACAGCATCATACTGAATACCTTTGGATTCAAGAAGAAATTTAGCTTTTTCACAATATTGGCAATTTGGCTTGCTGTAAAGAGTAACATTATTGAGCATAAGACTTTCTATTTAGAGTTTAGAAATCGACATCAAATTTAACGCCGGCATCATCAGACACAGTAGTACCAACCTTATAAGCTGCAATATCTTGCTCTTGCGGAGCAGCTTGTTGCTTATTAATGTTGATCCAGTTTTCCAGAAGCGGCATTGGATTGTGTTTTGGGAAACGGTGGTTGGTCTTCAAATTAAGGAATCGAGCTACATCCTTAGCATTGAATAGAACCCATTGTTTCAGAAGTTCTGCATTTGCACCAACAAGAGTGCGACCCTCAGAGAAGAGATAATCTATCCATGCAAATTCTGACTCAACAATGTTGTTGAAGATTTCATGAATACGAGCATCCATTTGATCACGCGCAATTTGACCGCGGGCTGTAGTCAATTCATGAGCAATGATTGCTTTATCGAGTTCAGCATGTACCTCAAGTTCATCTTGAGCAATTTTCTGAACCGCTTTTCCAATTGGTTGGAAAACACCAGATGCGCAAATAGTAAACGTGACTGCAAAAGAAGCCATAAACTGGATTCTTTCTAACATCAACATCGTAGCAGCAATCAAAAATGCATAGTTGTAAGTGTCTTGATTATTTTCACGTAAGCCTAGAGCATACTCATGACTTACTTTGAACACTTCATCAAAGACACTGGTAACTGCATTCAATCGAAACAATGTTTCTTTTAGCTCAAGGATTTCTGATAGAACTTGTCGTGGATCATCAAAAGACATCCGAACAATTTCAGAATAGGTGGCTGCATGAATCACTTCATTATCAGACACCCGTTGCCATGCAGCCCATAATTCACTTGACGAAATAAAAGGTGCTACCACAGAGATAATAGAACGAGAAGCCACACTATCAGCTTCCCACTGCCACATCAAGGTGCGAATCATCATATCTGCCACAGATTTCGGGCAAGATTTGAAGTCCATGTTGCACTGAGAATAATCAAATTCATCCTCAGACCAATCCAAAGATTTCATCTCCTTATAAAGAGACCAGATCTTTGGATGTCGTTTGTGAATAGTATCAAAAAGGCCCGGATCCGAGCCCATCAGGAGAGATTCATTTTGATACTCTTCAATTGTTTTTTGCGCATTAAAAACACTAGTTGTCATAGAGAACAGCCTTCACAATTAGCTTCATCATCAGAGTCGTTAATTATAACTTGGGCATCATCATTTGTTTCAGATGAATTAAGATCAATACCCTTTGCAGTCAAGCTATTTTGGTAATAGCGGGTCTTAATTCCATAGCGTACCAGATTGAAATAAATTTCCATCATTTCAGTAGTGCCAACCGTATCATCACCTTGAATCTTGCGATAAAGATCAGCGCTAATTGCTTGATCTGTCCATTTTTGGACAATTGCATAATGATGAATTAGATCAGTGGTAGGAACATCCCAGGCTATTTCATATTTATCGCGGAGCTTCGTGGCATCAGGTACTACGTAATTGACTGCCATAGTATCGCTAGTCTTAACAAGGTCAAAATCTCGGATTGGATATAGGCCATTAGTGGTTCCGCTCGACAAACTTGACGACTCACCCGGCATGAAGGCTATACAGACAGAATTACGAATGCCACCATTGGCAATGATTTCTTTTCTAAGAGATTCCCAATCACGCTTATTTTCAACAGTCACTAAACTATCGACTTTCTTTTCATACGTGTCAATTGGCAACCACCCTTCAGGCCACTTGGTCTTATGCATCCATGGAGCATTGCCTTTTTCTTTTGCAAGCTTCAGAGAAGCATTGATGACATGCCATGCATGAGTTTCTGCTAGTTCATGCATAAAGTTTTTACCTTCTTGAGAAGAATACTTCTTACCATTTTTTGCCATTAGATGAGCAACACCCATCATTCCAACACCAGCATTAAGGCGGGCTTTTGCAGTTTGCTCAAGAGCCTTAAAGACGTAGGTGCTCTTATGAATACCTACATCAATCATCTTCAATGTGTAATAAGCAACTTCATCATATTGAGCATCATTCTCAATGTTTGAGACTACGATAGCGGCAATATTGCAAAGAGCGATTTCGCCAGAGTCCTCGGTGTAATCTTCATACAGCTGCTGCACTGACTTGAATGGTTTGGTCACCAAAGCAATTTCTTGGCAGTTATGCACCAGAATATTGTTTGCATAAAAATTGTGGTTGTCTTCAACAGTAATGTCATAGACATCAATGCGATCTTGCAATTCGGTTTTAATCACGCCAAAGCTAATTTCGCCATTGACATTAAGGGCATCACTTGGCAGAAGATCTTTAGCTTCCACATAGCCGCGATTAACTGTATACACTTTGTGATCGCCAGTGCAAACAATCTCATTGCTAAACAGTTCATCTTTGATAGACAAAACTTCTGCAGAGCGACGCATCAGTTTAGATGCCACCACTTTTTTGTACTCGCGAATCTTTGTGCTATCATTCATCGACATAACTTCAATAGAAGCACCAGCCCAGAATGCATCATCTAGAACTTCAAGAGTAACTTCACGTTCAAAGCCATCAATCTTAGCTTTAACTAAAGTATTACCCGCAAGACACAGGTTCGAGGAATAAATCTTTTCCTTGAAAGGTGTATGCTTATTGATAGTATCAGTGAAGTGCAGGTAATGGCGGCCAGTTTCATACGCCTCTTCAAGAGCGCTTATAAGAATTTTGCGCGCAGAAAAAACTGTGCGCTTTTTTTCTGAAGCTAAAAATTCTTCATAAAGTCTTTCGAATTTGGTGGAATCGCCGTCATACTGTGCTTCATAGAGTTCAGGAGCATCGTGATAAGAGAAGGTGGCAATTTCTTTATCCTGCGCAGCCATTTTTGCGAAGAACTTGTTAGATCCAAAACTGTAGTCGCAGCCACGAACTTGCTTAGCAGCTGGTGTCATTGCATTCTTGAGCTTTGCAATAACTTCAACTTCTGGATCATACGCGGTGTAGTGGACAGTAGCTGCGCCGCCCCGGCCATTTTGCAAGTTTGCACCAATAGCACCGACCAATGCGCGATAGTATGGAATTTTACCTTGGTGCTTAATGAGGCCGCCACGCACTGGATCTCCAAGTGACCGGGTTTTGATATGCGAACCAATACCGGCGCTCATCACCGTCATCATATAAGCAATATGATCGCCAGCGGCAAGAGAAGGAGCCGTATCACCCGTTGTATACACGCAGCACGATGCATAACCGTTATGAGTAGTGCCAAGGTTAGTGTAGTAAGGTGTCGGAGCATTGATGCGCTTATGTGAAAGATGCTCGTACCATTTAGCAACATCAGTCATGCGATTTTCTTTTGGCTCATTTTCTGCAAGAGCCATAGCCATGCGCATATACGTGAACTGTGGAGTTTCGTATTCTTTACCAGTCACTTTATTGCGAAGGGCATATTTGTAACGAATCTGTTGCAATTCATAATGTGAGCTTTTCAGATCAAGATTATGATTGATCATTTTCTCAATCTGCTCATATTCTTCATCAGAATAATTAAGCTGAGCCATCAAGCCATCATTGAACAATGCAGTTTGCAGATCTTTAATAGATGGCTTCTTACGACCATGAATTTGCTTAGACATTAGTGCAGCATACAACCGACCAGCCATCAGGTTGTATTCCCAAGTTTTCTTAGCCAAACAAAAATCAATAAGCGCATTTTGCAGCTGTTCACTAGTACAATCTTCTGGTAGAGTGCTAACTGCATGCAATACTACTGCAGGCCAATCAACTAGATGGCCTAGTTTGCGTGCTGCCCATTCTCCCCAGCCATTTAGCTTTGCTGCATTAAATTGTTCACGAGATCCATTGCGCTTGATAATTGTTTTGATCATTTTTATTGATGCCTATTGTTGAAAAGAATGTCTATTTATTTGGTGGTGGGCGAAAAATCAACCCAAAATATCACCAATTGTTTTACCACCGATCCATCTCCACAGATCATGGGGGCTTAAGATAATCCCACGATTGATTGTTTTACCATGTAAAACACCTGGAGCAATTGAGTGAATAACTGCAGTGCCTGTAGCCACTGCTGGAAAAATACAAGCGTCTTTCTCAGCCCAATCAATAACTTTAATTGGCTCAGTAATCAGTTTACCATCTTCAGGAGAAAAAACAAATGCCAAATATTCCATTGCTGCGCATTTTGACACTGGAACTACGTCGACTGTGGACGTTTCCCTGTCAACAATCAAAATGTTCCAACCACTAGGCACCTTTATTTCACACTCTGCAATAAGCAGTGAAATAGCAGGACCAACTGTTTCCTCTAAGTAATTGATCTCGGCTAAAGTGAAATCAAGAAAATGTGCATCAAAAATCCAATGATGTCTTAGGGGAAGTGGCTGAGTCAATGAATCTATTAGATATGGTTTATTGATTTCGTTAATAACAATGCTCATTGGGATGATCTTTCAGGAATGCGCCACAACATGTAACATTGTAACAAGTTTACAATGTTACGTAACAATGAATTCAGGATAGTTTTGCTTTAATGGCCTTTAGCACTGGGTATAGAGCTTTTTTGTAATACTTTACGCGTTCTCTTGCATGTTTTTTGCCCCATTTCAAAGATGAGTACACGTCATAAACTTTAGCACTATTTTTATCATGACCTTTTCTTAGAGAACGTCCAATAGATTGAATAGTTCTAATGGCGCTCTTTCCAGAATCAATCATGAATAAGCAAAAGATCCGATCAATTGAAATGCCAGTACTTGCAATACCGAATGTAGCAATCACAATCAAGTCATCGCGGTTAGCAAAAGTCGAATACCATTCAGCTCGAATTTCGTTTTCTGTAGCCCCATACAAAAATACGGAATCTTTAATAAGCTTATGAAGCTGTTGACCCTGTTTGATGTTATTCACCAACACCAAGGTATTTCCGTGAGCATTAGCCCTATCAATAATGTAATCAGCAATAAAATCTAGACGATTTGGCTGGCGGGAAATGAATGCTTTTTCAGATGTGTAATCTGGAAAATCTTCATCTGCAAGTTCTTGAATCTCAACAGGCTGAATTTCAACTTGCGCGAGGTAACCTTGTTCCATTAACGTGGCTGCAGAGATTTCATAAATGACTTCTCCAAGTGATCCACGAATGGTATACATATCCGTTTTTGGAGTTGGTAAAGTACCAGTCAATCCAAAACGATATGCAATATGCTGCCCATGATTGTTGATCAGCTCTCCAAGAACTTTAGCTGCAGCACCGTGGCACTCATCAACAATCAAGCAATTGAATCCGCGATGCTCAAGCTCAATACCTGGAGAGGAAGGATTTGAGACAATATGCATCTGATTTTGCAGAGCTTGCCAAGTAGCCACAATGTGCTGATGCGCTAAATCTTTTTTGCTTCCACTATACGTACCAACGTCAACACCTGCTAATTTGAATGTATTAACAGTTTGGTCAACAAGATCAGCAGATGGAACAATCAGCAAACAACGAATATCATGGCTGCCAAGCGCTTCACACAAAGCAGCACACATAATAGTTTTGCCACTTGAAGTAGCCGCTAAAACAATACCTGACCCGTTTTCAAGAGCGGCATTGACAGCTTCAAGCTGATAAGGGCGGATTTTGATAGGCACTTGAGATTTGCCATCAAACATATTCTCAGTAGCTCGAGCCGTAATGATTGGCACTGGGCGACGCTCATCGTGCAGCTCAATCTCGTAACCCCATTTCTCAAGAAATGGAAGCACTTCCTCAAGTAGCCGCAAATAAATTTTGCCAGTCTTATCAAAGAAACGAATCTTTCCATCCCACCGGCCAAGCTTGCGAGCTGGCATGTACCAAGAACCTTCGACTTCAATTCCAAAATAGTTCCATAAGAATGTTGAGTCGGCAGATTCAAGACCTGTGACTGTCATCCAGACTTCGTCTTTTACCCAAATATGCGCAGTTTTCATGTTAGATCACAATGTCGGTAAGTTCTGCTACTCGAAGCTTGACAATGTTTGAACATGTCCAACTCAGTTGTTTGATTGCTTCGACAATCTCTTCAAATTGTTGCATTCTCAAATTTGCCTCAACTAACAATTGATTAATTTCAACAATTTCTTTTTCACCCTGCAAATAAATTGCTTGCTCTTTAACACCGAGAGCCCGAGGCGAATTGTTGTAATTCTTCAAATACTTTGACTCTTTTTGAGATTTGAAGATCTCCAACCATTTCACAACAGCTTTTGCTTCTGCTGCTCTTTGCGAATAGAAAGATTGGTGGTGCGGTACATCACGAGTTACTTTTTCAAGATGCGCACCTTTAATGTCAAAAATTGGCTCAGCTTGTGCAATCTCTTCAGACCATTGAGTGAAGAAAGATAACAGCTCGCCTGAAAGTTGATCAAAAGTTAGACCTAAAGCGAAAAGATTAATTGAGTTTTTTGCCATGGTAATCAGTTAAGGCACGGGGGAATTCCCCCGTGCATGCTTACTCTACATCGTCATCTTCAAGAGAAGGTTCATCTTCTTTAGTAGCTGGGCGAGCCATTGTTGCAGCGCAAAGAGGATGCTTAAGAAGTTCCTGAACAATGTCATCAGTCAAATCTTTTTCCTTGAACTTGACTTCATGAATTTCGCCATCTTCATCTGTCCATTCGCATACCCAAAGAAGCTTTTCACCAGGCTTAGTACCTTTAGCAATAACTCCCATGCTTTCAAGAAGCGGAAGCAATCCACTAAAAGGGCTCATTCCCTTGTTATAAGGAACTTCAAGCTCAACCTTAGTGCCAAGCTTTGCAAATCGGCTCTTATACGTTTCAAAACGCATGCGAACACCAGTAATTTCACCTTCTTCTTTTAGCTTGAGCTTTGTGACAATACCAATAATTGAAGATGAGAATTTAGTGGAGTTTGTAATTGCCCATGCACCGTCACCTGCCATAATATCAGCGGGGTACACGTGGTCGGTAATCACCATGTTGACTGGCAACCGACCCAAATGACCAGTAGCTAGTCGAAGCATTGCTTTACGACGTTTTGCGAGAATACCTTGGTCCGCTTTAATGATGCCGCCTTTGTCATAGTTCTCCATCTCAGTAGCAGAACTCAACATAGCAAGACTATCAAGAACAATCAGGGTTTTGGGTGCAGTCGTAGAATCCTTACCATACGCCTTAACATACCCACTAAAGAATTCGGAAAGCACCGAGTTGACATCTTCAATGGTAGTGACTGAGAGATATGTAAGACTATCTTCACTAACGTCAACACCAATCTTCTTCAGATAATCAACATCAATAGCATGCTCGGAGTCAAGATACAGAACATGGTATCCATCTTTTTGAGCCTGCAATGCAAGATTGGAAGCTATGAAGGATTTTCCAGAATTGTGAGAAGAAATACCATCACCGCCCCAATAACGATGGTTTGGATGTGCTACTTCAAAGTCGAAAACGGGTTCAGGTGCTAGGTCTTCAACTTTAATTACAGGATTAAAGCCTTCACCAGTTAGTACATTTTTGCCAACTACATCTTTATTTGCATACGCCCACCCAAAATCAGTTTCAACTAAATGGTCATTTGAACATGTTAGTGTTTTTCCATTTGCTGTGCTGAGTTTAACAATAGACCTAGCATCTTTATTAAAAAATTTAATAATCGCCTGAGGCCCATCAGGCGTATCCACCATTACAGTATTACCAGATTCCAAAATCGACTTTAAATTTGACATCGAAATCTGTTTAATGTTTGCTCTTACATGTGCCAAAAAAGCCTGTTCTAGTTTAAACAACACTTCATTGCTAGCTTCACCATCATAAAGCTTTTTAAGTGTTGGTTTAGAAATACCAATTTTCTTGATCAAATCTTGCGATGAAAAATTAGCTAACAACTCTGCTAACATCACTTCAGCGGTAAAAGTACTCATAGTTTTTCCTTTATAAAGTTACAAATTTCAATAATTTTTGAATCATGATCGTCTGCGTCCCAAACTTCAAACACTGTATATCCATGCTCTTTTGCAGTTATCAGTTTTTGAAAATCTCTTTTTCTTTGATCATATGCACTCACCTTAGTAATTGGGTTTATCCAGCATTTTAATTGATCCTCAGATAAATTTGGATTTGGATGAAATGATGATCCATGGTATTCAACAATTATTTTTAAATTTACAATTGCTAAATCATAAAAACCTATCTTTTTATCTCGCGACCATAAAAACATTTCGTTATCACACATTTTAACATATTCTGAGTTTCTAGAAATGCCAAGTTTATCCAAAAGTTTAATTAAAAATTTAGTAGCTTCTTGAGAATATGATTTTGATTTACTGGTTTTTGCTATTAAAATTCTTTGTTTCTCTTCATCAGAAAAAGAATTTAAAGTAGCCAACCATTTTTCCTGTCTTTTATTAAATATTTCTAATCCCTTATCATGTCCATGTTTTTCTATGCATATTTGCTTAGAAAAAGTTGTTTGCCTCTTGGTTAAAGCTGCCCGCGCTTCATCTTCTGTCATACCCTTTTTCAGATAATAATTTAGCGATGTCGAAGCATCATAAATTTTTCTCCCAGCGCGTACATCATCCCAAAATTTAGTTGCTCTTTTTGCTGATTTTTGCGCAATTAAATCAGCTGCCTCTTTAGACGTATATAAATTTCCAGTTTTGGGATTTATTTTAGTTTCATAATATGAAACTCGCATACTATTTCCACGCGAATAGCAAATTTCATCGTAATTGCTTTTATTTTTTAATGTTTCTATTCCACGATTAAGTCTCTCAGTTTTTATTCTTTTAGCTTCAGACATTGAAACATTGTGCGATTTGGCTATATTTGCCAATTTAACTGTAGCTTGCCTATTTCGATGTTTTTCTAATGCAATATCTGCGGGCCATCCACGTGAAAGCCAATAATTTAAGCATGTATTTTTTGATTCAAATCCTAAAATAGCTGCTACACCACTAATTTTTGTTAACACTGTACTGTTATATAAAGCACAGTATTGATCATATTTATTTTTTAAAAACGCATCATCTTCAAATATATTACTGATATTTGAGAGAATTATGTCTTTAAATGTTTCAAAAGATACTAATGGTCTCGGTTTAACTGGTTTTTTGCCAGTGTTAGCATGAAGAAATAAATCGTAAAGTTTTGCTGTCATAATACGCTCCTATAAATAAGCTATTTATAGGAGCGTCACACTTTTTACTTTTTTTCTTCAAAAAAGATTGGCGTTGTTATTGAGGGCTGCGATTTAAAAACATAAATTCCAACCTTCTCATCAGCCGGCAAACACCCACTGGGACCCGCGAACAGGGTGATCTTACTGAGCGGAACGCCTTTTTTGAAATCACCAGACAATGCGCGATTCAATGCATAATTGCCAGTACTCAACCAAACTTCTGTTTCTTTAATGCCGACGCCAACCGTTTCAAGCTTAGCAACTTCTTTTTTAAACTTGTCTAAAAATGGTAAACCCATAATTATTCTCCAAAAATCAAAGAAAAATAAGGCCCATCTCGAGTAAACAAGATGGGCCTCGTGCTAGTAAAAATTACTGAGCAGCTTGCTGTGCAGCCTTAGCAGCTGCAGCACGTGCGCGAAGCATTTCCACCACAGATTGCTTGTTGCCACCAGACGACTCTTCAGGAGCAGATGCCTTAGGAGTTTCTGCCGCAGGAGCATCATCAGCATCGGCCGATTGTGCAAGACGATCGCGAAGCTTGTTCACTGTGTCTGCAGTCTTAGCAGGAGCATCGGATTCTGCAGTATAGCTTTCACCGGTCTGAGCAGCTACGAGCATAGCTTCCAAAGCAGTGCGATCCATTTTCGGAGTGCGATACTGAGAAAGATCATACAGTGTAATTGCATTCAGCGTATCGTCTGCTACGTCAGTTTGCTTAGGAGCAAAGTTAGAAGTGGTGTAAGAATTCTGACCTGCGCCAGTCAAAGTCTTACGGAAACGGAAATTGTAACCACCCTTAAGCTCATAGGGGGCTTCTTCAAGATCACCAGACTGGAATGCAGCTTGGATTTGCTTAAAGACCTGAGGACCGAATTCAATTAGCTTGACAAGTTGGTCACCATCATGTTCAACGGGAGTGTCAATCACAAGCACTTGGCCAATGTAAGACTTTTTACGATAGAACTTCTTACCAAGTTCTTCAGAATGCAGCGGATTCTTCTCATCGTAGTATTGAGCAGAAAGCTCACAAACTGGACAAGATTCACCGTACATCTTCAAGCAAGGCACTTTTTCGCGTTTGCCATTGATCGTCAGCTCATGCACTAGATTTTCAACAAGGAAACCCATAGGGTTATCTTGATTAGCATCAGGCAAGAAACGAACAGTGGATACGCTATCGACAGGAGCTTTCCAGAAATTGAAGAAAAGCTTCCAAGTGGGGCTGGATCCGCCTTCATTAGCTTTGGAAGAAAAAGCAGCAGCAAGATCAGCAAGGGAACGTTTGGTTGTCATAAAAACTCCTAAAGTTTTGAAAAGTTAAAAAATGTCTTTGCAGACAAATCTATTTAGCAAAATCTGGTGATGATTTCTTCCAATTTCATCAACAAATTTCGATAAGAGTCTATTGTAACTTTTTTACATCCTATTTGTAACAAAGTTTTAGGATTGCCGAGGGCTCTGAGGGCGCTTTGTTTTGATGGATGTGAAACTAATTGAGGCCCAGAAATTTTCATCTCTGGGCCTCATCTGGTGAATTCTACAAATATTAGGATGTTAGTCCAAAGTGCTTCGGCAATCTATCATAGATAATATCTTCAAGAGAATCGCCAAACCATTCTTGCATGCATCGGTGCTGGATTTCTTCAACAAGCAACTTCACAAATTCTTCTTGATCAATGAAAGACCGGTGATGCGTAAGCTTGGTGTCAGGATCAATAATTTCAATAGTTTGGGTTGATTCATCCAAAAGTTGCTTCACTATTTCATTCATAGTCTTCTTTCTTGATTCGTTTGTCCCGTTTGAACCATTTCTTACAGCGTTGCAGTTTGAAGATAAGCAGGTCATCCCAATGCATTGCCTTGAGCTCTTTGCGAAATCGAGCTACATAGTTCTTCAATTCTCGAGGACCCTTCATCATTCAATCCCATAGTAACGTTTCACTTCATCCAGATGCTCGGTGAATTTGGCATCCTTATTCATTGCATGACTATGATAAGCAATCCAAATAGCTTGTCGAACTACATTCTCGACCAGTGCTTTCAGCTTTTGGTTAGTTGCTTCAAAACAGTAACCATGCGCATCATAACATTGTTCAGTTGGGGAAAGACCGGATTTGATGATGAGCTGCTTGGTTGCTTCATTCATTTGATGATTAGTGCCCATCATTTGATGATAGCGCGCAGCCTGTTTTTCTACAACTTTTCTTGCAGCTACAACTGATGGAAAATCTTTTGTTTTCATTTTGTTTTAATTTTGACAGCAAATGACCAAACTGCAAACATTGATAGTGCAGCAACACCAGCTACAAAATAGTCACCAGTTTTTCCAAGAAAAGCAAGTGACATAAAAATGATGTAGGCCGTAATAAGACCATTTTTCAAAATTCGGTTCATTCTAGTGGCATCCTCAATCAATGCTTGAATTCGTTCATGCATCATTCTACTCCAAAATAATCTTTGATCATCACTAGAGCTCTGCGTTGCTCTTCAATGATTTCTTCCAATTGATCGATACGTTTTTGAAAATGTTCACTAGCAGCAGATTCAATTTGATCTGCATAGTTGAGTGCATCTTTTTGGGTCAACCAAACTTGAGTAGTAGGCTTTTTTTCGCCCTTGAGTTGAATTTTTGGAAGTAGGTCAAACTTCTGTTGTGCAGTTAGTTTCATTTTGTGTAGAGCTTTTGAAGCTTTGGAAAAACCTCATGTGGAATGACGCCTTTTACAAAATCGTCCTCATCATAGTAGACCCATCGAGGTTTCATTCCAGGCTCTTCATCACGAAGTCTCCAAGCTACTGGTTGAGATTCTTCATCTTGAACAGAATGTGCCTCAATTTTGCCAAGTTTCATGAGATGATAACCAAACTGGTTTTTCACCAAAGTGAATCCCGCATTCTCAATAGCTTTTTGCACACCGTGAGGGACAATTTTGAACTTGCTAATGAGATTTCGCAAAATTCTCCAACCATCGGTGACATTGATTCCACTTTGCACTGAGGTCTCTACACTATGCAAAACACGAAGAGCTTCTTCTACGCTCGGCTCATCCTGTTCAACAACATCAGGTGCTTCCCAAACAATTCTTAGGATTCGACCTTCTTCATCTTGGCGTGTGACAGCAAGACACTTGCCAGTTTCAAAACTAGTAGTGATAACAATCTCACCCTCCTCTTCCAACTTACTTTTCAATTTCACAATTTCTGTAGCTTGTTGAAAAAGAAACGCAGCTACTTCTTTGAGCTGGTCTTTTGACAAAGTGGTTTTTCCATTTGCAGCTAGCTTAAGCAATTTGACCCAATCAGCCGCGTCCCATTCTTCTTCAAACATTTTCAATCCTTCATTCAAGATCTTCTTTGGTGAATTGCAGCTTCCTGCTTTCCCCAACAATTTTCCAATAGCGATCCAAGTTGACGTGCTTTGCTGCCCAGGTTTGCAGCAAAATTAGCAATTCTTTCTTGGCTTCATCAGACACCTTTGAAAAATCACTATCATAGATTTCACCGAGATCGTCATATAGCAAATCATCGGCATCTTCAAGCAAATGATTCACCAGATAATTGTCAACAATCACATCAACACAATCTGCTTCATAGTAGAAATCGCCCACTTCAGGACTAGTTGACATTATTAAATCACCGAGAGAATCATAGTTGAAGTTCTCATCATCGATGCTAAAGCACTTCATCATTTCAAATCCTTAGTCAAGGTAGACATAATGACATTTCTAATCTCATTCATTTTGACATCAACGACCTTTTTCAAATTTTCTAGTTGAGTTTGAAGCTCAATGATAGATTCAGCATTATGGGCTGCACAGGGGCCATCATGTCCTGCTTGTCTAGTGCAAATCCAACCAGCGGGAGGAAGTTCACATTGTGACACCTTTGGCTTTTCACGAAAATCAGTAGGAGTCCCATCTTTTAATGGACCTGTGCCAATGTCCCACCAACATTTGCAGCCAGGATCTTTTGCGGATTGTGCAGTGCATTCGTTATTCTTATAGAAGTACTGCTTTGGTGATTGTTTCATTTCACCAGCATACACAGGACGAACTTCTGTATTACTTTTGATACGCTCAGCAAGAGCTTCAGCTTCTGGTTTAGTTTGAAAGGGCGGCCAATGTGGGCGCATATCCATCACGCCAGACCAAACTTGCCACCCAACTGGCTCTTTTCCAAGTGTCTCAGTTACGGTGATAATTGTTGGCGGATCTGATTCAACACCATCGAAGAATGCCTCAACGCATGCATTCCATCCTTCAGCAAAAATGATATCGCTCATTTCCGCCATTGCTGGAGGTGTTGGAGTCTTCACCGGCATCTTCATGTCAGCTGCATTCAATTCCAATAGCGGATGTGCAACTTCTGCCAAAATTTGCGGATGCTGCGCAACTACGCCATTCCAATGATGACTGTGCGATTCTACAAACTCAAGTAGATCACGAATGCAGTCTTGGAGTTGATTGATAATGTCTTTGTTAGATGTCATTTTGACTGAGCCCCGTCATTTCTTTCATTCTATTCATTAGATCAACCGGGTTTATGTGACCTTTTGATTCAATCATAGCAGCCTTGAAGCATTCTTCAACAATTAGCTTCATGAATTCGCGGTGGCACATGTCATTATAGTCGATGTGCTTGTACTCGTACCAAACCCAATCTCCTGATCCGGGCGGAAATTCAATGTGCCCACCAATGAATGAAGCACCAGCTTTCAAGGCCAGCTCATCCATCTTAGCAATCATACGCTTCCCATGTCAAAACCGCAAATTACGCATTTTCGAAATGCATACATGCCAGCATCAACGTCCCTGAAAACGAGGTGCTGACATTTTGCCATTTGCTCTTCAAGCAGCTCAGACAGCATTTTCTTTTGGGCTTCTACTCGAGCAAGTTCTGTCCTGATTGCTGTCACGTAATTTTGTAGTTGCTGATCATCATTCAACAACTTTGTGACTGACACTGGTGTAGTGCTTTCATCACCAAGAACAAGATTCCTGAATCCAATTGTCATTTCATTTCCTTAGATCACCAACTAATCATAATGCCGTAGTTGCAGTACTCGTCTCTGCAAACCCCATCACCCAGACCTCGAGGCACATACGTTTCACCATAACGGCCAAACTGAACCTTGTAGCCTAGAATGCGCAATTGTTCCATCACATGTTGGTGAAAAACCGATGGTGCAATAATCTTGAATACCGGCTCTGCACCAAGATAGATTGTGCAGGAATTCTTGCCTAGATCAATAGCTTCTTTGACTTTTGGTTCAACTTCTTTGTCTAGAAACACTTTGACGCGGGCGCTGCTCTTTTCATAGAGTTCTTTAGCTTCTTTTGCTGAGATCATTTTTCAACTCCGAAATGCTTTGCTATTCCTTCGGAAGCGTTTTCCAGGGCAATGTTGTGTCCACAATGAAATTTGTCATTAATGTCAAACTTTTCATTATCATGCTTCCCATTTAGCACAAGGCAAATACATTCTTGTACAATCAGTTCGGCAAATTTTTCAGGATCAAATTTTTCAGTAGTAAATTCTATTGTGTGCTTACCTTGATGCCATTTGTCATAAAATCCTGCACCTGCCGCTGACATTAGACGTTTTGTGATGCTATTCATAATCTATTCAATCGAAACGATGTGCCCATTTGATTTCGTAATAAGCATCCATAGCTTTTGCAAAATTAGGATCACTCATCAAAGCTGCCACCATTTTAGATGAATTTTCTTCAATGATCAACTCAGCAAATTTTTCATCACGAACTTCATTCCACTTCATAATACCTAGAGGTTTCAATTCATTTGCATGATCAGCAGCAGCGAACCGAAATCTTTTGATAGCATCTGGATTCATTCTTCAACTCCGAAAATTATCTTTTACGACTTTGGCAGATTCTATCATAGCACAACGCCAAGTTGTATCTGCCTCAGGAAACAGTTTTGCGTGCTCTTCAATAACTCTAGCACATTCTTGGGCAACTAGCTCAGCAAAATACTCCACACTAGATTTTGTAACAAACTGAGCAATTTCATTGCCACCATTAAGAATCCTCTTATTACTAAAATGAATGCCAGCGCGTTCAGCAATTTCCAAGATTCTTTTAGACATTTTGAGCTTTCTGTAAATTAGCTAGACGGCGTTTTTCATTTTCAACACGATGCTGTTCTTTTCGTTGCTGCTTTTTGATCTCTTCACGCCGCGCCTTTTCACCATTAATGTCAGCGACAACTGAGTTGACATCTTTTCCAAAAACTTCCGAAATAGCAAAGTACGATGGCCATTCATAGTGGCGAATCTTCCCGTTGTCTGCTTGATCAACGTGCCACTGAATCATTTCCTCGTAGCTTTTCATTTCATTCACCAAAGAACTTTTTCAGCCATCGATTGAATCGCTTCTTCCAACCACCATGATTATGGAAATCATCGTACCTGCGATTTTGGAACTTTTTGTCCTCGTTCATAGTCTTCACCTAGTGTTTTCTTGTACTCAGTTTTGAGCTCTTGCCATTCGGCATAAGAAATTTCTGAATCTGCCTGAGCTGCTTCCATCATAGCATCAAGATGACGTTTAACAAAACTTTTCCATTTCTCTGCTAATGACATTATTCTACCTCAAAATGGTTCAAAAGAACATAGCTTAGATGAATTTTTGTTTTCGGGTCTTGACAATCTTCAGGCAAAAACTTGATGCACTCTTCAATGATTAGCTTTGCAAACTTAGCGTTGACTGCACTTTCAAATTCATGAGACTGCAGTTCACAATTATTGAGACCCTTGGAAATTTCAAGCCATGCTGCAGAATGAAGCTCATTTAGTTTTGGGCTTAGCATATTCACTTCTTGAAATTTGAATTGATGGCCAAGATAGTAGAATGAATGCCTTCATTGTAAGACATTTGATGAGTCTCATGAACTCTCAAATTAGGCAATAGCTTCGTCTTTGCAGCTTGGCAACATTCTTCAACAATCAAATTGGCAAAATTTTGCAAAGCAGTTTCCTGACATGTGCCAAGAATGGGAAACATGCTTTCACCAACAAATCCTGCCCTGAATGCAAGATCTTTCAATTTTTCATTCATTGTGAGTAAGCTCTCTCATCAGACGGACAAATTTCCTGAACAGGGCACTTATCGCAATACCATTCTTCATCATTGTCTCTGGCTGTCAAATAGCATCCCCATGGCTTAGGATCAGGGCCACCCCAACCCCATGCTACTGGCATTTCATTTGCAATCTTGGTGCAGAGTTTTTGTAGTTTCTTTTTCTCAAGAGCAGTGTGTTCCTCTTTGTGGGTATGCAGAGCATCATACTCTTCCTGTGTCAAAAGGTATTGCATTTCATTCTACTCCAAAATGTTTTTTGATTTCTTTAGTTGCTCGCTCGCATCCCATTGTGTAGCCTACATCAAATGCCACATCTTTTCTAGAATGTAGCATAGAAAGACTACCTGTTATTTTCAGACATTCCTGTATAATTAACTTAGCAAATTTTTCTTTGTCAAATTCTTCAAGATCTTCTACGCAATTCCAATCAGCAGGGATTATTCTAGTGGCATCCTTAATCAACGCTTGAATTCGTTCATGCATCATTCTACTCCAAAATAATCTTTGATCATCACACTAGGTTTCAAAACGTCGCCATTTTCTGCAAAGTCGCCCAATATAGCACACACATTAATAATCAACTCTGCAAACTTGTTTTCCCAAGCCGCTCCATAACCATTGGTTTCTTCAGAAAACTGTTCAGGAATGTTCTCATCACACCACACTGAAGCTCGATTTTTGATTTCCTGAATGCGGATATTCATCATTCAATTCCAAAATGTTGTTTGATTTCTTCTGCAGCATTGACTGTCGTGGACCCACCATCATAGTCTTGGTTAATGTCTGCAACTACATCTGCGCATTCGCGAATAATCAAGTCAGCAAAAAATTCACTAAATGTCTTCAGATCAGAATTGAATGATAATTTGCAGTTGAGCGCTTCCTCAGTCATGAATTTAGCTTGACCGACAAGTTGCTTGATGTGTTGTTCATTCATTTTTCGATCTTCACGCAAAGTGGCATCTCAGATTTACCGATGAGTCGTGTTGCATCGAATGCATTAACCATAACGACTGCAGCCTTCTCGCACTTTTCTTTTGTGGAAAATTCAGGTCCTGCAGACATCTTATAGCCATGAGTGGCTAGTAGCATAATCCAAACAACTGTATTCATTCTTCATTCTCCATCAATTCATTCAAGTCGCTGATTGCGCATAGCAGTGCATTGTTGTGTGCTACTTTATGTGAATTTCCCTCATAATCCGGGAAGAGACGCGCTCGCATAATAGCTGCACATTCTTCAATGATTCGAGAAGCAAATTTTTGCATTTCTACTTCAGTGTACAAATCAAGCGGCGTTTCTCTAGCTTGATAATCTACAGCAAATGGGTTGGGCAAAAGTTCTTTGATTCGTTCATTCATAATTCATTTCCCAAAGTCCATTTGTAATAAACGTTCTAAGCCAATAAGTGAACTTACGATTACCAAATTTACGGCAATAACGTTTTAGCATAGCATCTGCTTCTTTGTAGTCCCCGCAATTGATAGCATTTTCAATACGACGTACTGCGGTGTTAACTTTCATCATTCAACTCCGAAATGCTCTTTCAATACCGCACTTGCTTCATAATCAACATATTCGTCAAGGGCAACTTCTTGGGTAATTTCAAAACCCCCAATAAGCATAGCACATTCCTTCACAATCAACTCGGCAAATCTTTGAATAGCGGCATTTCCTACCAAAGCATGACCCATGTTGTCATCTTCATCACCAGTATATTCTGGGTCTGCTTGCATAGCAAGCTCTTTGATTCGTTCATTCATCATTTTTCACCTGTTTCCAACGTGGCACTTTGTCATCGCCAGTCATTCGATTCCATTGCCTATACCAACCTTCAACTTGAACTTTGTCAAGTTGGCTGCCATAATCAGCTTTTTCTTCAAGTTCACGCAGCATCATCCAAAAAGATGCGATGACATCTGCATGCATCGATCGCTTGATTTTATTCAGTTCAAGAGTCATGGTTGATTGAAATGTTTTTTGATCAACAGATGCGCGGTTTCAAAAGACTGTGCGCTGATTTCACGACCAGGAATTTCATCAAGCCGTTGCATTTCTTTCTTCAAAACTTCTCGACATTCATCCACAATTGCAACTGCAAACTGGCGAAGAGTCTCATCATCAATGATCCAACCATTCACGCTAGAATTACCTAGAGAGTGACGATTGCAACCAGACAAAAATGCCAACTTTGATACAACATCATCACCAAATTCTTCTTGAAGAAAAATAGGATCCCACTTAGGAAGAGCACTCATTTTTGTTTCCTTATTCAATGACGCGAATTGCCTTCAGCCACTTTTCAAAGTCATGGCGTTTCCACTGACCAGTCTTCACCCATTCAAACACCAATTTGTGGTCAATGTCCTGAATATCTTCAGTAGAAAGTCGACCTTCATGCTTGATGTCTTCGGCTTTCACCAAATAGCCTTTGCGAATTCCAGAAGTTTGAGCAATCATTTCAGAATCTCAGTTGGTGTTAAACATGAATGAATTGTACACCAATTCTAGGTTGAAAACCATCAACCTGCAAAAATTTTGCGGCCAAATGAAATTTTGCCGGTGTGATGGCGAATTTCAAACTCAACTTGAAGCTTACTGTAAGAATCATGGACATGATGAATGACTAGAACATCATCTTCATGATGGCACAAAAGGGCATGAAGCCCCTTTGCCAAAATTTTTTGAAGGACTTTAGACCGGGGGCTAAAGCTTCGCTGCATTTTTTGACTCATGAAATCACCTTTACGGAGTTGCACTCGACACCCAACCATGCAAGTTGAATGGCGCTATATTGTTTCTTGATGGAATCAACCGGGACTCTCTTGTCACTCCGAGATTGCTGTCGAGCAAGCAGGGTATCAAGCGGAACCCAAAACTCAACTACCTCAACATCCAGATCGTGGCATTTGGCAACATCTACCATTTGCGCACGGCGTTTCTTAGAAGAATTGACCATATCACAAACTACAACGGATCCGTTTTTAGCAGTATTTGATGCAATGTCACTGATTTGTTTGTTGCGATAAAACGTATATTCTGGTTTGTGGTCCATCGTGCAATATTGCCATGCATCATCATAGATGTCAAAATCAGATCGCGCGTCATTAGCGAAGATGCTCCTGAACAAATCCATCTTCATCTGATCATCATTGATGACGCTAACGTCATGATTCTTCGAAAGCTCTTGAGTAAAAGTGCTCTTGCCTGATCCCGACGGGCCCACCAAAATGTACATCTTTCCAGAATACTGACGTTTTGCACCAACTTCAAAAGTGACAGCATGAAAAGAATAAATCCAAGTTTCCACGTTCTGCAGCTTCTCTTCATGGTTATCGCTAATGCGGCCATGAGCATCAGCACGCAGACAATCATAGAACAATCCCATTGGGCAATCTGCTGCATGAAGAGCCGACATAGTTGCCTTCTTCAGATCTTGAAGCTTCTGCTTGTTTTTGTAACCATAGGGCAAATGATGCTCAATGATCCAACGAATAGCACGAGCTTCTTCGACAGACAAGTGATCCTTCAATGAAGAGGCCAAATATTGTTCCATGAAAACGTGAGCAGACTCGAGCTCATGACCAGCATACCGGCGATATTTTCCAGAACCATCAGCTTTTTCCAGCTCTTCTTCTGCTTCAGGCTTCCCAGTATCATGAAACAGGAGAGCCAACATGGCAATCATTTGTTGCTTTGCAGTGTACTTGTGAGCAAAGTGGTCATTGAAATACGAAACCACCATCAAAGTATGAGTAGCAACGTTTGCTTCACGATGCCACGGGCTGTTTTCAACGGTTTCTTCCATCTGTTTCCAGATAGGACCTTTGATGAACTCAGCAAAGAAATCAAAGAGGAAATTTGACATAATAATTACTTGTTGTACCAAGCTACATGGGTATCCCAAGATGGAGTTTCATAACCCCACACGCTAATGTTTGATTCTTCAGTTTCGGATTTCATGAAATAACCATCACCGTCATCCTGAGTGAACATGATCATTTCGCAAGCTTCTTCAAATTCCTTCAAAGTCATCACATCAGTGTTCTTTGAAACTTTCGAGAATTTTACACCAGTGAATTCGTTGATCTCAAGATCAAAATGATTTTGGACCAAATACGCATAGGTCTCAGAAGGTTTGTAATTGAGATTTTGCGGATTGGGTTGTGCATTGATCTCTTTGATCAGCTCAGCTAAAATCAGCTGAGCAAACTTTGTGATCTTTGCCGCAGTTTTGTGGTTGTATCGAATTCCCGCAGCTTCTGCAAATTCTAACACATCTTTTTTCATTTTTCGCTGCCTTCAAATTTTTTCTTGAGCCGCAAGAAAGTCTTGTACTCTGCACCCTCTTTTTTCTTTGCTTGCAATTCTTTTTCGCGAGCTTCTTTTTCCGCTTCTCGCTTTATTTTTGCAACTCGTTTTTCAAACTCTCTGTCAGTTTCAAGACGGAAAATTTCCAATTCAATGTCACCGTAACCATAGATGAAGCGCATCTTCACTTCATGGCCTTGATTGAACGTTTCCTTTTCATAATCCTTGTGGATTGAATGGAAATAGTTTGCTACTTCTTCAGGAGTCATCCCGTGAAGATCACTCATATTCCCAAGCATCACACTTCGATCAAGGACTTTGATTTTCATTATCAATCAATCCGAGTTTGAGCGAAGGCGTTAATACCATACTTCTTCAGAACTTCAGCAAATGCTACTGCACCGGCGCGTTTTGCATCCATCCATTGAGTAGCATGACCAGAAGGATTCCACACGCTGAAACCGCCTTCAAACTCATCAGTACGTCCCAGCTTTTCTTCCTTCAAGTAAGACACCAACTTTCCACGTGCTGGCTTGATTTTGACCCATGCAAAACCACAAGGGTACCATTGACCGGGATTTTCATCCAAGTACTTTTGGGTTGCGACTGCTGCAGCTTCAAAAGCTTCAATAGCAATTGCTTTCACCATAGGATCAACCTTCGAAGAGCTCATTGATTTTTTCCTTCAAAACTTTTTGGGTCTCGGTCGTGAAACCGACATGCTTGCGGTGGGACTCGATCATAAACAGTGCTTGCTTCAGCACATGTTCTTTGTCTTTGCCTTCAGCGCGAAGTTCATTGACATAGCTAGTCAGAGAACCAGCAATCATTCGAGAAATCAAGCTTCGGGGTTGCTTGAATTTGAGTTCGTCTGCAGTCATTTCAAAAGTGAGGGTTGCGTTCATGATAGTGTCCATTGACCAAAGATTGATAGCCGCCAATAACTTTCCAGCTTCCAGTGTTCTTCACACGATTGAATTTTACACCATCCGAGGTTGTAATTCTCCACTTAGGAGTAATTTTTACAATTTCACCACAGGGAGTTGTGTCACCGTTGAAACTGCGGCTGACTTTGTCACCAATGGCAGGAGGAAGAATGACATCATACCGCGGATAGACACAATCACCACAATCAACTGGCAGATGAAACTTTTCCGTCAGGGCAGAAATTTCTTCTGCGATACGAATGGTTTCTTCATACGACTTGATGTCACGAGTAGAAGTCCAACCAGTGCCAGTTTTTGTGTCATACGTCCAGTCAACTTTGTAAGTGGGGGCTTTCTCAGATACCTGAGTGACTTTACCTTTGACCAGTTCGAAGTACATGATGTTTATGTGAAGTTGATGTTGCGATGGATGAATTGTACACTAAAAACGTTCAACCTCACCAAGAAAAGTGTAACAGTTTTAGTTACAGATCTGGATCTGCAGCATACCACATGCGAACATAACCATAAGATTGACAATTCAAACAATAGAATTTGTTACCTGATCTAGCTTCAACTGGCTTTTCACAAACACCACAAGAACCATCAGCGCGGCCCTTCATCATTGGCGCTTTTCTTTTTCCACCAGACAACCATTCAATGCCCTCTTCTGCTGCAGCTCGAAGCTCATGATTGAATTGTGGAACTTCATCCTCTTCATCTTCCCAGTACATTTTTCTTTTCCATCATGCGAATCTTGAGGATGAACCCAATCCAAATCAAGTTTGCTAGCACTACTGCAATTCCCGCGTAGAAGCTAAACATTTGACCAAGATGAGGATAGTAGAAAAGATTCCACAATCCCCATGCCAAAAAGAACATGGTGCTTACTACAGAAACACCGTTTGCTTGTTTTGATTTCCACAAAACTCTGCAGTGGTTCAAAATGAAAATTGAGGCACAAGCCTCAAATCCACCATTCACTAGATCTGGAAAATTCATTCTTTATTCCTTTGCTTTTGCATTGATTCCCCAAATCCCGTCTCGAAGAGTAGGTTCAGACATAGCAATCCATTCATCACCAAATCGAACGCCATCATCTAGCATGATAAAGGTATCACCAATTGAGACGTTCTCCAATCGAACAGTGATCCATTCATCACCTTGCTTCTTTTTGACAGTGCGCAGATTTTGACTCATACTTCATTCCTCTGCGTAACGCATAATAACTTCATCGCTAATTCTATAACAAAGAACGGCAAGCTGATCATAGTAGACGATCGTGTGATCAATAATTTGCTCAATCTGCTCACGAGTAGCCATGATCCGAACTGGAATCATTCGCTCAGAATAGAGTTGTCCACATGGTGCTACCCACTGACCTTTTGCTGGGGTCAAGATCGTCAACCCACCAGTGATGGACCGAACTTTCTCATCCCATATGCGATGGTAGCGAGTGCGATACGGTTTCCCATCGACTCGACGAAGAGTGGGAACAAGAATTTCCCACATGGATAGTGTGCTCATAGAATTATTGGCAGAGGTGAATCAGAATCTTCTGCAGGTATGTCGGCATTCGGGTCAACGTACTCATGGACTGTTGAAAAAGCTTCTTCATTATACTCTGAAAGCCGCTTTAGCAACCGCATGATCAAGATCGTCGCCATCACCGCGTCATCCGTAGAACCCGACTTGGCCTCATACCCACCACCCTTTGCCACAAAGTTCTTCAGTTCATGTATAAGCAGTTCGCTCTTGATGTTCAAACCATTATGGATCTTTTCAACCAGTGTCTTCAACTGCAAACAATTCAAAATCTTCGTTTTTCCAGTTGTATACACCCCAAACTTTGTATGATGATCATTAAACAAATCTGCTTCTTCAACTTGTTTCTCATCATTAAAGTATAACGCACCAATCGCTTCGCCAATGCCATTACGCTCAAATGTCCATGATACTTCAGCAATGCCACCATTGACATTGGCTGTAAGCTTCTTTAAAATCCACGACAGTTTAGCATACAATAATGGAATGTTGATTTCATTAGAGCGAAATTCTCCAATTTGATTTAACCCAGGAAAATCAAATATTTCGATAACAGAAAAATCATTCCCGCCCCCAGTAGCTGGATCTAAACCTACTAGATATATTTTGCCTTTACCACCAAGCGCTTCTTCTGGTACCCAAAATTTAAATCCCATTGATTCAAAAATAGGCTTTTCATATTTGATTTGATGCAGCTTTACCGAGCTAATTAGCAGCGCATCGCTTGAGAGAAACTCGCAATTATGACAAATAAGCCCATTAGCTACATATGTATTACCGGACTCAACATCTAATAAGTCATACATCCACTGAGGTTCAGCTAAGATGTTTATTTCAGTAATGCATTCATCTTCACATTGATTATTGACTAAAGCATCGCCAACTTTTAAATCTCTAGATTGGACCCAACCATCTAAAGTTAAGAATTTATGCTTTACTCCGGCTTTAATACTTCTATTTGCCGTCTTTATCTCAATAATTTCTTCATGCCAGGATCTGCTTATACCAGTAAAATACTGATAACCAGTTGGGGTAAGAACTTTAACGCCTTCATAATTGAGTGCAATTGTTTGATTTGATGCCATACTTACTCTCCCTGATTGCCGCACAACCGCGTATACAACTCTTCAATAGTTAAATTACCTATAGAAGTGTCTAATAGAGTGTCATATGAGGCACAGTTTAACTCTTGGGCGGATTTTACCGGCCCGAGTTTCCCAACCATATCGTCATAATAAGCCTGATCTCGATCAGGATGGCGCCACCATAAGAACTGCATTGGCGTAAAACCATTTGTACCAGCATTTGCTCCACGCCATAATGTAGCAAATAGATCAGAATCTCCATTAGGTGTAGAGGTTACAATAAATTTGCCGCCCGTACTTAATGCTGGAGTTAAAGAACTCCACATTTCTTCTTGAATTCTGCGCGAAATAAACGCAATCTCATCAAGGAAAATAATAGATGGCGAAGAACCTCGACCTGTTTTCTCTGATGTTGCCTCAGAAACGATGACAGATTTATTTGAAAATTCGATACTAGTTCTATTATAGAAGGTACAGCCACTTTTAATCCAGCTCGGCAATTCCTCGTAAGCAAATTTAATACGAGACATAATTTCCACAGCATGGTTCATTGCTTTAGATGCAATGACACATCTTTTTGCCGCATGAAATGTAGCAAACCATAGAATATACATGGCTGCTACTGTCGTATTATGGCTCAAAATACCATTGGTGTAGAAGACGTGACCATCGTCATCTAATTCCAAGTCATACATAGTTTCATATCTATCCAAATTTTGAATAGATTCAACGGGCTTTAGTCCATTAATAGTATGAACTAAATCTCCGGGTGATAAGTCCTTCATCCATTTTTCGCCAGATTCAGTCATAATGATATGCTCATCTGCTGCAATCAATGGTTCTAAACTATCAACACGCAATTGCCATGCTTGATATGGCACAGTTTGGAGAACTCGTTTGATAGGTGCCCAGCCTGTTGGAGTTTGGACTAACCGTTCAGTATGGCCTTCTTGGACAAATTTCAAATTTCCAGTAAGATCATCAATGGAAACTTGGTAAGGATTTGATGATTGAAAAAGTTCTTTGATGGTAATTTCTTGTTTCTGCAAGCACCAATCAATAAGACGCTGCTTTAAGTTTTTAAGAAGTCTTTGCATTTTTGGATTGTTCCTTCTGGATCCTTGTAGAAATCGCGCTCTTTGACGTGTAAGATTTTTATTTCACTATCTGTTTCTAAAATTTGTTTATCTCTATTAGCTGACCTATTAGGGTTTGCGATTGCATCTCGTTTTCCATGCCAATAGTCACCATCAAATTCAATCAAATGTTTAGAAGATGGTACCCAAAAATCTAATTTGAAAACTGATCCCGTTTTGGTCCTAAAGACAAATTCAGAACCGTGCTCAGCAAACATAGCATCAGGATATTCTTCAACTAGGTTAAAGAATAATCTTTGGGAGACTTGGCTGTAATTGCTCTTTTTATAATTTTTGTGCCATTTTTCTTGCCGTTCTTGCCAACGAGCTTTACCTGCTTCTTCACCATAGCGCTCAATACATTTCTCTAAGCTGAAAGTAGTTTGTCTTTTAGAAACTTGTGCTTTTGCTTCTTCCTCAGTCATACCGCGTTTGATCCAATACTCAACATTCATCGGACGATTTTCTTTTGGGGTAGTTTTGATATAAGCATCAACTGCTTCATTAACCTTCTGCTGTTTTTCTTCTTCAGAAAGACCAATGAACTTTTTGTTGTTCTTGGAGAATGGAGAAATAGTACCACCGTGGTTATACCATGGATTGTTTTCTCCAGATGTTAATTCAGAAAGCTTAGTGGAAGTAGATTCACATACTGTTTTACCACCATACTGATTTCGATAATCTTCAGCACTAATGTTATGGAGTTTCTTAAGATGTAATGCTAATGATTTACCATAATCCCCGCAAATAAGACATTGCACTCCGCCTTCAGCTTTTCTCTTTTCGTTTAGTTTAATTTTGCCAGGTACATCACGACATGCCTTAGAGCAAAATTTGTCAGGCTTTTTGCTAATAATTTTCTTATTGCAAATTATGCACATCTTTTCTATTTTAGAAGAGCACGCTTTAGAGCAAAATTTGCCATGACCTTCATTATCTGAAAATGTAGATTCGCAGACTGGGCATTTATTCAAATTGGTGAAAAGAGTTTTGGTTTTATTCTTCTGTAGAGCTTGGGCGAAATAAGTTGTCATATGTTTCCTTGTCCAATAACTTAAGTAAATATTTTTTAAAGCCCGTTGGCTTAACAATATTTAGCAGTTTTGTGGACCCAAAAAAACACTTTCCCAGTTGGCGACTCAGGAGCAAAATTGTAGATCTATTCTCATGTATCCCCATTACCATTTCTTTTTGGTAGTCATAAAGAACAAATGGCACAGATCCCTTTACGGGGTGTTGCACTTTTACATATTTCTCCATGAAATAAATTGGATCTACAGAACACTTCTGTAATTCCATAATCATTTCTTGGGTATACTCATCGGTTTCATGAGCGCGTTTTAAACCTGGATTTTTAGCCATCTTTACATTTCAAATGGTGATATGATAATCTATTTATAGCTGGTATAAATACAATTTCAATACTGGCTAAAATCAAAATGAACAGACAGAACATAATAGATGCAGCATTCAAAGATGAGTCTTCAATGCTAAGATGGCATCCGCTTCTAGAAACAAAGAATTGATTAATGAACTAGAGAAGGTTCATGGAAAGTTTGACACGGTTTCTGAACTCATTTATGTTGCGTTGAACGGCATTTCAGAAAAAGTTTGTGAATGTGGAAGGAAGACGGCTTTTCTTTCCTTCATGAAAGGCTATCGGGATTTTTGTTCTGCTGAGTGTGCTTCATCTTCGAAGAGGGTGAAAGAGAAGAGACTCAACTCCATTGAATCTACGTGTGTAGAGCGTTATGGGGTGAGAAGTACATTGGCAGTTGAGGAAGTTAGGCAGAAATCAGCTTCTACTATGGTTTCACGGTATGGTGCAGACAATTTTGCAAAGACAGAACTGCATAGAGCAAAGACTAAAGAAACATGCTTATCTCGTTATGGTGTTGATCACCCGCTAAAAGTTGCAGCAATAAGAAAGCAAATTGCTTCTACAATGCAAGAAAAGTTTGGGGGTTTCACTACCGAATCTGCTGAGCTAAATGCAAAAATGCGTTCTACTATGATGAGCCGGTACGGGGCAGAAAGCTCCTGCTCCTGGTCCTCATCAATCTTGTTGCCAAAATTACATGAGATTCAACTGCAAAAATTCATAAATCGAGTTCAACAAGAATTTGACATTATCAACTTAACAAGTGATTTTGTTAAAGTTAAGCATGAGTGTGGGCATGAGTTCAATTTAGGATTATTTGAAAAGCTAAGATGCCCTGGATGTTGCGGGCAATCTAAACCTGAAAAAGAGCTATTTTCTTTTGTTAGCTCTTTGGGTTTTGAATGTTTAAGAAATGACCGAAAAATCATAGCACCAAAAGAACTTGATATTGTCATCCCCGAGAAAAACATCGCAATAGAGATGAATGGTGTCTATTGGCATCATGATGAATCTGGCAAAATTGGCTTGCTTGAGAAATCATTAATGGCAGAAAAAGCAGGAGTGCAAGTCATTCACATTTGGGATTATGAATGGAGTGAAAAGCAATCCATTATCAAATCTATAATTAGGTCCAAGTTGGGAAAAGCTGAACGAAAGTTGAATGCAAGACAGTGTGAAGTGAGAGAAATTGATCTTCAAACTAGTTCAGATTTTTTGGAAACTTACCATTTGCAAGGTTCATGCCGATCTAGTTTGAAGTTGGGATTGTTCTTCAAAAATGAATTAGTTGGAGTAGCCACCTTTGGGAAACCTAGGTTCGAGAAATTTGAAGGGCTTGAACTGCTCAGGATGTGCTTCAAAGAAAATGTTAGTGTTCGTGGTGGTGTTAGCAAATTGATGAGCTTAGTAGATGGTCCAATTTTGACTTATGCTGATGCTCGGTTTTCAAATGGTGCTGGTTATTTGGCATCTGGATTCAACCACGTCAAGCAAACTCAACCTGGCTATTCTTGGTTCCATCCGAGATTTGGGATCGTGACACGTTATGAATCGATGAAGAGCAAGCTTCCAGAATTGCTTGGAGAATCATTCGATCCAAATGTCACTGAAGATGAGAACATGCGTAGGAACAAGTTCATCAAGTTGCTCGATTGTGGCAACCACAAATTAGTTCGTCTCTAAGATCAAGAAAGGTGTAGAATTCATCATGGCGAAATTTGAACTCTCGAAAATGTCTGATCCTGGTTGGGATGTGGTAGGACACGAAAAAGATCTGGGTCGTCTTCTCTATAGTTTTATTTGCAAAACTTGCAAAGAAGAAGACAAGATTACTCCAAAATCTAGCTTAGCTGACATGTTGAACACACCATGCGGATGTGAATTTTCTGCAGAAAGACTTGAATGAAAACTCTTTTAATTTTGACAGTCGCTACTTTGCTAGTAGCATGCACCCCCTTCGGCTAAACCCAAAGTTGACCTAGTTTGGCCCGAAGGTCTCCAAGATTGTAAAGCTTACACTCTGCGAGATTCAAATGGTTCCAGTCTAATTGTCATTCGATGCCCGAATAGTTCCGTATCTGTCAATCAACAATCCGGAAAGACACGCAAAACAGTCACTGTTATTGAGGAGTGAAAATGAAAACTGTTTTGAAAGATCTTGCTCAAGAAGCAGGATTTGTTCGATTTGAACCAGATGAAGATCCTTGGACTCCAATTGATTGGTCTTGTGACTATACACGTGAACTTGAGATCTACTCAAAGTTGTTAATTCAAAAATGTGTTGACATTTGTATGAAGAACCAATTTTCTGGCGCAGATCATTTCAACAATGGTTCAGTGAGTAGCGCAGAGCTCATCAAGCAACATTTTGGGATTGACCAATGAGATTGATTTTGGGGTATGATGAGCCATCATTATTGGTAGAGTGCAAAGGAATGCATTTCACTGATGATGGCAAATTGGAATTTGATTTTTGGGTAGTGAATGGTTGTTGGGATGGAAAGTACAGTGATGGTCGCATTACTGTATATGGTCCGCCAGATGGCGATTTTTCGTGTATTGGAAAGATCAACATTCTTTTAGATGATCAACGACGTCTTCGTGGGCATTATCAAGACGTCATTAACAATTTCTATGATCCGTCTTATGTTGGACCAGAGCCTAAGGCATTGCCTCCAGAATGGGACGACGACATCCCATTCTAAGGCCTGTAGTACCCATCAGCATCTATGTTAAGGATTCCTCTGGCGTCATCCTGGGTGATTCCGAGGCTATAGTTAGATGCTAGATGTTTTGCTGCCCACATGACATTGCGCTCAGGTGGGTAATGTGCTATCTGTTCACGATAGCAGTGGGCTTCAACCAGGAGCCTAAACTTCTTGGATAGTTTGTAGGCTATTCCATATGCTCCTATTCCAAGTGATAGGAAGATGATTCGGTTTGTGAGCAAATAGGCAGCTAATCCTATTAGAAATGTTGCCCACCAGTGCTTAGAGTGTTCAAGTTCGTGGACGTGCAATCCACGATCTGATTCGTACTTTGGTCTCATTAGAATGAACGGCCCAAAACTAAGAGCTCCCATCCAATTAGACAGAAATCTGTTAGTGAAGATCATAATGACTGGAAATGGTATGAAGAAGAGTCTCATAGTTTGCCCCAAATTTGATCGTGAATAATTTTGATGGTTTTTGGATGTTGCAAAACTTCGAAATGATTTGCCTTCACTAGAAAGCGCTCATTATTTTGTAAATGAAGTTGTGAATTCAATGTCACGACTGAATCATTCTTTTCGAATCCCATCGGGATAGAACCATTTGTGGAAATGATGCTTTTCACTGGTGGCAATTCTAACTGATTCAATGTTCTAATATGAATAGAATCAGGAGTAATGTCACCCATAACTGGGCTACGCATTATCCACCTCATAATCCAAGCAGCCTTTGAACCGCCAAAAGGCGTACTTATTGACACGATCTTATGGATTTGATGTTGATTTGCTGCAGCAACATGACAGGCAATAATTCCGCCGAGAGAATGAGACACTATATGAACTGGTGTCTTTTTGGGAATTAATGCCGAGACTGCTTCTATTGATTTTCTCAATGACTGATGCGTATCATAATTGGCCAAGATGATGTTGTGACTAGGCAACATTTCGCGAATGTGCGAAAATGCTACCGTGGTAGAATTGAATCCTGGAATGTAGACAATGGTTGGGTTCATAATTGGATGGTTGGGAGAAGCAATCTTCCGCCAACATCTCTAGGAGCGCCTTCATGAGATTTCATCCATGGATTAGACATTGCCATGAAATCACGCTCAACATATTCTGGCGCGCCAATTAAATTTTCCAATTGGTTATTCATACAATTGAAATTGCCATAAACCTTCTTAGGGGCGCCTTCAAGAGTTTTTAAGTTGTTAGTGGTGCACAAAATGCTTCCACCAATTCTTCGCGTCATTCCACGAAGATCAACTAATTCATTGCTCCTAACGTCAAAGTCTCCGCCAACTTCACGTGGGGAACCTTTTAGTGATTTCAATCTTGAGCTTTGAACATGAAGCGTAGAACCAACTTCTCTAGGAGAACCTTCTAAAGTGTCTAACATGCAATGATCAATGATGAAATTGTCGACATATTGCGGACACCCTTCAAGTGACCCAATGATTGTTTTGAAGATCGAAAAATTATCACGCAACTCATCTGGGCATCCTTTTAGATTTCCAATCTGAGCAAATCTTAAAATGATAGACGTACATCCCTTAGGAATACAACCTTCTAAATTATCTAGAGATAGTCTTGGGCTGATAATGCTAAACGGACCATTGATTTCTTCTGGTATTAGTGATTTGAGGTCTTCAAACTCGTATGAAGCAATTGCAAAAGAACCTTCAACTTTCCCTAATTTGAATGGTGGCTTACTCACAGTGTCCATAACCATTCCGCGTGCACCAATTTCGAGGCTGTGGGCAACATTAACCTTACCATTCTTAATGGTAACAAGATTAGCATCAATATGAATGAAGTGATTTTTGAACCACTTCACCGCTTCAATAAGATCAGGATTGTTCATTTTGTCTAATTAGATCAAATTCAACAGATTTCTCATGCTGAGTTATTTTAGCTTTATAACCTGGCAATTCTAACTTGTTTACCATAGTCGTATACAATTTTGCTCGAGATTTCTTTTCAGAATCTTCCTCTTCTTCCGCAGTAAAGTTGATTTTAGATGGGGCATATCGCGCGACAATATCTTTAATTGACGAAATTGCAAATGCCATTACCTGCATTTGGTTACCCGATCCAGTAATCCTGAAGGTTTCACCGGTTTTAGGACGCTTCTCTGAAAACACAACACCCCATTCTCCAGGAAGTTCTTCAGCTCCACGGAAGATAATATCGCGATCACCAATATGAGCAACTGCTTTATACGTGCTATTATTAGCACGTAATGATATAGGATTAAACTTGCTAGTGAATGCTTCAGAAATTAAAGAAACCTGCTTCAATAAAGAACCTTCCGCAATACCAACCGGTAAAAGCTTTGATTCTTTACCGCCATAAGCATGCGCCTGCAGATGAACCATCTTATTAAGAATCTTTAACGCAGCCATAATATCTTCTGGAGTATATGGCTTTTTGGGCATATCATCAAGTTTGTCAAAATCAATTTCAGCTTTAGCCCAAAAAGAAGCTGCAGTTTCTTTCATGCCAATTTCTCCAGCTTGTACTTGATAGTGGCAATCAATTCCTGTAGTTCTTCAAACTTGTTCACAATAAATCCGTCTTGCGGGATTGTATCATGATAAGCAGCCAATTGATCAGCCAGTTGAGAAATGAATACTAATGTATCTTCTTTGTCAAATTCTACATCTGCAGTTAATTCACCAAGATCACCATAGGTGCCCATATAGATTTCGGCTAATCCATCAACTAAACCGTCAATGCCATCATAAAGATCGCCTAATGCCAAATGCTTTGACAGCGATTTGGTTTTCCAATGTAATTCTTGTGCTACATTGCGAGCACGAAGCATATTTGCAAGCATTGCCATAAAGATCATTTGTTCATTCATTTTCATTTTCCTTTACTGGGATTATGACCCCAAATTTTAAGACTCAACAATTTTCGAGTAGGATTGCCTTTATCATCATAAAGTGGGCCTTTATTGCCGGACATTCTTGAAACAAAAGAAATTTGCTTACTTGCCCATTTCCACATTTCAGGTGTCCAATCCTTAACAGAAGTATTCTTCATTTTGATAATCCATTCAGCAGATTGGACACCCGAAGAAATTCCTATTTTCCGAGCTTCTTTGGGTTTGAGCCCAGGATAAAGCTTGTCTGATTTTTTGGCTAACTCTAATTGCTTTGATTTGAAGTTCTCAACTTCAGCTGCTGACATATTTATCAACTTTTTCCAACGTGAGTAGATTTCTTTCTTTCGATCTTCATCTTTTGATTCATTAATTGGATCAAGATCCGAATAGATTCGACCACCTACTTCTCCTAAACCATCAAGGGATTTCAATCTAGGATTACCAGCACATTCAAACGTACCACCTATTTTTTGTGGTGCGCCCTTTAATGAAGTCAATTGATTAGCAAAGCATGCAAAATCATTAGAAACTTCAGTAGGACCGCCTTCAAGATTGGTCAAAGCATTTGAATAACAAAAGAAATCACCGTGAATCTCTTTTGGTGAACCCTTAAGAGAAATTAATTGATTTGAACTGCAGTCAAAGTTTCCGTACACATTTTTTGGAGCGCCTTCAAGGGTTTTTAAGTTGCAACCGCTGCAATCAAAGCTTTCACTAACTTCTTTAGGTCCACCAACTAATGATGTTAATGGATTCATCCCACACCAAAATTGCCCATTTACTTCTCTTGGTGCACCCTTTAAAGAAGTCAATTCATTGATGCCGCACATGAAAGAGCCGTCAACATACCCGAATCTAACTGGGAAGAATTTTAGTTTTTCGCGGCTAATATCAACTTCACCATCCACATCCACGGTAAGATCATCTCTAATAGTGTAGTTTCTAATGTTATAGAGATTTAACCATTCCTCAATTTCTTCTCTTGTTTGAAGAAATTGAGAATTGCTATTTTCAAATAATTGTTTTAGTTTCATGATTTGTGTTTTTCCCAAAGATCTGAATCGGCTTTTCTAGCAGGACCGCCAGTTATAAAACTGTTGACTCTAGCCATGGCCCATTGATGCTGACTTACCCCAGGGCGATGGCCTGTTCGCCATGCAGCCATTCCACGTCTCCACACATTCTTCAAAATTGAAAAGCTAATTCCTGATTTCTTAGCTTTGTTTTTTAATGTAAGGTCAATCTTACTTTCACTTTCAACAAGTTCTTCAAATTGCTTATGGTACTTCTTTGTGTGACGGGATTTAGGAAGCTTCTTTACTCGATCACGATATGATTTATCTGCAGTCCAATCATCGGGATAAGCTCTTGGGTCTGAAGAATCCATTTTGCTGAAACGCTCTATTTCAGCCTTCATCTTTTTCTTCTCTTCTCTATTTAGACCTTTGAAATAAGACTTATTGACTTCAGTCAGAATCAGAAAATCAATTAGCTCTAAATCTTCTTTTAACCCAAGCATTTTCTTTGTAATGCCCATCACTAATGCATAATAATAGTCAATGCCTTTGGGATATTCTTTGTCAACAATCGCAGATGCCTTGTCCCATGCTTTCTCTGCTTTCTCTTGACTAACTTTAGCCTTTTTTGCTAAGCTTTTTAATGCGGCTACTGGCATGTTCTACCCTTGATGTAAGTCCAGTTGATTGTTCTTGGCCAATTTTGATACCAAGAACTCCTAAGTCTAATTCTGGTTGCTTGTCAGCAGCTACAGTTCCTTTGTGAACCTGCTTGACCTTTGTGAGATCTATTAGTTTCATTTGTCTTCAATCCCCAATTTTCTTTTAATGGCTGCACGGACTTTTTCCATTTTCTCAGCATAATTAGGATCTTGCTTTCGATTGAAAACAATTTGTTGATTGAGAGCACCGGTAATCTTACGCATATCTTTATTGCGGGTTTTAATTAGCCAATCTGCCAAGTCGTTGATGCCAAGTTTAACAAATCGGCCTTCTGCATCAGGTGCATCAGAATCATGCCAATCTGGAGCTCCCTTAGGCTTCTTGCCTTCATCAACCTGATTTTTGTGCTTTTCATAACCGGCTTTTGCTAGTTTCTTTTTGTCTTCCATTTCACCAGCTTTGCGCTTCATCATATGAGGTACGGTTGGATTTCTTGGTTTAGATGCAGGTACTTTTAATTCTTTAAATTTCATAATGAATCTCCTCAATTTTTGTCATGAAACAATTCACCGTTAACTAATCCAGAATGTGAATCATCTTCAATAGGATTATGGAGTGCTACAAAATTGCCTCCAACAAACTTTGGGGCGTATTTCAAATTAGTTAATTTGTTGTTTGATACAAAAAATCTTCCGCCAACGTCCTTAGGTCCGCCTTTTAGCGTCACTAATCTATTAAAGTGCACATGAAAATCGCCAGACACTATTCGTGGGCTTCCACTTAAATCAGATAGATTGTTAAATGATGCATCAACATCACCATCAACCTCGTTTGGTAATCCTATTAGACTAGTCAACATATTATTTTGCACATGAATACTGGCGCCTACACGCTTTGGAAAATGATCAAGATTTTTTAATGCACAATATGCCACGCTAAAGCTACCACTAACAAATTCGGGAGCACCTTCTAATGATGTTATTTTTTGGCTTGCACTAGCTGAAAAACTGCCACCCACGTCATTAGGGCAATTTTTCAATGATGTCCAATTACTACCAGATAGTGAAAAGTCGCCAGATACTTTTCCAAATTTAACTGGAATGTTAGTCAAATTAGATGATGATGTGAAAATAACATCACCTTCAACATCTAAGGTATTATCTTTCCTAAGAATCCATTTACCGCGAATAATGTTTTGTTCAACAAGAGATTGAATCTGTTTAATTAGCATTTCTTTTTCAAAATCTTCAATTGAAATGCTATTTTCAAGTAATTGTTTTAGAAGTTTCATTTGATGTCCGAATAAATTTGACCAGTAACATTGCCAATTCCATCTAGTGATTTTAATTGAGGATTATAACGACAATCAAAGTCGCCAGTAACTTCTCTTGGAGCACCCTTTAGAGATTTCAAATGGCCTCGACTGCATCTAAAATACCCATTCACTTCTCTTGGCGCTCCTTTAAGAGATTCTAAATAGGTGTCAGTACATCTAAAATTGCCATCAACTGTCAATGGCGATCCGGCTAAAGTCTTTAATGGATTAAGGTCACAGAAAAAATCACCGCCAACATGTCTTGGTGATCCAGCAAGTGAAGTTAATCTATTGGCATTACAATAGAAAAATCCTTTTACTTCTCCGAATTGGATTGGAAAAGAAGACAAAAATTTACCGACCAAATAGACCGGACCATCTACGTTTACAGTCAAATCATCATTGATAGTGTAATTTCTGATTCGATATGTGTGTAACCATTCCTCAATTTCATCTATAGTTTGAAGAAATTGTGATTGATTTTCTCGTAGTTGTTTTAGAAGTTTCATGAAAATGTTATAATGAAAATTGCATTTTCTATTTAGCTCCAATGAACCTCCTAAACTACAAAAATCCCTCTAGACAAGAAAAGCTAAACATTTGGCCGCACCAGCAAAATAATAATCCTGCTCTGATTGAGTCTATGATCAATCATGAAAATGGTCAATCTATGCGAATCTACGCTAGAAAACTTTCTGCAATAGTCATCGATGCAAAAACGTCTAGATTCTTCTTGGATGACAATCATTTAGATGGTTTTGCTACAGCATCTTTTCACTATGGATTAGTTGATAAAAGTGGTCAACTATTCATGGTTCTTACTATTGGGAAAAGTAGATTTTCTCAGCAACATAATTTTGAAATTATTCGTTTAGCTTCATTAAAAAATCATGCTGTTGTTGGTGGTGCGAGCAAATTATTGAAATTTGCAATTCCTGATCTTAATGGGAAATTGCTGACTTATTCTGATCGGAAGATTGGAGACGGTAATGTCTATGAAAAACTCGGATTCACCCATTTAGGTGCTACAAAACCCGGCTATTTTTGGATGAAGGATGATCAAATTCTAAGTCGTCATCAATGCCAAAAGCACAGGTTAGAAAAATTATTAGGCCCAATTGATTTGGCTAAGACTGAATCTCAAATCATGATTGAGCATGGGTGGACAAAAGTTTTTGATTTTGGGCATGATAGGTGGGAATTAGTTATAAGTGATTCACAAAAAGACATTAAACACTATCAATTTCACTATACTTACAAAATCACTAGACCTACTATTGATAGTGGTTTCTACTATGGCGTACATAGCACCGATGATCTAAATGATGGTTATCTTGGATCTGGAAATCGAATTATTAATTCAATTCAAAAGTACGGCAGAGAAGTTCATGTGAAAACTATTCTTAAATTTCATGAAAGCCGACAATTGGCATTTCAACATGAAAGTGAATTAGTTTGCAAAGAGACACTACTAAATGATGATTGTCTTAATTTAGCTATTGGAGGTCAATCCCCAAATGTGAATTATTCAACTAAAGGGAATAATTGGATTAATAATGGTACTAAAGAACTATCAATAGATAGAGAAGCTTTAGACTTTTATCAATTACGTGGATGGAAACAAGGCAGGTTGCCGACATTCATGCCAGTCAAAACATGGTGGATTGATGAAAATAATCAGCAACGGCGAGGAATCCCAAATAATCCGTCTAGACTTGGGAGAAAAGATTCAACTACTTCTGGGAAGAAATGGGTACTTAGAGATGGGAAGCGGATGCTAGTTGATGAGATTTTGCAAACAGATCAAATCGGATTTCACTTAGAAAAATCGAACAAAGGCAAAAAAGTCATTTTGATTGATGGAAAAAAGAAACTTGTAGATGAAATTCCAGAAGGTGCTACTCTCCCTGTGGGAGGTACCACGACTGGAAGAATAGGGATGAAATCACCAGATGGGATTAAGAAATTAGTGTCACTAGAAGAAGCAAGACGACTAGCAAAATTAGGATGGGTAATAGCTGCAAAGCAAATTAGAAATTGCCCCCAACATGTGAAAGATTTTGCTAAGGAATTAGAAAAAGAAAAGGGGAGCTATTAGCTCCCCTTTTTCAATGCATAATCTTAAAGATTAGCTGAATGCCACGTTAAGCACTCTCAAACGCGAATAGTAATCTGCCGAGTTACCAAGCGAGGTGCCGGTATTGGTAAAGGTAGCCTTACCATAACGGGTCGACAAGCTGACAGCAGGAGTGAATGTCTGAGCATCCATCACCACACCGGTGGACATAAGCGGTATATACGGGCAGTAGAAGTAGCCAGTATCAAGTTCCGAAGCACCACCCTTGTAACCAATGAGGATGTCTTCACCAGTAGCGCCAGTAGCGTTGGTGGCAGAATCAGCAATAGTCCAAGCATCGTTAAGACCCCAGTTGTAGGAGTAAACCTTCATTTGGCCGTTCATGGTACCAACGAGCTTGTTGCCAGTTGGGCTGTCGAACGAACCCTGCACAGCAGGTGCAAACACCGACTTAGAAGCAGACTGGAGGATCGAGGTGATCAGGTGCGAACCAACTAACCAGTTGCCAGGGCCACGACGGGTCTTAGCACCGATTTCGTTAGCAAGCTTGTTCACTAACACGCCAAGTTCAGCAAAACGATCGCCGATGTAGTTAGGAGCAAAACCGGTAGGAGCAGCGGTAAAGTCATACGTACCCACGGTAGCAGCAAGCGACAGAAGGTCGGTCAGGATTTCGTTGTCGATTTCATGAGCGATCTGAGCCGACAGAGCAGCGGTGATCTCGGACTCAAGGTCAAGACCGTGTTGCGAGGTCAGATCTTGCGCAGCTTCCATAGACCAACGAGCCTGGAGCTTACGCGAACCAGAGCTAACGGTCTGCTTAAGAACAGCAAGACGCATTGCCTTACCACCGAAAGCTTCGTAGTCAGCAAGAGCAGCAGCGGTACCAGCGGTCGTAGCAGCAGTAAGAGCAGGCGGGTAGCCGGTCGTACCCACGTTAGCGGTCGAGTAGAAACGCTTCATCTTGCTGTTGTTAGCAAACACTTCATCACCAGCAGCGATGTCATTGGTAGTAGCGGCGCCGCCGGCATCAGCAGCTTCGCTGAAGGCAAAGCGCATAGAATACACTAAACCAACAGGGCCAGACATAGGCTGAACACCAACCAGATCCTGAGCAATCGTACCAGGAATGATACGACGGATCATCGGGATCACGATCTTCTGGAAGTCACCGATAGCACCGGCACCAGTAGCAGTAGCAGCAGCGGTTTCCACCAAGTGCTTACGCTGGTTTTCCATAAGGGTTTCAACAACCTGGCGCTTGGTGCCAGATAAACCTTCTAAAAGAGCCTCTTTAGTAGAGGTCCAATTTTCCATTAATTGCATTTAAATTCTCCTTGAATAATTTAGGTACAGGATTACTTGATACCTGCGAGGCGCTTAGCACGGGCAATAGCTGCATCAACTACTACTTCGGGCTGAGCACTTTCCACGAGTTTGTCACCTGTAACGACCGTGGTTTTCTTATCATCAATAACACCTTCAGCAAGGGTTTGCTTTTCAGCAACATCTTCCTTCAGGATACGACCAATGAAAAACTTGTATGACTCATCAAGTTTGTCGGTGTCGACATTCTTGAGAAGCATTTCCATTTGTTCACGCTTCTTACCAGACAGATTAGCCAAAAGGCGTTCCATCTTGGATTCACGAATTGCGGCAGTTTGCGACTTCTTAGCTTCTTGAAGCTGAGCTTGCACTTCTTCGAGTTGTGCTTTAGCAGCTTCTAATTGGGCAGCAACCTTGTTTTCATCGACATGCGACTTAGCAAAGGTAGCAGCAAAAGCTTCAAAAATATTACGGCCAAATTCGTTTTGCTTAGCAATATCCAAATCTTCCTTGAGTTCATCAAGTTCAGACTTAAGACGAGCTTCAAAGAAACCATCTAATTTCTCAACAAGTTGGTCAAGTTCTTCAGATACTTGAGCAGCAAGAGTGTGCTTTTCTTCCACAATCTTTTCAGCATATTCTGCTTCAAGATCACGGAAACGTTCAATATCAGACTTGAGCTCAGCAATTTCAGTAGATAAACCAGATTCGATAAGTTGCTCAACCTTGTTGACCAGCTCTTCGCGTTCGGTTAACCACTGCTCAGACAGTTGTAACTTAACTTCATTTGACACTTCTTCGCGAAGATTCGCTTTATAAGTTTCAATGGAAGTAGTCCACTGCTCAGAGAGCTCAGCTTTGGTGTCCTCGCTGAGCAATTCAGATTGCAACAGCTTATTAAGGATTTCGTCCATGCTTTCTCCTATTCTTTTAAAAAATCCAAATAATTAGTAATTACTTGGTGCGTGTGTAAAAATGATTAGCATTTTTAAAATGCTACGAACTTATTTAGCAAGTTAATGAAAACTTCACTAAAAATCGTTAATTATTCCTGATCGTTAAAATTTTGTGAAGATGCAGGTAAATTAGTCATTTCACGAGTTTTTGCAACAAGGTAATTGTGCAAATGCTCTTGAGCAGTTTCGTCATTATCATCAATGACTGCATACAACATACTCTTTAATTCTTGTTTCAATTCGTCCATAAGATCCTCTTTATTGGTTTGCAAAAAGCTATTTAGCCTGATCAAAATAGCTTTTCAACCTATTATTTCTTTGCAAAGAAATTGGAAATGAAATTAGTCATTTCTTTCTTAAAGAAGTCTTGTGCTTTTTGATCATGCACCACAGCTTCAGCTAAAGTCAAAATTTTCTTATTTTCTAAAGCTTCTGATACTAAAGAAGGATATGCATCAGGGGCAGATGGAGTAGACACAATATCAACAGTAACTAATGAGAAATCTGATACATCGCCAGATTCATTTACATTACCGGTACCACGTGAAGAAACACCCAAACGGACATTGCCTTCTAAAATAGCTTTAGCAATATTGCCAGCCGGGGTATTTAGCAGCTTCATTTTGCCAATAGCATTATTGCCATCCATACGGATTTCAGTAATAGCATGCGACACGTTAGCTAAATTTATTGACAGGTTATCAGGGTGATTTAATTCACCTAGAATAAAATTGCCTGCAGCAATTTTTGCTTGAGCTTCTTGAACTACTTTAGATATTTCAGAAAGCTTATACTTTCTACGATTTCCATTTACCACATCTGCTTGCATCATGATGCCAGAAAGATAAAGATCAGAACCGATCTTTTGCTCCATAATTTGAGCTGCAGACGGCATTAACTGTTCCACTAATAATTGCATGTTTTCACTCCAAAACATTATTCATTGACACTATTTTCTATTTAGCAATGAAATGAAAAGGGAAAGAATTTCTTCAATTCTTTCCCTTATTAGGTTAAGCTATAGGAATAGCAGGCGGTTTATCTTCAATACCAGTATCATCTAGTTCACCAGCCATAGGAGTCTCTTCTGGTGCTGGTTCTTCGCCAGACATTCCCATTTCATCTTCTGGCGAGTTAAAGCTATCAGTGTTTGATGAATTTAGAGATTCATCTGGCTTTACGATCGAAATTGGCTCGCGATTATCAAATACTGCTGGATCATAAATTTGCTGCATTGCAGAAGTATCATCAGTATCTTCAATTGCTCGCTCTTCCTTAATCATTGTTTCATTCATTTGAATTTCGTCATCAGAAAGACCCAAATAACGCTTAAGGATAAACCGACGAGATAAGAATTTGACTTCTTGAATGTTAGAGAATGAGTTAATTAGATCCGCATCAAGCGCTGCCTGGCGATATAGTGCAAAGTTTGCTGGGTCAGGTAAGCGAATGTCAAATACTTCATCATCTACTCGAAGACCTGTTACTTTCAAATAGATTTTGAATTCTGCATCAAAAACATCATTGATTCGTTGTTGCAAGCGAGAAATGAAATTAGCAAAACGAAGTTCTTCAATATAGGCAATACCTACTTTACCATCATTGGTTTGGGCACCCGCCGCATCAGTACCGCCTAGATAAGAAGTTGGAATACGAAGACCACGGAAGATTTTTTCTTGGAATTGACGAAGCAAGTTAGTGCCAAAATCTTCAGTACCACCTGGAAGAGTTTCAACACGAGATCCTCTGCCATTAGCTGTAACCGCCATGAAAATATCGTCTTGCATAGACTGCGGATCGTACTGCCCATCAACAGTATCACGGCCACCATTAATTCCAGTACCTGGAACTTTTTTCTGGCGCATTTCATTTTTAACTTGTTCCAAGTACCTCTTTACCTGATGCTGGTTCATATTACCAACGTCAATGTAGAATACTCGTCTTTCTGGAGCACGGACAATTCGATAAATGATCATTGCATCTTCAAGCATAGCCAATTGGCGGTATACTCGATATATGGGCCGTAAAATGCTTTGTCCAAACGGCGCAGAGTCACCCATGTCATCAGACATGGTGAAGTGAATAATGGCTGATGCAGGCACAATATCTAAGAATTCATTCTTGATTGAGCCATAAGGCGCATTATTTGCAGAAGCCGGACGCCGAATATGATATGCAATAGCAGCTCCGTTTTCGTCAATCTCAATACCATATACCAAAGATGGATCAATATATTGCCAGCGCTTTGTATCAGAGGTTTTTCTAAAGAAACAATCGCCATATTTGACCATAGTTCTTGCAATGTTGAACATTCGCTTCTTCAAATCTTGAAGCTGCGAAAACTGTCGCAGCGCAGCGCGAACAGTAACAATAGTAGAATCAGTAATGTCTTGATTGTCTTCTTTTTGCCATTCAATCACAAATGGCAAATTAGTCTTCTCATCACGAGTAGCAATTTCTTCAGCAATAATGTCAAGTGAACGAGCAATATCAATGTCTGCGTCCATTACGTCATATTGCTTGTATGATTGAACCCGCGAACCAGGCCCGCGCATCACTTGAGAATACCATGTTAGCGACGACATTGAGCTCAAATCTGTAGCTCGCGGATCATATGCGTCAGTAGACAATGTAGTGTAAAATTGCTTTCGCGTTTTTGGCGTTACAATACGCCACATACCAGCATAATTACTCACTTTACTGGATTCCTCTCATAGTTATTTCAAACGGACCGTGGTCCTAAAATTCTGTCTGCCATCATAGCGGAAGAGCTAAAATCTGCTTTTACTCTAGATTGCCCAATCAATTGTCCAGTCAACTTTAACTGCTCTTGATCAGTCATTAGATTTTGTTGTAATACAGCCAACATAGATTGAAGAATGCCAACAACATCAGGTGATGCAAGTGAAGTTGTTTCTGTATTACTTGTGGTAGAGTTAGTTGTGCCCTGTTCTGATGATTGCTTATTTATTTGCTCAGGTGCTACTTGCGTTGGCTTTTGAACCTCTGGAGTAGCTTGTATAGGTTTTGCTGCTTGCTGTTGCGTACCGACAAGAGTTTTTGCATCACTAACTATAGTGCTAGCCGCAGGCAATCCATACATAACATTGTTAAATTGCTTTGCTGTAGCAGTAGCTTGATCAACTGCTTTCTTTCCCTCTTTATTAGCTTCTGCAGCTTTAGCTTTGTTCTCTTCTGAAATTTTTGAAAGAGTAGCATTTTTGTCTGATACTAGTTTTTTAGTGGTTGCTGCAGTTTCTGCAGCAGATTCATTTAACGCAGACTGGGCGCCTTCTAAAAATTTAATTAACTTAGAATCTTTTGGCAATATGTATTTCAATAATCCAGCTATTCCACCAGCTATTCCACCAAGTAGCTCTTTAAATGTTTGATTAATACCAGCTACTACCCCGTCAAAAATGTTTCTTAATGGTTGTATTAAGTCATCACCAAAAACAAATGCCATTGAATCTATGATAAGATTTGGTATAGCAGTCAAAAATGCAGTTGCTACACCAAAAATAGTATTCATTATCCCGCCACTTGGATTTAATGCTGCCGTCATTTCACCAGTAAAAATTTCCATTCCTGCAGTAATTAATCCGCCAATAAGCGGTAACTTTTTGATTGCTGGTAATAATCCACTAAATGCATTCCCAATAGCTGACATTCCTGGGATTGCTTGCGCAAATCCAGATATGGAGGTTGCCATACCCTTTAATGACGGGATGATGGAAGATAATTTAGATGGGATACTACCAAATAATCCCTTGATAGTTTCAATAGGTGTTTTAATTAAAGAAGCAATATTTCCAAACTGCATAGAACTCATTAGATTCTTAATTGCAGTAAATGGCTTTGAAACAAAATTGAATATTGAATTACCTGCGCCAGCAAATAAATTCTTAACTACTTCAAGAGGGCTCGTAATTGCAGATGATAGTGATAGAGCATTATAGGTTTTTCTAATTGTGTCAAATGCGCTTAAGGCTCCGCCTTTTAAGAAAGAGAAAGTTTTACTTGCAGAATTAGAAATTAAGGCTGTTACCCGACCGGCTTGATAGCCAAAACTGTAAAATAGATTTTTAGCTTGTGTAGCTGCATCAGCCGCGACTTTAGCTGCTCCACTAACTGCACCACCGCCAGGTCCTCCAGTAAAAGCACCACCCAACATTCGCATTAATGGGCCCTTAAATGCAAACGCTACAGCACCGCCTATTGCTGCTGATAGCCCAGCTAAAGGACTCTTAAAAAACCCGTTGATAATAGTTGCAAATTGTGCAACAGCTTGTTCAAAAACACCAACACTTTTACCAAAATCTGCATTTGCCCCGGCCCTTCCACTTTCTTGTGCTAAAGTAGCGGCTCGAGAAGCATCCATAATTTGACCAGCGCCAGACCCCTTAATTGTTTTTTCTAGTTCATCAAGTTGATATTCATAACCCAGATTTCCAGTTTGCTGGGCCATTAATCTTTCACTTTGGATACGCTTATCTAATGATGCGAGGACTGATTGATATTCTGCTTCTTCTTGAGTGGATCGTGAAGCACCTTTAAGAGTCAATTGAGCCAGTCTTTGAGCTTCTCCGCCCATACCAACTATTGCGCCCATTTGACGCAATCGACCGGCAGATTCATATCTGGTCGATGCTCCCTCGCCTCTAGCTGCCATCATTGCAGCACCAAGTTTCTCAGATTGAGCAGTCGTCAATCCCATTTGCTTGCCAAGAGACATGACACTCAGTAATTGCTGTTGACGTGCTTGGCGTTCAGCTGGATGTAAGCCAACAAGTTCACGCTGGGCTTGATCGTTTTCTGCAACTGATCTTACTAAAGTGCCAAATTCTGCTGCTGACATGTTGGTAGCTTTACGCAGCTTCTCAAACATGCTGATTTGATCAGCTGCTGCACTTGTCAATTTATTTTGGCTAACACCCATTCGAGTGTTACTATCAGCTAATGATGCCTGTAATGCACGGGCTTCATTACCGAATACGCCTAATTCCGCTAATTGCTTATCAGCAGATGAAATGGTTTTATTGAAATCTGCTAAGCTCGAGCTTCGAGTTACTGCCGTATTATCCTTAAGGATCGACATATACTCTTCAAGGCTCATACCGGCAAGAAGAGCGTTTTTATACAAAGTCATTAACGACTCTGTAGACCCCATGCCAACACCAGCTATTTTGAAGAAGTCTGAAGTGACAGTTACAATAACTTGCTTTAGTTTGTCAAATTGTTGCCCAAGCCCATGCAGCATTGAACCAGTGAAGGTCAAATTAGTATTAAATCCATTTGTGGATTTAGCCAACTTTTCATTTTCTTCTTTAACTGCTTTAGTAGCTTTGACAGTATTTTCCGCTGGCTTTTGGGTTTCTTTAGAGAAGAATTTACCTAAAACCTTATTGGAAATAGCAGACCAAGTAGATTCATCTTGATTTTGCTCAGGTCTAGCATCAACGCGTTCACAAACGCAATCTGACATTTTCTGCAACAATGATGTGCTAGTGGCTAGTGTCTTTTCAATTGACAAATTAGTGTCAATTAATTTGAGCACTGCTTTATCTAGACTTGTTAAATTCAAGGTAACTGGCTGAGCGCTCTTAACTTCGACAGATTCAAGAGAACTCATAAACTTCGCAAACTGACTACCAAATGCACCAAATGCAGAAGTAGCCTTGGATACCTCAGATTTAAGCCCAGAGACACCCGTTATCAAGCCATATATGGAATCTTTAAAACCCTTAAGGGAAGCTGCAGAGGCCTTAAATTCGCGCTGAATAGACCTGTTTTCTTTTTGTTCTGACCTATCATTCCCACGTGCAGGAGGCAGAGTTTTATTTGCAGACAACGAAGTTGTATTTTTTAACAGCTTTTCAATGTTCTGCAGGGTTTTTAGAATTTCGGCATCCATGAGATCATCCTAGGTTTCAGCCCTTTCGGGTGAAGCTAAATAGATAGTAGAAAACTATCGCAACATTGTCTATTTAGAGAATGTGAACATTCCTATTTTTCTCACTAAAACTTAATTATGAGCAGCACACAGCAAACAGTCAATCCACTATTATCCAAAGTAAAGTTACCAGGTCGGGTATTTCAACTCCCATCATTAGGAGCTTTTTATTCCAATGGTGAATTAGATATTTCTGTCAAAGAAGGTGAAATGCATATTCACCCAATGACAGCATTAACAGAAATCAACTTGAAGAACCCGGACCTGTTATTTAATGGTACCGCATTAGAAGCAGTAGTGGCAGAATGTGCTCCAGGAATTAAAAAGCCCCTCGAACTATATGGTAGAGACATTGATGCGCTGCTTTTCTTCTTGCGTCTAACCACTTATGGTTCGGAGTATCGCATTGAAGTGACGCATGATTGTGAGAATGCAAAAAAGCATTCTTATGTGGTTGACTTAGAAAGTTTGGCAGCTTCGATGAAAAAGCTGGATCCTACCCTAATCGAGGTAAAGCGGGTAGTGATAGTAGATGGTCAGTTTAAAGTTGTCACGCGTCCAATGCGTTTTTCAGATGTAGTGAAGTTATTCCACCAATCTGAAGGTAAAAAAGAATTAACTCAAGATGACATTAAGAAAATTGCTATGAGCAATCTTTTAAGTATGATCGAAAAGGTTGATGACACGTCCGATCCAAAGTTCATTGAAGAATGGCTCAAGACACTCACCACCCCGTCAATCAATAAGATCACCGAAGCAGCATCCCAGCTTAATGACTGGGGCCCAGATCAAGTTGTAAAGTTGAAGTGTCGTGACTGTGGAGAAGAAATGAGGGTTGAATTACCATTGAACCCTGTCAGTTTTTTCTCAGAATGATTTCGAGTGGCGATCGCACCGGGATCATAGCAACAATAGATCGATTGCAGCTTGAAGCTAAATCTTTACTACAATCCGCAATTGAAATATCATACTTTTCAAAAGGCGCTATACCTTACGAAACAGTGCTGAATATGTCTGCTGTTGAAAGAGATTTAGCTGTAGAATTCTTAAACAAACGACTTAAAGAAGAAGCAAAAAATCCATTCTCACGCTAAAAAGGGTAGCAATGCTACCCTTTTTCAATTTCATGTGGACAACTTAAGTTGAAGTTTATCCATTATCGAATCGATGTTTTTAATGTACGATTCAGGTATACCGTCAATCCCATCGTGCACCATGATACCGTGTCGGCCACATTCTTCCCAAATAGCATATCGCGCAGTTCTTTCCCACTCAAAATAGTTTCTGAAAATTACTTTTTGATTTAGTCGTGATGGATGTCTTTTAGTAAGATATAAACACGCCATCTTTTTAGCTGTACTAAATTGATGGGAAATTTGTTGAAACCTATTAGCAGCTTTGACCAAATATTCTTCATTTGAATCACGCATACATTCAACAAGCAATTTTGCTGATTCAGAATAATTGCTGCATTTTGTCAGATCTGCAGATATTCGAGATCCATTGGCAATAGCCATGATGATCTGTTTTATGCTCTTGATATTATTCTCTGTGTATGGCAAATTCATTACATCTTGACACAGATATTTTCTAAATTGCTCTTTGTCATAAATCAAATCAACTAAATCTGGTATAGCGGTTTTCATACTATGAAATGAATCATAGCACGGTTGCACTGACTTGATCATAAACTGAACATATGCAGAATCAAGGTCAATCCCAGGTCCAAATAACTTTTCTCTCAGCCAAGAGGGCCAAGTCTCAATTGCTTGAATAGGCCAAATGCTAGTATCGCGTTGTTGAAGTTTTCCACTTTTCTGAAAAATAAACTCTACCGCATCGCCTTGATTTATCAGCCACTTAACTTGGGGCCAAAGATCATAGCGCTTATTTTCTAGTAAAAGCTGTTCTATACTATCCCGATTGAAGATGTTTACTGTTGACACAGTACCATCTTTTGGTTTTGAAGGAGGTATATATGCTGCCTTTGGGATTTCCAACTTGATCTCTTGGGATAATTCAAACCCAATTTCTTTAGGGATTAAGCGAGACACCTCATAATGATCAGCATCTATGCAAAAACCGCGTTGATCAACTTCAAAGAAATAATCAATAATGACTCGATAATCGCGGACTTGCTGACGCAAATCAGTAAGACGGATTTCAGTATAGTTGAACCCGCGGGGATTCATTTGACATGAATAATGCAGGTTTGCTACCCACAAAATAATAGATTGGCGTAATGCTACTTTAGTAGGATGTATACGTTGGAGATTTGGCCAAAATTTTCTCCAATGTAGAGGACTAGATTCCTCAATTTCTCGATTAAGAGATAAGTCAAACGGGCGTGTCATGCTGTTATTCTAACACGCCGTTGCTTTCATTCTATCCAAAAATCTTTATGTTTGAGAACTTCTTCAAGGATACCAACTTTGATGCTAGACAGATTTTCTCTCGGTAGAATCATCTTAATGCAGTCAACTGGCATATTGTCGTCGGTACATGCAATGAAAATAGGTGTATGATTCCACTTAAAGATTAGGACTGGAAGTTTATCGATCTTTTGAGCGTCATCCTCTGATTCTTTCATCCATTTGAAGATTAAGCCCGATCCCATCATAACTGATGTAAAGTGATCCTGCGTTGCATAGAACTTACATTCACATGATACTTTAAACTTCTTGCCTATTTGTTTTTCATTAACTGGGACAACATCGCCAACAAAAATCTTTAATGCCTCTTCACCGAACATTTGGCCAATGGTAGCAAAGTTCTTTCCGCCAACTCGTGCCCCAGATCCAGGGGTTCGAATAAAGTTCATTGGTGCTAATTCTTTTGACAACAGTTTTGCTACTGTCAATTCAAAGCCATTTCCTTTTTTCTTAGAAGTATTTTTTCTCTTAGGCTTCTCGGTTTTTTCAGCAGTCATTATTAAACTTTCTTTCTTGGTGATGATTCAAAAGTACCACGATTTTCTACAGTGAACACAAATTCTTTTCCATCTAATTCTCTCAAAAGGTAATCACCCTTTTTGAGCGTGAATGAAGTACCGTCTGTCATAATTTCAACCGGATCTTGATTCCATTTAATTGCTTCAATTGTACCTTGTAAAAGGTATTCTTTAAATCCCTCAATATCAGCTTTTGATGTTTGGGATGCTAAACGAAATAATTGATCAATTTGCACTTCTTTGTAAGAATCTTGGAATTTACGTTTTCCATTCTCTGTTAGCTCAAATACATCGTAGAAACCCTTTTTCTCTTCAGATGGCTTGATAAGAAATTTAGTAGTGATTTCATAAGTAGACGCAGAATCCTTATTTTCATCCCAAACTGTTGAAGCCTCTTTTTGTTCTAATTGACTTTCTTGCAGTTCCAAAAATTGTTTTAATGTTACTTTTGCCATAGTTACTTTCCAGTGTGACATGCTAATGAACTATTTAGCGTTCACTCATACAAATGACAACCTAGAAACTCGGTTACAGGAATTTCCACATTGTGATAGAATGTTCAAATCATTCATGTAGGAGAAGAACAATGAAGATTATTGCGGTAAGTGGTGCGCAAGGTTCAGGAAAAACTACTCTGTTAGAAAAACTTAAAACTAAAGATATACTGGTTGACGACTTCAAGGTTTCGAGAACCGTGCAAAAGAAAATGGGATGGGCTTCACTAGATGAAGTGTATAACAACCCAACTAAAATGATGCAATTCCAGGAGCAAATCCTACATGCCAAGTTTGCTCATGATAAACAACTGGCTGCTCGAGATGGGGATAATGTCATTCTAGTAGAGCGCTCATTTACCGACATTCACGCATATGCAGAATTATGGTTTGATCGTATGGGCATGCGATTAAATCCATCCTATAACCAGTGGATGTCGTCGTACAAGATGACATGCTTACTCTGTCAAACGCTGTATTCCGGGGTTATCATGGTACCATTAATGAAAAACATTCAATGGGAAGATGACCCAAAACGTGCATCAAAACAAGATGCTGAAATTTGTTATGGCAAAATGGCGTCATTCATTACAGATTTCAATTTGGCAGATCCTTCTGTTCCGGTACACACTATTGAGAATGAATCTCTCACCAAACGTGTAAATGAAACACTTAAATTTTTGAAAACTTTTTCTACAAAGGAAATCTTACAATGAGTCGAAGCGCTAAACCCAAATTCATCCTAGCAATTGACTGGGAAACTTCAGGTACCACTTTTGCATCGTTTGAAGAAACATTCAAGCAGTTTCAAGGTATTACTTTTGGTGCTATTATTGTAGATGCCGAAACTCTTGAGCCAATTGAAACGCTATATCGCGAGATCAAATTTGATCCAAAATATACGTGGTCTGCAGAGGCAGAAGCTATTCATGGAAAATCTCGAGAATATCTTGGGGAACATGGAGTAACGTCTGAAGAGGCAGCTTTAGATCTTGCTACTCTTATCGTCAAGTATTTTGGGATTGATGGTAAAGTTATGTTTGCTGGACATAACACTTGGTTTGATATTCATGCAACTAAGCAACTGCTTGAGCCAAATGGAGTAATGCCGCAAATACACCATGTGGTCCTTGACAGTTCAGTGGTGGCATTTGCATGTATTGGTGAATACAAATCTGATGTAGTTTTTGAACTTCTTGCTGGCGTTACGCGCGGTTCCCATAATGCTCTTGAAGATGCTATGGCATCTCTCAAGGCGCTTCAGATGTGTCGACAACTTGTTAACATTGGATTATCGCAATGAGTAGCCAAAAAGAAGACTTCTATGTCCTAGAAAACATAGAAGTCAAGAAGACCGGAAGAGTAGCTGTTAGACAATTGGCGTCTATCAGCAAACGAACTATTGAGTTAGTGGAAGTGACACCAGCTCATGAGAATGATGGATCATGGACCAAATGGGTTTCTGAATCATCGCTCTTTCTTATAGTAGATGGCAAATCTAAATAGTCCATAATCTGTTTAGAAAGTGCTTTGCTATGAAAAAGTATGCAAAATTAAAATGTTCAGAATGTGCTCGTACTATTGACCAACTAGTCAACATATCTCATTTTGTGCCAAATCGGTGTAACATCACTTTAGGGTGCGAGGGTTTGCTGTCAATTGAGGGATACACGAATAATGGAAATACTATTCGTGGTACTCCATCGGACAATGATGTTAGTAATTGGGCGCCTAGAGGATCCCGCATTATTAGCGCTATTGAATCAACTGAATCACCACTGATTAATTTAAGTACTGGTACACTTCAACAGATCATTTTGGCGGTCAAGAATCAAGACACCATTATTGATGACATATCATCAGTCAATCTTACTTTTGTAGTTGAGGATGATACTCCAAAAGATTATCGAAAGTACACTTTTAGAAAATCTGTACCTACAAAAATCATAAATGGTGTTGAAGACGGTGTTGAAAAGAAGACATTACGATACTCACTTGTTGGTTCTGATCCTGATGTTATTAGCGTGTTTGTCAATGGAATTCAGGTTGATGAAGGTACCGGTGCTGGCCAATATCAGCTATATTCTGGTGATTCTTCATCTCAAGTACCGCCAAATGCAATTCTGTTCAATAACCCCATTGCAGGCACCAGTATTCAGGTTGATGTTGTTATTTCTAAATCACGACCAACTTCAACCCTGCAATTACCATTCTCAAGAATGATATCCGATAATTCTAGAGTTGGTACTGGTTCATGGGAGGGTGTCAACTATGTCACAATAATTGATAGTTCTGCCCAAAAATGGTACTTGTTCTATTGTGATCTATCAGAGCAAGCTTTGCTCCCACTGAATAGCAAATTACGAATTTCTACTGATTTTCCGCCAATGCTTTCAGATGGATCCTCAAAAGATCTCAATCTTGAAGAATGCGCTTTTCTACTAAGTGTAGATGGGGTATTCACCTATCTGGACCAAATAAAATCTAAGTACATCCCACTTTCCGGATTAAACTCTGATACAAAATATCTTACAATTAAACTTGTAGATGGTGTTAAGCATTTGTATGCTACGGAAATTTCTGTCAAAGATATTTTCCCAGTTATGGTTACGACCAACTACTATGCTAGAACGGCGTTAATGAGTAATTTAACTGGCAATAGCGAAGCAGTCAAACTTGATAATCAAATAATCCTCGGGCCAGATTCATGATAGAAGCACCTCAAGGTACTCCATGTGTAATTTCAATTTCCCTCAAGAAGGATGCTTCACAAGTAGTTTTTGCTAACTACTTTGTTGGGGCTCATTCTGGTGATATTGATTCGAGTTGGATTATTTCCAAAGAATATGACAGCGATATTGAGGGATTTAGCATTGCTTCAAACTTCATAAAGAGCATTAAGCTAAATCTCCCGATTGAAGCTGACTATTCTGAAAAATTCAATCCAATCTACCTTCCACAATCAATCAAAGAAGATGATATTGATTTTGATGTTGATGGTGAAATTGTCGGTGTAGCAGGCTTCAGTAATCCATACGCAATCTCAGAAATTATATTGGCATTAGCTGAAGATGTTTTGGCAAAAGGCAAAGTTATCTATGAAGACTTTGATTTGCCTGACGTTTCAGTAGCAATGCTGGTAGATAGCCAAGACCATGTCAAAAAAATCAACTAGTTTTTACCAGTATGCGATTAGTATTAATTTTTCGCTGCTTAACATACCTGGTTTTCTAAAAGCTGCCCCATTTGCAAATTCTGTTATTTTGTCTTCAAAAAGATTTGAACATCTGCAGTCTGCTGTAGTATCATGTGATTCAGTAATGAATGAATGTCTTAAGGACATCAATCAACAATCAGCAAATGTGTACAAATTGATTGCCGAAATTAATCCTGAATTAAGTGGAATTGAATCTTATTCCCCAGATTGGCAAGAAAACCAATTATCAAAACTTTGGATTATTCCTGAGTCAACAGATTTTGCAAATCAAGAAGCTGTAGAGGCAGTTGCATTTGCAAACATTGTAGAAATCCCTCTGTAAACTAAAGAAAGAAATTATGAATAATCCGCTTATTATTAAAGATGAAGCTCCTCGTTTTCGTAGTATTCAAGACATCCTGCGTGATGATCGGCTCAAAGCTAAATTGACCCAGCTCGTTGATCAAGCTGTTACATGCAAGACGAAGATCCAACTCGAGCAAGAACACATCAAACAACTTCGTGAAGTTGCAAAGAAGGAGCTTGACCTGAATCCTAAAATCTTCAGCTTCTATGTCAAAGCTGCGTATGATAATGACTATTCTTCTAAGAAACAATCTCTTGAAGAAATGCTTGCGCTAATCAATAGTGTGACTGGTATTGAAGACGATTCTGACAACTGAGCATGACACAACCTAAGAAACTAACAAATTTCATCTCTGCTTATCATGACCGTAAGTCAGATAAAGTGTTAGTTTGGGAACGACCAATTGAAGGTGGGCCTCGTACTCTGGTTGAGTATGATGCCCCTAGATATTTTTACGTCCCTGATGAAAATGGTGATAGAAAAACAATCACTGGAGAAACTGTAAAGCGCGTTGATTGTTACGATGAAGAAGAATTCAACAACTTGTGTAGGTCATACAGAGTAAAGTTTGAATCTGATGTTCAGCCTGCAGCTCGAGTGCTGATGGATGAATATTACGATCGTCCTACGCCTATCATCAATTATGGCTTTATCGATATTGAAACAGACTATTCTTCGGCAGCAGGTTTGGGTTTCTCATCTCCAGAGAATCCATATGCTCCCATCAACGCAGTCACTATCTACCACTCAAATTCAAAGAAGTATGTGACTTTTGCAGTTCCTCCTCCTGGTTGGAATGGTAAAGTCGGATTTGAAGATCGATTAAAGAAGGTTCTACTTGCACATGATGTCAAGATTTTTCCAGAAATCTATCTATGCGCCAATGAAAAAGAGTTGCTAGCAGGTTTTCTGGAAGAGATTGAGGATCTTGACATTATCAGCGGTTGGAACTCTGAGTTCTTCGATATTCCATATATTGTCAAGCGAATTCAGCGAGTTTATGGCGATAAGATTGTAGCAAGGATGTCCTTTAAAGGCGCGCAAGCACCACGTGAGTCCACAGTGATGCGGTTTGGCTCGCCTGCTATAGTCTATCAGCTTTATGGTAGAACACACCTGGATTACCTGGATGCCTTCAAGAAGTTCACCTTCGAAGGTCGCACTTCATACTCTCTTGGAAACATTGGTCTTGAAGAACTAGGAATTCCAAAGCTTGATTATGAAGGCACGCTTGAGCAGCTTTACAAAGGTACATTTGAGCCAGATATTTCTCGTACAACCTTTGAGCAAATTCTAGAAATTGAAGATGAAGTTCTTCGCCTAGCTAATATTCGAGCATGGTTAAAACGTGAATCTGTAAATGATGTGTCTTTGAAAAAGGAATATGAAGAGATTGATAGAGAATTCAAAGATGCTTCATTCTTAAAATTTGTTGCTTATAACTTGCATGACGTTCAGCTTCTAGTTATGCTTGATGATAAGTACAAATTCATTCAACTTGTCAATCAAATGGCTCACGAAAATACAGTGCCATTTGTAGCTATCATGGGTACTGTTCGATATGTTGAAACTGGTATTATGAATCGTGCCCATCATGTTCATAATCTAGTTTGTTTCAACAAAGAAATTATTGAGCATGCAAACGAAAAGGTTGAGGGTGCCCTGGTTCTTACACCGCTTGCAGGTTTGCATGATTGGGTGGCATCTGTTGACATTAACTCGCTGTATCCATCAGTGATTCGCGCCTTGAACATGTCGCGTGAAACTGTTATCGGACAGTTTGCAGAAGGCGAATATGCTTGGTTGGGAATTGTAGCTGAAGATGCAAATCAATGGACACTCGAGTTTGATGAATTTGCTCCAGAGCAGAAGACCGGCAAAGAGTGGAAACAGATTATGAAGGATATGAACTGGGCAATCTCTGCTTATGGAACAGTGTTTGATCAAAATAAGATTGGGATGGTAGCAGACACTTTGACATTCTGGTTTTCTGAGCGTAAACGATTGCAAGCAGAAAAGAAGAAATGGACCAAGGAAATGATTTCATTGAAAGAAGTAACTGGCATAAAATTGACTGAGGACATTTTGGAACAACTGAAAAATGAACATTGATGAAATTAGAACAGGAATAAAAAATGGCAGTTTGATTCTTGATGGAAGCAAACTGTATACACGAGAAGAATATGAAAAGATCCAATATGCTGCTCAACAAGCAGAACACTACGATCTTTTACAGCTTACGAAAAAAATTCAGCTTTGATTTAGAGCCTTCAATCAGCAATGGTTGTCGAAAACCGGGTGAATTCAGGGAAACTCCCAAGTGGACAATCCTGAGCCAAGCCGCTAACACGGAAGGTGCAACGACTAGAGCATATGCTCGTAGGGGTCAAGTGATCTCGAAGCGCCCGGCATCCCATGTGGATGATGATATAGTCTGCTCTCATTGGCAACAATGAGAGGTGATATGGAAACGATATCACCGTAACACTAAGGAACAGCACGTACGGTTCTCTTCTTAACGTGGCCTTCAGATTTGGGCGGCGAGAGGTTGGCGCATCAGTAACCGGGTGTGGGCGTCAAATTACGCATTTCATGAATGAGACTATTGGCGAATTAGTGTCTGGTCAAGAGTGTGTTATTGAAAAACGCTATGCACCATCTCGTTTGGTAACTACAGTTACTGATGAAGGTGAAACTCGATCTTCATATAAAACAGTCATTTCAAGTGATGATCTAGCTTTATACCGTAAGCATTGCAAATGGAACGAGTTGGAAAAATTCCCAACGCGGGCTGGCGAACTGCTAATGTACAAGGGAACTGCGCATCCATGCTATGGCGCATTCTACTATTCGAAAAACACTCAGTGCATCTATTCTGATACCGACTCTGCGTATTTCAGCATTCCTGTCGACAACTATGAAGATGCTGTAACTATTGCTGATGATGTTGCTTCTACAGTGAATGACATGTTCTCAGCATTCATGAAAAAGAGTTTCAACTGTACTGAAGGTCGTGAAGATCTTATTAAGGTAGCACGTGAAGTAGTTGCAGAAACTGGTTTATTCTTGACTGCAAAGAAAAAGTACACGCTTAAAGTAGTCAACTTAGAAGGTCTTGATCTTCGTGAAAAACCTAAACTGAAATCGATGGGTTCAGAAATCAAGAAAGCCGACACTCCTAAAGTCATTCAAGATTTCTTGAAGAAACTGATGGATTTGATTCTTGATAAAAAGCCGTATTCAGATATTGAAAAACTAGTCAATGAATCTCGTGGTAAATTGATTCATAAGTCGGAAGATGTTCTTGCTCTTGGCGGCGCTAAGCAGATTAATAACCTCGACAAGTTGTATGCTGATTGGACGTTGAATGAGAAAAAGAACAATAAGAAGATTAATCTCCCAGGACATGTAAGAGCAGCAATCAACTACAATGAACTAATTACTCAATTCCAACCTGATGCACCTATGATCAAATCAGGTGATAAAGGTGTCGTTTTTTACTTAATGCCCAATGAGTTCGGTCTTAAATCAATCGCATTCCCTTCTGACTTAATGCATATTCCTCAATGGTTCAACGAAAACTTCAGGATTGATATGGCGCTAACAGAAGAAAAATTGATTGACTCAAAAATTGAAGGTATCTTTGATGCAATGGGAATTGAAAAGCCAACGCTGCAAGGAAGCTATATCAATTCCGTGTTCAAATTTTGATGTTGAAAACCGCTTACACTTTGTTACAATTAGACTATGATCAAATTTACTCCTCAAGATATCACGGCATTGAAAAATGCTATTTCTGCAGCTCGCTTAGTTGGTGTTGATGCATTTGTTATTCGAGATGGAAAAGTAAGTGGTGTGTCTGAGAAGATGAATGGCTGCATCTTCTCAGATTTTTCATTTACCGACAATCACGATATCAAGATTGGCTTAAATCGTCTTAGCGAACTTGACAAACGTTTGTCTCTTTTTGGTGATAGCATTGACGTGACTTTAGATGTAACATCTGAAGGTAAAGCTAAAATTATGCACATCAAGACGGCATCTGGTCGAGTTGAGTTTAGATGTACAGATCCAAAGATGATCAAAGCGCCTACAGAAATTACAGATCCTGTAGTTGCAGTGGGTGTAATGTCTAAAGCAGAAGTATCGCAGATTGTTCGTGGCGTCAACGTGCTGTCGTCTGAAAAAATCATGATGCACATTGACCGCAACCAAATTATCCGGTTTGAAGCCAAAGACAGTACCAACGATACGTTTGAATTCAAACTTGAAAATCCTGCCGAGTTTATTGATGAAGCAACTCCAATGTTGACAAGCTTCGACGGAGCAGGCGGGGTTATTGCAAAACTTCTTGATGCTTCAAGTAAAGAATGCGATCCAGTCACATTCTCTATTTCTCAAACTGGGCAACTTCGAGTTACGTATAACTCGTATGAGTTGATTGCCATTCCTAAAATTGACACTTACTGAAAGATGAACTATGGACGATATTGAAAAAAGCCGTGCTGAATATGTGGCAAAGCTTGAGGCCCAGTTGAAGCATGCTACACAGCAGCTCAATGCTTATAAAGCAGATGCAGTTAAGTGGACGCCAGTGGCTAAAGCCGAAATCACCAATAACATGTTGAGTGTAGCAGTTTCTTTTGCTGGTAAGAAATCACAAGTCAATATTGATTACACCAAGATCAATATCGAAGATACGACTACTTTGGTAACTGAAATTGTTGATGCTTTTGTGAAGTCTAGCATTGCTGATCGATTCAAAGAAGTCATCAAACCAGAAGTAGAACGCGTTCTTGCTTCTGCAAATAAAATTCAATCAGCAGGAAATTGGTAAGATGTTCAAATTCATTAGCAAATTTGTCAATTCACGTCAGCTTTATCTGAAGTCACAGGAAAAGTCTAAAGAACCCTGGTCTTGTTTCGAGGTTGTTGGATTTGAAAATGATGGGCGTATTAAGGTTGAGTTCAACTGGAATAAGCCTTTTATTGAGGCAATCAATAAAATGGGGTTTCAAGCTGAGACTGAAGAAGATACAGTTCAGCTCTTCTTTTATGCTAGCCAAATGAAACCAACGGATGTGTCTTTTGCTGAAGAAGATGAGCAAGCAAAATCTGCAGCGCACCCAAATTTGATGAATGACATTAATCGGATGGTCAAATGACTAAGAGACTTGTTGTAGATTTGAGCAATTTGTTTTGGCGTTCTGTTGCAGCAGTAAATCGCTATGGTCCAGCAGATGCGAGAGAAACTGCGGGTCTAGGTTTGCACAGTGCTTTAATGTCACTTCGTAAACATTACATGGCAATTAAACCCCAAAAGCTGGCTGTAGTTTTTGAGGGTTCCCAGAACTGGCGCAAAGCATACACTAGGTCAGAAGACTGCTATTCAAAACGTGTATACAAAGCTAATCGAGTAGCAGATCCATCAATGGCGGTTCTTTTTGATGTGCTTCGATCATTTGAAGAACTTGCCAGATCGCATACTAACATTGTCACCCTTACAAATCCCATTCTTGAGGGTGATGATTTGATTGGAGGGTATGCTGATTATTTCGCAGCTCAGGGCGATGAAGTAGATATTCTCTCTGGAGATAAAGACTTCGTTCAGCTTCTTGGCAACCCAAAGATTCGAGTTATTAATCCAGATGACGGAAAGCCGCGCTCTTTGCTGGGTGTGTGTGGTGTAGATGACGCAGACTATTTCATGTTTGAGAAATGTATGCGTGGAGATTCTGGCGATAATGTGCTCCCTGCATTTCCTCGAGTGAGAAAGACTCGTTTACATAAGGCTTTTGGTGTAGTTGGTGATAAAGTTGATTTGCAGCAAGCAGATGCTTTTGAAATGTCTAACTTATTGAATTCAACTTGGGAATTCATGGATCCAGAAACGGGCGATAAGCGAATGATGTCAGTCGATAAGATGTATGAGGAAAATAATCTTCTCATGAATCTTAAGATGCAACCTGCTCCTATTCGTGAGAGGATTGAAGAAGTCATTAAGTTTGAAAGTGAAAATCACGGTCAATTTAACTTCTTTCAATTCCAAAAGTTCCTTGGCAAGTATGAGCTTCAACAAATCTCGGAGAAATCTACTGATTTTGTCCCAATGCTGTCTGGAACAGGTTATCCTGAGCAAATTAATGGTGAAGAACCTGTGAAGAAGATTGTCAGCAAACCAGTTATCAAAGGCTTTGTTTTTTGAAATGACTGATCGCACTATTCTCACTGTTGTTGGGACATCAACTACAATCAAAGCTATTTCCACAAAGCTTCGCTCTAAGTTGTTGAAACCATTTGACTTCTACATTGAAGCAGATGAGCTCACTCTTGAAGAAGCTAAGCAGATTCAAAAAGAAAAACCTGATCTAGTTACGCGTGAAATAGTTAGTGGTGAAAGCTGGTTTTTCATCAAGGTTAAAGAACCAAGAGACTATTTTTTGGTGCAGCATCAATTAAATCTTTCTATTCCCATGACGTTCAATGAAGTCAATAGGGCATTCAATATACATCTCAAGAATGGATGGCAGCAAGATGAAATCAGCATCCTGAAAAAGGTCAGTTAACCTCCGGAGAAGGCTTTTCAATTCTGCTAAATAGTTTTACCACTTGAAAAATAGTGGCTTAATGGGTTTTGCTAAGAAGGTTCTTAGCAAGTAAATCGTTTGACGATATCCCGAATTGGAGAAAAACTATGGCAAAAATTGAAAAGCGCGAAACAAATATGCGTCACGTATATTTGATCGAATGGAATGATGATGGTATTTTGAAAGAAATTGCTGTCGTTATGGAAACTGAAGATGGCACTATTTTCGGTGTTGATGTTGAAAAGCTTCATCCCATTGATAAAGGTCGTCTGAAAAAGATTGTGACTTCAGTACACGCAGACAAATATCCCCTTTGGGAACTCTTGTCTCAAGCAAAGCTCAACAATGGCATGAATGCACTGGATTTCTTCCACGCAAACTATGTTAAGGTTAAGCGACCGAAGGGTTCTGTACTTGGTGGCGGTTTAGCTACTGTGGCTATTGATGCCGATGATGGTACGATGATTGGATCTCAGTTCTCTGATCCACGTGGTGCAGGTGTTGCTTCCGAGCAACCTTCTGTGTTGCGATAATTTTTGGGCAAACCAAAAACAAAGGAGCTTTCGGGCTCCTTTGTAGTTTAGAATAGGCTTGGAACAAGCCTAAAATCAAAATGACTTTCTTAGGTCCTAAAGTTTCTGCTTTGGGTTAAGATCTCGCAAAAAGTCATTATTGGAGAAAATCTTATGACAAAATTGAAACACCTTTTACTAGGTCTGGCGCTCTTTACACTTTCAAATAACCTATCAATTGCAAATTCAATTGATCATGAAGCTATTGAATTTGCAAAAGAAATCGCAATTGAGCATGATCATCCTGAGAATTTGATAGCAGCCATCATTATGGTTGAATCAAAGGCTGGTAAACATCCTAAGTATGAAATTGTTCGTAATGGAAAAAGCACCTATTACGGTATGGCACAATTGACCATTGGTGCTGCTAAAGATGTCCTCAAGCAATGGCCATATTTGCTTGAAAAATATGATGTGCAAAAATCTGACAAAGCTATCAAGCATGCACTTGCATATGATTTCAAATTCAATATTGAAGTAGCATCAAAGTACTTGCTAATGATTAGAAATCGGTTTGGATTTACTGGTAGCACGCTGATTAATTCCTATAATCAAGGACCTGGATCTAAATCAATTTCTAATTCAAACTTCTATTATGCTAAGAAGGTTCGGCACTACATGGGAATCCTCTAATGAGGTTACATTCATTAGCTGAAAATGTTAGAATTAGCTAATGCAGAAAATAGTATCTCTTCGTGAGCTTATTCAAAATAATATTCCTCTGGGAAGGCAACTGCCATCTGGCTGGTTTATTAGCAAATGCCCGGTTTGCAATGACTATAAAGAACGTGCAGGCTTTTTGTTTGAAGGCGATAACGTAGTTTGGCATGATTTCAACTGTGGCGCTGCATTCAACTATGATCACAGTACCGGTCATTTATCAAAAAGCGCATCTCGAGTTCTAAAAGCATATGGTCTAAATGATGATCAACTAGCTCAGATAACTGCGCATAAGTTCTTCGTTAAACCTGAAGAATCTAAAGACATTACTTTAGACACTCTCAAAAAGAAAGTCAATCTAAGTACCCCAGAGATTGACTTTCCCCCATCTACATTTTTTCTTGGTGATGATCGAGCTAAAACTATTCAGCAACCGCTAATTGATTATTTGAATTCAAGATCAATTGATTACACTAGGTTGAAGTGCGGCTTCAGCTTAAATGAGAAGTGGTTGAATCGAATCATCATTCCAGTTTATCGAAATGGCAAGCTCATTTATTGGCAAGCACGTAGTATATTGCCAAATGACAAAATGAGGTATAAATCCCCGAGCACAAATAAAGAAGCGGTGATGTGGGGATATGATAATCTGTTTAAGAACTTTGACTATCCGCTATTCATTGCTGAAGGCATTTTTGATGCTTATGAATTTGATGGAGTAGCATTGCTAGGCTCTTCATTGAATGAAGCCAAGATTGAAATCTTGAAGAAAAGCCCACGCAAAAAAGTATTTGTCATTGACAAGAACAAGAACGGAGCCAGAGTTGCTAATGATGCTCTTGATCTGGGATGGGACATTACATTCGTGGATGATAGAGCAACGGACGTAAATGATAGTGTCAAAAAGTTTGGTAGAAGTTTTACTGCATGGTCTCTTATGAAGAATATGAGTAAACCGGATACTATTACAACTTCTGAAAACAAATCTCTAACTACAATGTTGGCATTGAATATGGCAGTTGCATTGTCAAAACTTAAAGGTACGAAATGAGTGAAGCATTGATTGATGATACCGCGCAGCGGTTATATATTGCAAGTATGATTAGCAATCCGGGATTATTTGCACGGGTGCATCATTTGATTAAACCAAGCTACTTTGACCCATCGTTGCAAAAGACAATCTCTTTCATGAAAGAGTATTTTCAAGAGCAGAGAAGTGTGCCGCCTTCTCATATCGTTGAGGTAGCCACTAAGGCTAAAATCGATGCGATTCCTGCTTTGAATAAAGCAGATGCTCAATACATTGCAGAACAAATTGCGTCATTTTGTCAAATTCGCGCAGTCACTGAAGCTGTTTTGAGAGCTCCATCTCATATTGAGAAGGGTTCTTTTGGCCAAATGGTCAATGAGATCAAGCTAGCATCTCAGATTGCACTGCACAGTGATTTAGGTATTGACTACTTCAGCGATCCTATTTCTCGGTTAACTGCTTCCGAATCTGCAGAAATTTTGATTCCAACTGGCTGGAATTCTGTTGATGATTTGATTGGCGGTGGTATTGGTCGACAAGAATTGATTCTATTTTTGGCTAATAGCGGCGGTGGTAAATCTGTAGCAAAGTTGAATCTCGGTTACAATTTGTTGAAAGCCGGGTTGAATGGTGTTTATATTACGCTCGAAATGCGTGATCGAGTAGTTGCAAAACGTCTTGACTCCATCATCAGCCGTATCAGTGGTAAGAACATTTTTGCCAACAAGCTTAAAGTCGGGCAAGATATTGAAATTGCTCGTGATTCTGGTTTTGGTAGATTCTTCATCAAGCGAATGAGAGAGACTACTACGACTGCAGATCATATTACTTCATATCTGCGCGAGTTGGAAGTTGAGTGCGCATTTAGACCAGACTTCATTATTGTTGATTACTTGGATCTGATGGCTTCAGTTCAAAAGCACGCAGGAGATTCTCTGTTTGTCAAAGACAAATTTGTTGCTGAAGAAGTGCGCGCAATTGGATTTGACTTTGATGCAGTAGTTATTAGTTCGAGTCAACTAGGACGCTCCGCAATTACCGCTACTCGTGAACAAAAGAGTCTCGGGCAAGATATGATTCAGGGCGGCATCTCGAAAATCAACACTGCTGATCTGGCAATTGCTCTTGTTAAAGATGAGGCTATGGATGCTGCAGGTTTGTATCGTTTTGAATTCCTCAAGTCCCGTAACTCTAGTGCCGTCAACAAAAAGCTAGAGATGGATTGGAATGCCGAAAGCTTGAGAATCTCTGATATGAAATCTAATCTTAAGCTTGAACGTCCAACTGGTAAAAAACCAATGATGACAACTGTGACTCCAGGCGATCGTTCTGATTCACTTGAATCACTGCTGAATCAAGGTTGAAAAAGGCGTTTTTGAGCGCTAAATAGACAGACCATTAACATAACATTTGGAGTTTAACAACTATGGATCAAGCTAAAAATCATCTTACTATTGATGGCGTCAACTACGATGTTGCACAATTTTCTGATACAGTGCAACAAGCAGTAACGGTGTATCATAAATTTGCTGCTGATCTCCAGCAAGCACAACTTGAAGTGCTTAAGCTTCAGGCAGCTATGCAAACTATCGGCTCCCAAATTGGTGATGCCGTAAAGAAAGAGCTTGCTGCTAAGGATGAGCCAGCTACGGCTGAGTAATTTCTGTGTAGTTGATTAAAAAGGGTGTTCATTGAACACCCTTTTTGTCATTTGAGCCAAAAACGTCTAAATAGACAATTGAAACAAATTCAAGGTCAGTCCATGTCATCAACTTTTTTGTCAGAAGGTATTAGCCATATTGAAGATCTTCCATTGGAAGATTTTATTTCTGTGCTAAACCGATTATCAGATTTAAAGGGTCTAGAAAAGGTTGATGGTGCTCAGCTTTGGATAGGCGTAGATGATGACGGCCAGTTTTATACTTCCCGTGAGGGGAAACGATCGGCAGCAATTAGGTACTATTCACCAGACGAATGGCCCAAAATCGCAGATTTCAATCAATTCAGAGCAGCACATATAGCCCTTTCAAATATAGAAACTGATATTAAAAAAGTATTATTTCCTGGTGCTACTGTTGAAATAGAAGTTTTGTTCGGCGCACAACCGAACACCGTCAACTATGGTGGATCTGGCAATTCTTATTTGGTCATATTACGCGGTGCTGCTGGTACTCCAGATAATGTGGCAGATGAGTTGGCTGCATCTCTAGCTAACCAAAAGATAGATACTGAGGTTGAAGTAGTTTCATCTAATGATGGTATTGAACTGATTGATGAAAAAATCCGCACTACATTCCAAATAGTATCTCCGCAAAAAATTGATTTGGAAAAACTTAAGAGTGAACAACTTTTAAAGTCTCTTAAAGATCTTGAAGACTTTCTAAATCAAAAGTCTGAAATCAAGCAATACACAAATAAAGAATTGGCTTCGGTTAATCTTTCATCAGTAAAAACTGACTCACGTGAGTTAGTAAAAGCTGCCAGGTCTGCAGTTTTGGCTAAGATTGATTCTGAATACAAAGCCGATATTAAACGCGCGCTGCTTGACAGATCGGCATCTTTAAAATCCAGTCTAGGTGATGCTAATCTAGAAGGTATTGTTTTTCGGGATCCAAATACAAATGAACAAGTTAAGTTGGTCAATAAGGATGAATTTCTAATTACCAATAGATTCAACCAGTCGATGCGTGATATTATTCGTGGTCCACTTATGACAACTGATGAAAACGCCTCGCTAGAAGCTCAAGGTGGTCTTACAGGTCATTTGAGAATTCGAATTGCAAAGTTTTTGGGTGAAGCAAGTCTAGCCAAGGCAGCTACTATGAAGAAGAAATTAGCAGAGCTTGGCGGAGACTCTAAGGAAGAAGTCTTAAGCAATCTTGAAAACTATTTTGAGATTAAAGACTTTCAGCAAACAAAAAGAAAAATTTTGTTGATGATATCGGCTACTAAGAAAGAGCTAGATTCCAAATTGGATGACTTTAAGAAAAACAAAGACAAATATGAATTAAAGTTGAAGAGCGGTAAGGTAGTTAAGTTATCTGATGAAGTTTTTAAGAAAACACTGACAATTTTTGCTGAAACCCGGAAAAGCTTTATATCTCAATTTAACAAAATCAAAGGTACTAATAATTCGCTAGAACTATTAGATATTTTGTATGGTCACTTGATTGGTGATAACTCACCAATTCAGGAAGCTAAAAAGCATAAAGCTTCTTCATATGGCGAAGTTGATCTTCAAAATGCAAAGAATTTGGATGGGTTTCACATTCTAAATTCATACCTATCCATTTTGATGATGTCTATTATTCTTCTTAAAGAGAATGATACAAAAGCTCGACGATTGTTGCGTGATCAAAAGAACATGCACTTGAAAAAGTGGAATTACGATATGAGTCCCTTAAATCACTGGGGATATATCATATGGTCGGCAAATAGAAAAGATGTGAAAAGCGTTCTAAATTCTGATGCTGAAAAAGTAATAGCAAGAATGACACAGCCTATTCCAAAGCTCTGGTGGAATATGTTGCATATGGATTTGTCAACTGACTTAAATCGTAAGATTGATTGGAAATCTCATCATTTCACGATAAAGCAATTAATAGACTTTAGCGGTTTCAGATCTAAAAAGCTGAATTATTTGATTAGAAATGCGTTTGGGTGGGACCAAATGACATTTGATGAAAAAGTCAAATATCTTGGCGAGTTATACATGCATGCTTTAAGATTCACTCCGCGGTCATTACTCTTAAATAGATTCAAACACATTCAAACTAATATCATTATGGGAAATTCAAATCTAAATCTGCTTGCTGAAGTCAGTAAGATTAAGGAAGATGGTGATGCCGCATCTACTAGCGCCGGAGATATTGCTTCTGTGCCAACTAAGCTATTTGCAAATAATGACAAAAAGATCATTAAGCGAGTCAGAAATCCTGAATTATTCAAAATGTTTATGAAATTCAAAAAAGGAATAGCGAAATGAAACTAATTAAAGAATTAGAAAATACTGCAAATATCCAAGCAGATTTAAAGAAGTCTGATGCCACAGATGCGGGTAATGGAGATTCATCAGATGTTACCGACTTAGAATTTAAAACTTTAAGAAATGGTATTAGCAAACCAGATGAAATTACTGGTGCCGCTGTCAAGGATTATCTTGAAAAAGCTGCTGAAATCAATGACGAAGTTGATACCATTGTTTTTGGTCTTGAAGACGAAAATGGTGATATCGTAAAAATTTATGTTGCTGCAGATCAAGCAGATGATTTTGAAGCAAAAATGAGCGAATTGCTTGGTCTTGAAGATGATCTAGAATCGGCAATTAACAAAGCTGCAGAAACGTTTGATATTGTCGATGTGGTTTGGCCTGCAGATCCGGAATCAACAGAATCTGATAATGATGTACCTGCTGAAGATGATTTTGATATTGACAGTATTGAAGATGATGAAGATGAATTGAATGATACAGAATCCGAAATTTCGGATTCTGAAGATAATCCCCCACCCGTTAAGGAGTCAAAAAAGATGAACTTGGATATTGAAGAAGGTTGGTACGTATACAACCAAAAGGATGTGCCTATTGCAGGTCCAATGAAAGATGAGAATAAGGCTAAAAAGAAAGCTGAAGACCTTGGTGGTGACAAGCTCGGTTTTACTGTTGGATATACCTCTGATTTTGATTCTCGCAAGCGTAAAGCAAAATTGAATGAAGAAGATGATGTGGATGGCGTTCGTGATGGAATGAACATTCCCATGGATTCTCAGTATTCACTGTTAGCTATGAGATTGAAGCGCCCAGTTGAGAAGAAGATTGTTGCATTCTTCTCTATGACTGGAATTCCTGGTCGTTATGTCATCAATGTTGATGGTGTTGATGATGCTATTCGTTCTTCTGCTGATATGCTTCGTAAAAACATGTCAGTGCGTCGTGCATTTGACGAATTTTACATGCTGCTTGCACAAGCTAAAGGCTTTTCTGCAATTGAAAAGGTCAGTGAATCTGATGGTACTTCTGCAAAGCGCGGTACTTATCTGCAAAAGAAATTTGAAACCATTCTGATTGCTTTAGGTATGCCGGAGCAATTAGTTAGTTCCTCAGGTCCATCTGTTACCAGTCCAATGTTGTTCCGTGTTGCTAAATTGATTGATTCCAACCAAGGTCTTGAATCAGCATTGAATAATTTGGCGCTTCGCTTAGGCCTTCACTCTGCAGATATTGATATGCAAGTTGGTGAATCTAAACTTAATGAAGAAGTTGATGTGGGTAATGATGAATTCTTGCAAAAGGTTATTCAATTAGTCATGGCTCTTGGAGTTCCTGAAGACAATCTGAACTACCGCAAATCTGTTCTTATCCGTGCAATGAGAGAAAAGAAACTTTCGCTGCGTTCACGCGGAATGATTGAGCAGCGTATGGATATTCTGCTAAGCATGATCAACGCCAATACCCAGAAAAGAGAACAATGATGGAACATAAGCAGTCTAATTGGAATGTAGGACACAGTCCAGCTGGACTGCTTTTAAGTTCTGGGGATTTCTATCTTCAATTAAGTCATGATAAAATGGATAACTTAGTTGCAATTTTGTCATCAGGTGAAATTGGATCTTTATATGATCAAGATGGTAATCCCGTTTTAGTTGAACCTACTGAAGATTCTGTTATTTTCAATATCAGCAAGCCAGATGGTTCAACTAAGATAATTGAACTACCATTGTCAGATTTTACTGAAGAAATTGATTCATTGCATGAAGGTGTTACGAGAGCATATAAGCGAGTTGGATCTAAAATAAAACGGGGGTTCCGTGTTACTTCAGGACCTAGAAAAGGTGAAGTGGTGATGAATATTTCTACTGCCTTTAAACCGATGAAGCCAGCAAAAACTCGGTTGAAGTTAAGCCGGGCTGCAGCAAAGAATAAATTTGTTAGAGCACTTAAATCCAAGATCACCAAAAAGAAGACAGTTTCTTTAAAGTTGAAAAGGTTAAACCAAAATTTATGAGCTGTGACTTTTTTGACTATGGAGATTATGAGACCATTTCTAAAAATGGAATGCGACTCTATAACACGCCTATAGGTTATCTCCCATCTATTACGACAGTGCTCGGTCATACTGAACCAGCTGAAAAGAAGGCTTCTTTAGAGTCTTGGAGAAATGCTTTAGGCCCAGTAAAGTCTGCTGAAGTAAGCAAGAAAGCTACAGACCATGGGACTATGGTTCATTTGCTGGCTGAACGATTTCTAAAAGGCGAGCAAATAGATGCTCCAGTAAATGGAAAACCTATACCTTGGCCAGACATGGCAGCTTTTAATTCGCTCAAATTAAAGCTAAAGTTGATTAGCCCAATTTGGGGTCAGGAAAAATCAATCTATTCATACTCCTTACTGGTAGCGGGTCGATTTGATTGTGCTGGATTATACAAGGGAATTCCTTCTATAATCGATTTCAAAACTAGTCTAAATAGACTAAAGAATCGTGAAGAGATAAAAAGTTATGCATTGCAACTAGCTTTTTATGCAATTGCCCATAATGAAATGTTTGATACTGACATCAAACAGGGCGTGGTGCTATTGGCTGGAGCTGGTGGAATGCCGCAAGAATTCATCTTCGACATTGAGGATGAACTTTATGATTTAGTTATTCGAGTAGATTCATTCATGGAATCTAATGCTAGCAAATTATGAAAGAGATTGAAAATGAATGATGAAATGCCAGAATTTGACTTCTATGATTTGAATCCAACAGATTTAGAAGATGCATCTTATGAAGATAATGAAACTATCACCATTACTCCAGACTCTTTCACCATGGTAGAGTTCTCACCAGAAGGTAGTCAAGTATTTGTGGATGTCGTGCTCAGCATTATCTGTACGCACAACGAAACAGGTCATCAAAAATCCTATAAGCTTGTAAAAAGATTAGGCTTTGATAAGTTCAAGATTGCACATGAAGCAAAGCAGAATCCAGTTTGTGTAGTTGAGCATTTTGATTCAGTGTTTTCTAGTAAAGAATTGAAGAAGCAATATGATGCTGAGAAATCTATTGTTGAAGCAAAGAGATTAGCAAAAATGCCTATTGATGCCGGCAAACAAATTTTTGAAGTGTCATTCATTGAATCAACTGGTGCTAAAAATTCATTCATGATTTCAGCTCGTAATGAAGGTCATGCTCTCATTAAGATGGCTGATGATGTCATCCCTAATCAATATCCTGGATCATTGATCCTTAAAATTTCAAAATTCTAATAGTTGAAGGCGAGTTAAAATGTTACATCCTATTCTCATCATTACGCACGAAACTGACGATTCAGTCAAAAACGCAATGCAGGTTCTAAAAGATGCAGGTCACACCGTTAAAGTGCTTGAAACGCCAAAGTCAATGTTGGTTGACTTTCTTGGCGCACTGGCAGATGTTGAATCTGAGGAGGCTGATGAGCAAGAAAATTCAGCACCAGAAAAAACTGATGTAGAAAATTCAGCACCAGAAAAAACTGCGCCAGAAAAAACTGGCGACAATAATTCTGCAGTAGAAAAAACTGTGCCAGATAATTCCGCTCCAGAAAAAACTGGTGAAAGTGACATGATTGAACCTAAAATGGAAGGTGTTGAAGCTTTCGTTAATGGTGTCAAGATTGATGTTTATGCTGGTGCCAAAGGTAGCAAAGCAGTTATTCATCCCCAAATGCGTTCTATTACAGTTGAATCTGAACATGCTTGCAAAGTGTCTTATCAGATCAACGAAGCTACTTTTAAGCAATGGGTTCCGTCATCTGATTTCACGGTGACAAATGTTGTTGCTTTGGCTCGTGATGATTCGACTATGACGATCAGCGCAGTCCTCGGTGAATCTGCAGCTACTGCTAAATTGGTGATTGATCCGACTATCATTGCCTCGATGCTAGGCTAAAATGCAAATCAAAAGCCCATTTTTCGTATTTGAAGAATTTTTATCTCCAAGTCAATGTGAGAAGTTGACCAAGGATTTTTCCTTGGTCACTCCTTCAAAGATGGAGAATGGTGAGCCATTTGCATATGAAAGATACCTGCCAAAGGATGTTGAAGCTAACCTAGTGGGAAAGCTGGATGACATGTCGAGTGTAATAAATTCATATTACAACGTGTCAATTAATTCCCAATCAGTAAAATTTCAGCAGTTTTGGGAAAATGCTAAATCGCCTGCACAGCAAATTTCTTTGCCAGGTTGGAAATATAGCAGAAAAAAGTGGACAAAATTATCTGGTGTAGATTTAGTTGGAATAGTTTGGCTCAAAGACTATAACGACTCAGTTCCATTAGATCCAAGATTTGAGACATATGGTGGAAAATTAGAATTTCCATCTTTTGATTTCAGCTTTGTACCTGTTCGTGGCACCTTGGTTATTTTCCCAGCAACGCCAAACTTTGCATATGCATTGAGCCATGTACTGTATGGTTCGCTAGAGCAGTTGGTTTTTGGTATTACCCTCAACAGTCCGCTGGAATATAAGTCTGAGCAGTTTGGTGGTACATTTAGAGAATGGTTCTGAAGTCACCAGGGACACTCAGGGACACCCTGTTCTGAAAGATATAGTACATTATAGCTTTCTAAGAAAACACCCCTGATGTCACCTAGGCGTAAACATCCCAGAAACCATCAGTACTCGATTTTCCATTCCATTCAAATATTTGGTTCACCACTCCAAGTGAACCATCATCCTCTTCTGAGTAGTTAAGATGAATTAAGGTCCTATCAGGACCAGTACTTAATCCACTTGGGTAGAGTGGAAGACCATCACCACCGGTCAATACAATGGTTGAAAAAGTCTGAAGTAGATCAGCATCTACTTTATTGTCGGTCACATCTTCCCCATCCGTTAATCCAGGTCCAGAAGGTCTGCGGGGCATATAGATCCATCCAGTTAGATCAGCATTTACTGCTTGTCTGAGGCGGTCAATTGACCATCCATAGATCGTAACTGGGAATCCACCAACATCAATGGTCTTAGGTGTCCATGTTAATGGGTATCGTTTGACCCTAGGCACTATCTTAGTCACTGTTCCAGCAGTCAAAGATCCAGTTAGCTTGAAGGTTATGTTAGGCAATCGTATTATTGATCCCATCGTAAATGGGCCATGTTCTGATATTAGCCCGCCAACGCTTATTTGCCCCATAATGCCTATAAATCGCACGCGGCTGATGGCTGAGCCTTCTCCAATAATCTCTATCTCTTGATTCCAATTGAGGTTTATACTGAAGATCTCCAATTGAATTTCATCTGATGAAATTAACATCTCACTCGATCTTATTGCATCAAAATGAACAATCAAGTCACCAACATGTTGAGTTCTATTTTCATCAAGATCAACCTTAATAGAGTTAGTTTGTTGACCTCGTTCTCTGGACCTAAAGAAAGTTCCACCTGCATAGGCTCTAGCTCTCTTTGAAACTTTAGTATTAATTATTGTTTCACCAGATGAAACCGGTGTATACTCATATGACTTTGGCACATTCAGCGGCATAGTGCTTAGACCTCAATATGAACATCTGGAGATGCACTACTTGCAACCCCGCTATGAGCTTTAGATCCACAACGATGCGGAGTAATAGCAGTTTTTCCCTTTAAAGCCACGACCTGATTATTCACAAAAACTGTACTAGACCACCCGCCAGAAAAAACTGTGGGCGGAAAACAGCCATGACCGGTAGTCTTCTTCTTACCGGCATGTGTTATCGGAAGACCATTTGCAAAAACATTTGAAGATCCCTCTGCTGCATGGTCTCCGCAAGATACGCTATCACCTATTCGAACCGTGTTTGACATTCAAAATTCTCAAATAAGATTATTGGGAAGGTTCTTAACATAACCTAAGCAATCATTAGCGCGTTTTAACCAGCCTCTAGTATAGGCTGGATTCCCGATATTATTGATGAATGCTATTCTTGCAGCTGTTAAAATTTCACATGCTTTTATCTGCGCTGCTTTATCACCTGTTGGGCTCATACCTTTAGCTAAGGCATCATTCCATATTTTTCTTGCGTTACCCATACCATGCAAATAATTCAAGTCAAATAACATTATGCCCACGTATGGCGGGTGCTGTGTGCTTTTTATTATTCCGCCAGCCCAATAATTATTGTAGCCAGTCTTTTTTGCTGCTGCATAGGTGATGGTTTTAACGACTAGTTGCGGATTTGGTTTTTGAGCAATACCAAATTTCGTTTCGCCACCTGGAAAATTAGGTGTGTTTACGTATCCACATTTTTTACGTTGCTCTGGTGTAGCTATGTTTCCCGCTATTACGTCTGGATCATTTTCTAGACTGGTTGTCCAAAATGGTCCTACCTCATGGGTCATAGTGAAATACCATGCTAGCTCAAAAGGGTTTAAATTTGGCGGTATTTCATCATCTGTAGTATTTGGATCTGCTGGATAAGTTGGTCCATATGCAGCGCATGAAGACTGTTTTGCTTCTGCATCTTCAGGTGTTAATGATGCAGAGCTTGTTCTTTCAGTTGGATTTACTGCATTTCCGGAAGTATCAGTAGATGTTGCTACTGACAACTTACCATTTATAAGCGGCTCTGGATCGGTGAAAGTACCATTTGGCAAACGCACTTCAAAATGTAAATGATTACCAGTTGAGGAACCTGTAGTTCCTTCTAGCCCTATGGCTTGACCTGCCATAACCTTTTGACCGACAGATACATAGATTTTTGCTAAGTGGTTATATGTGGTGGTACAGAGATGTTTACCATTTGCAGAATGCTTTACCCATACCTTAAGACCATAACCCCGAGCTGCATCCCCACCAGCCTGAATAACTTCCCCATCAGCTGCAGCAACTACATTTTTGACCGAGCGATCAGCGTACTTCATATCGATCCCGGTATGAGGCTTCATCACCTTTTTAATAGGGTGCAACCGAGGACCATATTTTGAATTGACAATTGCACCCGGTAATGGGCTTATTAACCGTATTTCACCTTCTTTTGCCACTGCTGGCGAAAATGCAAATCCTCGGCTGTCAACTACACCAGAACCATCCAGAACAGTTACTATAACGTTGAATTTTTTACCTAATGCAGATGGTGATATGTTTCCATTCAGCACACCAGATGGACTTAATGTAACTCCCAACGACGAGAGTATTTCCCCACCATTATTCGACCATCTCCACTCAAGTGCTTTTCTAGTGCTATTTGGAGTTAACTTGAATTGAATATTTTCAAATCTCACTGGATTTTGAGAAATTGGAATAGCTGTATTTGCTATTTTGTTCTCAACATCTTCAGTAGCATCATCCTGCAACCCGGTGGTATTCCCAGCGCGATTCATATAGCATTCAGCTGATTCTCCAGGCCGTATGTCACTCTCTGGCCCATTCGCATCACCAGAAGAAGAACTTATTTTGGGAAAGGGTGTATCTTTACAGCAAGCCATTATTTCTTAACTGGAGCTTCGTAAAACTTAATAAGCTCAGAAATCATATTTTCCAACTGCCACTGTCGCTCTTCAGACAATAAAATCCAGTTTGCCAAATCAATTTGATTTGCATTAGTATCCAATTTTGCTGGATATTCTGGAAGAGTCTTTAAATTCTGTGGTGCTATTCTGACGATGTATTCTTTTTCAACTATGATCTTTGGTGAAGTAGACCAACAGCCAGATAAAAAAATTGTTGCAAATAAAATGCTTATCAATTTCATTTTGTTTTGCTCCGCTTTAATCGCTCATTCTGTATGGTATCCACCGTGTCCTTTAACACTGGGCTTAATGGCACCGTATTCGCAGGATCTTTTTCAAAGCTTTTTAACTTCTTTTGAAGAGACGATATTGTTTTTCTATCAAGCTTATTCAAATTTTGCAAATTTAAATTAGCCTGTTCAATCAGGCGTTTTTCTTCTTGTAAGTTATTAATAGTTGTTAGATTTTTTACATTAGCTTCCTGCAGAAGAACTAACTCAGCTTGCAAATTTTGGATGGTTGTTAATGCATCTTCATTTTTGCCAATTAAACTTTGCACATACAGAAATGCTGCAATAGCAAAAGCTATTGCAGCAACCACTAATGTGAGCTTTAGTTTAGATGCTAAGAATGAAAACATTACGTTACTGTGATAGTTAACGAATAGATAATAGTGATTTCGCGATTACCTGTATGCTCAATTGGGGAGAAGATTAGATGCGACAGCATTAATTCTTCATCTTCATTTAATAACGATGGGGTTCCCGTGCCGCCACTTGTGAATAAGCCAAGTTCGTCAAAGAAGAATTGACCTTCAACAGGAGTATTATCTACGCCATCAAGACCATCGCCAGTAGAAGAATCTGCACCATCAGTAGTACGATTTACTGCTTCATTTGAAGAAATAACACAAGTGACGATAACACGTGTAGATGTAGATGCAGGAATAGTCGTGTAAGTTACACTATTACCAACGCCAACAGCAGAATCACCATCATCCACAACCTCCACGTAAGTTGGGTTATAAAGATCTGCAGTGGCTCCAGTTGTATTTGCTGGGCGGAAGATAATCTGTTGAGATGAATCAACATACGTACCTTGGTTGCCTAACTTGATTTTGAATACTTGATGATTGTTTGTATTCGATAAACCCCGCGCAATAGCAATAGCCATATTTGCTGGGTGGATTGCATTTTTCTTTTCGCGAATTAATTTACCATCTTCGTAAATTTGAACATCGCCAGATACGATTGTTTTTAAGACTTCTTTCATAAATTCCTCTTAAGTAATTTGATCTATTTAGTGAAAATCATAGAGACGGGAGCGCTTTAGTTCTTTGGTTTACCCATGATTCAATTGTAGTGATTTCTTCTTCTGAAGATTGAGCTCCACGGATGACTAGACTGTAGATACGGCCGTTGAATGACAGAGTAGTGCCGCCACGCCGCCCAATATAAAGTGGGTAGTTGCCGAAGTTTCCTGCTCCTTGATCGCCGTTCGATTGCGCTGCCTGGGCACCATTGAGTCTAAGCACTGTGTTGTCTAAAGCAATTGAATGAATTGCTGAAAACACGTTTGTTATGGGCGCTGCATATTGTGCCGAATCAACAATTGCACGGTTCTGTGACACTGCAGCTGCCGTGCCTCGACTGCGTATAGAATACTCTGATGTTGTAATTGGTGCATATGCAACCATTGATCCATTATTAACAGTCTCTTCTGCACTTAATTCGTAAATAATACTAGTCGCAGCATCACTTAACTTCCGTACCCCAGCCCATACCGTCATCTTGTCAGTTGACGTGAAGTTGATGCTGTTCGTGACCATGCCGTCATCCACACCGTCGAAGCGCAGATACATCGGGAATCCGGTCGTGTCGTAATCCGTGCTGGTGTTGACGCGCTGATACGCTGGCAAGCCTACGCCGTCGTTGGCTACTCGCAGGTCTGCGCCCCAGATGTAGATGCCATCTGTTCCGTTGGTTGTGACGCTTGCTGATCCATTAGCATCAACTGTCCTTACTGCGAAAAATGCAGCTCCTCCTGCGGCTGTATTTTCTACTGTGCAACGATACCAGCCACCCCCAAGAGGAAGTATTGAAGCTGTATGCCCAGCAGCAACAGTGCCGACTAAACCATTCTGAAGATCAAAGTATGCGGCTGCTGTTGTATTTGTACCGTCAATAGCCGCCCACTGTTTCCCTGCGGCTTTTAATGCAAACGAGGTCTTGTAGGAGCCGGCAGTAAGTGCAAATGTTTGGTAAATAACTCTTCCTGTACCGCTTGAAGACGGGTAAACCAAATCGGCGGTCGATGTTCCGTCTGGAGCAAGCGCGGCATTACCAACCACGGAAACAGCAGATTTCACCCAAGCAGCATCATTGAACTGCTCAGTCTTCGTCAGCAAGTTCACCCGCGCACTCAGCACAGGCCGAGATGCCGAGGTCGATTGAGTGGCGTGGTTTCCTGGTATAGTATCAGTCCAATTCGCACCAATAACCTGGTATTGAGGTAAATTATTAACATATTCTGTAATTCGTAAATCAATACCAGCAAAAAATATGCCAGAGACACCATCACCGGCATAAGTAGTAGATGTTCCATCTGGGCCAACTAACCGTATTCCAGCAAAAATAGTTGCTGCATTCATAGAACCAGTTACTGATATTTGATACCATCCATCACCTAGATCTTTAATATTTGCGCTCCCACCACTACCAGTTCCTTCATATGTTAAAGATACCACTGTACCTGTAGATAAATCGAATGTACCTAAGAACGCACGGGTACTACTACTATGTGCCATAGTTTGCATTACCCTAGTTTTTTCTCCAGCTTTAACAATAGACGTAGAAGTATATGTTGTTGCAGTTGATACTGATACTGATCTATAGAATCTATGAAGGGCAGTACCTATATTTTCATTAACTTTGTAGATAGCTCCAGTTGAAAATGGAGATTCTATTTGACTTATTTGTGCTGTAACGCTATCACGAGTCCAGCCGATGGCAGTAGGATTATCTGTAAATGATAATAGGTTATACTTCTGGGATCCTTGATTAGTTATTCCGCCACGACTCTTATCCAGCATAAGCCCCACCGGCTGCTCAATTGCTGTAACTGGAATTGTTCCTGCGCTGTCTTGAAATAACGTGCTCACGTCACTAGGATCATACCATGCGCCAATCTCATTATTATTAGCAAATAACTCTGCTGGAGAAGCCAAAGTTGCTATCTTTACTTCGCCTGCACTTGGCACCGACATAGTAATTTGTCTATTAGACAGCTTTTGATAATAGGCTTTTACCGGCTTACTCCAACTATTTTCCCAAATGAAAATATCTGGGTATCCATTAACATCAGAATTGAAATTTAATTCAATGGATTCAGTATCTGCAATAGCATACAAATCAGTTTCAAACTCGTTAAATGATATTCCTACAGGCAATGACTTATACAAATCGTCTTTTGACGAAGAAATAATTGTAGTAGAACTTGCTGGCTCGTCGTACATCCCGATATCATAGCCCCGCGCATCATATGCAGTACCAGGATTCCTAGAGATTAACGTCATCACATCAAAAATGCTGCTTGATGCACTAGATGTAGAATTTTCCTTTATATGAGTAGCTAAACCAACATTCGGGAAACCGAATCCCTGATTGGTCAAATTAAAGTTAATTGCATCATCACTATCAATTGCAGTTATAAATTCTCCAATAGACGTGTTTGCAAGACTACCATCTACCAAGTAAGGATTCACTACCCCAATTAAAGTATTCAATTCAAGTTGTTCTTGAGGACTAATTGTTGAAAGATTGCTTAACTCTTTAGCTCTATCAAACGCAGCTAATAACGGTTGTCCAGCATCATAATAACCGCCGCCCTCACCGTTCAAATCACCTATTAGGGTTTCATAGTCATACGGAAGATTATCAAAACCCGGTAAGAATCCGTCAAATGGTCCATCCACTGCAGCAATATTGATGGCATCTGAATAGTTCATGCCAACAAACCATTGTGCAAGTTCCTGAATATTCACAAATACAGTATCTGCAAATAATGAACTTTCATTCAATCCTGGTGCAGATGTCAAGAAGTTGATAGTTTCTGTCAAGCTAACATTAACTTTTTCATTCATTCCCGCAGATCTAGCTAATACGATGCTTTCAGCATTAAGAGGCAAATAAGATTCATAGAAGTCTGCATCCCAGAATACATACACATCTTCATTTAGATTATTGCCAATGCTCTTTATTTCTGCAATTTTCTCTAATGTAAAAGGCGATGATATTTCTACTGAAGTTGATACTGCCCCAAATGGCACTTCATTTCCAGAAGGTCCAATGAACTTTTTAGTTAAAGGTATCCAATTGGACAATGTATTCAGCTCTGGTGATGTAGTCGAATTAGTGCTACCAGTGAAGCGGATATCTATTGTCTGAGCACCTAGGTTACGTAAATCATTGAAGTGCGATACATCCAATGATTTAATTGCTAATTGCATATCATCGGTATCGATTCTCTCTATAACCAGAAAGTCTCCGTTATCTGGGAATCTTTCACTTGATCTATTGAGAATAACAAGGTCTTGGCCCAATGCAAAATCTTGAGTAGCTCCTAGAATCTTCATTGAAATGTTTGTAGATTCAGGAGCATTTGGCAGAGTAATACCAAATTCATCAATGACAATTTCATTTACTCCAGATCCAAGTAAATTACCATTGCGATATGCTAACCAAGTACCATTTCCTAATGATTGGAAATTGATAATTGAATCAGATAGATCTTCCTTTAGATAATCAAGCTCAATATTTCCATAAGAAGTAACCCAACTTGTAGCATTTGTCGACTGTAATTCGCCATCAACAAACAATTCGCATTGGGCAGCACGTATCTTGAAGCCGATGTGTCCATTCCAATACCATGTATTCAATCTGGCCGGAGCAGTCCATCCAGTCACAGATCCATACACTAAGAACGATGCATGATTTTCAAAAGTTGTGAAGGTGAAAGTATCACCAACTGCCATTCCTCTACCTTCAACTATGGTGAAATGCAGACTGTTTTCTTTTATGTGATAGCTTAAACCATCTTCAGAAGATAAAAATAGAGGTGTTGAATAGACATTTATGTTATTAGAAGAGTACTTACCTTGAAGAGTGAAGCCTCCTGCGACTTTCGTAACTACCCAATTTGCTGAAGGACATTTATGAAAATGCTCTCCATACATTATCATTCTAGGAGTGTTGGATAGAATAGATGCTGGATTTTCTAATTTCGGTTCTGGATTAACGATCTTGAAATAGATAATATCGCCACCATCAACCACTGATGTAACTAATCCGCCAGAGGTGTTTACATATTGAGTGGATGTGGATCTAGATGCAATAAATGGTTTTGCTGCTGGAACGACAGTAAAAGCTATTCCATATTCAGAAAAAGTGTAACGCTGATTTACTTGAATGTTCGCATTCACTGTTTGCCATATGCCGGCTTCCCCATCCTGATATTCTAATGCAAATCTATTTGCATACCACAATTGCAAATCATCTAAATCATCAAAATCAGTGGAGCTCTGAATTCCTTCTGATGTAGCATCATTATCACTATCATATTTTGCAAATGCTGTAGGATTTGTTGGATCATCTGTACCAAGCAAATTAACAATCCCAGATGGCATTAACAGCGGTTTTGATAAATCAGCAAGAGCCCTTAATCTCCATGCTCTATTGCTAACTGCATTATCATCAATGACTAAATTAAATGTTGCAAGATCGTATCCGATAAACCTGCTGTCAAAACCAAAGTCGATTGTTGTTAGGTAGTTTTCAATAGCTGATGACACATTGTTGTAAACTAAATTGTTTGCATCATATGCATCAACATCATAACCAAAGTACAAATCTAAACCTTCAACATTTGGAGGAAGATTTAATACTCGCATTAAGATGCGATCACCTATTTGCAATGGCGCAAAAGTGCCATTTACAACAGTGAATCCAAGACGACCGTCATTGAATACAGTGTTGAATGTAATTAATGGAGAATAAGTAGGCTCATTTTCACAATACATCCGGGCTTGGGTAGCAGAAATGACTTCTAGTTCTAATTTGCCAGATGGAAAATCTTGATCTAAAAATGTTATTTGACCTTCTTTTGCATCTAACGATATTATTTTTGCATATGCATTAGTTGGTGATGCATATACCGGGCGCGAATAAGCAATTGGATTAGTTTTTATTACTGACCATGATTGTGCAGTAGTATTTTTAGAAACTGTAATTTTCGCGCTTGGCGTTAGTACAAATTTTGAACCAACCACAAGTAAGTTAGTTCCTGCAGACACGTCGAAGTTTAGATAATCACTCTCAAAACGTGAACCTAATTCTGCAAGTCCAATATTACCTGATAAACTACCCGACACTAATAATTGAGTGTCGCTGATAGCCGTTACTGTAAACTCTTCGTAATTTTCACGATCAATATTTGGATCAATATTAGTTATTTGGATAGTGTCATCAACAATATCGACATAATTAAGCTTGCCAGATTCTCTCAAGCTCATATCAGTGAAATCATTAAACAAGATTCTTGGGCTAAGAGATTCAAGTTTAAGAGATACATTATTCCATGAAGCATATCCAGATATTACTGGTGTGCTTGCATTAATTAATGCACCAATTAGATCTGCATAAGAATAAGGTAATTTCGGTGTTTCTAAAATAGAAAAGATGGAGTCAACTTCCCTTTGTGCTTCAGTATTTGGCGTGATTGTCAACTGAGCATCAATTGCATCCATGATGCTAGAAATTTGATTAATAGCGCTATTTGGATTATCCAAATCATATGCAGCATTTGCTGCCGCTTGTTGCGCTGCAGAAATAATAGCTTCATTGCGCAGTTCAGTGAATTGCGGGCTATATGCACCACCATTAATCGTACCGTAAACCTTTATTTCACCTGGGTTTGTTACACGAATAGTATTACTATCAACTTGAATCACTGGCCCAAGTAAAATTAACTCATCATATTCAAAAGTAATCTCAACATCTGTCGGAAATGGACCATCTAAATCATCATAAGTTTTGATAATGGTCCCGGATACATTTGATCCAGTAATCTGTTTTACTTGAAATGAATAACTACCTTTACTTAAGAAATGATCAATACCTTCAATTAAGTATTGGACATCAACAGGATTGCCCTCTTTTTGGACATAGCAATCCTTAAGCCCAATACCAGATAATGATTTTGGATCATAGGTATTAGGAATCATGCTAAGGCTGACGCTCTCATCTCGGCCAATTTTAAAAGCCCCACGACTTAGTAATTGTTGATTATTGACATATTTGCCGTAATCTTGGTAATTGCTAATACGCTGGAACTTTAATGGTTGCAGCGATGAAGAACCACTTGAAAAAAATGAATATGGCCAAGCAGACTTTAGCGTAGCACCCGTGAATAATTCATCACTAAATGAAACACTTATGGATTCATCCAGTTTATAGATTTCATTGATTTCAGTTAGTTTTCTACTATACGGCTTTGTATCAAGCAGAAAACTAACTAATGCCTTCGTATAAACGGTGTTTTTATTTGATGCCATAATTCATTTCGTTATTCATAAGTTGGGATGTAAGCTAAAGTATCCACTGTACGAACAGATTGAACACTCAATCTAGACGTTTTGAAAATATCTGTCAATTCATAATTCGCTGCAACTACGTCCTCAAGGACTGCAAAAAACAATTCATTGATTTGACTAGACTTTGCTTTATTCCAAATATCAGTTAATATTGCTCTAGTAGATTCAGGAGTAGCAAACCAAGCTTCATAATTAGAATAATCTAAGAATGTTATATAGTCTGCAAAAACCAGATCACCAGATTTTTCGGTTAACTTTGTATTTAGAATAGTGTTCAAAAGTGTTGATTTGATCAAATTAGGATCAGCCAAAATTTGGTCTGCTGCAAAACCATATCTAATAGAAGTGCCGTTACGTAAATCATAAGAAGCTCTTCTGGCTGATGGAATAGCATTTCCAGCTAAATCCATACCACATGCAGAATCAACCATTTTACTCCATAAAGCTTCTGGAATCTTATTTCTCTGCCGCGGGCGTATTAATGCCCACTCTGTATGAGTATCCTTCAAATCTAAACCATTTGGATCATCGCGCAAGGTCAAATCTCTGACAAATCGCAATTTAAAGGTATTGTCCTTAGACACAATTTGCGATAATCCAAAAATGCTGACTGAATCGTAATATGACTTGTCAACTATATTTTGGAAGATCAAATATTGCTCAGGACCCACACGAAGTTTTTCAGAAATTGTTTTTACAGATAATTTCTTTTTGCTAGCGGTAAATGATCTATTTTTGACCCAGAAGAAATACTTAGTAGTCAAAATAGAACCACTTGTATCGCGAATAGGCATTTCTACACATTGGTAGTCTACCTTGTATTGAGAAGCTCTTAGCAAATCATCTTCAACATCGGGGTTAAATTCCAGTTCTTCATTTGATGGTGAATATGCACGAAGTATTACAGTTACCTCATGCCCGTAAATGACATTATTGATTGTCAATGAGGTACCTTGCAAATCATATGTACCAGCTAATTGAGCAATGCCATTGATGTACACCGACAGTCTAGATGGATCTATTGCTTCTGGTAGGGTGATTACCATTTGACCTGTTGCCAGTGATGTTCTTTCAATCATGACATCTAGCATAGATTGCCAATCAGTCCAAACTGACTTGTATCTATCAATTACACTTGAATTGCTTAAAGTGATCTTGCCATTAGTCTCTGCAATTTGCTGTATGACGGTAATACTCGGCGTAGAGATATTGCTTAAAGGACCAGCCATCGGATACCATGATGAATTTGGATATTTGCTATCCGCGTCAAGAGTTTCTTGGGTTGGTACATTCCAAGCTCTCCACCCAATGCCACCAGTACCATTATCATCAGCAAAGCTTGCCGGATCAGTGAAATCATTGGTGAGATATGTTAATCCTAAACCTGCAACTAGCACATCATACTTTGCAGCATCTAATACACGAAGTTGTCTATTGGTACTAAGCTCATTTACCATAATTTGAGAAATCGTGGTACTTGGCACACTAACAGTTGTCGTGCTCAAAGATTCAAGTTTAACAGTGAGACCTAAACTTAGGAACTTTGTGGTAAACAGCTGATTGGGTTCTATGTCAATGGTGGTAGCTTCCGTAGCAACAATCTCTACATTGTTGATATAGTTTTCATAGATGGTTGGATTAGACAGGATGTATGGATTAAAAACATTTTCAATGTAATCAATCATAGTTTGATTAGAGATAGATCCATCAACCCAGGATTGATACACTGCTAGATCATAGAATGATACGTCACCTTCATTAGAAATGTCAGCTAATGGGCGAGTTCCAATCAATGTGTCTTTGAATAATGCCTTGCCTGGTTCAACGTTGTTTACTGCCTCATACAAACCAGCAATTACTGCTGCAGTGTCGATAGCATAAAGTTGAATACCTACAGAGCCTTGATCTTCACGAACTAAAACTTCTTCATCTTGATCAGTACCGGGAATTCTTGCACGCAGATATGATTTGACGATCTGCTTTCCGGATGTTATTCCATCGGTGTCATAAATTGGTATGACTTCAACGCGATTAGACAGAACTAATTCACCAGTCAAAGTAGTATCTGGAAGAAGCTCTATGTTAACCTTTGCAGAAAGTCCATTTAGGCTACCAGAAGCATCAATAAATCTATTTCCAGATGTAATGACGGTGTAGTTATCACCTTCACCAAAATACACAGATTTTGTGAAAGCAGTAATAACATTCTCAGACCGTGCACGCAAGTTCGCCGGGGTGTCTTCAAACTCACCAAAATGCATGCCTATTGTTATTCCAGCATCTGCAAAATTACCTTCTCCGAGAATAACTTCTCCATTACCAAATTCATCTTCAACGAAGAACAACCCGGCATCGTAGTCCGCATTAAACGAACCACGCGAACCAATCATACCACCAGTATGTGCAGCAGCTTCAGGGCGCTCTGAGTAGCTCCATGCTATAGGGCGCATTTGCCATTGTCTATTTCTAGAATATGTAGTTGCGCCGTATACAGTACCATCTGCTTTTAGATTATTAGGTATATCGGGATTTGCCAAATCTAAAACGGCTTGAGCTGCATATTCTGCAGGTGGAACGGTTGATTCAACCCACTCAACAACATCAACTGATCCATAATCAGCTAATGTACCCCAACGATTTAGACGTTGCTCTATATTGTCAAAAATAGTTGAATCGTAGTAAGGAACATATTTCAGTTTGGTTGTATCTAACCAAACTCTGCCAACTTCTTTCGATCCCCAACTTCTTAATGGATCATAGTTGTCATTTCCGACTACTTGTGTAGAAGAGTTATAACGAGCAGGATCCTTATTAGAAATAATGTTGATCGACTCAATAGCTGTCACATTATGATAACCAGCAGCTGGGTGCCACAATGATATTTCTTCAACAAGCTCATTATCTGCGTAGTTGATCAGCTTTATTGGAGTAAAACTATTGGCGTCTGGACCATAACCAACTACATTTAGTTTAGAAGGATATGGTGTAATTGACTGAATAGTTGTGTCATTTATTTTTGCAGCAGCACCAGAAATAACCAATTCATCAGCAATAAATGGGAGCTTTATGATTGGGCGTTGTCCAGAAATAATATCTGATAAAGTTGGTTCAAAACCATCTATTGCATGTGCGGCAGGTTTTCCGAAGATTATTTGGGCACCCTCATCAGCATTGGATAATTGCGCACGATGTCTAATTGGCAACAAATCATGCCAATTAAAGCTAATCCCGGTGCTAATCAACTGATTATTTTCGATTTTGTAAAGTCCAGATCCATCGTTAGTATTACCAATCGAGTCTACCGGGTAAACATATCCAACAATGTAATACCAAACATCAACTTCAGGTAATGCAATCGATATAAAGAAACCGTTACTGGCTTCAACGGGCGTATTCAAATTAGCTACACCAGTTAATCCGAACTGAACTGTACCGTTTTCTTCTGTTAAGCGCTTGACCGGAAGGATAAATCGATAGGTTTTTGTGCGATCGATATCAGCATTAAAACCACCAATTGACCATCCGCCGTCAGGACCAAAGAAGGATGATCCTGCAGCGCCAGCATTTGCTAACCAAAGATCTTCATTGACGCCGTAATATGTTTCTGCTAATATGAAACTATTTTCTGGAGCTGATCCATAAATTGCCCAGCCAATTGGCACTGCAGCATTTTGCGCCCACCAGCTAGTATCAATTAAATTGACTCCATTAGATAGGTCATAATTTCCAACCAACTTTGTTTCAAACTTGGTTTTCTCTGAAATATCGTCAATTGAAAACCATCTATCTTCATCTAATGATGAAATTTGAGTAAAGTCTAAGAGCGGCGTAGTACCATCAAACTGCAACTTAGTGAACTGCTGAATTGCATCTGCTGATTGTATTTTTAACTCTGGGAATACTTTAGATCTGCTATCACCATACTCTGCTACTTTATAAGCCCAAAACTCATCCAATATAGTATCAGCAAATTTTCCATTATTCAAAAATGCATCTATTGATTCATTAGTGCCCTTCATATGAACTAGACCACGCCAGAAATTAAATTGGCTTTTATCAGTTAAATCTAGATCAGAAAGATAGTCTTTTAGATTGAAGCCTAATAATGCAAAAGCGTGATTAGATATAGTGCTATTCTCAAATGCCTTATTGGCGTCATACATGGTTGCTACGCCATCAACCGATGCTCTAATATTTCTCTTTAATTGGCCATCAGATAGGAAGTATCCACCAATTTCTGGACGTAGCGTACCATTTCCTTGGAATCTGCCATTCAACGTGATATTTGCTATTTGGGCTCCACTGTAAGGATCATATAGCAATTGATCATTTAAAGAAGGCTGTGCAAAATTATTGAACACGAATAAGTGCTCAATTTCATCTATTTGAATGTGCGCTGAGAAAATAGGAATGTTTGAAGATATTTCCGATCTTTCGCGTTGGCGTAATACGCTCATTTCATTTGGCGCAATTTTGGTACCAAATATGTCGAATATTGCAGCATCAGCGTTGATGTCAAACATTCCAGTAACGCTGAAGTCTCCCAATAAACCAGTTGGGTGATCAACCCAAACCTTATCAAGGAATGGATTAATAACGGTTCCTTGGCTTTCATTGATACCACGGAATACACGATCAACTAATTTTTCAACTTCAAGCTGCCAAGATCTTGCTCTTCCAGTTTCAGCGTCAATAGAACTAGAAGTCGGATCATCAAATCTCCAACCATCTTCAATTAGCTTATATTCATATCCAAATAAGAAATTGATGACATTCTGCAAACCGGTAATAGTGACTGGAAGCTGAGTAGTTTTTAGTTCTACTTTTGTAGCATATTTTTTCCACTCTAATTTCGTAGCAGTTTTATCAAGAGCATTAAATGTTATGTAATTAGAATCTTGTGCTAATTCATAGAAAGACAGCTCGGTATAGCGATCGTTGTATCCCTCAATACGGAACACCCAATCATCTGCATTTGACGCAGGTACAAAAGTTTTATTGGTGCTTGCATATGAAGAACCGATAGCAGCTACTTTAATTCGTAACGCGTGTAGCCATGAGTCTTTAGCAAATCGTGATTTCTTTAGACGTAATTCAAAAGCTGCACTTGATACATCGCCATTGCTAGCATCAATTTTCAAATCATCCAATGAAACTAATCCACCAGCTCTATAACCAAGGTTGGGCGTCCAAGATCTATATGCTTTCATTGCATATGCATTTTCACTGCTAAGTGCAGCTTGTCTTAGCGCAAATGCAAATATTTGACAGAAACCATTCATGACGCGTCGATTAATCGGAATAAACAGCACATTGTCTGAATAGCCCAAACTATTGATTTGAATTTCAAACTTGTCGCCTAATGAGAATGGTTTTCCTTCATCTTCAATTTGTAACCCAATAAATGTAAATCCAGATGACGTAATATTTGAGTAAAGGACACCCTCTTTCAAATGCCCAATTGGTAAATTTTGGTAGAAGACGGTCCATCCCTGTTTATTATCTGCAGTGAAGCTGTCACGAACAACAGTCAAGCTTGAATTTGCGGGCCCAGTTATGCTAGCAAATATGAATGGATTCTGTCTTTCAACAGCAGAAGTAACATCGCCATGTAATGGCAGATTTTCAGTAGTCGGCATTGTGACCAATGACATGCAATAGGCAATATTGTCGACAGTCACCCATTCCATTCCCCAAAGGTGACTCAACCATCCCAGTGGATCTTTTCTAAAGAGTGCTCTAACCAAACCGTATCTAAATTCGGCAGTTCGCTGCCATGCAGTTTCAACTGGAGATGATTCACCAAATTCGTATGTTGACGATGCCTTTGAAGGCATCACATTAGTCAATGCATATGGAGCAATAATCAAACCATTATTAACGTATGGTGGTAATAGCTCATCAGTAAATGGATTGACCGAGATTTTTAGATTCGGCTTGCTAGTCTGAATAAATTGCCACATTGCATCAGACCATTGTCTTACCTGACAGAAATTAACGTCATCTACGTTAATAGAATCTACATCATTAAGCAAATACCAACGAGTATTATTTCTGTATTGACCATTGACAACAAATACTACTGTGCCTTCTACTAGTGCAATTGAATCACGAGTCCATGATCCTGAAGACACGACCCAAATACCATTGTTTCGTGCCATTTGTTCTGATGCTAACAGAATCTTTTCACCTTCAACACACTGATATCCATCAATAATAGGCAATCCAAATAATGACGTTGACTGTAATGTAGAAGAATTGTAAAGAACAACAGAAACTGATCCACCATCAATAAATCCAGAATTCAGCATTGATGGAGTAACTTGCGATCTATAGATGTCCCATGAACTTCCAGGATCATTGGCTAATCCAACTAGCTTCCAAGGATTCAAATCTGGGCGTGAAGTCGGTATTACACCAGTTACAGATGATTGGTGAGACTGAAGGAAATTAAACCACCGCGCTGGGACTGCTGATTGGGAAATTGACGCACAATCGTTAGTATTAGCAAAAGAATAATTCCAAGTAAACGCATTTCCGGCTTCATAATCAGTTCCATACATATCGTAGTTATTAGATGCAGCCCAACTTGCAAGTTCTTTATGCATGTATGAAGCTAATGGACCAGACAACGCGTTTTTGACATCGTCTAATGAAAAATATGTCTTTTGCTGAGATGAAATTCCCCTGAATAGCCGGACCTCCAATTGTGCAATGACATCATTCAACAATTGGGCCAAATCTTGCGGAAGCGAAGTACCAGGAGGAACAAATTGGTCTAAAAAGTCTTGGGTATTGTTGAAAAGCGGGAACAAACTTCCATCGTGGCGGCGTAGCGCTACTACTCCAAGTTCCTCATCTAACACTAAACCAGGTGACACTAATGGAATAGCACCCATTTGTGGAAGTGTAGGAGGAAAGCCTTTCACTGGTGATGTGCTATCAAACAATACAGTTTTGACATCTTCATCTAATGCACGTAAGTTTAGTAAATGATCAATGAAAATGTCTAGTTTTTCAATTGTGTTAATCGCACCATTTGCAGAAATAAATGGTAGAACATTCTTTTGGAATAACGAGATGATTGCCAAATATGTATTTTGGTATTGTCTTTCAGCTAAATCAACTAATGTAATTGGAGTCACATCTCTCTGCATCATGAGTGATGCAAACAAATTGACCGGTTCTGACCATAGTTTAATGGACCCACCAAATGCACGGTTCTCTAAAGCGCCACTTGGTTGATTAGCTAGTATGCTCTTTAAATGAGAATTTACAATTCCCTCTGATACCTCACTGCCAGAAGATCCACGAATATTTGTATAAAACATCTTAGGAATTTTCCATGCACCGATCTGGAGAGCATCATACTCAAATCCACCGCACACATCACAAATTTCACCGGTATCCAGCAATCTAGAATAACGTGCAGTTTCAAGGTTTCCTACTCTAAACGTGAATGTATCACCTATAGAAAATGGAATAGATCCATTAGTGATAGTGGCGCTAAACAATGCATAGTTGTACGGCTGCCCGACAGTTAACACATTATATGGGGGATTTACTATCTTATTTTTTGAGCCAGACACTGAGAATTGTGTTGCAGAAATAGCAGTAAGTGTCCAAATTTGCTGTGTTATGAATGGGCTTGCATTGCTTAAGCTAACACTTAACGTACCATTTCCTTCACCAGCAAAAACGGTATCTACCACAGTTTTCTCAGTGTAACCTGGGTGCCATATAGACTTCAATTGGTTATTGATTTTGTAGAAAAAAGTTGATCCGCTTGGATTATAAAGGCCATGATCAAATATAAAATCCTTTGATAGTCCAGTAGAAAACTTAACGCGTTTTTGCAATGCTGGATCAATATCTGAAGTATGATCTTCAACATAGAAAAATATTCCAGATGCTACATTTGCGTGCGTGCCATCATAATGATAGACATCAAATAACGGGATTTGATTAATTTGCGACTTTAATTGAGTATATGCAATTCCAGAATCTGCTGGTAATCCGTTATTAACATACGAATTTAATTTGATGCCATTCTTAAATTCAATGATGGGGCGCACTGCTTGCTGCGCATCGGACACTGTTAATCCTAAGCTAGCTAAATCATCTCTAGATACCCAGAAGTTATATTGCTGCCAGTCATTAACATTACTCTCAACATTGGATGAGGTCAATGTCCAGTTCCATCCATTAGATGCCTGAACTGCCGTATAAAGATTTCTTGCATTTGAGCCGCCTTGGACCCAAACTCGAGCTCCAGCTGCAGCAGTAGTGGAATTAAAATCGGCAGCCTTTGACCATGTGCCTTCAGACACCACATAAATTCCATTATCAAATGCCGGATTGTCTTTGATAAGAACACGATCATTCTTTTTCAAAGTGACGCCACTGATGATCTGATACTCTGATAATGTGTTTACTGACACAATAGATCCCTTAGGGCCTGTTGATCCAGTAAAAGTTAAATTGTGAATATTTGAAATAAACGGCGCATCAATAATGAATTGATCATTGACCGCAAATGTTTCGTATTGTACCAGATCACCATTAATGTCAAATATAGGTTCTCTACGAATCTTTAATGCTATCAAAGTTTGATTAAGACGACCAGCCTTAAACTCAATAGTGTCTTCAATAACAGGCCAAGATCCACCATCCGGAACTGCGGGGATTGGTTTTAAGGTGAAAAATTGAATTTGCTGGTTTGGTAAAAAACCAACCAACGGTCCGGTGGCGGTAACGGTAACAGTTGTGCTAGAAGTAAACGTAAGATTCCAGATTTGGTTAAAGAATCCACTTCCAGTCAATGCCGTACTTCCGGAAGATGCAGTGACCACATTAAGTTTGTCTAAATCAGCTTCTTTAGGTTTTTCAATGCAGTAATATTCTGGTACTAAATCAGGATTCCACGAAATTGAATCAGTAACATTAGCAGCTATCCAATAGTAATTGTAGAAATTGGCAAATTTGTCAAAATCAATCGGCGGAGCGAAGTTATTGCCTTGTGAATACAGCCAAGTTGCTTGGTTGTCAGATGCCCCAAGCACTAACATCTTGTTGATGATGTCTTGCGGAGTAAATGAATGATTTTTTGTGCCGAGTTTAAATGAATAAACTGGAAGCAGAGTATTAACAGAACGCTCAACCGTCAGTTGGCGAATTTGAGGTAGATTAACTGTTGAGATTGAGGGAGTACCAACATATCCATAAAGCGGAATGGCTTCTTCTGCTGTTAAAAAGCGATTGAATAAATTATCAACAATTGTGACAACCGTTGGATTCCTAAGCTGGCTAGGAATCAAATTTATCATGTTTTGATATTTTATTGAGAAGTCATTGGACATGTTTTAAATTCTCTAAATTGGACATAACGATCAATTAAGCCTATTTAGAGAATTTTCGCAAACTGTCCCGGGACGCCCCGGTTCAAAACTACTTGATTTGTCTCAATGTGGTGGGAGTTAGCGCATCAACAATTTCAATATCAGATATCATTGCGGCCGATTGCAATAACTCATTTTCACCGCAATCAACTGTAAACATATCTCCAAATGAATTGGTTGAGTACAACGGCACTAATACAGCAGATGAAATTTCAGTAGGTAATTTTTGATGCATTAATGCAATCAATTCTGTTGCATAGAAGCTTTCACCAAAATCCCAATTTGATATTTCAAAATAAGAATTAATTACGTTTAGCAATTCTTCTTTTATCTTTTCATTTGTCAGTCTTGAACCTGGTGATCTAACTATTCTGAATTTTGCTCTTAGCTGTGGTTCAGCTAAAGCACCAAATAAAAGCTTTATTTTACCAGAATGTAATACCAAAGTATCACTTAACATTTTGTTTTTCAACAAATAGCTATATGAATTTCTTAGGTCAAGTGATGTTGGTTCTATTGGCGTAATTGAACTTATTCCGCGAACGAAATTAATCACAGAAGAATAATATCCCTCAGTCAAAATATAACAATCATGGATATTTGTTACTGATGGATCAATTATGTTAGTATTAGGAGCAAAATGTTGCCACATAAAGTCCAAACCTTTTGCAGCAGCATCTGTTCTATTTGCAGCAGACAATCTGCGACCATAAGCTTGAACTGGATTAGATGAAGCAACTACACCAAATGCGGAAATACTTTTACTGCTGAAAGCATTAACAGCTGCCGATTTGCTAGTGCCAGCAAGGATAACGGCCTGATTCTCTAAATCAAAATACTCAAAGCTTTCAGCGGCATTTAATCCAGCAAAATTGATAAATTGCAATAAACGATCTGGCTCAAGATTTCCACTAGTATCTTCTTGTAATAAATCAGATGGTACTATGTGCAATTTATTGATGTCATTTTCGCCAGTGGATTTTTTCACCGCTCCAATGACGTCATAAAGCTGAGTGCTCTTAATAACATTCCCTGCCCAGTCTTTATTAGACCGCAAAACTTTAATGTTATCAAATACTCTCTTCTTAGTATCGCTGTCAAGAATCTGATCTACTTCATTGAACCAAAATTTGGTTGTTGGGGATTCAACGAGCAATTTCAAACTTCTATAGAATACTTCATAACCAATCACAACGTTAGTTGGTTGTTGCTTGATTTTCTTGACAAAAATCAACCAACTATTCTTCCTATCGCCAAATGGATCATATACTTGATCATGGAAATAAGGAGCTGCACTGGTTGGACCGTTTGCAAATTCTGCACCCAAGTCATTAGCACCGGTAGTAAGTAATTCCCACCAACCATTTAAGTTAATCACCGAGCTAGTATTAAAATACGGGGCAATATTTCTAACAGTCGGAGCTGCATTAGTTGGGGTATCTAAAATAAATGCATCGCCTGGCTCAAATACGATATCCGTTGGTAATTGCGATATTGTAAAAAAGTCTATTGGGGCTATTTGACCTGCAGGAGTTATTTCATAAACCTCACCAACAACACCTGTCGGGAATGTTCCGCGCAATGAAGAGCGAACATAAATTGTCTTTGAATCTGCACCTATTTCAATAGTCCAAACTTCTCCGTCGAAGTCACTTCCAGCAGTTGGCCTATTGTGGACAACAATAGATCCAGTACCAATTCCTAAAGATGTGCGATGATATTTTAATGCAAAATAATCCTGCTCGGCAATTGGCTGAAATCCAGAACCAACATCACCTGGAGGATACTTATTGATGCCATCAATTGTTCTTGGAACGGTAGCTGCATAGATTTTTGAATCATCTTTTGGATTAAGAGCAGGATCTGGTATCTTGGCCCATACTTGTAAACCATCGCCTTTAATGTACTCGAGGGGCTCTCCATACCAATGTCTATCAATTAGACCCTGAATAGCAGTTTTCTCTTTCAATGATCCATCGCCAGTAGAACCAGCAATTAATGAAATCAACGAATTGGCTGTTGAATAGTGTAAGCCCGCACGATTATCTTCTATGAAAGTACGGCGAGGGGAAGATATGACGCCGGTTGTAGCAGGATGTGTAGCTGACAAATATGTTAATGCCGTAATAATACCAGAATCATTCAATAACGGCTCTATGACATTATCAATCAAAGCCTGACCACTAACTGTGGTAGTCAAAGAATTTAGACTCAAATCATATCGCATTGATAAATCATCGCCAAACAATTTTACGTTTTCGTAGCTTCCAGATGCATCATTCCAATCAATGTATTTTGGTTGTCCCGCAAACGTTCTATTGATAGTCTTCAATCTAAGGATTGAAGGATCCTTCAACATGTATGTGTTATAGTCCTGACCATTAACCATTCGGTTTTGGGAATAGTAAGTGGATGGAGCAGATTGGCGAATGTGTTCTATTGTCTCAGATGCAGAACCATTCTGCATTGTTGATGTCAAGCTAAATGTAAGCGTGCATGTCTCAGTGGTGCCATTAGCAGAAACATAAGTAAAACTAAATGTTTCATTGACCAGTTTGCTTTTTGGAATTACTACGTTTCTGTTTGCTGATTGGCGCATCCAGAATCTAAATTGGCCAACTGGGCTTTCAGCAAAATCACCGTCGCCAAACACAATTGATATTTGATCATTTTCGAGTGAATCAACTTCGTATTTTAATCGAGTTGACTTGTCACCGTTAAAAATGATATTTTGCTCAGATATCGTATCAACTTGTTTCCATCTTTCAGCAACAACTCCATTAGTATCAAGCTTTTGCACCCAAACGTCGGTATGGTTGATGTTGTCTGGCAAGAAATCGATTTTACGATTAGGTAATTGATCATTAATTGCGTAATCAATACGAATTAATGTACCTTGCTTAACGTATCCTAGAAATCCAGTGTATTCTGAACTATCACCAATACCATCATTTGCAAAAATAATGGACATATTTCCATTGACATCCGGCTCTCGTTCATATGGTCCATTGACATCTAAATCAACTGGTACTAACTCCATTGAATAGCGATCTAAACCAGTCTGCACAGAAAAAGCATGAACTCCATTTTTTGTTGAAGCCGGTGTAGCATTCAACGAGTATAGATCCATTACTACATCACCGACTTGAAAGCTCTTTTGTGGTAGCCCGAGTCGACTCGTCATCACACGGTTAATGATCGTAGTAAATTGTTCTTTCCAATTGCTATTATTTGGGTCATTCCAATTAACAGTTAATCCAGATAAATCAACGCCGCGACTGTCAATAATTCTTTCTGTAGTGGTAATGCTAGTGAATTTCACTAATCCACGAACTGGTACATTACGAGTTGACTTGTATGAAATCAACTTGGCCAGTCTCAAAATGGATTGTTTTCGCTGAGCAGTAGAAATAAAGTTTTCATGGGATACCATGTCAACCCTATAAGCCAATTGCTCTGCTACATACGCAAACATTTCTAATAATGCAATGAGCTCCGATGACTCAATTAAATCATTGAAAGATTCTGGCCAATAGATCCTGAGATAATCTATCAATGAGGCTTTGATAGTATCATAGTCATATGAAGTGAAATTTATTTGCGAAAAAGCTTCATATATTTTTGACCAGCTTTCTGCGTCGGGAGTATTTCTGAATGCCATAATCTTTTGGTAATTTAGAGTTGCAGTAGTCTATTTAGAAAAATTAGTCAATCCGTAATTGGCGCTTCAAAGTGCTAATGAGAATGGCATAGTCTTGATGACTGTTTGGGTGATGCGCGGCTTTTAGCTGATCATATATGGCCCTCACGTCTTCTACGGGCCTCCTAGACTTCATAGCCAATTTGGTTATAGTGGTATCTATAGAGGAGTGATTTGGGGTCTCTGGGGCCTTCTGGGTGACTCTGGGCAACTCTTTGGCAGTAGGGTTGTCTATCACAAACTGCTTAATTTTACCCTCAATAAGTTCTCTTATTTTCATAGTGATCTCGCAAAGTCTAATCTAATGGTGTCGACAACATTTAACTCAACATATCTGACGTCAAGAGCCGCAATAACCGAGTTTGCATCTGGTGCAGCTAATACCACCATATCCAGCAGTTGAAGTCGTGGATCATAGTTGACTGCTTTTCTTAGATCTTCACGAATAATGTTTAGCGTAATATCATCAAGCAACTCAAAAGTCAGTAAAGGAATCCGGGTACCAAAATCTGGCATATGCGGTCGTTCACCGGGAATTGTGTAGATGTAATTGAGCAAATCTCGTTTTACTAATTCCTGATTAACAACAGAAAATGTTTTTGTTTTTTGAAAATCTGCAGTTGAAAAACCTCGATATAAACTTTGTCTCATAATCATGCTTTCCAATTCTTATTACGGGCTGACTTTGATGCCTCCCTAACCCATGGCTCATGTTGCGGTACCACGGATGGTACAACTGGACATACTGCACTTTTTGCAGATGGACCATTCAAATGAATGTTGCTAGCAGTTTGCAGTAAATTTGATGAAGCTAAGATATTGAAATCTGCTGTCGACTGAAGATTTACACCAGTGCCAGCAACATTCATATCTTTACAAGAAGCCAAGTTCATTGATGATCCTGCTTGGATATTGACCGATCCACCAGCATTAAGCTTAAAATCTTTTCCAACAGTGATGTTCATTGATGCAGCTGTAGCAATGCTTATATCCTGCTCGGCATATAAATGGACACGGCCATCCTGATCAAATTCAATCCAGTTTTTGCCCTTTGCAGTTGAGACATAAATTCGCTCATTGGCATCATCTAAAATAATTTGATGTCCGGCAGCTGTTTTAATTCGGACACGACCATTTTCAGGGTTATCTTGGAAAACAATAGTGTGATGTCCCGGAGTGGTTAATGATACAGTTTGCGGGTCAAATGCTGGTTTGCTATCATAATCCTTTGGGTTTAATAAATCTCCATGGTATCCATTAGTACCGTCTTTTTCAGTTTTGTCTTGCGCTACTGGACGCTCAACTGCTCCGCGGGTCTTGGCTTCACTTGCAGACAACTTACCGTTAAATTGATCTTTAAGGTTAGTACTTGCGGGTTCTAAAGGATCAAATGTATCAGTTAATGGCACATCGCCAATATCTGGCCGCATTCTACCTGCAGGCAAAGATCTATTTCCATGATCACGGAAAAAAGATCCCATATAAACGCGTCTATTTTGGTCATTGTAGAGTAATCCAACAATGACAAGAGATCCTTCTTTTGGTATTGCCCACCATCCATAAGATGCTAGCCCCTTTGATACTGATGCATTTGGGCCAGAAGGATAATTTCTTAATTGACCTGCTAAGGGAGATACAAACGTAGCCCATGGCAGATTTTTAATTTGGTATTTGTCTCCATCGATTGATGGCACCCATACCTTAACGCGACCCATTTGTTGTGGATCATTGGTATCTACCACAAAGCCTTCCATTAACATTCATTACTCCTGAGGATTAGGTTTAGCTTGGGCACCTTGTGCAGTAATGCTAGGCGCTCCATATAAGCCATTAGAATACAATTTCAATTCTTGCGTAAATTTGGAATTTTCTATTTTTGATACTACTTCCATTACGTTGAAGTATCCGGTATCAAAAAGCTTTTGAGCAAAGTCTTGACCAGCGATAGGTTCTGCATTAATAAAATTGACATTTGGGCCAAAAATATTTATCTTTGCAAACAGCGGCGACGATGCTATATTTGGACCAGACAATTGCCCAGTCACTCTAAATGAACCATCGGATTGTCGAGCCATATTTGGACCTGCTAAATGTTCTTCAAGCTTTTTTCTATAAGTCTGCTTTACTGAACTGTTTGCAGTACTTACAGTGCCTGAGTCGTCAACTAAGGTGCGCGGTCTAATATGCTCTGGCAAAAACTGAAATGTAGCTTTACTTAAAAAGTGAGGATTGCCTCGCATTATCATCTTAGCTTGGACCGGGCTTTGAAAATACCAATTTGACAAATTTTGAGTAAATTGTTGATTTATTTCCTGCGGGCTTGAATTATCAGATGTAGTTGCATTGGCAGAAAAATCAGAGAAATTGTTCTTTTGGCTCTGAGTTAAACGCGGAATAAGAACTGGGTCTTTTTGTCTAAACGATTGCACGACATGCTGGTCATTCGTAACACCTTTTCCATTTTCTGGTGTTTCAGCGCTAACGTTGCTAACTAAGTTAGCACTGCCGACAGCAATTTTATTTGACAGCATAAATGCCAGATTTTGAATATTCAAATCAAGTTGTAGCACATCAATGTTTCTACCACTAAAAATGTAATCAAACTCAATGAAGTTTCTTGGTACCTTTACTTCTTTACCATTTACCATTCTTTTTTCAAATATGGCATCATCTTTTTCAGTAATCTGGGAAGCTTGGCCGCTTTCTGCCAAATAAACATTAGGAACTTCAAATTCAATAACATCAACATGCACGGTAAAAGTTTCGGCATCGCTAGTTAACATAACTAGCTGCTTATAGAATTTGACTGATTTTGGCGTAGATTCAGTAGATGCAAAATTTGCAAGTTTTGATATTTCAATGCATTGCGCAAACATCTTATCTAGCACCTGCATAATTGTCCAACCTGCAGGTACCGTCAAATAAGAATCTTTAGTAACAGGAGTTCCTGTATTTTGTGTTTTCTTTTCTTGATTTTCTGAGGTTTGGGCTCTTCTTAAGTCTTCTTGCTTAAGAACATCAACAAAATTTGTTTCTGTTGCTGCACCCTGAGATGGCCCACTAAACTGATACTTTGCCCATGACTCGGGTATAGTTATCATGTATTGAACCGGTCTTCCAATACTGTCAACATTTTTAAAGGATTGCCCGCGATTGACAACCCGCGCGGTCATTGCTTGATAAAGCTTTAATGATTCTTTATTCAAGTTATCTTCAAATGACTGAACTAAATCCCCAAGATTATTGACACTTGTACCAGAAAAATAAGACGTAGCATTGCCTATATTTGTCCAATCCGCGCCATTGCCATAGTCCTTTAGAGATACTACCGGCATAAATGTGCAATCATAAATGCCTCTTACGTCATTCAAGTCCAGTTTAATGTCTTGGAATGTAACGGGAATAGTGATTGACTGAACCATTTTGCTGCTGCCATCAGACAAATGGCCCACAAATAAAATTCGAAGTGCAAAAACAGCACCCGTGAAATTTACCTGTAACAACTTTTCAGTCATATATTGCATAAAGTTAGCAAAAGATATGCCAACTGAATCAATAATTCTTAATTTGCCCTCAGTGTAATGAACGTATGATGACAGCGATTTTGGATTAGACAATGACTGGGGGTACATTGTAATTTCGAAATTGTCAATGGAAAATTGACTAAATCTGCGGGTGTCTAATACCAAAAAGCATGAGCTATTTGTAGCTACATCTTTTAAAAATACCCTATCACCTAATGATCTGCATGCATCAATAGCTTGTATTGTAGACGATTGATATTGCGGATCAAACAACAATCTAATATCTTCAGTGTTATTTGATCCAACCATCACATAGTGTATTGAATGTGATTGGAAATCATCTAATTCATTAATCAATTTCATAGGATAACTGGCCCAAATTTATTAACTGGCACTATTCTTTGGGATTCAATCCCTCCTAATTGCCCGGTTACCATACTTTTTGCTCTAGCTGGAGCGGGAATTCTTATTATTCTTCCTTCAGAAATTTCAGTAAAAACATCTAAGATGGAGTTGTATTGAGCTATCAACCACCACAGTTTTGAATCCCCAAGATGATCATGCGCAATCAAATCTAATCTTCCTTCTCGGTGTTTTTCTACAGAATAGATAATATCAGTCTGATCAAAAGAAAACTTTGTTCGTTCCCACCACTCTAATGCATTGACATTAACTTCAGTGGCGCCGCCGGCAACATATCTGGAATTTTGTGATAATACAGAATTTTTAATCATTTGAGATTCCTATCATACGGGTCTAGTATTAGGCAATCCTGATAGACCACGACGAAGTCTTTCAGTATTAACATTGTCCCATACTATTGGATCATCGCCAGTGTATGTCAATTGGTTTGAGGCTACGCCAAAATATGTCGATTGATTCAAATTAAATGATGCACTAGCTGCAGCAAAAACTGACATATCTTCTGCAGTTTCTTCAATTGTCCCGGATGATGCTTCTGTTAATACTTCATCTACATTAACGTCATCTGTATCAGCAGCTAAGTTACTAATTGGTGGATCGTTAAATTCTGAAGGAGCAATAAAATCAGAGTCACCTAAATCACTTAAAGTTGGCATACTATCTGCGCCATCTAATTCAGGGATAGTAGCTGTTATTTCATCTGCAGAAAGATTAGGCAATGGATTCAAGGCTTCAATATTTGGAATATCAATTTCTGGAACAGCGCTCATTTCAGCAATCATCGCTTCACTTTCTGCCATCATACTTTCAACATCAGGTTCAATGCTGCTAGAAAGCTCACCTGAATTTTCTGGTTGATTTGCCGGAATCGCAAATGCCCCAACCATATTTCCATCTCTATAATCTATTAAGTTGATACTATTCAATTGATTTGCACTAAATGATTCAACTAAAGTTATAGTCACTTCAATAACAGCTGGAAATGGTACCGGCATTCCGCTATACTGATCTATGTAGTCAGTAGGTATCCAATCAACATCTTTTGGCCAAGTCCAGTTCAAATCTGTTATGACTGTTGGCACTTCTCCAACTAAGTTTCTCCAGCCAGAAAATAAGATTACTGGTGGTGGTGCTCCAAGCCGGCCAGTTCCTTGCTGAGCATCACCGAAATACGGATATGTCCACGTTCTGAGCAAATTCACATAATCTCGATTGACAGATGCTTCAAATACAGTTGCTGCTGTTAGTGTTGCAGTAATAGTCCATTGAACGCTCTTTGTGCCTTTGTATTTTTGGAATTCACCAGGCATTTGAGGCGGTTGAAGAGCTTCATATTCAGCTCTTCTAGTTTCTTGAATTTGTGGCATATTTTCAAAATATACCGAGTTATTATCAACTATAGATATTAGCTTGACCTTATGAGTTTCATCTACTGCAGAATCTGCCGGCTCACCTACAGTTTCTCGCAATGCAGACGCAGATAAGGATGTTGTAGCATCTCCAAATGCTGCATCTAATCCAAACGGATTATTTGCTAAATTACCAAGTCCTGTTCCCAGACCACCTAAAGCTGATGCTGCAGATCCAAGATTAGCAGATAATTCGCTCAAAACTGGTGATACAGCTTTTCCGAGAATATTGCTTGATGCAAGCTCAGTAAATGATGGCACCCCGCTAGCAATTTTGTTTAATGCAGAAGTAGCTAAAGAAGAACTAACTTTTGATGCAGCTTCTCCTATTTTGCTTGTGACTTCCTGACTTACAGAGGAAGCAATTTTTGGTAAATCGAATAATTTATCAAACATCGCTATCTGCCTTCATTGATTTTTTAATTTTATTGAATATCGATTTTGCAAGATCTGTATTCTCTGTCAAACCTGTCATAATAGCAAATTTGTCAAAATCACCCTTTTCCACAGTTGCTCTAATTAGGGTGCCTGATATGAATTCAACAGGTGTATCATAATCAAAATTGTTCAAAATGTCATCAATGGTTTCAGGCTTTACATCAAGCTCACTTCTCTTCAAACTAAGGTTTTTTCTCTTTACGCCAGACTCATAGTATTTGTCTAGGATTTTAATGTAACTATCATTTCTATCTGAACCTGTAGCTGTTACAGCAGCTTCAAACCCAGCAGCCTTTAGCTTCTCCATAGCACTAATAACATCTTTTGCAATAAGATATTTGACACCGGATGCTCTGCCAGAAGCACGCATAGCTGAAATACGATCGTCGGGTGTCAATGGATTGCGCTTTTTATCCTTGCTACTTTTTTCGCCATCTATTACAATTACGATCGGGTTAGGATAAATATCAGCATGATTCTTAATGTGCTCTTTGACCATGTCAATAATAGCATAATGCCCCAAGTGCGGAGGCTGATATCGGCCAATAATAATAGCTGCTGGTTGTAACATGATTAGGAATTCTATCAATAAGAATGTGACTTAACTATTTAGCTACAAATGACTATTGCACAAAACAGCAGCATTTCATCCTAAAACCAATTAAATAATTTGAGGTTATTAGGTTAAAATATACACTGCTGTCCAACAACCTAATAGAGGATTCTATGGCAGCAACAGAACCAAAGAAAAAATACAAAAAAGAAAAATCAACAGATAGTAAAAAGCATTACGTATCTAATGCTCAAATTTTAGAAGCATTTTTAGAGGCAAAAGAAAAAGGCGTTCTTACAGATCGTTTAGGCCAATATTTGGTTCTGATTGCAGAACGATATTCCTACCATCCATGGTTTGCAGGTTATTCATTTCGCGAAGACATGGTAGCAACTGCCGTAGTTAATTTGGTCAATAATTGGCATAAATTTGATCATACCAAATCCGAATCTCCTAATCCATTTTCATATTATACAACCTCAGTTTATCGTTCATTCTTAGGTTATATCAATGCAGAACGCAAGGAACGAGACATTCGTGATGAGTTACTGATGGATGCCGGAGCAAATCCATCCTTTAACTATCAATCTAAGTCTTCAGACGACCATTCATTCATGTCCTTCAAAGAAGACTAATCCAAAAACCGCGTTACATGTGTAACAGGCAGAAGTTACAATTGAAACTTCTGCCTGTTTTTGCTTCAGACAATGAAATTACTTTGCTTTACTGACATTCATTTTGGTGCAAGACTCAACTCAGAACAACATCTGAATGACTGTCATGAGTTCATTGATTGGTTCTGCGATCTAGCTATTCGCGAAAAAGCTACTCACATTGCTTTTTTGGGTGATTGGTATGAGAATCGAAACCAAATCAGTGTTAGAACTCTAAATTCTTCCCATGCTGCTGCAAGAAAACTTGATAATCTTGGGTTGCCAGTTTTCTTTATAGTTGGTAACCATGATCTTTTTTACAGATCTAATCGAAATATTTTTTCAACCGATCCATTTTCTGATTTCAAAAATTTCAGGATCATATCAGAACCACAAGAAATTAATAAAGAGATGTATGCTGCTCCTTATTTGTTTCATCCAGAGTATCCAGAGCTTGCAGCCAAAATTAACTCTTACAAATATGTGCTAGGCCATTTTGAATTTAGAAACTTTGTTGTGACTGGTCAGGATAAAGTTCTTGATCATGGTCCAGATGCTAAGCAATTTACGGGTCCTCGATACATTTTATCTGGGCATTTTCATAAGCGCCAGTTTTCTGGTAATGTAGTTTACATTGGAAATGCATTCCCAACAAACTATGGGGATGCTGGTGATTCAGAGCGCGGTGCTGCTATGTTAGACACTGAATCTGAAGACATCATTTTCTATGATTATCCTAAGTGCCCATTATTCTACAAGACTCGGTTATCACATGTATTAGCTGCAGAAAATGCAGACTTTAAACCTGGTTCTCGCGTCAAATGTCTACTTGATATTGATATTGGTTATACTGATGTTCAGGCTCTTAAAGCAGAAATGATTGAAGCGTATCAATTGAGAGAGTTTGTTATTGAACAGGATGCAGTTAATCAAAAGCAAGCAATATCTGAAGGACTTGAAGTTGAGGATGATGCTCTTGATCAACTTGATAATACTGTTCGTCAATTAATCAAGGACGGCGTTACTCCTACGGCCACAATTGACCCAAATACTTTAGTTACTATTTTTGACGAATTGTTTGATGAAAGGAAATGAAAATGATTAACGAAATTTTAGCTTCATCAGTATGGAATGTTGAATCTATTGAAGACCAGCCTGAAGTAGTATTGACCCAATGGAAAATTATGGAAGCTTCTTATGCTGATGGGACAAAAACTCGACACGTAATTGGCTATGAACCGCGGTTTTATCAGGGGCGAGTTTCTTCTGCTATCAAATCTATTGATCTAACCTCACAGAAGATTTTTACTTCTTCTGGACGATGCTACGAATTTGCTGGAGAACCTGGAAATAACTCAGATGCATTATATGTTTGGGGCACCTGGAAATACATCAACAAAGTAGTTAGCGAGGTTGATGTCACTAGTGATGTCCAATTTGCTTTTTCTAAGGATGTTTCCAAAGATGAGTAATGATATTACATTCAACAAACTTTGGTTTAGTAACTTTTTAAGCTTTGGTCAAAATGTAAATGAAATTGATTTATCTCAACCAAGCACTATATTGGTTGAGGGTAAAAACCTCGATACTGGAGGCTCTAATGGATCCGGCAAATGTGTCACACATGACGTAATGATCACTATCAGAGATAAAACTACTAAAGAATTATTCACTATGAAAATTGGTGAATTTCATGAAATGATTGCAAAGCAAAAATGAATCATAACCAATTGTTTAAACCTTCAGAAATAGTCAGTCGAAAAATTCTTGAAAGCTTTGATGTTTCAAATTTTGAGATTGAGACTGATAGTGGTTTTCAACCTATTTCAAAAGTAGTTAAGACTATCCAGTATCAAGTTTTCATTCTTGAAACTGGGGATGGATTTACTCTTGAGTGTGCTGATGATCACATTGTGTTTGATGAAAGTTTCAACGAAATTTTTGTCAAGAACCTTAAAGTTGGCAACAAAATAAAAACACGGGCTGGTGATAGTGAAATCAAGTCGATTATTCAAACTGATCGATTTGAAAATATGTACGATGTTCAGGTAGATTCTGATGATCATCGATACTATACTAACGATATAGTATCTCACAACACTACTATCATTAATGCACTCTGCTATGTCCTATTCAACAAGCCATTCGATAACATTAGTCTTCAACGACTTATCAATAGCACAAATGCTACAAAAAACACGTTGATGCAGGTTGGTATTTCTTTCACTAAAGGATTGGATGAATATGAAATCATTCGCTCTCGTGGAGAATCATATTCAATCTCAATCACAAAGAATGGTGATGATATTACACCAGGCAAAGGTGTTACTGAGTGCGACAATTTTATCCAAGACATCATTGGAATTTCTTTTGAACTGTTTACCAAAACGGTCATCTTCTCTGGTAATTCTCAGGCATTCTTAGCACTGCCTATTGCTCAGCAACGACTTCATATTGAAGAGCTGCTTAACATCACCCTTCTTTCAGAAAAAGCAGTAAAGCTAAAAGAGCTTATAAAGCAAACTGAAGGTGATATTAAAGTTCAAGAAGCAATTATTGTTCAACAACAACAAGCTCGTGATACACAGAAAAAGCACATCAATGATGCAGAAAAACGTGCTTTGAACTGGGAAACTAATCGAGATACAGAAATCAAGAAGCTTCAAGCTGAACTTGATTTAGTATCATCTGATGATCTTGAAGCTGAACAATTACTGCATGCTGAACGCGATCAACTGACTTTGCAAATTTCTAATCAAAATGCAAAACTGACACCTATCAAGTTAGCAATTAGCAATCTACAGAAAACAATCAAAAAGCAGCAGGATGATATTGCTCATTTGGAAGATGCCAAATGTCCTTATTGTTTGCAAGATTATGCAGAAGCAAAAGACAAACTTGAAGCACTTAAGACATCTTTAATCGAGAACAATACTGCTCTTGATTTAAAGAATACAGAATTAGCTGCATCTAATTCTGATCTTGCTGTTCTTCAAGAAAAGTTGAAAGATGTCAAGGCAAAAATCACTAAGCCTAATCTTGAGATTTTGTTGAAAGCACGGCAGAATGCTGCCATCTCCAAACAGCGGATTGAGGATCTTGCATCAACTGAAAATCCGTATGTCTCGACTCTTGAGCAACTTATGCTAGAAGATGAGGTTGTGATTGATACAGCTAAGGTTGATGCTCTCAAAAAGCGCCTTGATCACCAACAATTTTTGCTAAAGTTACTGACTGGTAAAGATTCTTTTATTCGAAAAAGAATTATTAACCGCTCTGTTCCATTTTTGAATGACCGAATCAACTTTTACACATCATCTCTTGGTCTTCCCCATATCGTCAAGTTTGATGCCGACATGAGTTGCACCGTTTCTGAATATGGTAGAGAACTTGACTTTGGTAATTTGTCTGCTGGCGAAAAACGCCGGGTAAATACTGCTCTATCTTTAGCTTTTAGGGATGTGTTGCACCGATTGCACAATCAATTCAACATTTTGTTGATTGATGAGCTTGATGGTCAATTAGATCCTGGTGGTATTGATGCAATCACTGGCATTTTGAAGAATAAGAGTCGTGATGAAGCCCTATCAATCTATGTTATTTCGCATCATCCACTAATTGATGGTAGACTTGATAAGAAACTCATAGTGCAGAAAGAACATGGGTTCTCAACTATAGCAGAGTGACTTTAGAGACATTGAAGCCCGGGAGTGAAGAGCCAATCATTACGAAAAGCTCTTCACTCCCGGGCTTCATCTGGGTGACCCGAGAGTTATTTGAAGACTATAGTCTTTCCTTTGGTTGATACCATGTCAGTCTCGGGATCAAAGTCTGATAGTTCACCAGTCCTTAGGTCTAAGGATTGGAGTTTGAATCGATGGGATTTTGCTAACTTCCTGATTAGGATCGTACCATGTTTGTAGGTTACTCCACCCCAATCACCAGCCCCAATAATAAGTGGGTGACTCAACAGTGGCTTGAGCTCTAAAAAGAACTTTCCTAACAAAATTGATTTCCTAATTTTAGGAGCCGCGTAGATAAGTTCCACTGTCATGTAATAGGAATCGGCTACTTCAAATAGATAGCCCAACTGCAAGAAAGCGACGGGTTCCCTATCTACGGTAAGTACCCAGTACTTGCTGAGGAAATTGACAAAATGGATTTCAACATTTTCAGAAATTGTTTTTCTAAGTGTCTTATCAGAAATGCGCGGTGTCAATCTAATGAGATCTTCCGATCCAAAATCTAAATCATCAAAATTATCATCTGAAAAATGTGTTTCAAATAGGTCTGTTAGCTTCATATGAAATCCTTACTGTCTTAAGACCTATTTAGAAACAACAAAGGGAAGCAAATGCTTCCCTTTTCTTTTTGACTTGAACTTCTTTAGATGTTCAAGAACTCAGTCAGTTTCGAATAGTTTCGAACAATGTCGTCATACGAATAGATGAGATCAGCATCTTCCATCTTGTTCACAATGGTACCAGAGCGACTGCCAACATGCAGAGAAATCAGATCATAGACACTGAACTTTGCTTGTTGTGTGAATGCCTTGATTTTGTCAAGAGTAGAAGAATTACTATGGAAAGAAGCAAAGCCTCGACCTTCAGATTCAAGATCCAACCAAATCCATTCATGTGCTTCCACATCAATCATGACAGGAAACACCGAATTGCTATTTGCCTGAACTTTGATAGCTTGTGGGGCAGTAGCTGGGTCAAAGATCTCATTGCTTTTTGGCTTAGAACGCTCCATCACGCCAAAGGTGCATTCAGGTACAGACTTAATGGCATTACCATTGAAATTGTATGCAGAGAACACCACATACTTGACACCATGTTCCTTAGCAGAATTCAAATCAAAGTCAATGTACTCTGCATTATGCCCAATACGATGGCGAACATCACCAGAGTGATACGCCTTCAAATTCGTGGACCGCAGATCATAGAATGCACATTCACCAAGAATTTCAAACTTTGCGCCCAGGAACGTAGCCGACAAATCAATGTCGTCATCGCCATTCTCATCATACCAGTGAACAAACCCACGCAGTGTATTGGCACCTTCAACAATTGGCATGCGAGTACCGCGAACCAAAGTAGAAGTACCCTCTGCAGAGGATTGCATAGAATATGGCACCGGCATATTCAGCAGTTGATCATCAACAAACACATTACCCATTGCTGGCAACTTTGCAGCGCGATTAGCCAATTGTTGCTTGATCATCTTCTGGATATTTTCCACAATATGATCTGGCAGTTTCGGGAGAGTTTCCAGATTCTTAACCTTGGAACCTTTACCCTTGATCATGACCATACGCGGCTTGTCCTTCAAGCGACCTTCAAAATGATCAAACATCTCGAACAGCACTTTAGTCGACACTTTGCCTGCAACTTCTGCAAATCGATCAATCACCTGCTGTGCATCATGCTTTTCATTACGAACCAGTGCATCAAGACGACGTGCAAATTCACCAGGACGTTCTTGAAGAACTTGCATACCAACATCAGGAGATTGCTTGAACGCCAGATCAACACGACCAGCAAAGGTACGAACCTTCACTTCTTCTTGATTGCGAATCTTGGAGAATGCAGCTGCTGCTTTTGGAAACTTGCTCTTCATTTCGCCTGGATGGAGAACTTCGCCAAGACGAACCCAACGGCCAAGATGACGCTGCATTTCTGCTTCATCAACAAATTTCAGCGACTCAAGCAATCCAAGGATGTACCGGCGTTCGCTTCGAGTGAACTTCTTGAATTTGAAAGTTTCACGCAACGCATTAGCTTCTTGTACTTTTGCATTAAATGCGTAGCTGCCACGCATCAAGCTCTTATCCTTCATTTGCGGGATTTTTGGCATAGAAGGGAGAGCCATATCGCCACCAGACATGCCGACTGCAATCCGCAGCACATCAACAGGAGATTTCACCTTCACTGGAATTCCAGCTACAGCCAAAGCTGCCATAGTTTCTTTGACAGAAACTTCCGGAATGGTGACTTGACAGTTCTGCGCAAGCCACACCAGGTTATTTAGATTGGTGGGATCAAGCGGTTTGGTGAAAGCCGCCAAATCATTGACAAGACTTTGCTCCCAATTTTCAGGAGCAAGCTTTAGCTCAATAAAGTTTTTCTTTTCAAAAGCAAAACCGCGAGCCTTCAGCTCCGCGTCTGGTGACCAAGTACCATTAGTCCAGTAATGGATAAGCGCAGTGATGTAGAGCTCTGCATCAGATGCAGCCATAACATCAATTGGGAAGTTCTTCCAAAGTGGAGAATACTTCTTGCTAGTGACGCCCTTTGCGGATTTTGCAAGAGGAATGATACCGTTATGGAAGGATGCAATGAAAGACTCAGTGCGTGTCTCAAGATAAGAGAAAGCTTCTTTGCTCAACATGAAGCCGACATTCATTAGTTCAGCTTGAACACTCATTGCAAGAGCGGTATTTTTGGTATCGCCATTATCATGGGTCGGAATGATGGCGAGATTGTTTGCAAATGCAATGGAGAGCTTGTTCATGATGAAACTTTCAAAAAATGAAATTGGAAAGGAAATTCAGTGGAATGGTAGCGGTTTTTGCAACCGCTGATGCGATTATGAAGTAACTGAATTAGTAGCCAACTTGAAAAGTGTAGACGGAAAGCGTGATCAGCAAAACAGTAATTAAGATGTAGAAGTAGCTGATCAAATAGCCGTCTGAAAAAGTAAATCTATTCTAGATTTTGAAAAATGTGGTAGGACCTGACGGTACTGCCCCGCCGAATTCTCCATGTAAGGGAGACATTTTGCTTTTAAATTAAGGTCCCAATAAAACTACTCATAAACTGAATCTCACCCTGGTGTTTCGGCAAAAACGTTGGTAATAGAAGCAAGATTCAGTTTATGAAGAGTTTGTAGGTGAATTATATCACAAAAACTCATCATTTGTTCAATAGCTACTCATTTTGTTGATGATTTGTCACAATCACCGAGATGTCTTCCTCATCACTTGAGTAGCAAAAACTTTGGAGCACCGACCAGGATTTGAACCTGGGAACACACGCTTTGCAGGCGTAGACGTTAGACCGCTCCGTCATCGGTGCATCATTTCATTGTTCAGCATCCATTACTTCAACAGCTAGCGGCCAAGGTCCGTTATGACGAACAAATGGACGATAGTGGTCATAGTTCGGATTGTTTCGAGCGTGTTGCTCGATTTTGTTTGCAATCGTTTCAGCAATGTCTTTAGTAGCATAAGAAGCAATAGGCACCCAACCATTACGATGAGCACGCATCATGCGCTTCATAGCAGCCTGTTTCGACAATCCAGTACCATGCATGATAGCTTCAACTACAACTTCTGCTGGAGTGATAGGATCATTCAAGATCATCACAGTGGCACCACCCGGAGTTTCCTCTGGAGCAGAAGTAGTAGCTGCTTTTGTATCAGGCTTTTTGTCAATAACGAGGTTTTCGAGTTTCATAAGAATCTTTCTTTGAGAATAGTGATAGCACTAAGATTATTTAGCGTTGCGAATCTTTCCGCAACGCGTGCAGTCACATTTTCCACTAGAAGCCAACCTTGCAGAATGGAACAAAATGCTCCCATAAAAATCAATGAACGCATTATTAGCAGCCAAAATGATTTTCTGTTCTTCAGTCGGTTTTCCCTTAAGTGTTTTGCGAAAAGCCATCAACTGATCATAATCAGTTTTGTAAGCCTTCCAAACATCATCACCCAAGAATTGCCGAGCTTCCAATTCACCAATTTGTCGTGCATTCAACTTAGCCATTATTATTTCCAAAGAAGGTCAAAATGACCATTCATTACTTTTGCAACAGAAGCACTTTTGTTTGTGCGATGATCTTTTACTGAATCATCTTGAAATCGATAAGTTCTTATTTTATCACCGCGTTCGCCACTTCCAACCTGATTCTTACGAATTTGATTGAATTGGCTCAACTTTGATTTTGTCAAACCTTCATTGACTGCTTGAGTTAATGCAGTCAATGCTTGAGCATAAGAAGTTTCGCGGCTTCTTGTTTGGGACGTTTTCACAATTCCTGTTGGAACGTGCGTCAATCTACAAGAAGCCATCACCTTATTACGATTTTGGCCACCACATCCAGTACCAGAATACCATTCAAGCTTGAGATCTTTTTGATCTAGTGCAATTGTGCCAACTAAAGAATCACCATCTAGAACTGCTACAGTAACAGTTGATGTGTGTACCCGACATTTTCTTTCAGTTGGCGGTACTCGCTGAATTCTGTGACCACCGGCTTCTTGAGATAGAGCTGTCAAATCGTGACCAGTAATTGTGATTGTTGTGTAAGAATCACAATCTGACAGCTGGTGCTTTCAGCCCTTTTTCATGGACAACTTCACATATGCGTTTGCCAGATCACTGACAAACAACTTAGAATCTTCACCGCCTTCAGCAGGCCTAATCTCAATAACTTTTTTCATTTTCTAGTTCCTTATTATGGCGGAAAACGTCGGGATCGAACCGAATCCATTTGACTGGACGAACTGCTTAGCAGGCAGTCGTAAGAGACCATCTTACATCATTTTCCATTTTCAAAAACTTTTCCTTCTGGTTTAGCAGCTAAGAATTTTGCTGCAGCATTCTTTTGCAACTTTGCATTTGGTGGTTGCCCTGTGCCCATTTCATCATGAACGCCAATCCAAATTAAAGTGATAGTCATAGGATTACTGCCGGCACGACTATAGATTAAATTGACGTTATGCGTTAAGTGAACGTGAATAACTTTAGATTGACCTAAGGGACCATTGCCCTTGAAATGTTCGTCTTTGCTACCATAAGGCAAAAGAGGATTCTGACGCTTGAAGGCAATGAAATCCTCAAACTTAGCTGTCACAGTAGCATTATTTGCATAGTTTGCGAAGGTGTCATTGAACAAACCTGTTCTTTGAAAAACGACCTTCTTTGCTGGGGCGTTACTTGCTTTTGCCATTTTCATTCACCTCCAGGCAAAAGACCTTCTTTGCGCATTTGAGCAAGGAAGTCATCAGCTTCAAGAGGCTCAGAGAGCTGTTGCTCATTCAGTGTAGTAACACACTGAATAACTTGGCGGAGGTCCTCAGCTTTGAAGCCAGCGCCGTTTTCTTGGATGTCTTCTTCAATCAAAGAGACTTGAAGAACTTCATTCATCAAATTCATATTCAACCTTCAAAAAGTTAGTGGTATAACAATAAGCTATTTAGTTCCATAGATTGATTGTATCACATTTTTGGTTGATTAAAAATGAATGGCCTGCCCTGCGGGAGTCAAACCCACAACCTACTGCTTAGAAGGCAGTTGCGCTATTCAGTTGCGCCAAGGGCAGAAAAACTATAATTCCCAAAACACATTGCACTCAAGTCTAATCATGCAAGGTCTCTAACAATAATCCGTCATGCTAGCCTAACGGCGAGACTATGTGTTTTGGAAAACTGATGGTGCCGCTGGTGGGACTCGAACCCACAGAATTCTGATTTTGAATCAGACACGTATACCAATTCCATCACAACGGCATCTTTAAACCATATCAAAGAATTCACCAGGGGGATTTGCACTTGCCTTCCAAATGAGTTTCCTCATTCTTCTTCCTTGTAATTCCAAGGACCCTGCTCTGATGACACCTTAGGATAATCAGAGGAACCTAACAATGAACACTTTGATATGGCTACCCATGGAGGGACTCGAACCCACGACCTTCCACCTTTACACTCTCATAATCAGATAGCAAACCGGCCGATCTACTACCTTCGTGTTATGAAAGCATTGTTGCATCATGTCTAGAATTGCTGCAACTCAGTGTCTGTTTTTACCACTCAACTACACGGGCACAAAATTATTAATTGCCTTGAGAAATCAGGGAATCAACTAAATTCAATTCAAATCGAAGATCAGTCAGTTTAGCTTTCAAAAGTTCATACTCTTCTGAGTGATCTTCAACAGTTTTCTTTGTACCAGAGACCATCATGAGATAGAGGTCTGCGGCTTTCTTGTGATTCTTCCTGATTTCATCTTCAAGAAGGGCTTTTCGATCTTTGAGCATTTTTGAAGTTCTTCAAAAAGTTTAAAACTGGCTGGCATACCTGGGCTCGAACCAGGGACCTAGTGATTAACAGTCACTTGCTACTACCAACTGAGCTATATGCCAATTAATTATCGTATGATGAATTATATCA